TCTCGCCGGCTGCCGTCGGGGCGCGCTTCGCCCTCTTACCCGGGACCGGCTTGGAGGCCGCCTTCTTCTTCCGCCCACGACCCGGACCCACGACGGCGGGCGCCGCTTCCGCAGCGACGGGCGCCGCTTCCGCAGCGACGGGCGCCGCCTTCTTGGCGGCGAGGGCAGCGCGAGCCGTGGTGGCCTTCTTGGGAGCCTTCTTGGCCGTCTTCTTGGCCGCGGGAGCGGGGGCACCCTCGAAGTGCTTGTTGGCCAGCGCGTTGGCCGCCTCCTTCTCCTTCTCCGTCCACCCCTGCACCTTGCCGAGCGCCCTCCGCGCCCCCGTGAGGGTTTCGTACTCGCCGTTCTTCAGCTTGGCCTTGAACGAGGCCACATCCACCTTGGTGTTCTTGGGCATGATTCTCCTGAATGGTTGAGAACCTCCTAGCTATAGAGCAACCCCAAGGACGGTTCAAGGGGGTTGTTCTGCCCTAGTTCTTTTCACCGACGCCCGCGTGTTGTACCATCTCAGTATGCTGACGCGTCTACTACCCCTGGCAGCCCTGCTTTTTGTAGGGTGCGCCTGCTCCCCCAGTCCTGAGCCAGAACCCCCCGGTCCCATGCCGGACGTCACCGGAACCGAGTACTGCCAGGCCGCCGAAGGCAATCTGGAAAGCCTGCAGTGCTTGAACCCCGACGGTACCCCCATGTGGGTGAACGCTGATGGAGAACCCTTCCACGTGACGTGCGCGCGCGTACAAGAGAGCGGCGGGGTCTTCATCAACCCTCGGTGCATCGCCGACGCCACAACGTGCGAGGAGGCAAACGCATGTCCCAGTACACCGTGAAGGGCTGCCTGCCCGACAAGGAGTTCAGCAACGCCAAGGCTCCCGTCGTCCGGGTCTTCGGCAGCTTCATCGACAAGCTGGAGCGCACCGCCGGCGCTACGTCCGCGGAGCACCGCATCCCGGAGCACACCCCCATCGGCAACCAGGGCGGGGCAGGCACCTGCGTGGCCAACGCGATGTGCGACGGCTTGGAGATTCTGTTGGGGCTCGAGCACGGCCCTGACGCCGTGGTGCAGCTCAGCCGCCGACACCTCTACTGGACGGCCCGCGCAACACACAAGGCCACCAACGTCGACTCCGGTACCCATCTACGCGCTGCCGCCTGGCAGCTGCAAGAGATAGGGGTGTGCAGGGAGCAGTACTTCCCCTACTCCGACTCCCTGAAGAAGCTGACGACTGCGCCTCCGGTGAGCTGCTACACGATGGCCAGCGAGAACCGGGTAACGGGGCACTTCCGCATCACCACCCGGGGGCAGAACCGACTCGACGACGTCGAGCGTGCGGTGCGTGCCAACCACCCCGTAGCGTTCGGCACCGCAGTCGCGCAGCCCTTCATGGACGCTACTGGTAAGGCGGTGCTCAAGCCCACCAAGAGCAACATAGTCGGGCGCCACGCCATGCTCGTAGTCGGGGTGCGCAAGTCAGGGAGCCGACGGGAGTTCCTCTGGCGCAACTCATGGGGCATGGGATGGGCGGACTTCGGACGCGTCTGGGTCGACGAGGACTTCATGACGTGGGGCCAGACCGAGGACCTCTGGGTGCTCACCCGCATGCAAGAAATCGATTGAAGCGGGGATAAGAATAGTGGAAGGGACCGGGTCACACGTGACGTCGCCGAACCACAGGATGTCAACCACTCGCAAGAGTGAAGCATTGCTACAGCAGGTACTGCTTGCTGTGGGGTGGTACGCCTGTGCGCTGGCTCCGGCCTTCTAGGGAGTGGGAAGACTTGAGTGGGTGGATACACTCAAGAGTAACCCTTACAAACCCACCGGTGATGGCGGCCGTTAAATCAGCCCGCTGGTGTCGTAACACCCCGTCAGCAGCGGCGCGAGTCGCTGCGACGCTCAGCTACCGGCGTAAGATATGCTGAGCAGGTCGGTAACGCCGAGGAAGAAACCATCATTCTTCCTAACCCGCAAAAACGTAGGGGGGTCTGGGATAAGAGTAGTGAAAGGAGGCACCCATGTGCTTCGTGCTACTCGATACCCGTAGTAATAGACGCAGCTCGCAGGTCTACGCTGAAGAGTCGTGCGCGGACGCGCTCAACGACTACGTTGAGCGGAACTGCGGCCTCAGGCCCTTCCTCGCCGTGCCTGCGACGGAGGAGGAGGTTCGCCGCTGGGATGGTGGATACGTCGGTGGGTCCGTTCTCATCATCAACGGCACCGACCTGTGAAACCGGGGGACGACTGCGGTCATTCTCCTTAGCTTAGGAAAGCGTGGGCGCACGTTACCTAAAGGATATTCGCTATTTCGAAGTGCATCCCATCAACTCTATTTGGAAACCAGCCGCCCCAGAAGAACCCACACTCCACGGCGATGTCCACGAGCTCGCGCACGCTACCCTGCTGCCCCACCAGAGCCGGGCGGCGTCCGTAGCCGTTCCAGGCAGCGTTGATGTCGAAGGCCGTCCCCCACGCGTGGGAGCTGAGGGTGGTGCGGCTGCCGCGCACGAAGCGCGGCACCCAGCTGCCGGCGTAGGACAGGATGAGCTCCTTGTACCCGTGGTCTTCCCAGGCCGTGAAGAGCCCCTGTACTTGCGTGGCTATTAGCGTGTGGAAGGGGAACCTGCGGGCCTTCACGGCACCGGAGACGCCGCGCAGCTGCGGAATCTCCACCTGCACGATGTTCTTCTCCCACCCGTTGGTGATGCGGATGGCCTCAGGATTGCTGACCACCCCCGCCGGCTCGAACTTGATGAGCCCGAAGAGCTCGTGCTTGTCTCCCGTAGACAGCGGGCTCACCCCCATGGGGCATGTGGGCCAGGCGGGGTTGGTAGTGTCCCCGAACTCCGGCTCCTCGTAGTTCAGGGGGTCGAAGCCCTGATGCAGCGCAGCGGCGTAGGTATCCGTACCCACCCAGCCGTCGCTGTCCAACCCTGCCCTCTTCTGGAACTTTCGGGTGGCGAGGTCCGTGTCGGGGGTGAACACCCCGTCCACCTCGCCCTTAAAAAGGCCGAGGCCTAGCAGAAAGTACTGCCAGGCCTCTACCGACTCACCCGAAGAACCGAGCTTGATGCTCTCCAGCATGCCCTGGAGAATACACCAATCACGACGCCGGGTCGAACTCGTACATGAGGGAGTAGTCGTTGGTGCCGTTCGGAGCGGCGTTCGGGGCGTAGAGGCCGTTGGGGGCACTGGTCTCCGCCGTCGTTAGCACCCCATTCGTAACCACCGTGCCCGCCGCGTGTTCCTTGATGATGGAGACCGCACCGGCGCGTGTCTTGAGCTTCTTGCCTAGGCCCAACTTGGCGCCGATACCGATGGCCACCGTGGCCCCGGTACCGTCTGCCGATGGATAGGAAACGGTGAGGTCATCGTCGACGTAGGCCTTCACGGTTTCTACCGCGGCCGCCGTCTGCGCCAAGTTCAGAGTCTCGGACTGTGCCGCCCCGTTGATGTCCTTCCCCGTGACGGTGACGGTGGCGGGAGCGTCTGCGGGCGTCGTACCACCCGTGGTGAAGATGAGCGTCCGCGGGTACTGCGCGAGTACCGCTAGCCCCCCAGCGAGAAGCTGAGAGTGCGCCACCGTCACGGGCGCGGCCACCGTGGCCGTCGCCGCTTGAAGTAGGGCTGCGCCGCCGGCCGCCGGATTCGTGAACTCTTCGACGGTGAGCGCGGCCAGCGGAGAGAGCACGGACTTCACATCCTGGCGCAGGTCCGCAACCTCACCAGCGACGCCGCCCTTACCCTCGATAAACCGCGGCTGAACCGCGCCCTTGTTGCTGAAAAGACCGGAACCAGTCGTCATCTTTGTCTCCTTGGTAGACCAGAGGTAGTACGGGCATTCTCCTTCAGATGCTGGGATAAGAGAAGCGCAGGAGGAAGCTATGGCCAAAGCCACCATCATCGACATCATCCTCAAGGAGAGGGTGGTTGACATCCCGATTAAATGCCCACATTGCGGGGCAGACCTGACGGAAGAAGGAGCCCTGACGGTCTGGGAATACCAGGCTCAGAACTACCACGCCAGGGTGGAGGTCAGAAACAATGAGGAGGATGTCATTGATACCGGTGACATGAATGAAGGTGCTGACATCTTCTACGTGACCGGATACAAGTGCAGCGCGTGCGACAAGTACGTCCACGAGGAGGGCAAGGAGGTGTTCATCGACACCACCGCCGCCCAACTATTCGACCACGTAGTTGAGGCTGTTGAAGCCAAGAGAGGCAAGGGCTGATGGACCCGACAGTCTGCCTGAAAGAACTACTGGAGCTGGCGGAAGAGCTGGTGGCCGCCATCGACAACCCTCAGCGCTCGGAGCTGTCATCCTCCGTCATCGAAGATACGGCCTCCGACCTCGCCGACCACGTAAGGAACCTAGACGAGTGGTTGAAGAAGGGAGGGTTCCTGCCCGAGCAGTGGCGGGTTGCTGGTCGAGGGTGACCCCGCTACAGTTGTCGGGTGCAGGAGCTAGTAACCAAGTCCATCAAGGTGACCATGAGCCCGGCGATGTGGAAGCTGCTGGGCAAGTACTTGGTCGATGTCGACTACCGCGCGCACCGAGCAGGGAGAAGCTACACCAACCTCTCCCTGCTCATCGGTGCCATCCTGACCTCGTTCCTTAGCTCTGACGCCCAGGCCATCTGCGAGGGGTTCGAACATGCCCGACTTCAAAATGCCAAGTGGAGGCTACCTCGGTTCTTCTCCCCTGAGCATCTTGATGCCATTGCAGCCTCTTCCGGTCACGACATACCTGAGCTTAGTAGCATCAGCCCAAAGCGCCCCTACTGCGCCGCACGCGTCGAGCGTATCAACCGCCGGGAGAAGGAGCGGGCTCTTCGAAACCTTACTCGGCGACCCCCGGGTCCTCTACCAGGAGGTCCTCGAGGACCCAAGTCGCTTCGAGCCGGAGGCGATGGACCTGATACAGCGACTGGTGGCCGGAGCCGTCAGCTTGGATGCCTTGACATCGACGGAGAGGGAGATGCTGGACAGAGCGGTCTTGGACTGGTCCAGGCCCAGGCACTCTTCTCGTGGGTCCAGCACATCGCCCTCGACAATCTCGAGCGACTTGCCCGAGGAGGTTGAGCGCTCCTACCAGGAGGCCCTCGAGGACCCGGACGTCGAGCTCGAGTACCGAGAAGGCGGGCCACCGGTGCCCGTTTCTCTAGCCCCGGAAGTCCCCACGGACCCCGTGCCCACCTTCTGGTGGCGTCAGTAGGTCACGTCCTGATAGCCGTACTCGTTGACCCCGCCGGTAGGCATCATGCCTGGCGGCCCCCAAGAGCTGCTCATGTAGCTGGGCTGCATCATGTAGTCCTTGGCCGTCTGCAGCCCCTTGTAGCCCGCGTAGCCCGTCCCGCCGAGGACGGCGGCGCCGCCACCGTATAGCAGCGCCTTGTTGCGGGCGGAGCGTAGCCCTTGTCGGATGTCGAGCGGTGCGGGGGCAGCAGCCGGCGCCCCTGTGGGAGGCGGCGCAGCGGGGGTCTTGGGCACGCCCTTGGAGGGCACGGCCGGAGCGGTGAGCGCCCCGCCAGGACGCTCCACCGAGCGGCTGAACAGCCCCTGGGCTGCCCCTGGGTCCACGTCCGTGCCTACGACCTGGGGCCGAACCGGGGGCCGAGGCGGGGTGGGGCGCGCGCCGGCGGCCGGTGGAACCACTCCCTTGGTGTTGGTGCCCACGGTGGATACGGCGTTGCGGAAGGCGCCACCAGGCCCCACAGCCCCCATCCCGGCCTTCCCAGCCGCCGTGGTGGGCTTCACGTTGGCCGCTAGACCAGCCACCCCCTGACCGCCCCGTCCGAACAGCTTGCCCACCGCCTGCCGTCCCGCGCGCACCGCGCCGCCGATAGCCGAGCCCAGGCCTGCATCCTTCTCGAGCTCCCCCCGCATCGCTGCCACGCTGGCGTACTTTAGCCTCATCATCGCCTCGTATGCGGCCATCGCCCGCAGTTGCTGAGCTGCGTTCCCGGCATCGCTGAGCATCGGACCATGCCCCCGCAGCCCTGCCTGTACAGGAGCCATGCGCCCCGACTCCATGCTCCGGAACATCTCGGTGAGAATCTGCGCCTCGAGGAGCTGCCGGGCCTCCCGGTGGTGCTCGTGCGCCATCAACCCCATGAAGGCGACCGGCGCCGCGGCCCGCGCCAGCAGGGCGGGGTCGAAGGCGGTCTTCTCCAGGCGCTCCAGCCAGAAGTCGTCGGTCCCGAAGGCCTTGAGGAGCGCGGGGTTGGGGGCGTCGACCATCAGAACCCCTCTGCCGCCGGCAAGGGAATCTCCGCCACGGCCGATGCGCTGGCGGAGGGTACGAGACTAGCCGATGGCACTGGCAGCGGCGCCTGCACCGGGGGCAGCACCCTGAGGCGCACCGGGGTCCTTCGCGCCTTCACCGGGTCCGGCTCGGGCACGAGCTCGAGCTGAGGCCGGGCATCCTGCTCCTTCTTCACCGCCTCCACCACCTCCTCGGTGTTGGAGGTGCTGGTGCGCACCTTCCGCAGCTCCTCCACGGTGGCCTGCACGCTGCCCTGCACCTGCTGCAACTTCTCGGTGTTGTCCGCGAGCTGGAGCAGCGCCTGCTGCATGTGCTGCGCGGCCAGCCCCAACAGCGCCAGGCTGCCCAGGCTCAGCAGGAGGAGAAGTAGCTGGAATCGGAGGACGTGCTTCAGCTGCCGGTTCGACACCGTCCAGTTGTTGTTGAGGGCCTTCATGTGCTGAAGGACCTCACACAGCGGACGCATCGACTTCTCGAACGTGTCCCCCAACTTCTTGAGGTCTCGCCGTCGGATGGTCTGCTCTGCCTCTTCCTCAGACATGGGGCTTCATCTCCGGCGGCAAGGATACATTGGCGGAGCTGGCTCGGTCCACCTCGTCGAGTATCTCGTCCAGCTCGTAGCCCAATCGCTCGAGCTCAGCGTTGTTGTCCGCCATGCCCCGAAGGTTACGACTCAGTCGCTCCTCTTCCGCCGCGGTCTCATCGTCCGTGCCCACCAGCCTGCGATACAACGCCACTAGGCGCATGGTCATCCCCCCTTCTTAGGTGGGAGAGACGACGTAGGCGGCGTAGGCCGGCGATACCCGGCAACCTGTGCTGCCGTTCGGGCGTGCTCCCGAATGACGGAGTCCAAGGTGCCCTCCACTTTTCGGAGCACCTCGGTGTTGCTATCCGTGGCCTCGGCTTGCTTCTCCCCCACCCTACCCAGCGTATCCAAGGAGGACTTCACCTGCTGGAAGGCCTCGGTCATCTTGTCGACCAGCTTACGGGTGCTGTCCTCCCGAGCCTCGACGCGCTCGTTGAGCTTCTGCAGGTCGGTGACCCGCTTCTCCTGAATGCGGAGCAGCTGCACCGTCAGCAGATACAGTGCGAAGAGCGCCAGGATGAGCAGGGCGCCGAAGACGCTGTCCCGCACCACGATGTACGCAACAGTCTCGGTGACCGACTTGGCTTCCGTGGCTGTTGCGAAGGTCATCATCCGAAGACGTGGACGCGTACGGTGGCGGCTGAGGTATGGGCGATTTCCATGCTCAGCACGCCGCCGACGGCTGGGTTGGGGTTGACGTAGACGAGGAACCCGCCAGCGGAGAGCTGGAGGGTGTCGGTGCCCCCGTTGAACGTGAGGTTGATGGGGAGCGCCGCCGGGCTCGGGTCAGGGAGCACCTCCACGACGATGCACTTGGCCCCCGTCGTGGCGATGGTCGAGAAGTCCACCGCGCGCGTTCCCGCCCCCGCGAGCTCGTACTTCGACGAGGACTGATGCTGGTACAGCGAGTTGAGCGCCAGCAGCACGGAGCTGTTGGGCTGCCCATCATCGACCGGGAAGGCCAGCGTACCGTTGAACGTGAAGGGGACCTGTACTGCCACGAGAACCTCCGTCAGCTGCCCGGGTAGCCCGTGAAGGTCTCACCCAGATTGGCACCGCCGGCGTTGGGGGAAGCGCTGCTGATGAGGGTCAGAGCGCTGATGGCGACCGGCACCATGCGCTCGAACTGCATCCCCACCTGCTCCTGCACGAGAACGCCTTGGGCGTCCGTCGAGATGGTGTGGTTCGGGAGGTAGCACGCCTCGAAGTAGCACGCGCCGAGGGCATCCTGATTGATGTCCCGGATGTACATCAGCATGCCGACCGGCTGAGCGAAGAGGTCCGACGCCAGGTTGATGAAGATGTTCTCGTACCCCGGCGGGATGCGGACGTCGTGGGGGTTGGACATGCTGGCCGCCCCGGAGTTCGGCCACATCGCCGGCACCACCGTCGGCGGAATGAGGTTCTGGTAGTAGGCGTACAGAACCCGCAGCAAGGAGGCACCGTGGTAGTAGATGCGCCCCAGCCCAATCTGCCCGACCGTGCGCCCCGAGATGAAGTAGCTCCGCTCGGAGCCAATCTCGAAGATGCGGGAGAAGGTGCGGTCGTGGCTGATGTTGAAGTTCTGGATGATGCCCACGGGTAGCACGATTTGGTTCGCGCTCTGCCCGGTGCCCTTCACCGCCTGCGCGAACGCCGCGGTGCCGCCGATGTTGGCGAGACGTGGGGGGCCCGCGGCGAGCAGCGTATGCCCCGCGTTGACGTACTGACCATCGACCAACCCCGACTGGACGTAGTTGGTGTATGGGCTCCAGTCGCTGAAGTTGCCGGCCATGAATCTGTCTCCTTCTTCCTGCTAGTCTACCAGAACCCAGGATTGCCCCTCACACCGCGGGCGCGCGCATCGTGGGAGCGAACATCGACATCCTTGCGGGAGCTGCCATCGTCGGAGCATTGCCCATCGGGTTCACGGACTGAGCAACGCGCCCCAGCGCCCCCTTGCCCGCTGCGGGGCGCAATGACTTTCGCAGCCCCGCCCCCACAGACCGAGCCACCCCAGAAGGGGGTGGCAGCATCGCGAGCTTCAGCTGAAGAAGCTCGTCGCGCATGGAGCGGAGGACTGCGCTCAGCATCATCAGGTCACCCCGTCTGCGCGAACTGACCCCAGTCTACGCTGCCCCCTCCGCCCCCCACCGCCGGGTGTGAGGCGCCGACGCGCTGAGCGCGACGGAACACCCCGGAGGCGGGGCCTGCATCTCGAATGCTAGAGTAGGCGGACGGGTCCAGCTTGGGACCACGCTTGGCCACGTCCACCAGCGGCTTCGCCCCCTTGCGGGCTGCCCCCAGCGCAGCCTGAGCCACGCCGGGGACGCTGCTGATGATGTTGGGGGCCAGCGCCGCGAGCTTGATTTCCACCAGCTCGCGGAGCATCGCGTTGAGCATCGTCCTGTTCATGGGACCTCACACAACCAGCGTGATACGGAGGTAGTTGCAGGGATACGGTGGGTCGAGGGTGCAGTCCACGAGCACCGTATCCCGGGCGTTCTCGTCCTGAACGATACTGTTCAGGGTGAGGCCGATGAGCACCCCGGTCTCCACGAGGAACCCACCGAGGCCCTGGATGACGGACCCTAGGGTGTCCAGGAAGCCCTGGGTGATGTTGAAGCGCCCGATGAAGTTGCGGAGGCCACGGCGCAAGAACTTCGCCGTGAAGTCCACCACCTTGGTGATGGAGTCGGTGCGCGTCTCGATGGACGTCATGTTCGTCGTGAGGGCCATGCGGGCGGTGAGAGGCCCGCCCTGGACGTCCTGCACGATGATGTACGCCCCACCAGCGGCCATCTGGTTCAGCTGTCGCTCGTTGAAGACGTTGTTCGACCCGACCACCCGGGTGTACCCGGTCATCGGGAAGTTGGTGAACGACTGCTGTGGCGGCTGCTGCCCAATCATCCCGGCGATGCCGGCGTTCAGGTAGTAGCCCTCGATGAGCTGCTCGAGCCCCTCGATGGTGGCGGCCGTCTTGTCCGGGAAGGTCATCCAGAACCGACGGTTGCCGAAGGCCTGCCCGAGTCCCGCCACCGTGGCCGCCACGGCGTTCTTGTCCTGCTGCCCCGTCGAGGTGACGAGCGCGGCGCCCCGGATGCGGATGGCGAACGAGGTGCTGATGATGGGGAGCGTGAGCGCCGTGGTGGAGTAGTAGCCGTCCTCGTTCGTGCCCGCCTGGAAGACGATACGAAGGGTGACGACGCCGCCCGAGATGCTCTCGACGCTGTACCGCTTGGAGTCCCCCGCGATGTCGAGGAACACGCCGGCCGAGGTGGGGATGGTGCCGACGGGGTTGACTCCGGCGTTGCTGAGCAGGGCGCTCAGGTTCACCACCTTGGTGTCGAACGTCAGCGTGGTCAGCCCATCGCCGTCGGTGCCGCTCGCCACGAGCTTGTCGAGTGCGTGCGTGGGCATCGTCGGATTCCACAGTACGATGCGCTCCCCCTTGCTCGTGGGCTCGCTCATGAACGTGACGTGGGTGTTGAACACCTCCGCCACGCTCTGGTCGTGCGTCATCGGAGCGATGGCGTAGACCTCGTACCCCTCGAGGTACTCCGCGGCGCGGGTGAAGGCCTCGACCGTGCCATCGGGGGCGTCCGCCGTGACCTCGTCTACGCCGAGCCCGGTCACCTGGATGCCAGGGGCGTTGATGAGAGCGAAGAACAGCCCCAAGCCCAACGGATTGTCGGTGTTGAGAGGGGAGAGCGCCTCGGAGACGGCGGTCGTGTTGTCGAAGCGGAGCAACCCCGGCTGACTGGCGAGGGCGGTCACGTCCTGGCGAACGGCGTTGTAGCTGATGTACAGCGGCGCCTTGCCCGGAACCGTGGCCCCGGTGATGTCGCGCAGCTGACCCTGTTGCAGAAGCACGTTGCCCGCGAGGTCGACCTGCATGTTCGGGTACGGACGGGAGACCCCGTTGACGGATGCGCCCGCCACCAGGTTCTTGGCCACCACGTAGAAGTACTCACCGACGTTGGTATCGATAGGCACCTGCCGGTCGATGCGCAGCACGTTGGTGAGCCCGCCCGGAGAGCGCTTGGTGATGGTGGCGTAGAAGGCACCGTCCAACCAGAGCTCGTCGCCCGGCTCCGGCCGGAAGGGGGTGCCGCGCGCGGTGGCCCCAGCGACGATGGCTTCCCCGTTGCCAGCGAAGGTCTCGTCGACGGGCAGACCGAACAGCACATCTCCCGGTCCGTTCGTCTCGATGAGCAAAGTAGAGGCAGTGCCCGTACCCGCTCCCGTGATGACCACCCCACCGTTCGGTCCCTGCGTCGCGGTGACGCCTACGACAGCCGCCTCGATAAGAGCCTTCAGGGCAACCCAAGTGGTCTCCCCACCAACTGCTGTCACCGTCCCCACAGTAGGGGTTGCCCCCGGCCCGGAGACGTAGGTGAGGTCGAAGAGCGCTCCTGCAGAGAGCGCCGCGAAGGTGGTAGCGTCTACCGTACCCTCGGTCGTGACGGCGGGGTTCGTTCCCTTGTCCAGCCACTGGAGGGCAGTGCCTCCCAGAATCTCCACGAAGCTGCTGTCACCGAGCCAGTAGTTGGTAAAGCGCAGGCGCACCGCGCCACCAGGAGGGACGTCCGTGGCGTAGAGCCTGCCCCCCGCCGGTACCCCCACGATGGCCTCGATTGCCGTCTGCAGAAGGGAGAACGTGGTCTCCGTACCTGCGAAGGTGATGACCTGCGGCTGCTGGCCATCGCTGACGATGAGGGTGGAGTTCGCCGGTGGAGGCAGCGTTGCGTCTCCCGTAGCGGTGAGCGTCGCGTTGGTCGGAGACGCCTCGAAGTTCACACCCGAGAACTGCAGCAGCGGGGTGACAGCGTCGCCATTGCCGTCGTCGATGGCAGCGATGCTGACGCCTGCCACCAGCTCGGTCGTGAGGCCCAGCAAGGTGTTGGCAGGGAACGCCGGCGGCAGGAGGATTTCGATGGTGTGCTCCTCTCCGCCCAGCGCATGCGTGAACACCAGCCCCCAGTTCGGGGCTGCCGCCGAGGCGACGATACCGGTAAACCCACCGACACCATTGAGGAGCGTCAGGAGCTGCACGGTGTTAGTCACCGTGCCCGGGATGATGACCGACTGGGTCTCCCCACCGTCGACCTTCACCTGCAGCACCTCGTTGGCGAAGGTGGGGAAGGACGTGTTGAGGTTGACGGTACCCTCCGTCGTAGCGGCTGGTAGCGCGACCTCTCCCCGCTGCAGGAAGGCCTCGGTCCGCTTGGCCTCCTGCAGGTTCGACCCGGACCCCGTGAAGAGGAAGGCCCGAATGGTGTCCTTCTCGATGGCCAGCTCCTCGAGGTTGTCTCGAGGGTCCGGCATCGACGTCGGGGGCACCTTGACCTCGTACTGGTTGTACGAAGTCAGGCCCCTGTACGTCTTGCCGATGCCGATGCCGAACGTCGTGGCGACGGCCGGCGCCGTGGCCACGGAGATGAGGATGCTCTGGAACTCGCCAGTACCCACCGTCCGCAGCTGCCAGGAGTCGTCTCCCACCACCTCTGCGACGACCGAGGTCACGAGCTGGGCCGCCAGCACCTTGTTGACCTGGTCGACGACGGTGGCGGGGGTCAGCCCGTACGCCGTGGGGTCTGCGAAGGTGACGGAGACGTCCGTGCCGTCGTTCGGCGAGAACACGAGCGCCAGACCGTCCAGACCGGTGTAGCGCTTCGGGGTTCCAGTAGCCGCCGTCGCGATGAAGAAGGCGGGCATCTGAATGAGCGAGTCGGGGTTCAGCTGCGTCCCCCCAGCTCCATCACTCTCCAGAACCTCAACCACCTGCCGGCAGACGCCGACGATACTCGGTAGAAGAGTGGGAGTGATGACCGACGGGGTGACCGTGCGGAACTCCTGGATTACTTCGACGCCCGGTCGAGCGAGTTCTTCTGCTGCCACTGCTCTAGCCTTTCTGCTTGATGGCTGGAACCGATGCGCACGATTGTTCCATGCTGCGCCTGGTTATGGGAATAGCCGCGGGGCTGCTCCCTAGCCGGCTCCCTGCCCTATTGGGGTACACAACCCGTACCCGAACCATCCGAGCCGGATTCAGTGGATGTGGCTGAAGCATGTCCGCGCGGGGCGGTACATCAACAGCTGCACCTGCGGATGTTGGCGCGCCGCGCGCCATCCCTGCAGGAAACGCCGCGTAGTACCCGAAGGGGTACTCATGTAGCTGCGCAGGAGCGCCGTTGCTGCGCACACAGCGCTCGGAGGTAACGGTCAGCGACTGCTCGATGCTCTTGACCACCTCCCTACCAAGCGGTGTGAAGGAGGACAGACGCGCGAACTGGTAAGGAACGCTCACGGCTGTGACGAAGAACTCGTCTCCGCGGTCGTTGGCGATGATGCTGCCCGCTGGACTGGGGGAACCAATCTGAATGCCGCGCCCCACCTCGAAGAAGCCCGCTCGCATCAGCAGGTCACGCAAGAGCCAGATGTGGTCGGCGATGACGAAGGCCAGGTGCTCGCTCTCCACGGACACCCGAGAGCAGGCGTTGATGGTAATCGTACCGGGTAGGAGCACCCCCTTGGTCTTCTTGTCGAGCGAGAAGTCGTACGCCTCCAGGTCGTCGAGCCCCAGGTTGTAGAACTGGATGGGCCCGCGCACGATGTTGACGGCGGGCACCTTCTCCACGACCGTGGGCTGAATCGACTCCTCGTCGCTGACGTAGAGCTCCGTCGTCTCGTCGTCGGGGGTCCAGTGGAAGGAGCCGGCGGGGGCGGCAGCGAACAGACCTCGGATGAAGTTCAAGAACAACACCCGCACGTGCATCAGCGGGTTGTACTTGAAGCTCGACTCCGGGAAGGCCGGGGTAGGCTGAGTCTCTGGACTCCTAGCCGCCACTGAGCTCCCTCCGCTTGGCCTCGTCGGCCCGCATCCGGTCGAAGAGCGTGTTCTGCGCGTGGTCGAAGGCCACCGTGCCGATGCCCACCAGAGCGGGGACGGCATGAGTGATGACGCTGTCGGGTTGGAACAGCTCGGTGGGCGGGAGCCCCTTCCTAGCCCGGACCACGTTCCTGATGGCGCGCGCGCCCATGAGCCCCCCGTACCCCAACGCCGTGCCGCCGGCGTAGAGCCCGAGCGTCTTACCTGCCGTCAGCAGTGGGTGCGGAGGCTTCGCCGGCTCTGGGGTCGGCTGCTCCAGCTGCTGGCCCTCTTCCCCAGCCACGTGCGAAGGCTCCGGCCGCACGTCAGCCAGCTTGGCGAGGGTGTTGGGGAGGAGCTCGAGATAGAAGCGCGCGCTCAGCATGTCAGCTCCGAACTTGGTACAGAGAGAAGATACCGTCGGGAACCTCCGAACCCAAAGCCTCGAGCTGCTGAGGGTTGGTGAAGTTGCGCTCCGGCTTCAGGAAGATGTTCCTCAACGCCTCGTCGAGCTGGATGGGGATGCTGTTCTCGAGAGCGCTCTCCGGTATCTGATGTAGCTGAATCTCCTGGTGGACGGACGACCCCACATGCGCCGTCTCATTGACCTGCGTCACCTTGTACCGAGTGCGCCGGGCACCGCACACCAGAAGGTCCCCCACCTTGCATGGTGGGTAGTACGTCAAGCGCGCCGTGGTGTCGTTCTGCTGCAGCTTCCCCTGACTCGACATCTGCTCCGCGTTGGCACTGGGGTCGATGGAAACCCAGGCTTCGATGGGGTGCATGTACCCACGAACGAAACTGGTCTCCCAGCAAGTACGACAACCCGAACGCGTGCGCTTCTTCAGGCTCTCGCTCCAGCAGGAGGAGCAGCGCTGCCCAAACGTGCGGACAGGTAGCAGCCAGCAACGCTCCCCGATGAACTCCCGCATCAGGAGGGTGATGTGGCTGCGGACCTCCTTGGTCACGAGGTCGTCGTCGTGCCCTATCTCCGCCGGACCGAAGTCCTCGAACTCCCCCGTCACCTTGTTCCGAACCCGCACCTGGTAGTGCAGCTGCCGGTACCGGTGCAGGCTCTTTATGGAGTCGTCGAGGAACAGGTAGCGGTCGTCGAACTCGGCGCTGATGGTGTCGTAGGGGCCCTCCGACCCCTCCGAACGCAACACCTGGAAGGTGTAGTCCAGCACGTCAGCCAGCGTCGGCTCGAGCTCCCACGAAACCTCGTTGTGCTCGACCGTCAACGAGCGAACCTTGAGAGCCCGAATCGTGAGCTGGCAGCCCATAGACTACCTTGCCGTGCCTCGTCCCATACCGAAGCCCAAGGCGCCTCCGCCTAGTGCACCAGCACCTACCAGCCCAGCAGCACCCAACCCGGCGGCACCAAGAGCTGCCTTCGGGTTCTTCCTGGTGTACCCCACTAGCCCTCGACCTACATTGCTGAGAGCCCTACCGGCACCATCCTGGCGTAACCCCGTAACCGCTGCCCTACCGAGTCCTCGAAGCATGCCGAAAGCACCGATGGCGTGCTTCTGAAGACCCAACGTGGTGACCGTTTGCACAGGAGCGGCGTACTGCGCCGCAACCTTCTGCAGCCTCTGTCGCATCCGAGCCGCGGCCTTCTTGACCTCTTCGTCCGACTTCTCGGGCTCCTTCCTGGTGGCTGCTGGCGGCTCTTCTTCCTCAACCTGCTCCACCTCCTCAGGCTCTCCCGGCTCCTCTTCTTCGCTGGCGGGCTCCTCCTCGACTTCTTCATCTTCGACGACCGGCTCCTCCTCCTCGACCTCCGGCTCGCCGGTGGACGCGACGAGTCGTAGCTTGTTCAACTCAAGGTCGAGGATGCGCTTCTTCAACCGGATGGCGTCGTCTGCGCGGTACTCCGCGTCGTGCTCAAGCCGCTCCGCGTCCTCCTCCTCAGTCCGAGCCAGGCGCCTCTGCTCCTTGGCAATATCATTCTCCAAGCTCTCCTGCTCGAGCACGAGCGCCTGCTCGTGGAGGGGGGTACCTTCGAACTTGTCGAGCCAGCTCTCGTCGTCTCCGCAGAGGGACGCGAGCTTGCTGCGGCCCGCGGCCAGAGCCTGAAGCTCCGCCTTGGGGAGGCGCCGAAAGTCCGACACCAACGACTGGTAGGCCGAGGCCTTCTTTTCGTGCTCACAGGCAACTTCGAGGAATGAGTCCAGCATGATGTCTCCTAGCCGAGAGGCCTCAGGTGGTTGGCGATACGGCCGATGCTCGGCCCCGCGCTAGCGCCCACCGCCGCACCGCCCACCGCCCCTGTGAGGGCGCCGTAGGCGGTAGCGGCAGTCGGGTGCTGCTCTGCAACCTCAGCTCCTGCCAGCCGCCCCTTGAGGGCGGCCAGCTGCATGGCCTGACGGAAGCCCCCCTGCTCCTGGGCCTCCATCGCCTGGACGCGGCTGCGCAGCTCGGGGGCCCCGAGGCCTGCTCGATACGCGCTCAACCCACCCGTCAGCGCGCCGACGCCGGCGCCTACTCCTGCGCCGATGAGCTGAGGGCTCACGGCGCCTTGCTTCAAGCCCGCCGTCGGGTCCATCACCCCGAGGTCCGCTCCCCCTGACGGGCCGGGGGCGGCGCCGAGCGCCGGGGAGCCCTGTGGCTGCGGAGCTCCCGCTGCCTGCTGGGCCTGCGAGGTCTGGATGGCGGCCTCATCCTGAGCCCGACCCGCTTCCTGCACCTCCTTGCCTGCCTCGGAGGGGGAAGCCGGAGGGGCGCCGCCGGCGGCAGCAGGGTCACCGTCCTGGGGCGCGGCGGCCATCTGGGCCTGCTGGCCCTGGAGCTCGGCAGCTGCCACCTCGGCGGGGTCCTGACTGGCCACCTCGAGCATCTGCTGGCGGAGCTTCTGCATCCCCAACCGGAGGTTGGCCGCCACCTGGGTCTGCTTCAGGGCGTCGTCCCGCGCGGCCAGGGCTTCCTGCATGCTCGGCTCGACCTGCATCTGCAAATCCTGCAGCTGCTGCTGGACCTGGGCCATCTGTTCCTGCACCGACTGGGCCATCTGCTCAGCCTGCTGAGCTCGAGCGCGGTAGAAGGCGCCCTCCTGTGCGTTCTGCGCCTGCTGCGCCATCTGCTCTGCCTGCAGGTAGTTCACCGGCTGAAGCTCCTGTCCTGCCGTAGGGGAGGTCATGGCCCCGCCCATCTCAGCCATGGGCTCCTCTGCCAGCTTCATGCACGCCAGCTTGAAGCGCATGCGGACGGCCGCGTGCTTGTGCCGGGCGATGTCCCGCCCCCGGCCGACTTCCTTGCCGGCAGAGCCCCCAGTGGCGTACCCCAAGGCTCCCCCCACGAGGGCGCCCGCGTGCCCCTTGAGCAGCTTGTGTCCCGCCACCGCTCCGCCGATGGTACCGACGGCCTGACCGACAGCACGCCCCGTGCGCTCCCCGCGGTGGGCGCGGTCGACGATGGCATCCTTCGTGGACTGGGTGATGCCGGACAGCACTCCCTTGCGGGCGGCGTCCTGCACCTCCGGTGGGGCCTCCGCAGCCTTCCGAATGCCGAGGTAGAAGTCAGCGGCGTCGGTGAAGGGGATGCTGGCATCATCCAGGAGCGCGCGTTCGAAGTCGGTCATGGAACCTCCACCCATGCGAAGTAGCTGTCCACTCGCGCACCCGGAGACACATCGAGTACGCGTGGGGCGGAACCTGCTGGGAAGGCGTAGACCACCCCAGTGATATCGGCGGCCTTGCCGAAGCCGAAGATGGCGTTGGCCGTACCGTCCTTGTCGACGACGACACCGCTGGCGTGCTTGAGGCCGAGGCATCCGTCGACGAACACGACGGTGACCCCCGCAACCGCTGCCTCGATGGCAGCCTTCACCTGCGCGTAGGTCAGCCCCACACCGGTGGCGTCACTGAAGGTGACCGTGGTCGACCTGATGATGAGCGTGAGGCCGTGCAGGCCCATCATCTTGCCGGAGCCGTTGACGACCTTGACCCCACCCAATACCCCGCCGTTCAAGGTGAACTTCAGGGACTGCAGGGTGGGGGCTTCGATGAAATGGTGAGGCATGATTCCTCGTGTCTGAACACACGCTCAGTAACTGAGGTAAACTTGGTTGGTTGCCCAGTACTCGGAGTGCAGCCCAATCTGGGAGGGGCCCAAGATGCTGCCGATGTTCATGGCCACCTTGACCCGCGACTTCTGCTGCTCGGTCACACCACGAAAGTACTGCAGCCAGTTCATGAGCAAGGGCGTCTTGTCGTTGATGCCCACGTTGAGGCCGCCCGTCGAGTAGTTCAGGTGGTTGCGCGTCTGCAGTAGGCCCACGGATTCGATGATGGCGATGACGGTGAGCCGCAGCATAAGGGCGTGCTGCTGCTGCTCGAGGAGCTCATCGAGGGAGAAGTAGGTGAACTGCGGGGTGCCGTTGAAGTCGCTGACCGCGTCCATCACGGCCCAGGCAATCATCCGGTCGCTGGTCTCCTCCCCTGCGATGAGTCGGTTGAGCTCGGAGAAATCCCGGATGTACAAGCGGACCATCTGCACGAAGTGCTTCGTGGCCTCGCTGACACCCGGGATTCCTTCGAGTACCTGCGACATGATTACCGCCTCCGGTCCCGCTTGCTCTCACGATGCGAGGACTTCGCCTCGGGCACTGCGGCTGCCGTCTCCGGCTCCGGAGGAGCGGCTGCGAAGCTGGTGGAAGGCTCCTCGGGAACCGGCTCCGGCTCCAGGAAGCTCGGGGTGGCCTCGAGCTCGACGTCGGGCAGTGCGTCTTCCGATGGCGGAGGGAGCTCGTCTTCCACCGGCCCCCCGACGAGACCACGGGCTGCCGCAGGAAGGGGGAGGGGGACGTTCTGCGGGATGAACTTCGGGTCCCCGTGCTTCAGGACGACGTCGCCGACGTTGGCGTTCTTGTCCCGGTCGGCCGAATCGAGCGGGGGCTTCGGCAGCGGAGGCGACACGGCGGGCGCCTCGAGCACCTTGAAGGTGCTGACGTCGACCCGCAGACCTGCCAAGGTGGTGACCTTGAGCCTGCCCGCCGTCTCGAGCTTCAAGAGCTCGGGGAGGAGCCGCCGCAGCATGCTCTCCGTGACCGCCTGCGGCCGATTCCGCAGAACGCGCACGGAGCCGCCCCCAAGCATCAGGGTCATGCGCGGAGGCTCCGGGGCCGTGCGCCGCTGAAAGCGGGTCTCGACCCCGCGGGTGGTGTTGTGAACGAGGTACTGGGTCTCGGGCATGAACTTTCTCCAGTGGGGAGTCTAACAAGAGGAAAGGGCGCCAGCACGCGGTGGCGCCGGCGCCCTTCACTCCGGGCCGACCAGGAAGTGGTCTACGTCATCTTTCCGTACCGACGTCGGCTCACGGTTTGAGTCCAGCCATGGTGCGGACAATAGCCGTGGTAGCCAAGGGCGAAGTTGCAGTTCATGCAGAGCACGCGGAAGCCCGGAGGGAAGTTGTTGCGCTCGAGCCATCGATAGATGTCCTCGTTGTTGGTTTCGCGGCGGTGGTCCGCCCCGTCGCCATTGACGTGGTCGATGGTGAGGAACTCGTAGTGACTCTCACCGCAACACACGCATCGAGGGCCCCCGTAGGCGTCAAACACGCGAAGTCGCTGCCGCCTACGTGTGTCCCTGGCCCTCGCACGGTGCCTCTCCCGATTTCTCGATTCGTACGACAGCTCCCGTGCTCTGCAGGACTCGCAAGAAGAGCGCCCCGGGGCCGCCAGATTAGGGCAGTCGGTGCGACTACACACTCCAGGCGGCTTCCCTTTACTCCTATGCTTCGCACGCGCCGTCCGCATGTACTCGGCGCACGCACCGCAGAGGAGGATACCGGGAAGGGATTCATGCTTCTTACATCTGGAGCAGGAGGCCATGCTACGGCATGGCCTCCATGTTCCCGCAGGTCAACCTAGAACTGGATTACCTGCGGGAACTTGAGCCCCTGGTCGACGCGGTTGTTGATGGCCCCGAGCTCTTCCTCCGCCCGCGGGATGAAGTTGGCGAGCAGACCGTCGGCGTTGGTCGTCGGGTTGGCGTCGCCACCGTACAACTCGGTCTTGCGGACCGACGCGATGTTGGCGATGAGCATCGAGATGTCCTCCCACGCCTGCCAACTGATGAGGTTCGCCACCTTGTCGATGTAGAACTTCGTGTTGTTCAGGATGTAGAACTTCCCAAGGAACTCCGGCCGCGTGAAGACGTACAGGTTGCCCGGACGGAGGATGTCCGTCTTCACCGTGCGGATGTACGCACGGCCGAGCAGCACATTGTACTTGTAGCCGTCGACCGTGGTCTCCGACTGGATGCGGTCGCCGTTGTCGTCCACCGTCCACTGCAGGACGTCGTCGAAGTCGACCTCGGTCATGAGGATGCGCTCGGCGCGCAGCCGGTTGCCGTCCAGCATCTTGAACAGCTCGACGATGTCGGGCCGTTGGAGCGGACGGACGGTGGCGTCGTCGGCCGCGCCGGTCGCGCGGGCGAGGGTGCCCTTGCGGATGGAGAACTCCACGACGGAGCCGCCGAGCACCGAGGTGTTATTCAGCGCCGTCGGGGTGCCGCCGTTGGCCTCCGTCTGGAGAGCCTGAACCGCCGCCTCGATGTGGAGCAGGAACTCGCGGTCCTCGATTTCCTGGATGTCCTTCACCGAGTTCTCCTCGATGATTTTCGTGATGGGCATCTCGTAGGCGAGAAGCTCCTGCTCGGTCTTCTGGAAGATTTCCGAGGTGATGGTGAAGAACGCAGCCTCGGCGCGCTCCCCGCGGATGAACCGCGTGGTGGGCTGCCCGCGGAAGCTGATGGCCATGGCCCGACTCTTGGGCTCGATGTCCACAATCTTCACGAGCGTGTCGTGACTGGTCGAACGCTGGCAGTCGGTGCGGGTCAGCTGCTCCGGGGGCAGAATCTTGCGCGCGAAGCTCACCTCGCGCAGGCGGTCCCGGATGTAGCTTCCACCGTACTGCGCGAGCTTCTCCTTGCCCTCAGCCGAGTTCAGCTTGGCGGTGAAGGCATCGTTGAGCATGCGCGGCGAAATGGCACTCATGATTGGTCTCCTTGTGGTTCCTGGTTGATTCCTCGTTCAGGCCAGCCACTTCCTAGAAGAAGATGCCGCCGCGAATCCGGAGCTTGCCGCCGTTGGTGGCGGGCAAGCGGGTGATGATACCGACGGTGATACCGGAGCCGGGGGAGGCGACGGTGCCGTTGGCGACGAGCCCGGAGTACTGCTTGCCTCCGAGCGCGATGACCGCCACCGAGACGCGGCCCAGGAGGACCATGCTGGTGGCGTTGAAGATGCGGGTGTCGAACTCCCACTGCCCGAGGTAGAGCAGGGTGGAGGCGCGCTCACCGCGGGCCTGCACGTCGGTGCGGCCCCGCTCGGCCCACAGGGGCCAGCTCGGCAGCGTCGCAGCGTCGCCCGGCGAACCACCGACGACGTCGACGGCGCGCTGCATCTTGTTGGCACTGGTGAGGGTCATCCACTCGCCGTCGACCAGGGCATTCGCGTTGAAGGGATTGGCCAGGTCGGGGTCGACGAGAGGGAAGTCCCGGGTTTGGAGGTGCATCAAGTTCGAGACGGTCTCGAAGTTGACCTTCTGCACGGTACTCATGGTGTGTTCTCCTTACGTCCTTGGGGATTCTCTCAGCCGATGGAGCCGAGGAGGTAGCGCTCGAGGTCCATCCCCGCTGCCCCACCCATCGGCGTGTCGTGAATCGAAGCGGTCTTGAAGCTCATGTCAGGACCCACCATATCGACCGCCTCTTCGATGGTGGCCAGCCTGCCCTCCTCAGCCGCCTTTTCGAGGCTGCTGACGAGAGAGGGGAACTCGATGTCGGTGTTGATGCCCTTCTGGTGCATCTGCATCGCGACCTTCTCCGCCTGGGTTCGGCGGATGTAGGCCGCTTCCTTGAGTTGCGCCTCCGCCACCTTGGCGAGAGCAGCATCCCGCTCGTTGGTGAGCGTGCGCACCAGCCGAGCGGAATCGAGCAGAACTTGGGCCGTCTTACTTCGCATGTCGTCCTCACATGGTGGGGCGGGCTTTGGCACCCTGAGGCGCCATACCGGCGGCACTCATGCCGCCCATCTGCGACTCGGGGGTGCTGAGATTGGAGGTCTTGACCTTCTTCGCCTTGTCCGCGCAGGCCTCCTCGGCCAGCTTGAGAATCAGGGCGTGGGCCGCCGCGGTCTTCGTCAACCGGGAGGCCGGGGTTGGGGCTGCGGGGCGTCGCGCCGAGGCCTGCTTGGTGGTCGGCTTGGCAGCGGGCTTCGCAGCGGCCTGCTTGGTGGTCGGGAGCTTCGCCGCCAGCTGCTGGGCGAGCTGGCCGAAGCGGGTGTGCGCCACCTTGGCCCCCGCCTCGTTGGTGTGCTCGAAGGCCTGCGCGAGAGCCTGGTCCGTCGAGGCGCTGAGCGCGGGCTCCACCAGGAGCTGCCCGAGGTCCCGCTTGGGGTCCATCTTCGCTTGCCGCTTGGTGTAGGCGATGGCGGCCTCGTTGGAGCCGATGAAGGACTCCTGCCGGCTGACGTCGCTCGGGACAGCGGGGACGGGCCCCTCCTCCGCCGCGCTCACGCCCATCGGCGCTTCCTCACCCTCTGCACTGGCGGGGCCAGCCGAAATCTGGGCGGGGTTGATGGCATCCTCCGCCTGCTTGCGCAGGCCGAGAGCAGCGAGGTTCTTGGCGAGGATGCCGGCCTGCTTGGGGGCGTCGACAGCGGCACTCGCACGGTCATCTCGGATGCCCTTGAGTGCGGCCAACCGATTCCCGTAAGCGCCGCCCGCTGCCCCACCCGCCATCGCCCCGAGACGGCCTCCGAGCACCATGCCAAGCTCAGGGTTGCCCACAGCCATTCCGCCGAGAGTGCCTACACCTGCGCCCACGCCAGCCCCACCGAGTTCTCCCAGTCCCGACCCCAGGAACGTATGACCGGCACCTCGCCACCCCTCAGTCACCCCGCCACCGACTGCTCCAGCGCCAGGGAATGGGATAGCGCCTCCGATACCGCCGGATAGCATAGCTGAGCGCACCCGAGCCTCCTCTTCAGGAGTGAGGTCCGTCGGTAGCCCACCAGCCATCTTCTTCAGCAGAGCGAGATTGCGCTGCGCGAGCTTGGCAGCCGAGGTCTTCAGCGCGTCGTTCGACGTGGTCTCGTTGTTCATGGGGTCAACCGGCTGCTCGCCGTGCTCCATGTCGAGGTTCGTCGCCAGAGCGTTGGCCGGGCCCTTGGAGTCCGGGAAGGACACCAGCGGCGGGTTCACCGGCACCTGATTCGCCGACGTGGCCGAGCCCGTGGTGCCGGCATCGAAGGGGTTCTCCCCATCGGGAGCCTGCGACACCTCGAGGGCGTTCGGGCCATCACCCGGCCCCACACCGGACGAGCCGCCGGGGAGCTGGATGTCGGCCTGCTTGGCCAGGTACTCGAGCGCCGAGGCGTACTTCTCGCACACCTCGGATGGAATGTGGGGGCTCGTCGGCCGCACGGCGGCCGTCTTGGCGACAGGGATGCCCAGCTGTCGATGCGCCTCGACGGCGACGTTCGCCTTCGCGACGGTCGCCTCCATGGCGGTCTTCACCAGGTCCTGCAGAAGGGGTCGTTGCATGATGCTTCCCATGGGTTCTCTCCTATGCGCCACCTTCTGCGGCAGGAACTCCATGCCGCGCGGGGCTGTGGCTTTCTGCTCCCCACCGTAGGAGGGGGTGGGGGCGCCGCCCGTGTTGACTCGGGAGTACGTTGTGCGTGGAGAGAGTCCGCGCGGACCGAGCCGACCCGGCGCGGACTTGTTCTCGACGGCCACTGGTGCCGTGGGCATCCCGGCCGCCGTCGACTTCACGGGGTCGGGAAGTGCGGAGCCCAGGGAGTCTGCTTGCTTGCGCCACGTCACCAGTGCCTCGTCGAGCGCGTTGGGGTCAGCTGCCGAAAACCTCTTCCCAGTTCACGGGGTAGCCCGCCCGCTCGAGGTACTCGAGGGAGCGAACGTGGATGGCGTGGGAGGTGTCCTCGACGTAGGCCACCTTCTCGCTGTCCTCGAGCCCGAGGTTGTAGACCGACTCGACCAGCTTGAGCGCCTGGTCGGTATCGTAGCCGGCCGCACCCGCCACCTTGACGGCGTTCTGCGCCGCGAGGAGCTCGAAGGCCGAAGCCTCCTTCTTGGAGTGCCGCCCCAGGGCGTAGCCACCCAAACCCGCGGTACCGATGGCCGCAGTGCCCCCTGCAACAGCTCCGATGGTCTTCTTGTGCTTCTTCGCGAACTCGACGCCCTGCCCGGCGCGCTCCTTGGCAGACGACGCGACAGACGACGCCGCCGCGCCCACCCGCTTCTTGGCCGCGCTGTACCCCTTGCGCAGGAACTCGGGCATCGCCGCCTGCTTCTCGATGTCACTGAGCTCCCGGACGAACGAGTGGGCCATGACCTGCCCCATCAGCTCCGCCTCGGCGAGCTTGGCCACCTGAGCCTTCTTCTCCTCGTGCTCCTCCTTGGCAGCCTCTTCTACCGCCTCCTCCTCGGGGGTCTCCCCCTCCTCGTGCTCCTTCTGCTCCTCCGACGCGGACTCCTCGCCCTCCTCGGCATGCTTGCCGAAAGTCTCGCGGTAGAGCGCGTCCACCTGCTGAGGACTGAGGGTGGTGAGGTCAATGCCCTCGTCGGCAGCCAGCTTGGCGAAGAGCTCGAGCTGGGCGGTCTTCGTCTGGCCAGCGGGGGCGGCGGAAGCGGTCTTGGTGGTGCCGAACATCTCTGCGAGCCACGTATTCATGGGTTCTCTCCTGGTCCTTCTTCGTGTTGGTCGACGTCGTGCCTCACATCACGTGTTCCTGGAGGGGTGACCCCTCTTCACGCTGGCAACTGACTGGGTTCCTACTTTTACCACCCCCGTGGCCGAATCCACAAACGGTACCTCTTCTAGGAACGCGTCTCTGAAGTAGGCGTAGGAGAGCGGAGTGAACAACGACTCCGGCGGCGCGGCCGCGAGCTTCTGCAGCTCAACGTCGGATGGTGCCGACAGAGGAAGCAGGTCTTGTACGCTCGCCACCAGTTCCATCAGTGCTTGCCGATAGCCGTTGTAGGCAGCACCAATCTTACGGAAGTCCTCGCGCGGATGGGAAGCAGATGTTTCATCCTCCCCATTCTGAACAATGATGACCCTCTTTTCGGAGTAGGGGGCAAGACCTGAACGCCCCGCGAGAAGCGGGCGCAGTATGCGCGCCAAAGCAGGCAGGAACGAACCCGCCCCGAGACTGCAGGGAGAGCACTCTTCAGAGCTAGGAAAGAGCTCCCCGCGTTCATCCGCCTCATCCGCGAGGTCTCGACTCCCCATACGGATAAGCGTGATGCGCTGGAACTCCCGGGGCTTCAACACGATGCCCATAGCTCCCGTAGTCCCGAGCGCCTTGTCCTCCGGCACCGAACTCAACGCGTTGATGGCCCAGTCGGGGAGGTCCTTGTCGGTCTTCGAGAGGAGAGGCACAGCCTTGTCGGCAGGCAACTCCTTGTCGATTTCCCCCTGCTTGAGCTCCGCCCCCTTGAAGCCGAAGGCCGACTTCAGGAGAAGGTCGGCCGATGCCTCCTTCGTATCCTTCAGCAGCTCCTTCTTCAACTCCGCCTTGGTGTCGACATGAACGATGTGGTCCTCGACCTTCGACGGGGTCACCTTCTTCACAGACAGGGGCTCCACCTCGTTCTTGATGTAGGCCTGCCCCTCGTTGGCCTTTCCCTTCCCGTACACGGCGCCGTCACTCGGGAGCTTGTGCAAGAACCCTGCCCTGGGCTCCTCATCCCCCACGATAATGAGCCTATCCTTGGGCGTCACCGCGTAGTCCGTCTTGCCCTTCAACGTGCTGCCCACCGCGTACAGCATCGCCTCCAGAGGCTCAGTGGACGCGTACACAGCATCCTGATTCTGGAAGGTGTTCTGACCCTTCGCTGGGCGGGGCTCGAGCACCTCCCGCTTCTCGGCGGAGCCGTGGAAGAGCGCAGCAGCGCTGGCAACCTTGGCGTCCGATACGAACCCCTCCTCCATCTTCTCCCCCGCCTCGGCGCTGGGGACGTACCGAGGAGTACCGTGGCGCACGATGAAGACCATCACCTTGGCGGTACGGTCGGCGCCGATGAACACGAAGCTGATGTCGAAGAAGCGCGGGTACGGGTTGTAGACGAAGACCTTCCTGCCATCAGGCAGGATGCGGTTCATGTGGTTCGCGGTCCACTCGTCGTAGTCCGCGCGGGTGATGCTGAGCCCGCGGATGCCTACGCCATCCTTCTCCTTCAGCTTCTTGTGGTACTCGACGACGGCGAGCCCGGGGTAGGCGTACTGCGTGGGGTTGAAGGTGGCGAGCGCCTTGTTGTACGTCTCCCAGTCCGTCGTGATGGAGCTGAGGTCGTAGCAGACCTTCGAGTTGTGAACGGCTAGCCCCTCAGCAACGTAGCTCTCATCCCCCTCAACGGAGAAGTTAAAGACGTCGTCGTCATGCGGGGCTTCATCAATCTCTAGGATGGGCGCCATCAGATATGTGACGCCACCACTCTCGTAGAAGAACCGCTGCCCGCGAACCTTTATCGAGTGACGTACTGGCTTCGAGATGTAGCGCTCCAACTTCCAGGAGAAGTCGGTACCTACCCAAACTTGGTACTCAGTTGTCTCCTTTCTAACAACTGACTTCTCCGAGGGCTTGTGCTCATTCTTGTTAACGGAGGCAACCAAGCCACAGCGGGCAAGAGCTATGAAGAGCTGATGAGCGAGCTGCTCTGACGACGTGGAGAAGTACAAGGAACCCTTGTATGTGCCCCCGTCTCCGTTCAGGTAGGCCCCAAGAAGTTCCAGGAGCAGAGCGGGGTCCTCATGAAGAACCTCTTGTGACAGCACCTTGGTTTTCGCGCCGTCCCCGCAATGGAAGGAGCATAGGTACGCCAGCGTCTTTGAAACGATGGATACAGTACGCGAGCCAACTTCCGGCTTCTCGTGGTGCCATAGCACCTCAACCCCAAAGGAGCGGGCGAGTTTCTCAATCTCCTCCGCGAGTTCATTCTCCTCGTAGTTAAGAGAGAAGTTCACTTGCTCTCGAGGGCGGTCGTTGTAGTTCGAGACATGTCCTTCCGCCAGGTAATAACCGAGTAGACGAGCGAGGGAACGATTACCCTGTAGAGCACCGCTGGTACTCAGCGTAGGTACCGGAAAAGCTAGGTAGTCGCCCACCTGCGCCTCGTCAGCCCTACGCCACTCAAACTCGTACGAGGGCGTCACCGAGCAGCTAGAGCACCCCTTACTTACGCCTTTGACGAAGGGCGTACAGTGACGCTGCTTACGCCCCTTGTTAACGATGTGCGGCTGCGGGTCGCACCGAAGTTGCTCACCGTCTACAAGCCATAGTGGGTGGTTACCCGTGACAACAAGCTCCCGACGAAACCCATAGACGTTGAAGCGGAAGACGCTGCCCGGGTGATGCCGCCGCATCGTACCGGTCACCCGCCGGTGCGCTCCTGTGTGCGTCAGCACCATCTCCGTTTCGCGCACGAGCTCGATGGGTTTCTGCGTTCCATCGGACATCGTGATGAGGGAGCCGGAGGGGAGGCAGCCCATCGAGACGTCGGGGAACTGCCCAGCCTTCAGCTTGTCCCAGACGGGCACGCCCCCGAACTGCTCGCACTTGTCGTAGTCGACGCGGCAGACGAGCTCGACGCGCTTCATCAGCTCGTTCCACACCGCGAGCTCTACCTCGCCGTACGCGCGGGAGGGGTCCTTGTTCCGGTGATGAGCGTAGGGCAATGCGTTGTAGAAAGTGGGGTAGCCGTAGGTCCAGCCCTTCCCCAGTGTCTTGTCGAGCAGGGGGTTGCCCGACCAATTGGGCGGGGTGTGTACGAGACCAGACTCCTCGAACCAGTCCCCGTTGATATTACTCGAGTAGTACTCCCCCGCCCCCATAGCGTTGACGAGGACGTACTGACTGCCCGCCTTGGGCTTCAGGTCCTTGATGTACGACAGCACCTCCGGCAGCAGCGTGACCGACGCGCTCTTCTCGAACACACCGTCTGCAGCCCCAAAGAGCGGTACGGCTGAGTACCCGTAGTCGCTCTCCGAAAGGAAGGTGCTGACCTTGTACATTGGTCAGAAGTCGTGGCGATAGCTGAGCGGTCCGATGTTACCGGACACACCAAACGTGGTGCTGGCTCCCGGGGCAGAGGGCTCCTTCAGCGTACCCGTGAGGATGGTCCCGGCGCTCTCCGGACTCTCCATCATCCGTCGCATGAGCGAACCGGCGACGATAGGGTCCCGCCCGTACGTAGGGTTCAGGCGCCGGATGGAGCTGTAGCTGGCGTTGAAGAAGCGAGGGTTGCCCTCCTGATGCGGAGCCAGGTCAGGGTTCAGCTCCATCATCTCCTTGAAGTCGTGCCGCTTCCTGCCCGCAGAGATGAGCTTCTGCGCGCCCACTCCCACCCCAACCATAGCGGCGGCGCCCAAAGCTCCTGTCGCACCGTGAAGCATGGAGGACCCGAGCTCCTGCCCTGCTTGCCCAAGCATGGAGCCGAAGTTCAGCGCTTCCTTCGCCATCAGTGCTTCGTCGAGTGGATTGCCCATCAGAATCCTCCCTGCTGCATCAGTCGTGCCTCTCGCTGCTGGTACGGCAGCGAAGCCGGAGCGAGCCGGCTCAGAGCGAAGTTCTTGGTCTGCTGGTACGGACGATTGTACTTGAGCCGGTCGTGCGCCTCATCGGCGAGCAACAGCCCGCCCGTTATGCCGCCGGCAGCAGGCGTCGCTCTGGTGACGGTGTTCACCACGCTCCCGATGCGCGCTGCTGTCTCCGGGTTGTCCGTCAGGACAGCGCGGGCGGCGCGCTCGGCGCCACCACCAAGCACGTCACCGGCTCGGTTGGCTCCCGACTGCACCGCCCGGATGGCTTTTGGGATGAGGGCCGCCGCTTCCTTCAGGAAGAAGTCGAGGCGGCTGCGCTCCTGGATGAGCTCCTCACGCGCCTCCCTCGTCTCGGCCAGCTTGCCCAGCACCATGCAGTAGTCCGCCATGGTGCTGATGAGTGGATGCTCCGTGTTGACCATGCCCACGTGCGCCGTCTTCTCGAGCGAGGCGCCGATGGCGTCCAGGCTGTCGAACACCCCCTCCTCCTGAAGACGGGGTCCGATGTGCAGGAAAGCGGTCTTCACGTACTCCGCCGAGGGCACCACCTGCTGCCACGCAGCCAGCACCTGACCAAGGGAAACCCCGTCGAGCGCAGCGACCTTGACCTCCTGGTACACAGCGTCGAGCGTGTCGAAGAAGGCGGTCTCCAGCGCGGAGAGCTCGCTCGTCATGTGGTCGGCGGCCCCTGCCAGCTTCTCCCGGAGCTCGAGGCTGTCCTGCAGCGGCTCCGCGTAGGGATAGGGCTCGTCCACCGCCGAGAAGGCCTGCTCGAGCATCGTCTCCGCCGGGTAGAAGTCGAAGGCTGCGGCCAGCGCCATCTTCGGCTCCTCCGGAGCAGCTGCAGCAGGGGCAGGCTGTGGTGCCTGCGCGCCAGCCCGACTCTGCATCAGCTTCATATGCTGCGCCATCAGCTTCATGTGCTCCGGCAACGGGTCGTACCCGGGCTCCCCCGGCGGGGCGTTCGGGTCCATCACACCAGGACCAGACGAGGCGAGCTCGCCCCCCGTGCCCCCCATCATGGAGCGCGTCTCGTCGCTGAGCGAGGGTTGCTGGGGAACGATGCCCGGGTCCACCGGGATTTCGGCGTACTTGTGCACGACGGGCTGCCGCCCGGTCATGGCGCTGAGCATGTGCACCTGGACCTTTCTCTGGTGGTCCCCGAAGGGGTCGAAGCCTGCGTAGGGCGGGACTTGGTACCGCTTACGCGCATCTGAGGACATGTCGTCGAAGACGTCGTTCATCGTGGCGACGCCCATACGAGCCGCCGCCGCCGCCTTGAGAACCTCGCCCGCTACCGGAGCCGCCGCCGCAGCTTGTGCTGCCGCCCGCTCCTTCTCCGCCTTATCCCTCGCCCTATTCTCGAGGTAGTCGTCCAAAGCCACCGCGCCCACCATACCCGCGGTGAGGGTGCCCGCCATTCCCAACGCCGCCACGTTCCGGGAGGCACGGACCCGCCTGTCAATCTCATCCTGAAGGTCGCGCGCGCGCGCGCGCTCGGCGAAGTAATCGTCCTCGTCTGGGCTAAACCGCGACCTCCGTGAAGCAGGTCGAGCCGCTGCCTCCGCCCGAACCTTCTTCGCTCGACCAGGATTGGGATTCTCCCCTGCCGCCCTCCTCTTCTCCAGCTTCTTCTGCGCCCCCATGCGGAACGCTTCTGTCTGCGCCCCCTCCTCCGACACAGGAACGCCGAGCCGCCCTTGACGACTAGTGCGTGCCCGCAGCGCATCCTTCAGGCGGGTCACACGCCCTAGTTGTTCCGCGACGTCCGGCGCATCTTCCACGGGCATAGGAACACCAGAACGCCTCACGCGCATACGATGCGTGGGGGCGCCCTTCACTGCCCCGACAAGTGCGCGCTGAATGCGGCCCTCACTGATGGCTTCCTTATCGAGCCCTGCGGTCTTCTCCAGACCGAGCTTGTGCGCAGCTACCCGGTTCTTCTCCAGCAGGGAGGCGGTCTTCGGAGCTTCAGGGTCGTAGGAGTAGTCCGCGGACCCACGGTCGAAGACGCTGCCACCTCCGCCATCGTTCAGGTCGTGCAACACCTCAGCGGGGCTCGCCGGTCCACCGTGGAACTCGATGTACTTGTGCGCAGCCCCCTCCTTGCCGAACTCGGACAGGTAGGCGTTGACGTTCGCGAACTCTACAACCCGACGCACCTGCTCAGGGCTGAGGCCGGCGTGCTTGACCGTGTCGACCACCGCTTCGTTCAACGTCGCGGCTCTTCCGCTGGCGTACTTCTTCGAAGCCGACTTGCCCAAAACCTCGAGCTCTTCCCCGGACTTGGGCACGGCGTGGCTCTGCTGAAGGAGGGCGATGGATGGTAGCTCGTGCATCAGAACCTCTTTCGGGCGTGCCACAAAGAAGTACCATGTGGCGAGAGAGCATGGGAAGAGAAGGGCTAGTCACCCGCGGCCAAGCCGCGAAGATACTGGGGGTATCTCCCCGCCACGTGTCCCGCCTGGCGCGTAGTGGAAAGCTGACTCGTACCTTCGAGGACGGCCAGCCCATCGGCGGAGAGGAGCTGTTCTCCGAGGAGGAGGTCAGCGCCTACGCCGAGCTGAGGGAGAAGGGTAGCAACCCCGCCGAGGTGGCGGCGATGGCACAGCAGGCCTGGGCGGCAGCCCGAGCGGCCCAGCGCAGGGTGGAGCTTCTCGAGAAGCTCCTGGGGCTGAATGTCTCCCCACTGGAGAACTCGAGGGAGGCCATCCTGGCCCTCCGCGCCCTCGCCGAGGAGGACCTCGGCAGGCACATCAACGGTGAAGCCAAGGTGAACTTCTGGGCCGACCAGCTCTTCCGTATGTGCGACATCTACATCGAGGACGTGCGGGAGCAGGGCTTCGAGGTGCCGTACGAACCCTACCTCTCCCTGTGCCACCAACTGCTCATCGCAGAGGACCACACGGACGACAACCCGGTGAACAAACTGGCGTACAAGCGCTTGCGCCTGGCGCGGGTGAAGTTTCGGGAGAGCATCTTCACCTACTACCTGCGGACCGAAGGCAAGAAGCGCGCGCTCGCCCGCTTTCCCTCCGAGTTCCAGGGACTGCACTACGACGTCATGATGCTGGCTACGACAGCTAGCTCTGGTCGATAGGCCCCGGCCACTGCTTCTTGCGCCGGCCGTGCGCGTCCTCGGTATCGGGGAGGATGATGTCCGGTCGCGGGTGGTCCATCATCGACGCTAGCCAGCAGTAGAGCAGCGCGTGGAAGCTGTCATCCGGCTTGTCCACTCCGTGCTTGTACTGAATCATCCGCAGCTGCTCATTCATCTCACTGAAGATGTTGAGCATGTCCTGCCCGTGCGGCTGCAGGAACTCCTCGATGCGTGGGAACTCGCACTTGCCCTGCTTGATGGCGTTGAAGATGTCGCTCATCACCTCAGTGCGCGCCACCTTGTACCGCTGCAGCCCCTTGTCCCAGACAATCTTGCCCTTGGTGCTACGCGCCAGATACTGGAAGCGGCGCAGGCGCTGGGTACCGAACTCCTTCAGCAGCTTGTAGTTCCGGTCGAAGCCGCCACCGTAGTCGGAGCCAATGAAGCGCACGTTGAAGTAGCGGACGAGCTCGATGATTCGAGTCATCTGCACTTCGGGGTCTTCCTCCTCCCCCATAAACCGATGGGCGAAGAAGATGCGGAACTTCATGTCGATGTACGTACCGAGCACGATGACCGTGTAGGTGTGCTCACCGGTTCCGTAGTCGATTCCAGCGTAGATGTGCTGGGCGTGCCCAAGAGCTCGGTACGTCTCGAGCTCCGCCTCCTTCATGCTGAGCTGCGGGTTGCACACAGCCTTCAGCTGCCCGAGCGTCAGCGGCCGGAGGCCTGAGTCGTACGACAGCCCGAGACACTCGTTGTAGAACTTCTCCCGAGCGTAGTGCTCGTAGTTGTAGAGGATGTCGTGCTCCCAGTCCACCCAGGGCACCATGAGCTGAGGGATGCGGTAGCTCTCCCACTGTGCGCTCTGGACCATGAACGCCCACTGCGCGTCCGGGTGCATCGGGTTGATGGGGCGGTGGCACTTCTCGCACACCAGCCCCTTCTTACCGATGTTCTTCTCCCCCAGGACGTTCCAGAACCGTCCCGTCTCCCCGCCGTGGGCATCGCAGGGAACCACCCACTCCCCCTGCGTGCTCATGTTGGCGCGGTAGTACTCGAGGTGGTTGTCCAGGCTCTTAGGGGTGCCCGCGTACACCTGCCGCTTCAGGTGCTTAGGGGAGTGGCTCAGGCACTGCTCGATGACTGGGACGTTGTCCTGCAGCACGTCCTGAAACTCGTCCATCTCGAGCATGTTCGCCGGCACACCTCGAGTACGGTCAGCGTTCAGGTACGCGTACCGCAGAGTAATCTTCGACCAGTTGACGAACTGCTTCTCGAAGATGTTCTGACTGAGCATGCTCGTCGTGAACTTCTTCAAGACAGGACTGGTCTCTAGGGGCTCCTTGATGCGGTCGTTCGAGAAGGTCTTCGTCTGCGTCGCCGATGGGCTGACGTAGAGCACCTTGAACTGGGGGATGAGACTCATGTAGCAGAGCCCGATGTTCCCCAGCAGGGTCGAGTTGTGGGTGATGAACCCATCACAAACGAAGTTGTGCGTCCCCTCCACCTCGAAGTCGACGCAGTCCTGCTCCCCTATATCCTCAACTTTGACGACCCGGTCCCAGTACACGTCGGTGTCGAGGTGCTGGGCCAAAGACTCAACCAGGTTCTGGTCTACCCCAGGCAGCTGACGTAGAACGCTCACGTAGCTCTCTAGCTTACCCCTGGTCAGAGGATACTTTGGCTGCTCACGTAGCCCAAACGAGCGCATGCTGTAGGTAGCGTTGCGACCCGAGCGCTTGGTCGACCTAGACGATGTCATCCTCTTGATGACGTCGCCGACTTCTTCTGGATACGTATCCCGATTGTTGTTCTCGGACGCGTCGGGGATATGAACACCTTCAGATTTACCCAGGCAACTAACCTCCGTTAGGAATCGACGAACTCCTTCCTGCGTCTCCACCCGTAAGATGTAGGCGTACTTGAGCTGTCCGCGCTTCTTGTAGATGTTGGGCCAGTTTCTTCGTATGCGGGAGGGTATGCCGAACTTCCAGAGCAGGGACTGAACGTCCCGGACAAGCTGCCGGGAGATGGAGCAGTACTCCAGCGAGTACTTGCTCCTGCTGTTCTGCTTGACGTGCCCATCCGTAGACCAAAGCCGGTTCAAGAACAGGGCCGTATGCTCCCGGCACAGACTGAACACCCAACGCGGTACAACTTTGGTAGCGGAGCGCCTGCCCCTCAGGTCGTCAGCTTCAAACCAAATCGCCACGCTACTGTTCCAGCCAAAGTGAACCGCCTTAGCCTCCGTGCCCTTCTTGTCGTAGACGCAAGACTCCACACCAAAGTCCGACAGCAGGGACAGAAACTCAGCTAACTTTGGACCTGGGAGGGATGTGAACGATAGCTTCCTCCCGAAGTGACCGTCCCCCAACATGTACGCCAACAACTTAATGCGCGCACTGCTCGCAGGTGTTGAGGAGAACTCCCCAGCCCGTCGTACGACCGCAAGACGGTCCCCTAGCCGCACCTCGCCAGCTTCCCGCCAGCTATCCCAAATCCGCATGGGGTGGGTTGTGGCCACGTCGCACACGTGCCCCTGCCTGGTAGTAATCCGGACGCAAGGCTTTCGGTATACCTTGGACACCCAGGAGACCCTTCCAGAGGTCATTGCGTGCCCTCCCCCGGGAACATCCAAGGTAGCGACAGCATCCCCCAAGCGAACGTCCCCGGCTAGACAGCGCGCACCATCGGACAGAAGAACGTTGCTGCTAACCACAACGGTCTTCTCCACCTGCCTCGCGCAGAATAGGAGCAGGCGCTTCGCCGGCGTGTCATAGCAGCGGACCATGTGCCGCCGCCCCTCGAACGAGAACTTGTCGATGACTACGATGGCGCTCTCTTCACCCTCGGCATCCACGGTCTTCTCGACGCGCGGCATCCGGAACGCGTACTCCGTGAACTGCGAGGGGCGCAGCGCCGGAAGACGCCCCACGTCAGCGTCAGCCAGTCGCTGTACTAGCGGCTCCTCACTGGGCACTTCCCCGGGAGGGGACCACACCCTATCCTCCGCCCAGGTGTCATCCCAATCCTCATCTTCGTAGAGGAGCTCAGCCGCCATGTTCCCCCCCGCTGCTGCTGACATCCAAGAAGCGGTGGCCGGCTTGGGACAGAGCCTGGCAAGGGCTGGTGACCAGCTGCACGGGGACTACGCGGTGTGGGAGGACGAGCAAGGAGAGCACGCGGCCTTTCGCCTGAAGGAGAAGATACCGAAGGAGCTACGGAGGTACGTAGCGGACTACATCAAGATGTACCTCTTGGAGTGCGGGTGGCTGGTGATGGGAGAGGTCACCTTCCACGGCTTCAGGGTGGACTTCAGCTTTGTGCCGTGGTCAGGGCGAGCGCCAACGCCTCGTTCAGACGAAGCTCGAACCCCTCCGCCAGCGCCATCGGCGCCACCGAGTCCCCATACCCCCGAGCTCGAAACCACCAGCTTGCCACCTCTTCCGTGTACTTCGCCACGAGGTGCGGGTACTCCGCATGGAAGTAGCTCTTCGCCACCGGGCTCAGCTGGTCACGGAACGTCTCCAGCCAGAAGGACTCCCATTTCCGCTGAGATGTGGCATCTCCTTTTTTCGCAGCCTCCACCGCCACCTTTGGCAGGAAGAACTGGATGACCAGGTCCCCCGCCACCACGCCGTGCCGAGCTGTGAAGTAGGTGTACGCCTTCTCCTCGAACTTGGGGATGGCGCTCTCCACATCCGACGCCGTGCTCTCCCGCCCGCTCTCCTGTCCCAACAGCCCTACGGCACGCTCTGGAGCCACCTCGCCCAAGGACACCTGCTTCTCGTTAGACATCGTGCGCCTCCTTTGCCGACAACGGCTGAACGTCCACGGTGTGCGCACCTGCGGACAGCTCTCCGATGTGCGGGGGTGTTGTAACGTCCGTCTGCAGCGCCAGCTTCTGCAGCTCCCGCTGCAGGTCCGCGTCTGGCGTGCCCATGTTGGTCAGTAGCTCGTTCGTGATGTTCGCCGCGGTCATGAAGTCGCGAGCTTCCATCGCGCTGCGCGAACCACCAATCATGGCGGCGGAGTGCGCCTGCATCATGCACAGCGCGCGCACGGAGGCGGCCAGCTTCGACAGCTCGAGCGTGCTGGGCAGGTTCCCCATCCGCATCTGATTCAGCAGGCTTGCCAGGGGGCGCACTGGGTGATTCGCCACCAGGCGCCTGGCGTCCCTGAACCCTACCTTCTTCAGCGCCCCACGAATCTGGTCCTCGTACTCATCCGAGTTCGGGTCCACGAAGTCCGTGCGCAGCTGCATCAGCGCGCGCATCTCCGTCTCGTCCACCCGGTCCGTGTCGAAGAAGAAGCAGCGGTAGCGCTCGATGGTCTTCGTAGTGCAGAGGCGCCCCGCCCCCCGCATCCGGTGCGCGATGAGCCCAGGCGGGTCGTCCGTGATGAGCATCGACTCCATGACCTCCTTGGCCTTCGGGTCGTCGAGGATGGAGAACGCCTGCCCCATCGCCTCATCTGGGTAGAACAGGTAGTAAAACCTGTGCGCCGTGAGGAAGTGCAGGGAGGTACGGTGCCCCTTGTCAAACGGACGGAAGGGTACTGGAGGATGCAGCTCCCGCCGCAGCCGGTTGACGTAGGAGGGGCTGAGGAAGTCTAGCTGCTTCAGCTGCAGCATGCCCACGATGGTTTCATCGCCGTACCCATCGGGGTGGACAATCAGGTACTGGATGTAGAGCTCGGCGGGGGAGTGCCGAATCATGCACAGAAAGTGGCCGACTTCGGCCCCCGGGTCAAGAGCTAGTCGTCCGCAAGAGCGCCGATGGCGGCTCCACCAAGCCCCAGCGCCCCCAGACCACCAACTACTCCACCCACAACCCGGGTGCCCTTCACGTGCGACTTCTCCTTCTCCAGAGCAGAAGTCAGGTGCTCCTTACGACGCTCGGCGGCGCGCATCTTAGCCACCGCATCCCCGCGCGACTTGTGGAGCTTCCTCGGCAGCGCGCTGAAGTGTCCCGCATGCCGTGCCCGAACAGCGTCCATGCCCTTCAGCTCCCGCTCCATCGCTCTGGCCCGGGAACCCGTGAGGCCTTGGAGAACACGCCCGAGCCCCCTGGCCTTACCGACCCCGGCTGCCTTCTCAATCTCCAGCAGTTCACGAAGTGTGTGCATCTCACCCATCCTGGAACGCGAGGACCTTGAGCCCCTCGATGACCTCTTCCGTGGAGCGTACCGCGCGCTCGAGTGCGGTTGAGGAGACATCACTGACGCCGACGCGGCTGGCGAGCAGGAGGTCGCACAGCTTCGTCTGCGAGTCCTCGAGCGTGGGCAGGTAGCTCACGAAGGTCATGAGGTTCTCGGGGTTGATGAAACCCAGAGAGAGCACCGTATCGACCGCCGTCGGGTCTGGGATGACCGCCGCTTCCTTCATCAGGTCCTTGCGGAACAGGGGGACCATATCGTGCAGCTCCGCAGCGCGTCGCTGCGCGTACGCCTCCTGCTCCGCCGCCAGCTTGATGGACCGCTTGGTGACCACCTTCACCGGCTCGTTGAGCGAGTGCCCGAGCTTCTCCACCCCGTACCCCTGGTGCACCCCAAGGGCTGCCAGCAGGAACATGGCATCGTCGAGCCCGAGCATCTCCCGCTCCGCCGAGGCGAGCTTCGCCACCCCAGGGCCCGTGAAGGTGAAGCAGTCGTGGTCGCCCCGCACCCACACGTGGCTCTGCTTCTCCCCGCCGCCCTGACCCTCCCCGATGTCGGGCTCGTTGCTCTCCATGTCTTCGGGGACCGCCTCCGAGGCGCCCTCGTGCCAGTCCTCCGGGGCCTCCTCCCCACCTTCGCCGCCCACCAGGGACACGGCGTTCGCGGTGCCCAACGGCGTCCACTGCCAGTGGTCCGGCACGAGCACCTTACCCTCAGGCGACTGCATCACCGTCTGGATGTTGGGCTGCACGCTGACCTGGACCGGGCGGCCGTCGAACGTCTCCCCGATGAAGGTCGCGGGCTCCCCTGGGCTGGTGTAGGAGCCCCCGCCCAGCTCGAGCGGGATGGTGGCCTGCAGCTTGCCCTCGTCGGTGTGGCTGAAGAAGGCGCCGGTGCCGCCCACCATGCCGGTCGGAAGGCTCGCGCCGTCTCCCGCCGGCGTCCCGAGGATGTCCGGCTGTACGGCCGAGTGGGAGCCGTTGGTGAACATCGCCAGGGGCAAGGGCTGCCCGTCGACGTCGAGAAGGTTCGGGATGACGTACCCGATGAGCTCCTTACCCGACTCCTCGTCGACGACCTTGTAGAGGCCGGATTCGTGCACAGGGAGCGCCTCCGGCGCATCGAGGGGGCTCCCCTCCTGTGCGTCCGCCCCATCCGCCATAGTGACCTGCCCCGCCTCATCAGCGGCCAGCGCTACCTTCTCCCCGAAGGACTGCACGACATCCCTGCGGGTGAGCGGGACGGTCATGGGACGCCAGTAGACGTGGCTCGCCGTCTTCATCAAGTAGCCGTCGTTGGTGCGCAGCAGCTGCACCACCGTCGGTTTGATGTGCAGAGCCAATGCCTCCGCCGTCTTCTCCACGCTCACCGGTTCGCGGTTCGCGAGCAGACCAAGCGGGCCCACCAGCGCCTGCGCGTTCACGCTGTACGCCGCCTGCAGCCCGCGGTCCCCCGCGAGCTTCTCGAAGAACCGGTCGATGTCCTCACGGTAGTAGGTATCGAACGTGGCCTGCAGCAGCGACGCCGTCTTGCGGAAGGCCACCTTCGAACGCGACGCCGTCTTCTTCATACTCGGCTTGGCGGCCTTCGCCTGCTTCGTGTAGCGGAAGCCCTGGTCGTGCCGCTCGAGCTCCTTGATGAGGAACTCCTCGAGGACGGAGCTCTGCTTGCCCATGCCGCCGCCCATGCCGACGGTCATCCCACCACCGCCGAAGCCGTAGTTCTGGCGGTACGGCGGATAGAGCTGACCAATCATCGACTGGTCGCCCGGCGTCTGGCTGGTGACGTCGAAGGACTGCGGGCGGAAGAGCGACTGCCGCAGCCGGTTCTCCGTCAGGGGGAGCACCTTCGACTGGTCGCTCACCAACAGGTCGAACGGAGAGAGCTTCCGCTCCTTGATGACCACAGGGATGCGCACCGAGCGCATGCCCGCCGCCGCGAGCATGTCCGGGTCCGCGCTGTCCTGCGCCTCGGTCTTGTTGGTGAGCTCCACCTGCCCCAAGCCGTAGCCTCGCTCGCTGTCCACCTTCTCCATGGTGACGTGCGGCTGGAAGTCGGCGATGTACGGGACCTGCTGGTACAGCTCCTGGAGTACTTCCTGCGGCCACTGGTTGGGGTCTTCCGAGAGGTCGACCTCCCCAGCGGTCTTCTCGAACTCCACTTCCGGCTGAATGAACAGGGGCTGCATCATGTCGTTCCTCACGGCGGTACTCGGATTATGGCATCGAAACCGACCTTAGCAGAAGGCGCGGCCCCGAAGAGCAGGACACCGAAGACCCCGGGGGTGTCTACCCCGAGAGTAGCCGAGTCGGCCACAGCCTCTAGCTGCCCATTTGCAACCTCCCCGTCCAAGTAAGCGGAGACGGCGCGGACTGTGGTGTCTGAGAACGCGATGCAGAAGATGGGACCGGCGTTAAGCGCAGCAGCGAAGCCGGCCGCCGCCTTGATGGCTGGAATCTTGATGGCCAGCGCCAGCTTGATGAGTACCTGGATGGAGCCGAGCTGAAGGGACAACGAAGCGGCAAGAGCCGCCGCCGCGGAGAGCTCCGCACCCAGCGATAGTTGGATGGGGGGCAGGCCGAGGGATAGCGCTGCCGCCAGAGCCGCCTGTAGTGAAGCCAGCGCAGCTATCGACGCCTTCAACGAGGCCACCAACCCGAAGTCCCCGATGCTCAGGCTGAGGGACAGGGAGGCCTGTAGCGCGAGAGCCGCATTGAACTGCGCACCGAGGGAGAGCCCGAAGGGCCCCAGCCCCAACGCGATGAGCGCGTCTATCTGCGCCCCCAACGGATTGAGGAACGCCACAGCAGCTGCCGCCCCGATGTTGAAGTCGAGCAGCTTGAGGGCGCGGTATGCGTCGGGTAGCGGCATGTCAGACGAGGATGGTGGGGTTACCGGAGCTCACGACACCCGTCAGTATTTGTCCCGGGGTGACGGTGCCAGGGCCTGCCGGGGTGACTACAGCGAGGGGCAGGTCAATCATCACGCGAACAGTGGAGCCCACAGAAGCCACCGGCTTACCACCGCTGTTTAGCACCAAGCCTCCACCGCCGGTACCAAGCTCGGCGCCCTGCTTGCCCACGAGCCTGACCGTGCCCTCCGCCTCGAGGGAGACGTTCTTCCTGCAGAAGATGGTGATGTCGTCGTCGACTGTGAGGCGGAGCTTCTTCTTCACCCGCAGGTTCACCGAGCCCTCCCAGCGAGCCATCATGCCGCCCGCGCGGTCAACGAAGATGCGCAGCTTCACATCGGCGGGGTCCGCCTTGAACTCCCCCGAGTCCGTCTCGAAGCCGTTCCTCGCCAGCGCGAGCTCGTACACCACCTGCTCCGACGTCCCTATCTCGAGCTGATTGTTGTTCGAGTCCTCCCCCGCATCTCCCACTGGCTCCCCCGTAGGGGAGCGCACATACCCTACAGCGACACGGAGGTCAGCGTACTCGTCATTGGCGTAGACGCGGTACGTGCTCCTGCACTCTGCCGTGGGGGCTTCGCTTCCTCGGTCTTGAATCCCCCAGTTGACGGAACCAGCCCCATTGAAGTGGTTGTAGTTCTGGCTGATGTCCGTCACCAGATTCTGCAGCGGGATGCAGATGCGCTGCGCCAGCGGGCCCGAGCCGAACTGAGCCACGCCCCCTCGGTGCAGAATCATGAAGTTGCCGTCTCGCCCACGCGCAACGATGTCCCCGGGCTTGCCCCGCTTCCTACCGCCGGCGTAGGTGAAGTTGCTCTTCTCCGTCGTATCCTCACCCGAAGACGGCGTCTGCTGCGTGACCATCGGCATGATGAACGCGAGCACGAAGGGAGGCGGACCGTCGGATGGGATGCAGATGAGGCACTTGGACCCCACTTCCGGAACGGCGTAGATGCCCTCCCCTTGATTGGGGTTCATGTACGGGCTCGCCACCTGAAGGTCGAGCATGGTCTTGCGGTCGAAGATGGTGGAGACGTCGACCGTCCAGTTCACCATGTTGACGTTGAAGACGCGCGCCTCGTGGATGTAGGCGGGTACGGACCCCTCAGGCTGCACCCACCCAGAACGGCCGAAGCTCGTCCACGTGAGCGGGTTGAAGTACGTTGTTAGTCCCTTGAGCGGCATCTAGTAGCTCCACGAGGGGAGGCCGGCGATGTGCGGAGGCTTGAACAGGCTCTTCTTCTTCGCCAACCCGAACTCTGCCCCGTACGCCATCCCCGGCGTGGGGTTGAGTCCGTGCAGGTCGGAGACGGCGCCCTCAGCTGCCGCGTCCGTCAGCGTCTTCGTCAACCGCTCGTGGTTGAGCTTCGCCATCCAATCCTCTTGGACGACCAGAGGCATGACGTCGATACCCTTGAGGACCGGTGTGTAGTCCGCCGGTCGCCGCCCCTGCTGAACCAGCGCCCGATTTGTGGCGCGCATCTCGGACGTAGGCTGAAACTCCCCCTTCAGCACGCCTTCCACGTCACCGGGGTGGGTCACCCTGGACACATTACCCAGTGCCCGCACCACCGTCTCGATGTGCTGGCGGCGAACGCCCTCTGGTTTGAAGATGGAGTGCAGCTCCGACGCCAGGTAGTTCTGCACCTTCTCGATGTTCCGCGTAGCTCGGTAGAGGTCGTGGGGGTTCACATGCGAACGCGTGGGGTCGCTGAGGGAGTGCCCCGCCTCCACCTTCATACCCACCACCGGGGGCGCCCAGCTGCCAACCGGTCCTACCGGAGAGAGCAGCGAACGGCCCGCGCGGTCGAATGGTACGAAGTGCTTCACGTCGTTGATGTAGACGTTGTGCCCGGTGCGCTCCGGCTCAATCTTGGTGATGGTACCTGAGGTCATCGCCAGCGCAGCCGCGTCCGGAATCTTCTTGGGCAGCAGTGTCAGCTGCTGCGTACGCTCGAAGGCGCCCAACGTCCCCGCACCACCAGTGCCCTTCACCCCACCCGAGTGGAACGCCTTGAGGGCTAGCTGCACCGAGCGCTCCCCGAGTGCCTGCGCCCCCAAGACCCCCACGTTCGAGCCCAGGTCGTAGTACGTACCGTTCGGACTCAGCCCTGCGCACTTCTGGCACAGACCCTTCCCGTGCTCGCACTTCATCGCGGAGCGGACCACGACCTGCGCTCCCTTGTCCAAGCGGCGCATCTGCCCCACCACGTCGGGGCTGAGAACGGTGCCCGCTGGGAAGGTGCGGCCCTTCACCACAGCGTCAGCAGCTAGCTCTCGGTCGTAGACCTCCTCCTTACCGACGGGCATTCCGATGCCGCGGGAGGTACCGCAGTCGTGCCCTGTGACCACCAGGTTCATCGTGCTGTGGACCAACCGCTTGGAGAAGTAGCCCGGGTCTCGCACCTCCTGCACCTTCTGGATGGCGCCCTTCCTCGCACCGCTGGACTGAATCCAGTACCCGGCGAGGTCGAGGCCTTCGGAGTACGACTTCGTCACCGGCATCGGGATGGTGCGCCCACGCGCATCCTCCAGAAGCATGGGAGCGAGGCGCATCTGCTGGTACTGCTTCCAGCTGGGCTTGACGCCGGCGTCGAGCATCTTGAACAGGTTGTCCGACTTGGCTCCCGCCTTGGCCCGGTGCTCCTTCTCCATCTGCTCGGTGGCCTTCGTCCACTCCTCGATGGTGCGCACCTCCTTCTGCTCCGGGGTCAAGCTCCCACGACGGATGGCGTCGACACGCTTCTGCGTCTCCTGCACAACCCGGTCCCGAACCTCACGGTCTGGACGGAAGTCCTCCAGCCCCAAGGAGTGCGTGCCCACGGGCACCACCTGCGACTGGGCGGGATTACTAGGATTGCGGAGCGTGATGTGCCCGTACGAGGCCTCGAAGCCGTAGTCCTTCAGCTTGTTGGCCGCGTCTGCGAAGTCCGCCTTGTGCTCCTTCGCGAGCTGACCGTACAGCTCCCCCACCCCACGTGCGCTGAGCTTGAAGTCGTGGTCGTGCAACACCTTCGCCTGCATCGGCTTGGGCAGCGCGTCGGCAATCAGCACCCGACCTGGGGTGGTCTTCCCGTACCCTTCGATGTGGGCCAGCTCATCGATACGATGGGAGCCCGCCTGCACTGCCTTCATCGCATCGGCTGCGTTGGCGAAGCGCTTCTTCCCGCTGCCCGTCACCTGGGTCATCTTGTAGAGACCGAGCGCGCTGTCGAGCGTGGGGGTGAACGTCACCCTACCCGTCGCCTCGTTGAAGAGGTTGCGGGTGGGCATCATCCTGCGCGCCTCCTCCACCGCGTCGTCGCTGATGGGCACGTACATACTCATAGCGTCCCCATCGAAGTCAGCGTTGTATCCGCTGACGACGAGCGGGTGCACCTTGATGGCCTTGCCTTTGGTGGGGCGCACGGTGAACGCCTGCACGTTGTGCTTGTGCAGAGCCGGGTCACGCTTCATCAAGACGGGACGGTCCGCCACTGCCGCCTCGAGCGCCTTCTGCACACCAGCGTTCGTGTACGCCCCCTTCTTCGCCAGAATCTCCTGCGCCTCGAGGGGGTGCTTGGCCATCCCCAACGACACCATCTTCTGCACGACGAAGGGACGGTAGAGCGTGATGGCCTGCTCCCGAGGAACGGCCACCTCGTCCAACCCAAGCGCCGGCTCAGGGACAATGGTCGAGCGCATCGTCATGTCCTGACGACGGGACAGCAGCGTCTTCTGGAAGTAGCCCTCCTTAGGGGAGTTCCCAGAGATGAGCTGCATGATGCCCTTGTTCTCGCCCTCCGACTCCGCCTTGGACCTGCCCACCCCAATGAGTGCCCGGAGCCCATCGTACTGGGCCCGACGCGACTCCCGGAGCTCCGCGTCGTCCACACCCAAATGCGACCGCTTCTTGTAGCCCTCCAACTGCCCGTTGTTCGCAGCGAAGTCCTTGTACAGCCCGTTGAGGTCCTCCCACCGGACGCTGCCGTCTTGCATGACGCTCGGTGGACGCATCGCCGGGGGCAGCACGGGCACATTCCGCAGGACGTACGCCTCGTGCGGACGGATGTCCTTGGCGTGCAGCAGCCCCAGGTACTTGACCTTCTTCAGTGCCGTATCCAGCTTCTGCGTGGCCGCGCCGTGAGCGATGCCCGCTGGGATGCGCGCGTCGTCTAGCTCCTTCTGCGCCTTGGCTAGTTCCTTAGCCACGTCCAGCCGCTCGAGCGCGGCAGCGATAGCAGGACCGCCTGTCTCTCCCTTGCCCAGTGGGACCACCTTGCCGCGTGCATCCAGTGCGCTATCCCCACTGACAACCGCGTTGAACTGCGTCCCCGTCAGCCCGAGTACCTTCTTGATGGGCTCCTCGTAGACGGGATTCGGCATCGGCTCCGCCAGCTTGAAGTGCGACCACCGCTTGCCCCCTATCCCGCCGGTGGCTCGCTCATCGAACAGGCCGCCAGGGATAGGCTTCAGGCTACCGTCCCTGTCCAACGTGGTCGACGTCAAGCGGCTCGGCTGACGCAGCTCCCCGGCTGACATGGCAAGGATGTCCTTGTCGGTGAGGGGGGACAGCTGCAACTTGCTGCCCTTCTTCTCCACGTTGACGCCCGCCGCCCGCAGCATGTCGGTGAACTTCTGAAAGGCGAACGTCGGACGAGGAGCGGGCAGCGGCAGCCCCTGCTGGATGTTGTTCCACACCTCGTGGTGCTGACTGGGCCACTTCTTGCCCTCGGGTGCTGGGTCGGGCCCCTCACTCTTCCACGTCTGCATCTCCCGGATGTTGGCGGTGGCGCCGTGCGCCAGCAGCACGTTGATGCCGAGACTGCCGATGGACTGCCCGCTCGCCTTGCCGCCACTCGTTGGCTGCAGGTTGATGTCGTAGGTCTCCGGTGTCTCTCCACGCAGCGTCATGCCCGAGCGCGCCAACGCTTTCTTGTCGACCTGATGGTGGAGCTTCAGCATGTGCTGATACCCCACGAGCGCCTTGCCTAGCGACTTGCCCGTTGCTGGGTCGATGAGCTCCTCTTGGTCCTGAAGACCTCGCGCCGCCAGCTCCTTCTGCATGCGACCGACCTGGTCGACCCCGTGCTCGAAGTTGTCGATGATGAAGGGCTTGCCGTCCTTCTTCGCTATCTTGGACGCGACGGTCTCCAACACCTGCCCGATGTTCATGCGACCCGGGATGCCAGACGGGTTCAGCGCTACCTGGATGCGCTCGCCGCCTTTGGTGACCGGCATCTCCTCGTCCGGCACCACCTTCGTGACGATGCCCTTGTTGCCGTGCCTGCCCGTAATCTTGTCGCCCACCTGCATGGGCTCCACGGTACGGACGTGGACGCTGACCTCTCCCCGCTTATTCCGATACACGCCCACCACTTCACCGGCGTGGCTGCTGTCCCAGCGAAGGGACGCGTCGGTCTGCTGCCCCGACAGACTGCGCCGGATGCGGGCGATGCCAGACCGGTCGTTTATCTGAACCTGGCGCGTGTTCAGAACGAGCGGGTCGCCCGGCAGCACCTTCTGCCCGACGCGCACCACGCCATCATCCCCTAACTTCTCGTACTGCTCCTTGCGGTACGCCTCCGGGTGCTGAATCTGGAACTTCTTCGGGTTCCCTACGTCCCCCTCCTGCACCTTTAGCTGGGGCTTGTGCATGTGCACGGAGCGGAGGCTGTGCGCGGCGCTCTCGCTGATGACCACGCCGTCCTCGAAGTTGTACCCCTTGTACGGAATGTAGGCGACGGTGAGGTTCTTCCCCAGCGCCAGCGTGCCCCCGCGCGTGTAGTTGTTGTCGGCGACGTTCTGCCCCGCACTCACGCGGTCGCCGACCTTCACGGTCGGCGTGGAGTCCATCACGCTCTTCGAGTCGTTGAGCGGGAAGTTGTTGTACAGTTGCACCCTGTGCTGCTTGCCATCCTCACCCCGGATGACGACACCACGCTCCTTGTCTGCGTGCAGCACCGTCCCCGCCACCGGCGCGCTGTGCGCTGAGTGGCGCCCCACGAACTCCTCGTAGGAGCGCACGCCCTTGCCACCCGTCCCCACCTGAACCAGCGGAACATCACGGTCCTCCAGACTGATGGCCTGCTCGAGGTGGCTCGTGGCGTAGGTGGCGCGGTTGCCCGAGTTGTTCCCCATGAACGGGATGAGGTTGGACGTCATGGAGAACGCCTGCGACGGGTGGTACATCGCGTAGTCGGCGTCCTTGAACGGTTGCTCCTCGAGCTCGTTCTTCACAGACGACACCTTCACCGTCGAAGAGACGGGACGGGGGCGCTGGTCGTCCCCCCACTTCACCTGGTCGGGGAGCACGACGCTGGAGCGCATGAACGTCCGCGGCCCGATGAGCTCCTTCTTCCCCGTCCGCAGGTTGTAGACGGGAATCATCGGCTCCTTGCCCACCTTCTTTACGCCGATGGGTAGGTGCAGAGTCACCCCCGTCTTGCTGTTCCCGAGCCACACCGGCCTCTTTCCGTTACGACGCACGTACAGAAAGGTCCCCGGAACGGAAGCGCAGTACACGTCACCGGCGTAGTCCACGGTGTAGTAGGGAGAGTGTCGGGTTCTCGACGAAGTCTGGGAAGAACACTCTGACTTCCGAAGTAGCCGTACCTCGTACACGTCTAGGTAGCGCTCCTGCCTCTTGTCCTCGTACCTCTTGAGCGTCGTGGGATACCCCAAAGAAATGGCGAGCTGCTCCACCTCAGTAGCCAACCGAGCGGAAGTGGTGGTGTACGACGCGGAGTTCTGCTTTACCCGAGCGTGCGTGGTCGTCAGCCTGCCATCCCCCCACAGCAACGCGTCAAGAAGACGGCGACGTGCGGTCAGAGGCCACTGAAGAAAGCCAGACGGAAGCCTCTTCTCGGAAGCGGTGGTGCCAAGCTGCTGCATGTAGTGCGCTAGCTGCTTCACCCCTATGGTGTACCTGTTCCGACCCTCCTCCCTCTTCGAAACACTCCAAGAGTAGGGGAGCTGACTAAGCAACCAAACAATACGACTGCAGCAGTCCGCGTTGCAGTCGCTCTGAAATAGGTGGACGTGGTACGTGGAAGATTCCTCGTCGTAGCGGCAGTGGCCCTCGCTAACGAACCATCCCACCAACTCTGCCCACAGCTCAAAGGGCACGGAGTCAACATTGACGCTAGAGTTATTCCCCTCAACAACCGGCACGTAGAACAACGGTTGCTCAACCGTCTCTAGCGGGTCGTGCGCACTCCTGAACTTTCGAGGCTTGCCGTGCATCTCCGCAGCACTGACCACCCTGTATGCACTACCCTTATCAAAGGGGCGGCACAACATTCGGTGGTTGGGGGTAACCAGATACTCAAGCTGCGGGCGACGCAGCCCGTACATCCGTCCCTCGTACTTGTAGCGCTGTAGCTCCGTGGCGGGGTGAAACTCCAGCTTCCCCCCGATTAGACATGCGAATCGCGTGCTCTCCGTGACATGCGGCCAAAGAACCCACCCCGTCTCCGTAAACACCTCGGTCTGCTCGTCGAAGCAGCCTTCGGGTGTGTGGAGAGGGTCGAGGAACCCAAGGTGGCTCGGGTTGATGAGCTTCGCCTCGTCCACGATGGCATTCTCGCTCTTGATGCCACCGGGCCCCATGATGGTCGTGGCCATGGAGGAGGAGACCATCTCCACCGGATTCAGTTGGTCTGCCGTCCTCACCGCGGCATTCTTCTTGAACGTGTCGAGGAGCGGCTTGTTGAACAACTCCGTGCGGACCACGTCGCGCGGAGAGCTAGCGGTGTTTATCTGGCGCAGCATCTTGGCCTTCAGGCTCCGCTGCACCCGCCAGTCCGTCAGCTTGTCGTAGGCGTAGTCGCCCACGCTACGCAGGTCCTTGAAGACCAGATTGTCCCGGTCATCTTCCGGAACCTTGCCCGCCTGTACCTGCAGCATCTTCGCAGTGGCGCGGGTCAGAACGTCACCGTCGACAGCCCGAAAGGGCTTGCCCAGCGTCAGCTCCGTAGAGTCCGGGTGTAGCTCCGACCCCGCTAGCACCTCTCGAGCATAGGAGGCTGCTACCTCCCTGGACGAGGGTGCGCTCTTGCGGTCCGCCTTGTAGAAGCGCTCGAGCGCTGTGGAGGCACCGCGCGCCTGCCGGTTCGCCTCCAGCACATCCTTGCCCCAATGCTTCTCCAGAGTGTCGTCGTCGACCCCCATCGCCTTCATCAACGGGTAGACAGGAATGGCCTTCGACTTCCCCCGCTCCATCATGAAGTGCTTCGTGGCTGGGTCGAACGTCACGTCGAAGTCGGGGCGGTTGGTGATGTTGAACCGCGTCTCGAGCTCTCCCGATTCACGACGCTTGGTGTACACCCCCGGCTTCAGCTGCCACTGGCTGTCGACTTGGTACTCCTGCCCGCCAACGATGTAGCTGTACCTGCGCGTGACGAGCGGCAGCTCGCCTACGTGCAGCTTCTGCACCACCTCTTTGCCCGTGTCCTTGTGCTTCAGCGCCAGGGTTGCGTAGATGGGTCGGCTGAAGGTGCTCCCCTCCACCTTCGCCTTGTGCTGCCCCTCGATGTCGTCGTGCGCCCCCTTGTCAGCGGCTACCTCCAGCCCCTTCAGCACCAAGGTGTGCTCGCGTCCCTCCACTGGAAAGTGCGCGCGGATACCCGCCAGAGCGCGCTCTTTAAGGTCCTCGAACGCCTCCTCGTGGTCCAGGTACGCCATGGGCTAGAGGGATTCTAGCGTACTCCCCAACGAGAACCAGACGCAAGGACAGAGAGCGGAGCGCGATAAGAGCTGTGAAGGAGCCACATCGGCTCAACCCAAGGAGGAATCATGGGAAACAGCGGGCGCGAGATGGAGAAGGACCGGGACGAGCTTTTTGGTGGTCCCCTCGAGACCAGCGAACCCGACGACGACGAAGAGGAGGACGAAGAAGAGGAGGGGGACGTCAGCTAGTGTATTGGGCAGCCTTCATCGCGGGGCTGTGCAACGGCCTAGTCATCTTCATCCTGGAGACAATCGCGCGTGCTTCTAAACCCAAGCCGCCAGCCACTCCCGGTGTGGCCGGGGACTAGGATGCTGTCCGAGTTGTTCGGGCTGGTGGGGGTCTCCATCGAGGACCCTCACCAACCTGACCGGCAGTGGACCATCTCTAATCTCTTCGCCCCCGTTTCCGGGAGGGCACTGGGAGGAATCCGAGCGAAGCTCGTCGACGAGCAAGGCTTCATCACGTTCGTGAACCAGCGCGACCTCGAGTTGCTACTAGACCTCGCTCGTCCGGGAGCGTGGTGCGAGTGGTCGGGGAGCCTCTATCCAGGCGTGACCTGCGCGGACGAGGGGTGGTTCGGCTTCTGCGTCGACGATGTCGACCTCGCAGACGACCTGCAAGAACGGGAGCTAGTTCTGCGACAACAGTATGGCGGAGTACTCCCGAACAACATTGAGCTCTCTCGACTCGTGCACGCTGAGCACGACCTCGATTACTCCGAGCTCCTGCTGTTGCTCTGGGACCGAGACTTCGACACCGGATACAGCCCAGACCCACGAGTGGAAACCATCAACCGCCGCTGGGTACAGGTAGAAAGGACCAAGGTCAGATGGAAAGCCTCGGCGTGCCGCAGCCCGTGGGGCCGCTGAACTCGCTGTACTACTCGGGGAAGATTTGTGCTGACTGCGAAGAGGCCCTTCTTCTGGGAGAAGGCGTCGTTGTAGTGCAGGTGGTCATCCCGCAGACGACCGAAGGGCGCATCAGCTTCGCCGACTTCGAGAACCCCGACGGCTCGTACGCGTACGAGCCCTTCATCTTCCACAGCCACTGCTGGGAGGTGAACTACGAGAGATTGACGGAGGAGCTGGAGGAGCAGGCCTGCGAAGCCGTCGCGGACCCCCGCGCCTTCAGGAAGTGCAGCGCCTGCAGCAGCGGTCTGCTGCTCGGGGAACCCGTAGGTCTTGCCACCTACGGGCTCCTGTCCACCTCCAAGCGCACGCCCAACGGAGACCCCAGCATCGTGTTCGAGCGGAGCCAGGTGCAGAAGTGCCTGTGCCTATCTTGCCTCCGCACCCTGAACGAGGAGGTCATCGAGATGTGGGAGACCCTCTCCTACTCCGGTGAGTGCTCCCTCTGTACTTACGAACGACGATGGCGCACGGGGACCCCGTGTGACCACGAGGAAGAGGAAGAAGATGGCGACACTTGAGCAACTCATCGTGACCGCGCTCATGACCCCGAGGACCGACCCCCAGTCCACCACCTGCGTCTGGGGGCTCCCGGTCAACATCGTTGGGCTGTCCGGCTGTGGAAAGTCGGAGCGCGTCGTGGAGGCGTGCAGAATCCTGCAGCTCCCCTACCAGGTACTGTTCCTCGCCTCGAAGCAGCCCGAGGACATCGGTGGCGCCCCCTGCCACACCCCCGACGGCATCGTGATGGAGTGCATCCTCCCGCAGGCCAACAAGCTGATGCACGCTGGAACGGGGGTGCTGTTCATCGACGAGCTCAGCACCGCCCGTCCTGCGGTGCAGGCCGCTGCTCTGGGGCTCGTCAACGACCGGCGGGTGGGCGACCACCTGCTGCCGCCAAGGGTGCGCATCCTCTGCGCGATGAACCCGGCCGAGTACGCCGCCGGCGGCTTCACCCTCGAGGCCCCACTGGCGAACCGCATGCTGCACTTCTCTTACGAGGTGCCGACGTCAGACCAGTGGGTGGACTGGCTCATCGAGAGCACGCCACAGTCGCTCCCCACCATCACCGGCGCGGAGCAGATGATACTCAGCGGCTGGGGCCAGCAGTGGTCCCACGTCCGTGGGCTGCTCGTGGGGTTCATGAAGGCGAAGGGCAACCTGCTGCACATGCAGCCGAAGCCCGACGACCCCAACGCAGGAGGCCCCTGGCCCAGCCACCGCATGTGGAACTGGGCTGGTCGAGCCGTGGCCGCTGCCCGCTGCCTCAACATGCCCCCCGACCTGGACAACCAGCTCGTGCAGGGCTGTGTTGGCGAGGGCGTGATGGTGGAGTGGGCCACCTGGGTAGCCAACAACGACCTGCCGGCTCCAGAGGACATGCTCACCAAGGGGTGGAAGCCAGACCGCTCGCGTCTGGACATCACCATCGGTGCGCTCGCCTCGATGTCGCTGTGGATTAAGGGGCTGCAGGACAAAACCAAGCAGACGAACCTGCTGCCGGCGGCGTGGGAGCTCATCCAGCGGACCATCGACGAGAAGATGCCTGACCTCGCCGTCCGGCCAGCGGCGACGCTGGTCACCGCTGGCCTGGCAAACACGCACAAGGACCCCCGAGTGAAGGAAGCGTGCAAGGAGCCCATCCGAAACTTGGGCAAGGGCGGCTTCTCCCGATTCCAAGGGGTCGCCGTATGACCGACCAGCAGGAGCTCACCCAAGAAGAGATGCAGCGGTTGACCGACCGCTGCTACGAGATGCTGGCGAAGGCCCGCCTCGAAGTACTGAGGAGAGCACCCTACTTCGGCAGCCTGCTCTACGCCCTGGTGCCCGTCATGGCACCAGGGCTCGGCACGATAGGCGTCACGTCGGACCTGCTGCTCGTCGTTGACCCCATCCGGGTGGTGAACGACCCTGAACTCGGGGCACTGGACAGCCAGGGCATACCTCAGAAGCTGGCGGGGGCGCTGGCGCACGAGTGCATGCACCCACTACGGGACATGCAGCGCATCCACGAGCTGATGCAGATAGACCGCGAGCTCGCCAACATCGCGGCGGACCTCCCCATCAACTACGACCTGCGGGAGGCGAAGTGGGAGCTCCCGAGCTGGGGGGTCTTCCCCGAGAAGTACAACTTCCCCGTTGGGCTCACGATGGAGGAGTACTTCGACCTGCTGCGGAAGGACCCGGAGCAGGCCAAGGCGACCACTCGCGCCATCGTAGCCGAGGCGAAGGGGCAGGACCCAGGGGGCACCAGCCCCGACGTCTGCGCTGGTCAGTGCGGCAGCGTGGCGGGGAACCCCTCCCCCAACGAGGCTGCCGCAGCGGCCGGCGCCGGCGCTCCGGGCAGGCACCAGGGCGAGGTGACCGCAGCGAAGAAGTCGTCGCTGCAGGCCGCCAAGCAGCACTTCGAGAAGGTGAACGGGTGCGGCAACGCACCCGGCTGGATTGAGGAGCAGCTGGGCACGCTGGAGAGAAGGAAGGACCGGGACTGGGTGCGCGAGTTGAGCATCCTCGTCCGCCGGCGCAGCGGCATCATCCAGGCCGGCGGCTCCGACTTCTCCCTTCGGCGCCCGTCGAAGCGCTCCATGGACATCAGCCCCTTCATCCGCCCCGGGATGGTGGAGCAGCAGTACGAGGCCGCCATCTACATCGACACGTCGGGGTCGATGGGGGAGGAGGAGCTCCAGTACGCGAAGAACGTCGTCTGCAACATCATGGAGCAGACGGGCGTCGACACCGTGTGGCTCGGGCAGTGCGATAGCAAGATGCACGGAGCCAAGCGCGTGCGCATCCGAGAGGTCCCCACCATGACCATGAAGGGTCGAGGTGGTACCAGCTTCATCCCCATCTTCGAGCACGTGAGGGAGCTGAAGCCCAAGCCCGACATGGTCGTCGTCATCACCGACGGGGACGGTCCCGCCCCAAAGGTGGCGCCACGTGGGCTATGCGTCATCTGGGTCATCGTCCCCTGCGGGTACCGACGCCCGGCACCATGGGGTCACCTCATCGTGGCGTCCAACGACCACGCGCTGGCCGACCCGTACTACAAGTAGGTGAAGGCGCCCTCGGGCGTCTTCATCTAACCGCAAAAAGCTGCAGAAAGGAGGGACAAGAATAGCGAAGGGAATCTTCCCTTCCAACAACCAGAGGAGATACCGATGTCCAAGAAGACCGAGATTGCCGAGTACGTTCGCGAGATGAAGGCCTCGAAAGGGCTAGTCGAGCGCGACATCCTCGCCGCCGCGCAGGCGGGCGAGACGGTCGCGCGGACCCTGGGCACGCGCGTGGCGCTGCCCGCAGCCAAGTTCTACGCAGCGGCTTACGAGGTGACGGCGGTAGTCACCTCTGTCCTGCGCGAAGCCGTGGTCAGGGCGAGCACCGTCGAGCCGGACCTCATCGACCTCGTCCAGAAGGGGGCGTACACCGTCCACAAGACGGTCGAGGCGTGACCCCCACTGCGCAGTGGGCCCCCTTTGGGGGCCCGGCGACCGTTGAGCTAGCCCTGTATCAGGCAGCCTGCAGCGCCAGGGGAAGCGACCGCACCAACGGCGTCGCCCCTTCCCGACAGGCGATGGCTGTGAGCTCCCCACCAAGGTCAGGCTCCGTGAAGTGGACGGTCTTCACGCCCCGCTTCTCGAGCTTGTACAACAGCTCCGCCAGCGTCTCCTTGGTGGGGGACGAGAGAAGGATGAGGTTGTTCTCCTCCCGCCACTCCTTGGCGAGCTCCCCTTCCTCCAGGCAGAACGCTGCAGCAGCGTGGCAGGCCTGCGCTGCAAGCAGGCCAGGTTTGAGGTCCGCGCGTGCGATGACGTACAGCTTCTTCATGCTATCCTCCTGTCAGAGCGACGGGCATGGTGTCCGGGGAGAGCCCGGAACGGGGTATTGCTGTTCAACCCTCATGAAACACCCGCCGCTCGCATTTTCTAGTGGGGACGGATGGACTTGAACCACCGCCCTCCCACGCGTTGCCGCGTAGGCGCTCTACCCCTGAGCTACATCCCCTGGTCGTAGGGGCGGGCGAGCCGAAGCCCACCGCATCCCCCACGGCGCACCGAGCAGGTCTCGAACCTGCCGCCTTCCGGTTAGTTAGGCCGGGTGCTCTGCCTGCTGAGCTATCGGTGCTGAACGCACAACGGCCCCGGGCGCTGGGCGCCGAGGGCCGCTGGAAACCTCCCGCTAGGGGAGTCTGACTGTCAACTGCAAGAGCTGGTCACGAGCTGGATGGTAGCCACCGCGCCGTAGGGTGTCAACGGTCACACCATTGGCGTGGCGCGGCGCTCGGGGTAGACGTTGGGCTGCGGGCGCATGTCGACGGACGGTGGCGTGGGCCCGCCCCCTCCCCCGAGGAACTGCGACACCAGCTGCCCAAGCTCTGCGGACTGCGCGTAGATGGCGTCGAGGGCCATCTGCTTCTGCTCGGCCGGCAGCTGCGCAATCTGCTGGGCCAGAGACTGGGCGAGCTGCATCGGGTCGAGTCCCACGGCGCCCTGCGGCAGCCGCTGGCTGGAGGAGAGCTGGCTGGTGGCCTCCCCCGGCAGCGCCCCGAGATTCTGGTCAGGGGGAAGCTGAGCTTCGGGTACGGGAGGGGCGCCCATCGTTATGGCATTCCCTGGGGTGGGCTGGGCCGCCCCCTGCTGCGCTGCCGCTGCGGGGTCCATGGCCCCCTCAACTCCTCCGGGCTCCCCCGGCGCCGGCGCTCCCTGCTCCTGCATCATCCCCTGCTGCGCCTTGGCCTGGTACTTCATCATGATGAGCTGCTGCTCACCCTGCACCTCGGCCATCGCGAGCTGCTGCTTCTTGGTCGACTCGAGCCGCAGCGCGGTCTCCCGCACCATGATTTCGTCCTCGTCCTCCTGATTGAAGTCGGAGTCGGCGAGAAGCGTGGTGTCCGATATCTTCTGCGCCTGATTGAGCTGGAACAGCAGCTGCTTGCGCTGGATGTCGTCCGCCATCTTGAACGGCTTGAAGCGGATGTTCACCTCGGGCCAGTCGAGGTAGTTGGCAACCATCCGCATAATCCAGTTCGCCTGGAGGCGGTGGCGGAGTACGTAGCCGATGAACGCGTTCTCGAGCATGCGCATCGAGACGTTGGTGCCGGCATAGCTGAGGCCGCCCTTCAAGAACTCCTGGGGCACGCCCATGCCCATGATGAGCTGGGTCGAGTGCATCTCCATCTCCTGGAACATCAGGAGCGTGCGCCCGTCACCTCCCACCGTCTGCGTACCGAGCGGCAGCGGCATGATGGGGATGTAGTTGTTGTCGTAGCGCCAGCGGGCAATCTCCGCCGCGACCTGCTCCTTCCACTCCACGAGGTTGATTGTCGTGTTGTGGGTAGCAACCCCGGCCACGCAGAACGACCTATCTCCGCGCATCTGGAAGCCCACCACTTCTGGTACGTCGTTGACCTCCTCAACCTCATTGATTCTCAGAAGGACGTAGCCGTCACGGAACAATCCGCTCTTTTGTGGTACGTCGTCATCAGCTCGCGACTGCTCTCCTCTAAACAACAGCCGTAGCCGGTCTGCAACCGCTCCGTTGTAGTTAAGCTGATATGCCGTGGTGCGGAACTTGGAGGTCTCTGTCGGCTCCTCCTTAGCCGTACCACCGATGAGACCAAAAGATAGCAGAAGACGGCGAGCCTCAAGAAGCAAGGATGGATTGGCCAGCTTCAGCCCCACCCGATTTGTCCTCGTGTGAAAGTCACAGCCATCCCCCAAGAACAATCGGGACAGCGCTTCTAGAACAACGTTGTCGGGACCTTCGGATACCACAGCCGGCATCCTCTTATTGGCGAAACCCTCTCCGCACATACCCACCAGCAGCGCAGATAGGATAACGTCCTCAATCTGCACGCTACGCCCGTTCTGCTCCGGGCGCTCGCTGTGAGAGACACCACGATACCCCAAACCTCGAACGATTCCCTCTATCTCCTCAGCGTACCTTTTCTCTTCCAAGTGAAGCGAGAAAGAAACCTGAGAGCCGTTAAGGCTACCCTCGGCCAGATACCACCCAATGAGAGCGGCGAGCCCTGGGGTCATCTTGAAGAAGCGGGTAACCCGGTCAATACTACCTTCTCGCCTCATAGCGTACGCGACGTTGTAGTTCTGTTCTGACCACCCGCGCTCCTCTAGTAGCTGCCTTCGCTCCCCCCAACCATTCTTCGGGTCGTTGTTCTCTTCCAACCACTCGTAGATTTCTGCAGCTTGCTGCTCTAACCGATGGTAGACCCACTTACCTGTTACGGCCCTCTCCTTGATGTAGTCAGCCAGGTCTAACTCTTCCCCCCTCCTAACCCTCCTGTTCACCGGATACGCCACATAGTCCCCCTTCTTGAGCCGTGCAGCGGGGGTGAACTCAGGGTCTACGAATGCGTGCCGTCCCCGTCTGCTGCCATCAGGACGACGTACGGCAAGAACGGGGTGTTCTTCAGATAGCACGAACGGAAAGGCAGACAGCGAAGCAACTTTGAACTTGAAGACTTTCTCCCCACTACGGACTGACCGTAGGCTTCTAGCCTCTACCCGCCGCCAGGCTCCCGTGTGACTCCTGAGGTAATCGCCCTCCCCAACCTCACACGCAGGCAGCAGCCCTCCTACCGTCTCCACTAGAGTATCTGGCGCCACACAGAACGGGTCGGCGGCTCCGCTCGCTGCCTGCGGGAACATGATGCGCAGCGGCACGATGTGCTCGAGCAGGATGGCCTCCTGGGCCTTCTTCATCAGCTGCAGGTAGAAGGCGTCCTTCAGCACCGGCAGGATGAGCGGGATGCCCCAGCCACGGTCCTGCCACGCCAGCGTCGGGCGCTTCATGTGGAAGAAGTTGTCCTTGCTGAAGACCACGCCCTTCTGCTGCCGCAGCGCCTGGATGAAAATCTGCGGCACCTTCTCGACGACGTCCTTCTTGCCGATGACGATGTCGCTGCGGAGGGGGCCGGGGATGTTGTAGAAGTAGGTGGTCTCGCCGCTGATGTCGTTGTACGTGACCTCGATGTCCTCGACGTTCCACCGGATGAGTCGGATGCCCGCTGCACTCTTGTAGTAGCGGTCCTTGACGTCTGCGTCGTCCGTGTGCCCGCAGCGCGGGCAGGTCAGGCGGAACCCGAAGTTCGTGAAGGTCCACTGGTCTCGAATCTTGTCGGCGCGCTCAGCGAAGTGGCAGTTCCTACAGATGAGGTGCTTCACGAATGGAAAGTGGATGCTGACGCAGCTGTTGCCGTAGCAGTTGTAGTCGAGGCCACACTCCACCTGGAACGGGCGGTACTGCAGGTGGTCGTGGAAGTACTCCTCCCACCGACGCTTCACGCCACGGTTCTCGTGGTCGATGATGATGTCGGTGATGGGATACTCGCTCAGCTTAAAGATGGTCGCGTTGATGAGCGGGTTCGTCAGGAAGTAGTACCTGCAGTACTTGAACATCTCCTTGACGGTGGTCGGCAGATACGTGTGGGCGACGTCGAAGAACGGGTTCGGGTAGTTGACCCCGTTGACGAAGCTACCCTGAATGCGCCCGCGCGTGGACCCGACGCGCCCAGCGCCCATCGCGTTGACGCCAAAGTTCGCGCTCCAGCCTGGGAACGTCATACCCCAATGCCCTCCGGATAGACGCCCTGTGCCGAGGGCGAGTAGACGTGCTCCACGTTCTGACCCAGACCGCCATCCTCAGGCAGTGGGGGTCCAGGGGTCTTCCCCAACCTGTCCTTACGGAATGGTTTGGTGGCCAACCCCGCGGCGCCCTGCATCAGGCTCGAGGACGCCATCGCCCCCGCTATCGGCATGGGGCCCAGCGCGAAGGGCAGCGACGAAGCGAGCGCCTTCGCAGTACGCGTTACCCTCCCCTCCTCCCCGGGCTTACTCTCCCGAAGGGCCTCGCCTCCTACGAAGGCGGCGGGCATGCCCAACGTCAGCGCCTTGCCGATAATCCCAGGGTTCGAGTGCCACTGGTACTTGGCGGACTCACTGAGCGCCCGCCGCGGGTCGGTGGCCAACGCCTTGAACAGCCCGGGGACGCTGGTCATCCCCATGTTCACGGTGTTCTCCCCAGCAGCGATGCCCTTCTGCGCGCTCTCAATCTGCTGCTGCAGCTTCGGGGTCATCGGTCCTTTGGCCGCCTGCTCCTGCAGGGACGCCATCGTCCTACGCATGGGGGCCACACCCCCTCCAATCGACTCGAGGGCCGCAGAGCGAGAGGCATACCCCTCTGGCAGGGCCCCCGTGAGGGAATGCGCCTGCCGCTGCCCGAAGCGGGTGAGGCCGCCCAGGAAGCCGGGCTTTGCCGCCCCTGGTTGGGCTAGGCGGTTGACCAGCCCCTGCACCCGCTGGCCTCCGCCGAGGCCTACGGCACCGCCCAGTGCGGCCCCGCCGGCCCCACCAACGGCTGCTCCCTGCAGCGCCCCCTGCAGCGCCCCGATGGCGCCGGGGGTGCCCTCCTCACGATTTCGGTAGCCCTGGATACCCCCACCAACTGCGCCGAGCGCGGCGCCGCCGGCTCCGCCGAGTGAAGCCATCCCACCCCCCGCCAGCGCCCGGCGCCCGAGGTTCTGAGCCAACCCAGTCAGCTGAGCACCCATACCCAGCTTCTCGAGCCCGTACCGAAAGGCGAGGCGGTGTTGGTCAGACATGAGCCACCAGGGGTAGTTGAGCGCGCAGGGCGGTGCGGGACTCCTCCAGGTACTCTCGCACACCCAGCATCCGGTTGAGCTGCTCGTTCTCCACCGTGGTGGGCTCCAGCACCTTGCCCTGTTTCCGAACCTCCGGCCAACGCTTCTTCACCTCGTCGCAGTCGACCGGATAGCCCTCAACGTCATCCATCATCACCCACTCCAGGGGCTCGATGGGGACGAAGATACCATCGTGCATCTGCACCTGCTCCACGAAGTCGTTGACCTCGGGGCTGAAGGGCACGTCCTGCCGCACGCGGTTAGCTATGTCTACGGCCATCATGCACTGGGCCACCGTGGGGACCTGCATCACCCGGAAGTCCGGAGGCACTCCGTTCAACGCCATGCAGCACCAGACGAAGACGTGCCACTCCTCCCAGAACGTATCGACGAAGTGGAGTGTCTTCATTGCCTGCACCTTGTGCAGGTTCAGGTCGCTGATGGGCAGCGGGAAGTCCGCCTTGATGCGGAACTCCAGCGTCTCGTGCTCCCACGTCATCCACTCCGGCCCGTACTTCCTGAGCAGCAGCAGGTCGAGCACCACTGGGTGGGCGTCCGGGTGCTGGAACAGGTTCTGCCGGGTGACCGTCTGCGGATGGTCTTGCTCCACCGACACGGACACAGGGTCGTCCCCCTGCGTGTCCTCCTCTTCCTCGGTGGACTCCCCACCCAGCGGCTGCTCCGCTAGCTTGGCGAGGCCCAGATTGAAGGTCGCGCGCTGGAAACGAACTCCGAGGTCGACGCTATCCAGGCTCATGCCGTGGGTGCGCCCTGACGAACGGGGGCGTCGGAGTTGTTGGCCATCCGCATCAGAATCAGCTTCTGGTCGCGGGGCAGGCTGTCGAAGGTGCTCTTCGGCTCCTTGGCCATCTCGGTGGCGAGCTCGCAGCCGAAGCGCGCCTTCACGTCACCGACGTTGCTCTTGAAGTACTCGGCCAGGCGTCGACGGGTGATGTACTCGTTGCCGATGATGACCGACTCTTCCGGAGATGCCTCGGCCGCCGTCTTGCCGAAGGTGGTGTAGTAGGCGTCGGGGATGTAGCCGTAGTGCTGCTCGAGCATCGCGGCCTTGTCGAACTCGTGCAAGGTCAGCGCGAAGTCCTCGGGGGCCATCGCGAACCGAAGCCCAGCCAGCTTGTCTAGCACCTCCAGGTGAACCTCGTCCTGGATGCTGCGCCGACGCGCATCGAGGCACACCTCGATATCGTGCTGAGGAGCGTAGGTGACAGACCCGTACTTCTCCGCCAGCTCGCCGGGATAGATGCTGAGCTCTCGCGCTCTCTGCACCAAGTTCGCGGCGTACTCGTGCCGGTCTGGTGGGGGCATGAACTTGAAGGTGCGGTCGAAGTACGCCGCGGCCGTCTTGACCTGCGTATAGCTGTCGAGCGGGTACATCTCCCTCTCTGGCATCGCGTAGCGCGAGGCCTTCTTTTCCTGCACGAGCTTCGGGGGCTCCTGACTCGTGACGTCGACGTGCGGCTTCGGTGCCGCCATCTGCGGCGCGGCCTCCGGTGCCTCCCCTTCCACACACTCCTGATTCACGTCAGGCCCGCCCACCATCCCCGCTGAGAATGCCTCCTCGGCCGTCTTCCGGATGGGGACAGAGCGCTTCCTCGGCGCGCGCTGCTGCGACGTCATGTCGTAGGTCTCCGCGAGCTCCGCACCCTTCTCGAGGACGCGGCCCGTCAGGTCCTTCCACAGCTGCACCTTGCGAACGTGTTCCATCAGCGTGCTCCGAAGACGTTGGGGTTCACCATGCCACGCGACGCCTTGGCCGTCGCCAGATTCTGCTTCATGCCCTGCGCCGTGCCCTTGATGGTCGTAGGGGCGAACGCCAAGTTCAGAGCCGTCCCCACCCCAATCGCCAGCTTCTGAAGGTCCTTGGGCGTCGGCAGGTCGTACCAGGAGCACGCTTCACAGAGACGGGTAGCGGCGACCTTCTGCGCCTCCGCGGGGAGGCGGTGGGCCGTCTTCAGGAAGTAGAGGACGCTGAGGGCGGTGTTGCCCGCGTCGGCCATGGCGTACTTGCGCAGGGTCACGTCCCCGTCGCGGAGCACCACCGCGAACAGGTCGTCCGGCAGCCGCTCCAGACGCTCGGGGGTCAGCCGCGCCGCCTTCTTGATGAGCTCTGGGACCTCGGAGGGGGAGGAGAACAACGAGCGGAGAACGTCCCCGTTGTAGTCGTCGCCGGGGTCCAGAACGAGTCCGCTGAGTTTCTCCATGAGGCCTCCAGACAGCGTAACCGCGCACGTGCGCAAGAGCAAGAGTAGCGCATTCGAGGGGTATAAGAGAACCGGACGGAGTGCCCGTCCTACCAAGGAGAACGCAGAATGTCGGGACAGCAACCCCCCTGCTACGGCAGGCACTGGGACCCAGGAAGCAGGGAGTGCCGTGGGGGGAACGACCCCACCTACGTAAACCCAGCCACCGGAACGAACAAGCGGGACATCTGCCGCTTCTACGGGGCGTGCTCCGCCGCCACCAACGACGCGCGCCTTCGGGAGTCTGTAGGGACGCCGGCGCCGCCGTTTCACCTGCCGCAGGCGCCAGCGCCGCAAGCTCCTCCAGCGCCCTTCAGGGCACCAACCTCCTTCGGAACACCGCCAAACATGCCAGCTCCCCCAATGCTACCAGCACCGGTACAAGCCATGGTCGTAGCGCAGCCTCAGCCCAATCAGCAGCAGCACGTCGTCTACGTCGGGCAAGCGCCCTGGACCCAACCGCAGTACGCGGGGATGCCGGTGATGGTGCCGGCGAACCAACCCATGGCTGGGGCATCGGTGGCCAGCTTCCTGACGGTGCCCGAGCCGGACAACCCTGATGTGCCGGCCATGACGCGGTTCATGAGGACCATCGCACGCTCCACGTTCAAGGCCGCCTTCCTGGGGGCGGCGAACTTCATCGACTACTCCCCCATCACGCCGCCCGCTCGGAGGTGATACAACCCCGCCATGCGTGTTGTAGTTCGTGAGCCCACCAAAGGCTACCTTGACTGCCACCTCTGGGTGCCTCGTTCCTACATCAACGTCGAGGGCACGAAGCGGAGCCTCACCCACGTCTTCACCGAGTACGGAGGAGCCCAGCGGGTCATCACTATGTACCAGGAGGCGCCGTACCACCTCCTGGTGCCTCGGGCCTTCTGGGACCCAGGACAGCTTCCGTTCGAGGTCGTCGACTGCCGCCCCCTCAACTACGCCCATATTCCATTCGTCTCTCACGTGAAGCTCGACCACCGAGTTCAATTGGACAGCAGCGGGCAGCCCGCCCTACTGCCCACCGGCGACGACGTGCAGAACAAGTCGTTCAACGCCATGCAGGCGTCCATGGGCGGCATCCTACAGCTCGCGTGCGGCAAGGGAAAGACCCCGACGGCCATTCACCACATCGCACAGAGCCAGGTCCCCGCGCTGGTGATGGTCGACAACACGCAGCTGATGGAGCAGTGGAGCAAGGAGCTCGACCGACTCATCGAGGTTCCGGGCGGGGTGGGCCTCATCGCAGACGGCCAGAAGGACTGGCAACGGGGCCTCGTGCTTGGCACGTACATCTCCGTAGCCAACTGGGCGGACACAATGCCGGAAGAGGTGCGCCGCTGGTTCGGAGGCGTCTACTGGGATGAGGGTCACCACCTGAGCGCCCCCATCTTCTCGAAGACGGCGCCTCTGTTCTACGGCCGCAGGTACTGCCTGACGGCCACCCCGGAGCGGGACGACGGCTTCCACATCATCGCCGACATGCACGTGGGCAAGGTGCTGCACAAGGACCTGACGCAGCCGCTCAAGTCCCGCTTCATCTTCTACTGGACCGGCTTCACGCTCGACCTAGCTGACCCCAACTGCGACGTGCTCGACAAGAACCAAGAGGTGCACACATCGAAGGTGTTCAAGTACTTCGGTCGGTGGAGGAACCGCCTGTACCGCCTCATGCAGGACTGCATCGACGCCGTGCAGGCGGGGCGCAAGGTACTTGTGGTGTGCTCCAGCGTCGACGAGGTGGTGAACCTGATGGCCCTCTGGACTCGAGGACATGCAACCCCGCTCATCACGGACATCCCCTACCCCTCTCCCCAGGAGGTGGGGGAGACCATGCTGCCCAACGCTCTGGGACCAGTAGAAGCTGAGCGACTACAGAAGACCCTCCACAAGCAGCGGAAGCTGGTGGAGCAGGCCAAGAGCGATGGCACCTCGCCGACTCGTTTGCAGGACATGGAGGACCGACTGGCTTCGTTGGAAACGGCTTACGCCGGCTTCGAGGTCTACCGAAAGCTCGAGAACGAGAACGACCGCCGGCGCCGGGACTTCATCCGCGCCCTCACAGCGGAACCCTCCACAGCGGGGTTCATGACCGCAGAGGTGCCGGCGAAGACCAGACAGGAGTTCGTGCGAACCCGCGCCGTCACGTTCGCCATCATGAAGTACGGCAAGGAGGGCCTCGACGCACCCCATCTCGACACCATCCTGGTGTCCACGCCCTTCTCCAACAAGGGTGGGCTGCAACAGCTCATGGGGCGCATCACGGGCCGGCCGCTGCCGGGCAAGAAGACGTGCCTGGTGGTCTTCTACCGTGACGACATTGGCGTGATGCACGGCATGTGCAACAAGCTGGAGAAGCATCTGAGGCAGTGGCCCATCGACGAAGGTGGACCTTTCGAGCATGAAAACGTCAACCACCCGAAGAGGAAGCAATGGCAGAAGACCGCGAGTTTGAAGGACGCTTTTGGGCAGTAGTGGGGGTGGGGGGCAGGCGCTACATAGGTAAGGTACAGTCTGCAGCGGAGCATGAACCTCATCCTTCCTCATCTGTACATGAGGAGCACTGCCCTCAATACATCGAGCTGTCGGAAGCCTACGAACTCACCACCTTCACCCAACCAGTGGAGGTGGGCCCCGGACAGGTGGCGCTGCAGCGCCGTACGATGCTGTTCCCCTACGACACCTGCGGCCACCCCGCCATCGTGAGGCTACACCCCACTGAGCTGTCGTGGGCTGAGGACTTCCACGAGAACGACCGGGAGACGTACCGGGAGATGCTCCGCGGGGTGCGCGCACAAATGGAGCAGGCTCGGGTACAAAAACTGGGGCTGGCTGTACCGCAGCCCAGTCTTCCACCCAACCTGAGAGGAGGGCCGTTTGGTCGTTCCTGACATCCGCAAGACGCTCCCCCGGCTCCGGCAGCAGTACGAGCAGTGCCAGAACTGCGAGCTGGGGCAGCGCCGCATCGCGACAGGAGGGGCCTTCGTGTTCGGTGAGGGGATGCCGGGGCGCATCATGCTCATCGGCGAAGGCCCCGGGAAAGACGAGGAGAAGGAGGGCCGCCCCTTCGTTGGTAGGAGCGGCCAGGTCCTACGGGACGTCCTCAACGCCCTCGACATGAACGACCTCGTCTACATCACCAACATCGTGTGCTGCCGCTCCTGCGCGCAGGACTACGACAACGAGGGCAAGCCCAAGTTCTACGACAACGGCAAGCCGGCCATCAAAGACCAGGCCCCACTCCCCGTACAGTCACAAGCGTGCTCCGACCGACTGTACGAGGAGATATACATGGTCGACCCTGTCCTCATCGTCACCCTGGGCGGTTCCGCAGCAGAGGTGCTGCTCAAGCGCAGCATCACCGTGACCAGTGAGTGCGGCAACACGTACGTGGCCCTGATTCCAGGAGCGGGGCACATCGCCAGCCTCACGGACAAGAAGAAGGTGTGGCGCCGGAAGGTGCACGGGGCGTGGGTGCAGCCCACAACCCAGAACCAAGTCGAGTACCAGCTACTGGTGAACCTACACCCCGCGTACGTGGCTCGTCTCATCGAAGACCGTAGACCAGGAGCTCCGATGGAGCAGTTCTACCGAACGCTGGAGCGAGCCCGAAACATCTACCGCAAGTACATCGCAGAGCTCACGGCTCTGGGATGAGAGGTGGCTATGGCAAAGGATGCAGTACCCGTCGATGACGTCCCCGAGGTGAAGCGCTTCGTGGCAGAGCAAGAGCGCTTCCGCCTGTTCCGGGAGCAGAACAAGCAGTTCTTTGACTATCTGGAGCAGATGGCCATCGACTACAACCAGTCACTGAGTGCAGCGAGGGCGGCGTGCAAGCAGCGCAACGTCAGCTGCGGCCCCATCGAGAAGACGTCGGTGACCACCAAGTACAACGCCGACGCTATGTACGACCTGTTCGGCAGGGAGGCATTCCTCGAGCTTGGTGGCGCGCTGGAGACGGTGACGGTCCGCAGCGTCGACAAGAAGCGCGTGGAGTTCAACATCGCCAGTGGTCGCATCGATGCCGACCGCGCGGCGCTCATCCGCACGCAGACCCCCTCCTTCGCTGCCAACGAGGAAATCACCATCCCGAGGTTCAAGTGAACTGGCAGGGAACGCTGGAGAAGTACGGGTGGAAGACCGAAGAGGTAGGAGGTGAGCCCTTCCACCCGCTCGCCCTCCAGGCGCAGCAGGCTCGTGCCGCCGGCGCGTCCGTCGCCCGGGTGTCCGTCACCGCCGGCACCGCGATGAACTACGGGGAGGTGAAGGTCTCCTTCACCGTCAGCCTCGACTGCCTGCAGCAAGAGGCGTCTATCAACCTCGCGGGTGAGGCGGCCTTCCTCAAGGCGGTCGAGCTCGTGAACGACGGGGCGCGCATGCTCGGCATCACCGAGCTATCCTTCCGCTCATGACCACCAAGGGAACGCTGAAGGCGAACGCGCTGGAACTCAGCCGGTTGGAGGTGGACTGGCGGCAGGTGCCCATGAAGTGCGTGGCTACAGCGGCGCTGGTAAACACCGAGCAGGGGTCCACCCATGCCTGGCTGACCAGCGCCGGGGTCCAGTGGTCGAAGGAGACGGCGGAGGCGCTACAGCGCCTCAAGACGTGCCTCGAATCTGACCTCGCCAACGTGCACTTCGTGGACGGCGCTACACCAGGAACCACTACACCTGATGTACTGCCACGAGGGCTCGGCGAACACCTAGGCGCCTCGGACGACGTCCCGTCGGTGTAGCGCCGCATGTTGGGCATCGGGTACCACCGATGCCCAACATCTCGTGGACGGGAAAAACGGGGTTGCGTCGTCGCACCCCCCGTCTACCTTGGGGGGTCCACCCATCTGCCCGCGTCGGGGATAAGACCCCGGCTGAGAGCACGAACATCTATGGCTACATGGGAGACACAGCTACTTTCGCGCATCATCCGCACGGGGGACATCAACTCGGTGCTGCGCTGGGGCATCACCTACGAGGACTTCAACACGTCAGAAGGCCGAATGCTGTTCACCCATCTAGTGAACTACTACCAGATGCCGGAGACGTCGGGGTCCATCCTGGGCCCCTCCGCCCTGCAGCAGTCCTACCCCACCTTCCAGATTGTCGACGACCCATCGATGACGGTCGACGCTCTCTGCTCAGAGGTTCGCAAAAGCCGCTTCCGCACCGAGCTGCGGATGCTGATGCAGAACGCCGAGAAGCTCATCGACGTCGACCCCACGCAGGCCTTGAACCTCGTGGCCGCCACCACAACCTTCCTGCAGCAGCTCGGTACCTCCAGAAAGCTGGACGTTCACGCCATCGACGCGATGACGCGCATCATGCAGCGGTACGACATGCGGGAGAAAGGGGTGGACCTGTCCATCTGCCCCTGGCCCTGGGAGCCGCTGCAGGACGCTACTGGGGGCATCGAGCCGGACGACTACGTCGTCATCTACGGCAGGCCCAAATCGATGAAGAGCTGGGTCCTCGCCTACCTCATCGGGCACGTGTACGAGCTGGGGAAGAAGACCCTCATCTACACGAAGGAGATGACCCCGGACAACATCATCGCTCGCGTGGTGGCCATCATGGCCTCCATCCGCTACCACGAGTTCCGGCGGGGGCGCCTGGCTCCCAACGAGAAGGCAGCGCTCTACGAGGCATGGCGGGTGCTGCACCACCTGAAGGAGGTGCAGAACATGGTCTGCCTGTCCGGCAAGGACGCCGGAGAGGGAGGCGACACCGTGCCCTGGCTCCGCAGCAAGGTCGAGCAGTACAAGCCCGACCTGGTATTCGTCGATGGCATGTACCTCATGTCCAACGCCCGTAGCGGCCGCAAGGGGCAGAAGGACAACGAGCGCGTGAGGGATATCAGCCGGGACCTGAGCCAGCTTCGCTTGGACACCGGGGTGCCCGTCATCGCCACGATTCAGGCCAACCGAGACGCGGCGAAGAACACGGACGCGAACCTAGACGAGGTGGCCTTCTCCGACGCCATCGGGCAGGACGCCACGCTGGCGATGCGCGTCATCAACGACAAGGACGCCCCCACGCTCTCGCTAGTCGTGGGTGGCTCCAGGGAGTTCTACCTCGACGGCTTCAGCATCTACGGCGTGCCCGCCACCAACTTCAGCTACGCGGGCCCGCTCACCGCGCTGGACGTACAGCGAGCGAAGAGCGCCGACGGGGATGCCGCCGCAGCCAAGAAGTCGAAGACCAAGAAGGCGAGGGCGCAATCGTCAGACGAAGAAGCTCAGCTGCAGCAGAGCACGGAGGCGGCGATAGCGTACCTGCAACACCGACCAGGAGGAGGCCTGTAGACACATGGATGTGAGTGCTGAGCTGTTCGGAATCGCGCAGCAGTACCTGCAGAAGGTGCGGAAGTCCGGTTCTCAGAACGTCATGGCGCTCTGTCCCTTCCACGACGACCGCACCGCATCCTTCGCTATGAGCTTGGTGACGGGGGTGTACTTCTGCCACTCCTGCCACGCGAAGGGCAGCCTCCGCACCTTCTTCAAGGAGCTGGGGCTGGACCGTACCGCGACGGAGTACCGCCACGGCCTGGTCATCGAAGCCGCCGCCAAGAACCAACCGGCGCCCCCCGACCCACTGCGCCCTCAGCACGTGTGGGAGGAGACCACCCGCGTCATCCCCGAGAGCCTGCTCGGGCTCTTCGACCACGAGGTGGGGCACCTGCTGCCGGACTTCACGGCCAAGACCTTGCAGCACTTCGACATCGGCTGGGACGGGTGGCACCACCGAATCACCTTCCCCATCAGGGACCTGAAGGGGCAGCTGGTGGGCATCAGCGGCCGCGCGGTACATCAGGGGCAGGTCCCCAAGTACCGCATCTACGACACCGAGTACGGAGCCTGGCACTTCCCTCCCCGCCTGGGGTGGGACAAGCGGGCCACCCTCTGGAACTCCCATGAGGTGTACGCCAGCACCTTCACCTCCCTGTCCCCAGACCAGCTCTTCGTAGTCGTGGTCGAGGGGTTCAAGGCCGGCATGTGGGTGTGGCAGGCGGGGATAACGAGCGTGGTAGCTCTGCTCGGCTCGTACCTGTCGTGGGAGCAGGGCTGGATACTCGAGCGCATGGGAGCCCCCGTGCTCCTGTTTCTGGACAACAACCGCGCCGGATGGAGCGGCCAGCTCGATGCGGCGAAAAGGTTGACGAAGACTGGTCTACGAGTACACATCGTTGAATACCCACCGCGTCTACTAGAGGATGAAGACGCACAACCAGATAGCCTCAACAAGGACGAGGTCGTCGAACAAGTGGCGAGAGCGCCCAGATACGAAGAGTGGCTGTACAAGAGGAGAACCTGAACATGGCATTCGGAAAAGATGACGCACACCTACCAACCATCGGCGGCTACGGCGCCAGCACCTTCGGGCAGCAGGCAGGACAGGCAGCACAACGAGGACCACGAGGCGGACGAGGGAACTCAGCGTATTGGCGCGGCAGCTTCGACATCTCGGAGAACCCAGGGACACCCGACACCTTCCGCATCATCCGCGGCGCGTACAGGCAGCAGCTCGTGAACCGTGAGAACGTCCTCTACGAAGACACCCTCCCCTACTTCTACTTCCGAGAGCACTTCCACGGCGCCACGAACAAGGGCGCCATCTGCAGCGCCGGGCCCTACTACATGGACCGCAAGCAGCGGCAACCTTGTGAGGGCTGCGAGATGCACTGGGAGGACTACACCGAGCGGCAGGCGAAGAAGAACCGAGGTGACAACACCCGCGGACCCAATCGCATCTCCATGACCGACAAATTCGCGTTCACGGTATGGGACTACGGTGTCTACTTCGAGATGCCGGATGTGGACCGCAATGGACAGTTCCGCATGAACCCACACACCAACCAGCCGTACACCAGCTGGGTGAAGGCGTACAACGTCCACGACCCCCAGTTCGCTGGTCGTCCGTGGAAGCTGGGGGACCTGCGCCCTTGGGCCGTTGGCAAGACGTGGCGGGACACCCTGGTTAACCAATCCGACTTCGTCATCGGCAACAGCTGCCTCTCCTGCGGTGCGCAAGGCAGCATGTACTCGAGGGGGTGGTACTGCGGCAACCCCCAATGCCGGCAGCTCATCTTCGACCCCAACAACACCACGATGAGCCCGGATGAACAGGTAGCCAAGCGCAAGAACCCATTCGAATGCCGGGCCTGTGGACATACGCTCTTCCCCCACGAGGAGGTCGGGTGCCGCAACTGCGCGAATGGTCGACGGGCGTCCATCTTCGACGTGGACCTGGTGGGCTTCCGTCAGAGGTCGGGAGACGGCAACCAGACCAACCTGACCATCATCAGCTTCGTCGGGCCCTGTGCCCTCCGCATCCAAGACCCGAAAGTCCTGGAAACGGTGAAGCCCCTCGACCTGACCAAGTGGTACGCGTCCACACCGGTGGATAAGCAACGAGAAATCTGGAACATCCAACACAGCACGGCCGGGCAGATGCAGCTCCCATTGCAGGGGATGCCACCATCGCAGCTCCAGCCGTACCCGCCCCCACCCAACAACATGCAGCAGCAGGCGTACCAGCCTCCGGCGCAGCCACCGCAGTGGGCCCCGCCTCCTCCGCAGGCTCTGCCCGCGCAGGCGTACCCACCAATAGCGCCACCGATGGCCATGCCTGCACCCCAGATGCAGGTGCCGACCATGGGAGGAGCCGCGGTCTTCCCGCCCAGGCCACCTAGCGCCTCGCCAGACTGGGTCGCGCAGCTCGCCGAGATGAACAAGCGTCTCGGACAGTGAAGAAAGGAGTGGCCCGCCCCGCAAGGGGCGGGCGCCCGCTATGACTGGCTGGAATATCGAAGTCCCGACCACCGAGTACTACGGCCACCTTCCTGGACGGTCCGACTGGGCTCCCGGCGCTACGGAGCGCTTCCAGTCCGTCCTCAACGAGATTGCCGCGACCCCTATCGTCGCGCTCGACACCGAAACCACCGGCCTGAGCATCGCCGGCACCGGCTCCGAGTCCGCGGCGCGACCCCTCTACTTCTCCCTAGCCTGGGGTAACCGGCGAGCGACGCTGCACGCCGACCTCCTGCGTTGGTTCACGCCGCACTACGCCGACCCGCGTAAGTGGTGGGTGTTCGCGAACGCCAAGTTCGACGCCCACATGCTGTACAACGCCAACCAGTACCGTACCCCTGAAGAGCTGCGTGCTGGTGTGACGCTCCCTCGCATTCAGCTGGAGGGCAAACTCGTCGACACGTGCGTGATGCACGCGCTGCTCTACGAGGACAAGCCTCACGGTCTGAAGTACATGTGCCAGCACATCGGTGGCTGGACGTGGGGAGACTTCCAAGACCAGTTCGGGAAAATCACCAAGGTCAACACCCCAACCATCATCATCGAGAAGGCGGAGCAGCAGGACTTCCCCCGCCTGGTCGAGTACGCAGCCAACGACGCCTGGGGCACCCTGCTCGTGTACACCGAGCTGCGCAAGCAGCTGGAGCAGGCAGGGACGCACTCGCTCTTCCGTACCAAGCCTCCCTACATCAGCACGCTATGGGACCTCTTCTACAAGGTCGAGGTGCCGTACACGAAGGCGCTGTGGCGGATGGAGCGGCACGGCATCCGAGTGGACCGAGGGCGCCTTCAAGCGGCCAAGCCGGAGGCGGAGTCGCACATCAATAGGTTGGAGCGCCGGCTGACCAACCTGTACGGCAAGGGGGCGCTGAACGTCAACAGCACCCAGCAGCTCCAGCAGTGGCTGGTGAAAGACCGAGGCCTCTCCCCGCTGTCCATGACCAAGGGTGGCAAGACCGGCGTGCGCACGGCCAGCGTGGACGAGAAGTTCCTGAAGCACCACGCAGACCTCGGGGACGAAGCCTGCTCGCTCATCCTGGAGCACCGCAGCTACTCGAAGCTGCTTGGCACGTACATCGACGGGTTGAACGACGTCGTCGACCATGACGACCGCATCCACTCCAGGTTCAATCAGGACGTGGCCCGCTGTATGCCAGCCGGAGAGCTCGTGCTCACTGACCGAGGCTACCTCCCCGTGGAGCAGGTACGAGTAAACGACCACGTGATAACGCACGAAGGTCGGCCCCGCCGAGTCCTGGAGACTTCCAAGCATGCACCACAACCCATCTACGTAGTCGAGCTCAACAACGGACTAATCCTAAAAACCACAGGGAACCATCAGTACCTCACAGCCGACGGCTGGAAGCGGGCTGACGACCTAGCCCCTGGAGATGAGGTAGTCACGCACGGTGACCCAGAGGAGTGGAAGAAAGTACGAGACTGGGACAACTACAGCATATCCTCCTGGGGTCGAGTGCGTAACGACAATACCGGGTGTGTGCTCACACAACACAAGAAGGACAAGTGGGGGCATCTAAAAGTCACCCTTTCCCGCAACGGCGCTCAGCTGCGCGGAGCAGACAAGAAGGACGTAACCGTACACCGTCTTGTTGCTGATGCCTTCTGCCACGCTCGCGTTGGGCCAGAAGTAAGACATCTGGATGGCATCGCCTGGAACAACACCAAAGAGAACCTGCTATGGGGGTCCTCCGCAGATAACACAGCCGATGCGCGTGCTCACGGTACGCTACAAGGTTCCCCGCGCCTGACAAAAGAGCAGGTCTACGAGATTCTACGCTATGAAAGCGCGGGGCAGCCACCAAGCTCTACCGCCAAGCTGTCCTACCAAATAGCCGAGAGCGTCCGAGAACGGTACGCCGCCGGTGAAGGGAGAGCTGAGCTTGCTAAGGAGCTGGGAGTTTCGTACCAAGCCATCGACAACATCGTAAAGGATAGAACCTGGACTAGTGCAGCACGCGGGGTGTCAGCGGTTGAGCTAGCCGACACCTACGGCGTAAGCCCAGCCGCCATTAGAGATATCTGGGCCGGGAGAAGATGGTCCTCCATAGGCACAAACCCCGAGTGCAAGCGACAGTTTTGCCGCGTGTCCGTTGAATCCAAGCACGTAACAGCAGAAGAACCTACCTATGGCCTAACAGTAGAAGAGGACCACTCGCACGTAACGGCTGGCATCGTCACGCACAACACAGGTCGTCTCAGCTCCAGCGAGCCCAACCTCCAGAACATCCCCCGTCCAGAGAACGACCACTGGAGCCTTCGCCACGCCTTCATCCCAGCGCCTGGGTACGACCTCATCTGCTTCGACTACTGCGTCGCCCCTAACACACGCATCCTAACCAGCGACCTACAATGGGTTACAGCAGAGGAGGTAAAGGTAGGGGAGGAGCTCATAGGTTTTGACGAAGAGCTTGGAAGAAGCACGAGATACCTACGGACCAGGGTGCAACGGAGAAAGGAACTGAGGAAGGCGTGCTACCAACTGACCATGAGCAACGGCGCCGTTATAACCTGTAGCCATGACCACATGTGGGTCGTGGGTGGAGGGGGTCACACCTGGAAACGTAGGCGGCGTGCGTGGGTCAAAACCGAGGAGCTCGAAGTTGGGGACCACATCGCCCACTTCAGTGCTCCCTGGGAAGCGCGCGAAGGGTACAACGCTGGTTACGTAGCCGGCGTACTAGACGGAGAGGGTTGGGTAACCAAACAGTCCGGTACGGTTGGTGTCGCGCAGCGCAACAATCCCTGTCTCACAAAACTCGAGCGGGTACTACAAGATTACGGGGTCCCGTACACCAAGAGAAACCGGGCAAAGGATGCAGTTCAGTCCCTCTACTTCACCGGAAACAAAGCAGGACTAGGAGTCTTAGGTGCGTTCCGCCCCCCCAGGCTGCTGTCAAAGGCCGCCAACATCTGGGAGGGCAAGAGAACATGGGGACACAACTCCGAACGGGTGCTCATCACAAAGATAAAGAAGGTTGGCGTCCGCCGAGTCATAGCCCTACAGACAGACGCGCACACGTTCATTGCGGAGGGGTTCCTATCCCACAACTGTCAGCTCGAGATGCGTCTGCTGGCGGCAGCGGCGCTCGAGATGCCGATGATTGAGATGATTCACGCGGGCAAGGACATCCACATCGGCAACGCCGAAATCGTCTTCGGCCTCCCCTACGACGACATCAAGGCCGCCAAGAAGAAGGAGAAGAGCGAGCTCACTGCCTACGACCACCAGTGCCTGGCCGCTCGAAACGCGGTCAAGAGCATCGGCTTCGGCATCCTCTACGGCATGGGGGCTCCGAAGATGGCCAACGACCTGGGCATCACGGAGCAGGAAGCCAACCAGAAGATTGAGCAGTTCCTCCGCGCCTACCCCGCCGTCCGACGCTTCACGGAGGAGGCGGTGAAGGAAACCCTGCAGACGGGGTACGCCTTCACCGTACTGGGCCGCCGGCGGAACGTACCCGAAATCATGTCGCGCAGCGCGAAGGAGCGCAGCCGTGGCGAGCGCTTGGCGGTGAACACCCAAATCCAGGGGAGCGCCGCGGACGTCGTGAAGATGGCCCAGATTCTCTACGACCAGCTGGGCTTCGAGCGGGACTACGGCTGCCGGATGATTCTGCAGGTGCACGACGAGCTCATCTTCGAGTGCCCGAAGCAACACACAACCCTCATGTGCGGAGAGATAAAGGAGCTGATGGAGCACCCGTTCTCAGAAGACCTGGCGGTGTATCTGACAGCGGAGGGCGGTACGGGGGCCTCATGGGGCGCCGTAAAGTAGCCCAACCGGTACGCAGCTCCCAACTCGCCGTCGAAGTAGCGAAGAGCGCGGGCATCGACCCCCGGGATGCCCGCGTCTTCATCGAGCACCTGACGGCCAGCATCATCCACCACCTATCCGAGGGTAGAACCGTGCACCTTGACAGCTTCGGGACGTTTCGACCTGTGGAGATGAAAGGAGTAACGCGTGACCGGGACCTAACCAGTTGGACGGGGGAGAAGAACCGTGTAGCCGTAGAGCGCGCGGTCAGGGTATTCTTCAAGAAGGCGCACCTACTGAAGGAGGCCCTACGATGAGCAAGCACGAAGAAGAAGGCATGGACAAGTTGGGCGTCGACGAGACGTCCGGGCTCGACCAGCGCGAGCTGGAGAAGCGCGCGGCTCGAGGCTGCCCCGAATGCGGGCGCGGCCTCGTCAAGCATGGAAGCGTGCTACTCTGCCCCGAGCATGGAAGCGAGCCCTTTGAGGACAAGGATGGCAACCGGTAAGAAGAGCAAGAAGACACCCAAGAAGACGGCAGGGAAGAGCCAGACGCAGGGCTATCGGGAAGCAATCCGAGAAGCGGCGTCTGGAGGAGACGCGCCGGCGGCGGCGCGGGCCGTCTCCCCTCCCCCTCCCCCACCAGCGACCGCGGACGCAGCGTTCGTGGCCAAGCAGGCGGCGCTAGACGCCATCGCGAGCAAGTACAACAAGGAGGGGCACGCGGTACTCGTACGAGGAGACGAGGCGCCCAACCCCTACATACTCCGCCGACCAACGGGCATCATGGAGCTCGACATCCACCTGGCTGGTGGATGGCCTGCGGGCGGCACCTGCTTCGTCTCCGGCCCAGACAACGCCGGCAAGACCTGGCTGATGATGCAGACGATGGCGATGCAGCAGCGCCTGTATGGCCACAAGTGCGTGCAGGCGTACGCCATCACCGAAGGAGGGTTCCCGTACGACCAGGCTCTACGCGTTGGCCTGCGCATCGCAGTGCCGGACGAGATGCTGCGCCAGTGGCAGGACTGGAGAACGCAGCGAGGGCTGGCCCCGTACACCACCGAGGAACTACGGCAGGCCAAGGAGCAGGTCGGCGACATCCGCATCGTCCGGGGCGAAACCGGGGAGGAGCTCCTGACGGTCGTCCTCCGCATCGTCCAGTCCAGGGCGTGCTCCGTCATCTGCCTGGACTCTCTGCAGGGCCTACAGCCTGTAGTGGACGCCGCCAAGGAGATGGACGAGGCCGCCAAGCAAGCGGCGCACGCGAACATGATGACCGAGTTCTTCAAGCGCTACGTGCCCCTGACGACGGGCCTGTCTGGCGTGAACGAGACCACGCTCCTGATGACGCAGCAGGTCCGCTCGAATCGAGCGAAGTCAGCTGCGCCTAGCTACATGCAGGCCGCCATCAAGGACTGGACCATCGCCGGGTCCTACTCCGCTCGACACTTCAAGCTCGTGGACCTCGTGCTGTACGACGGGGCGCTACAGAGGAAGGAAGTGGACGGCGTCAAGCAGGTGGTGGGCAAGGTGATGAAGTGGGAAACTGAGAAGGGCAAGGCGGGCACCCACGACAACATCCACGGCGAGGTGCAGTACTCGTACCTCTTCCCGCAGGGTGTCGACTTCACCGGAACTGTCATGGACTCCGCCATGCAGCGAGGGGTGCTGCGAAAGATTGGCAACCAGTACGTCGTGGTCCGCCCCGACACCAACGAAGTCCGCTACGACTTCTCGGCTCCCAGCTTGAAGAAGTTCCGGGAGTGCATGGACGTCGACTTCGACTTCGAGCTGATGGTGCGGCAGGAGGTTCTGGCTTCCGCGGGGGTCCAGTGCCTCTATCGGTGAAGGTTCGCCTGGTCTACGACGACGCCCCCCGTACCCCCAACATCGTCATCCACGTGAAGACGGATGGGGGTGGGGGTTCCCTCCGCTCCAACTACCTGACCGCCTTCGGGGTGGAGCACACCATCCTCCTCAAGCGACCCGCCGGCGTCGGCATGCCAATGTCGGTGAAGGTTCAGCCGAACGCCGTCTTCGAGCATGATGGGGGCGGGCAGTGGTTGGAGGTTTACGTTCGCGCGGACGGGGGCTCAGGCACCACCGGACGCCTCCCCTGGTCCTCCGCTTTCGGTCCTGAGTACACCGTCATCCTCGAGCCCCCCGCCGGCGGTGTGCCAATGAAGGCCAAGGAGGTACGCCGGCGTGCCACCAGGCAGGAGCGCAAGCGCATCGAGGCCATCGGGGGCAAGGCCCACCGTGGAAGTGGGGCCCTCGCCGGGCATAAGTCGGACGGCAGCACAGACCGCTGGCGAATGGAGAACAAGTTCACCACCGCCGACTCGTACCGGGTTACCCTGGCCGACCTGACGAAACTGCGCAGCGAGTGCCGTGGCTTCCAGGCCCCGGTCTTCAACGTGGAGTTCCAGGAGCGTCACACGGGTGCTGTCCGTGAGACCTGGGTGCTCGTGCCCGCCACAGAATGGGAGAGATTGGTGAATGCTCAGAACACTTGAAGACCTGCGTACCACCCCCGCCGACGTACAGGCTCAGTGCGTACAGTCTGCGATGACGCTCTCCAACCTCTGGGATGCGTACAAGGCGCAGCAGTCCGGCGACTCCCAGCTCCTCGTGGAGTTCAGGGGGGAGAAGGACCGTGCCAAGGGCATCCACGCCTCCGAGCTCTCCGGGTGCCAACGGAAGCTCACCTATGGAGCCATGGGTGTCGAGAGGCGCATCAAAGCAGAAGACAAGAACGTGTGGATGCAGCGCGTGTTCAACATCGGCACCATCGTGCACGCCTACATCCAAGACGAGATGCACAAGATGTGCGAGTGGCTGAACCAAGGGGGCAAGCAGCTCACCTTCGAGGACGAAGCCCCTATCCACCCCGGACTTGGCGGGGTGGCCCAGGCGTACAACCTCCACTCCTCCTGCGACGGCGTCTTCACGTTCTGGTACCACGTGGGCCAGGGCGTGTACGCCCCCTACATGCGCGTGGGGCTGGAAATCAAGACGGCCTCGGAGAAGCAGTACGAGAGCCTGTCCAAGCCGAAGGACGACCACGCGGAGCAGACCTGCCTCTACATGGCTGCCCTGGACGTTCCTCTCATGTGGGTGCTCTACATGAACAAGAGCAACCAGATGGTGTCGAGGAGCGAGCCGCCCTTCCTGTTCAAGTTCAACGCGGCTCTGTGGCAGACGCTCGAGAAGCGCATCGTGACCGTCCTCGGCTACGCGCAGAACGGACAGTTGCCAGCCAAGCAGGAGGGAAAGCACTGCGGGTGGTGCCCCTTCGCACACACCTGCAAACCAAACTGTCTGAACGCAAAGGACAGGGTGAGCTACTCACCCCCAACCGGAAGGGAGTTCTGATGCTACAGACCCCCGAGGTGCTCGGACCATCGAACACGGAGGTCGCGGCCTTGCACGACAAGTGGAGCACCTTCAACCGAGTGCAAGAACGACTCCGCCTGGAGGGCTTCGCGCCCCTACCGCAGCCTATGTACGCCTGCCCTGGATACCTCGACGTCGAGACCTTGACCTCTCACAACTCCCGGCTGCTCACCATGGAGTTCGCCAAGTACAAGGCCTGGCGTGACTTCACCGCCGAGCGCCTGGTGTACAGCCTCCAGATTCTCCTGGAGACCCGCAACGAGATGCGGGCCATCGAGACGCGCGTGAAGGACGAAGCGCGGAAGGTCAAGCGGAAGCTGACGAAGGAGGAGGCGCAGGAAGAGGCCCGCACCAACCCTCGCTACGAAGCGCTGCGTCTTCAGGAGCAGGAGAACATGCAGCTGGAGCTGATGTACGAGACCAAGGAGAAGGAGTTCAGCTCCGCCGTGGCGCTCATCTCTCGCGTCATCACCATGCGCGGTCAGGACATCGACCAGGGGCAGCGAGGCAACACCGTCGGCTCAGGCCCCTACCCACCAGGTGGGGACTTCAGGTGATTTACCTCGAGGTGCCCTCCCTACCCATCTCCGTCAACGCTGCGTACACGAAGAAGCGAGGCAGCAGCGCTCGCATCTTGACGGAGGCGGGTAGGAAGTACAAGAAGGAGACCACCAATCACCTGGTGCGCGGGTACCCGACGGAGCTGAAGTACTTCCGAAAGGACGTGCCGTTCCAGCTCCTCGTCCACTTCACCTTTGGAGAGCGCTCGGAGCTCTACTGCAAAGGGTACCCAGATGTTGCGGACAGCCGGTATAAGAAGAATGACGTCACCAACCGCATGAAGTTGTTCGAGGACGCGCTGTGTGACGCCACCGGCTGCGACGACTCGCAGCACTGGGTCGTGACCCTCGTGAAGGCGGTGGGCGCCGCCGACGCCACCCGGGTTTGGGTCTGGGACCTCGAGAAGGAACCCCACAATGCAATCAGCAACGTCATCGCCACCCTCCTCTGCCTGGCAGGGGTTGAACCAGACTGAGCTGTACCAGCTGTGCCGGCGCGCTGGGTTGAGCGTTCACCCCTACACCGACCGGCAGTACCTCATCGCCTACCTGGAGGGGGAGCTAGACCCTCCTCCCTACGGGGAGACGCTACACCCCATCGACAGATGCAGGCATGCCATCATCGGCTTCCTAGACGAGTACTGGGCCAGGGTTCACCCCCAGCTGAAGTGCCCGGCTAGAAACCTGAACCACCCCGACGAGAGCAAGCGAGAGCGCAGACCCTGCTTCCAGTGTACCGACCTGCAGGTGATGTCGTGCGTCGAGCAGAACAGCAAGAACGAGGAGCGCATCCGACTCTACCTACCGAAGAGAGCAGAACCATGACCGCAGACACCCTATCCATCAACACCGTCCCCCGGGACCTCCCCACACTGCAGCAGCTCAAGCGTGGGCAGCTCATCCGACTGGCCGTCAACCTCCACCTGTTAGACACCGAGGACAACGAGCAAGCCTTCAAGGTGCTGACGCCTGACCAGCAGGCGGTGCAGGTCTACAACGCCCTCCTCGCCCTCGACGCCGCCGGCGGGGGTCAAGCGCAGGCACAGATGGTCGCCCCTCCACCCCAGACAGTCCCCCAGCAACCCCAGTTCCAGCCCCCCATGACACCACAACCTCCTCCTCCGCAGCAGCCGCAGTACCAACCCGCACCGATGGCTCCGCCCCCGCCGGCGCAGCAGCCGCAGTACCAGCCGCAGTACCAGCCGCAGTTCGCCCCACCGGTCCCGCCCGGGGCGCAGCAGGACTACCCACAGCAGCCGCAGTACCAGCAGCCCTACCAGCCTCCGCAGCAGCCGGCGTACCCGCCACCGCCGCAGCAGGGCTACGCCCAGCCCCCCCAGTACCAGCAGCCCCAACCGCCACCGCCACAGATGGCGCCGCCTCCCCAGTTCCAGCCCCCGCAGGCGGCCCCGCCGCAGGCTCCCCAGTACGCCCCTCCGCCGCTCCCGGCGCCCCCGATGGCCCCGCCCCCGCAGGCGGCCCCGCTCCCACAGCGCCAGCCGCAGACGGGGTCCGACCCCGGCAACCAGGGGGCCAACGTCGCGCAGCAGCTCTCCACCATCCTGACCCAGGTGCTCGAGGGGCAGGCGCTCCTGGGCACGGGCCTCACGTCGCTGGGCAAGGCGGTCACCGGCGTGTCGACCGTCCAGCGGAGCATCCTGCAGCTCCTCCTCATCCTGCTCGAGCAGCAGGGCGTGGACGAGGCCACCCTGAGCGCCCTGCTCAAGGACCAGGACCCGGCCATCGCCGACAAGCTGCTCGCCCGTATGGGGGCAGGCGGGGGAAAATAGCCGGCCGGCTCTGGCCAGGCACTGTCCTCCCCCGAGCCGACCAGCTAGTCGAGGTACGAACCCTAGCGGAGGCCGCCGCGTGTGGCCTCCCCGTGGGGACTCGAGGACTCGAGGAGCACGCGTACAACGTGAGCTCCTAGCCCGTGGGGCAAGCGGGCAACGAGGCAGAAGCGACCGCGTGAGGAGGAATCCATGCGCGAGAGCACACTGCAAGCCGTCGTGGCGCTAGAACCCTGGCGCCAGCGGATTGGGTACCCCGAGAGCGTCACGGACCCGGACTGGACCGCGGAGGGGCACGAGCTGTGCCCCGCCTCGACCATCGTTCGGGATGCCGAGGACCCCAAGTTCTGGCACTGCCGCGACTGCGGCTACATCGGTTGGAGCACGACCACCACGCACCGTCCTGTGCTGGCCCCGAAGGCGTTCTTCCGACGCTGTCGGGACTTCTTCCTCCGCCGGCGGCATGAGCAGGGACTGGGTTCGGCCGACGCCACCAACCAGATGCAGCACGTCGTAGCCGTCGCTCTCCGATGCGCCGCGTCGAAGAGCCCCGACGAGCTGCGGCGTTTCCTCGAGGGGATGCTCCGTCTGTAGGACGGGAGAGGGGCGGCGCCCCTCTTTTTAGCCCTGCTTCTCCGACACCGGGACGGGGGCGCCCGGGATGGTGGCCGTAACCGTGGGGGGCGCAGGCTCCGCCTCCTCCGATTTCGAGGCCTCGATTCCCACAGTGGGACCGTCCGTCATCGTCAACTGCACAAAAGGGGCACCCTCCGTGCGGACGTCCTGCGCCGGCGGCCCGTCCACGTAGAGGGCGGGCGCCTCCGCTGACTCCACGCTGACCCGGGGCAGTGGTTCCACCACCTCCAGGTGCTGCGGCCCCTCCGTGGAGAAGCAGGGGGCCCTCCTGGTGCGCGTGCCCCGCGGAGCCGGCCCGTACGTGCCTGGGACCACCTGGGGCGGTTCCTCCACAGGTAGCGGGTACAGCTCATCGAACACCCCTCCGTACCCGAAGGAGACGACGTGGGTGCTGAAGGGGATGAAGCCGCGCGCGATGAAGCCTGTGCGCACGCTCACGGGTGCCACCCCCGGCTCCGCTTGGCGGGGGCCCCGATGGCCAGCTGGGTGGGCCCGCCGGTGCCGTCTCGGAGGTTCCACCGCATCAGCGGGGTCACGTCGTCATCATCCCACAGGATGAGCTGACCGGGGTTGCCGGCGAACTCCTCGAGGCGGTTGACGGCCAGCTTACGGAGGAAGGTCAGGTCCACGCTGATGATGTCGGTGAGCAGCAGGATGTCGTCGGCCGCCCCCTTCACCGTCCCGCTGTCGACCATGAACTCCGCCACCATAACGTCGCCCACCTCCCCGCCGACGGCCACGAGGTTCACGGGACGCTCGTACCTGCCCCTGCCACGGTCGGTGAGCGGCGCATCCCTGAGCGTCCACCCTACGGACTTGAACGTGCTGTCGGACCAGTCTAGGTACTGAGCCCCAAAGCGCAGGGCGACCGTCGGCACGTACCCCGGCAAGCCCCCAACACCGGACTGCGTGAGCAGAAGGTTCAGGGGGTACGCGGTGTCCTTGTAGTCGACGACCAGCCCCGTACTCACGTGTCGCAGACCTCCTGACTACCGTTGGGGTGGAGGCTCGGACAGTTCCGGAGCTTGGCCTTCAACCCCTCCACTTCCGCCTGATAGCTCTCCACCTTTTGGTTGAGCTCTTTGAACTGAACGAGCATGACATCCTTGAAGTCCTCGATGCGCTGCGCGATATCTGACAGCGTTATGGGGGCTTCGCCTGGTAGTTCTGCCATCTTTCCTCCTGAAGTAACCCCCCTAGAGCCTCACTCGCCGGAGGCAACCTGCCTCCCGTAGTCAATCATCTCGCGCGTCACCTTAGGGTCGAACTCGAGAGCCGCAACGGGACCAGAAGTCAAGCTACGGCTCGGCGCGTAGACGTTGACCTCCACCATCCTGTGCTTCCGGTCTACGCCGTTGGCCACACTATCGTTCACCTGCATCAACCTCGCCACGTCCCGCATCATGGCTGTGTGCATCAGTAGCCCCACCGACCGCAGAGCAATCGTCACGGCACTCACCCGAGTGCCGAGCCAGTTGTCGTGCGTGTCCATGTGATTCGGCTTCAGCGGGTCCGTGACCACGATGTCAAGTGCGGTACACCCCGCATCGACTGCGCTCTTCAGCGGGGTCGCGCTCACGGCGCCGCCATCGCCACAAAATCCCTCTGGCAGGGCCACCGGGTTCAGCCCGCCGGGGTAGGAGCTCGAGGCAGCCACGTACTTCCATTGAGGGGTGCTCCGCTCCGTGGCCTCGAAGTAGGCACCCGTACCGTAGTTCACGATACCGTACCGGACCTTGCGCCCCGAAGCACGAATCCTCGCCTCGTCAATATTCCCCCGCAGCAGGCTGTGCAGCGGTGATGAGTTGAAGAAGCTGCTCTTCCAAGCTCCTGCCATCGGACCGAACATCGCCCAGTGCTTCCAGATGTTGCGCGTGTCGATGCCGTTCCAGAGTTCGACCAGACCGGCTACTGCCCTCTCCGACTGACCAATAGGGAACCCGGCCAAGTACCCCACGTTGATGGCACCAACGCTGGTTCCGGCCATGAAGTCCCAGTCCAGCCCACTCTTGGCCAGAACCTCGAGCACGCCTACCTGGAACGCGCCCTTCCTACCGCCGCCACTGAGTACCAAGCCTCGCATAGCCCTATCCTAGTACACCTTGAGCCTGAAGACGTAGAGCCAGCCCGCCATCCACCCGGCGCCTGGTGTCACCTTATCGACTACGATGTTGAACGTCCATGTCGGGTGGAACTTCTCCGTGCGGTACACATCGATGTCCCAGACACAGAGCGGATTGCCCATGTAGAGCGCCCTAACGAACCAGACGTCCATCGGGAAGTCGTACATGGTCCACCAGGTCGTGCCGTCACCAGGGGACACGGCACCGGTGTCTGGGTCTACGTTCCACCAGCCATCAGCATGGGCTGGGGTAGGAATCGCCGAGCCCAAGTCCAGGTCGTGGGTGCCGTTCCCTGCGGCTGGGAGCAGCAGGTTCCTGCCCGGCCCTACTGGGTACAGGTTGATGTTCCCGGTTCCCGACCCATTAGGCGTGGGCACATTCGCCGGAATGTGCGCCCCTAAATGGAACCGGTCCTCGTGGCTCCAGGCCCCCGCAGGCCCCCAACAAACCTGACCGTCGTGAATCTCCACCATCTCGGCGAACGAGAACCCCTGGGTCTTCGTGGCGGGGAAGGACTCCGTACCGTCGAATGTGACCCGCATAGGCTGGCCCAGGCCCCGACCACCAACGCCATCACCCGCACCGGTGAACCAGGTCTTCCAGCCAACTCCGGCAGGCGACACCGTCACAATCTGGCGACCGTCGTCCTCCTTAGAGGTCTTCACAACCGTAATCGGAATCCCGTCCTCATCGAGCGCGGGACCTGGCAGTGGCTCCCCACTGTGCGCGGTAACCAACGATGCCAAAGTGCTCTGGTCCCCTGATGTCAGGACATCCTTGAATACCACAGAGCACACGTCCTCGAGCGTGTTGACCCCTGACAGAGCCACCACGATGGCACTCGCCCTGACCTCGTTCGTCAGCCGCGCCGGGTCTACCTTCCCGTTGGGAAAGGCGGTGGAAATCGTGAAGTCGTAGGAAACGTCAGCCATTACACCCTCGTCGCCATCACACGAGCTCGTCGGATGTATGCGGTACCGCCGTAACCCATGTTGTAGTCCACTGTTATCGCGGTGGCTCCGGACAGGTTCGATGCGAAGTAGAACCCGCTCTGCAGCTCATACCTCGCGGCATAGGGGTAGTTCCTGAAGACCATCTCTGCCACCGTGGTCCCACCAACCTGAACCCGAGCATTCGCATCAGAGTCCGCGCTGGCTCCAAGCTCAAACTGATAGTCGATACGGTAGAGAACCCCACTAGTGAACGTCGGGGTGACCGTGAGCTTGTTCTGATACGTGCCCGAAGTGGTACTGCTTTCGGCCTCGGACACCCCACTACCAACCAGATTGGTGTCGCCGTACACCGCAGGCCGGATAGCCAGGGTGATGGCGCCCCACTGCTCCGGGTCAGTCGTGGTGAACGCGCCAGGGTCTGTAGCCCCTGCGGTGGCCACGGTCAGGTCGCAGATGGCGTAGGTGGCGCCGTTACCAACTCCGATGGGTGCCTGCGTAGTCGACGCGATTCTCGAGGTGTACCCCGAAGACAGCCCGCTGAATCCGGTGTCGTCGTCGGCCCATCCAATAGCCACGACCACCGCCCCATTGGTGACCGTGGTGATAGAAGCAGGGTTCGGAGCGCCCAGAGCAGCACCGATTGCTACGGTGCGCGTAGCATCCTGCGGCGTGGTCAGGTCCTCGCCCCGGTAGGCCAAGCAGAACCCAGACAAACCGTCAGAGGTACTCGCTGTCCAGGTGTAGCTGGCAGGCTCGTTGTCCGCGACCCGAAGGAAGACCGAGACACGCGGAGCCGTGTCAGCCACGCCACTGCTACTAGCCAGCTGGTTCTCGATGACCGAGGTCCATCCGGCCGGTGGCGTCCATGTACCCGTCGTCGAGTTCTGAAAGCCGATGACCGCAATCAGAAGGTCACCGTCGCGCACACCAGCCGGGACGTTAGTAACCAGGCTGGTACCGGCGGCGCCGTTAACCTGTGTCGTGCTAGCTACAAACGTTATGGTTTCAGCAGACCGAGGAGCGAGCTTTCGGTCGATGCCAGCCAGGTGGGCGCGGAGATGTTGGTTGTCCGTCGCCGTTGCATCTGTCTTGCGCGTATAGTTGGCCGGGATGTAGTCCATGCTGACCAGGTCAGCCTGAATCTCGTCCGAGCCGTGGTGGATGTGCGTTGGAGCGTGGGCGCCGCCACCTCCAGTCGCCCACTGAGGGTTGGCGCCAACTCCTTGTGTCTGTAGTACTTGTCCCGCTGTACCAGCGGCGAGCCTGACCCAGTTTGTGGCGTTTCTGTATAGGATGTCGCCTTGTGCCTCACCAGAGATGGTCAGGTCCACAACTGTAGGACTGGGATAGGTACCGCCCAAGTCCCCAGAGGCAGTCCCAGTCGGAGTTCTGGCATCGCTCAGGCGACTATCGTTGCCGGCGCAAGCTGCTGTAGCCGCGGTGCCCAGGGTACGCAAAGACCCCGTACCAGCAGCAGCATCGATAGCCAGCGCGTCACCCCCGCCCGCATTGTGGCTGGAGGCATGTGAGGTCGGCGTTCTAGCGTCGCTCAACCTGCCATCATTACCCGCACAGGCCGAGGTGGCACTCGTGCCTAGAGTCCGTAGCGAGCCCGTCCCGGCAGCCGCGTCGATGGCAAGGGCATCGCTTCCCCCCGCATTATGCGTCGAAGCGTGAGCAGTGGGGGTTCTTGCATCGGACAGCCTGGCATCGTTTCCAGCGCAGGCTGAAGTGGCGCTCGTCCCCAGCGTACGCAACGAACCGGTGCCTGCTGCTGCGTCAATAGCCAGAGCATCGCCGCCTCCAGCATTATGGGTTGATGCATGGCTGGTGGGGGTTCGCGCGTCAGAAAGACGAGCGTCGTTCCCCGCACAAGCAGACGTGGCGCTTGTACCAAGGGTTCTGAGCGACCCAGTGCCCGCAGCTGCATCTATGGCGAGAGCGTCCGACCCACCGGCATTGTGGCTCGAGGCGTGCGCGGTCGGTGTCCTAGCGTCAGACAGCCTGGCGTCGTTGCCGATACAGACAGTGGTCCCTGTAGAGCCCGTGGGCAGCCAGGCTACGTCCAGCTTCGCTCCCGCTCCAGCTTTCGGTATCGCATTTGCAGCAGCTGTTGCCGTGGCTACTTCGTCTGACCCGCCATGCTGGTGAGACGTAGCGTGTGCCGCTACGGAAGCCGCTACAGAAACCCACGCATCGTTAATGTTGTTCCGCCTGTAGAGCTTGTTCTCATCAGTCCGCCAGAATAGCTCACCCGCTACCGGTGAGCCCGGGAACGACGTGCCCGCCGGGATGATGAGTGTGCCACCCCCATCCCGGTCGAAGTCGTAGACCCCCGTTACTACCTTGTTGGTAGAGTCGTCGATAACAATCTGGACTACGTGCGCCATGCTACGTCTTCACCATAGTGGCCGTAGCCATCATCCCACCGGAGTACGTGTACGTTTCGGTAATCCTCGACTTCTCAACACCGGCGTCGTCGTACTGAATCTCCACGTACTGCGTGACCTGCCCCGCTGTGTACGTGAACTGATACTCCCGAATCTTCTTCAGCTTCGCTGCCGTCTCCCAGATGATGGAGTTTACCGGCCGCGCACCTGAGTACGTCCACTCCTGGTAGCTCGACTCTGCTACCTCGTGGGTGAGCGTGTCGAGAGCTTCGTGCTCGCTCTCCGATATCCCACCGCCCGACCGCGGGTTGTACACCCCAATAGAGTCACGAAAGCGCCAGGCGCCATCTACAAAACGGAATCCACCGTTCTCCGTCGGGTCGCTGCCCGGAGGAAGGTTGTCAAAGACTGCGCCTTCCTCGAGCAGCTCTCCGTGGTGTCTGTCCGGAGTGACGGGCACATTTACCTCTTCCGACGCCCCTTCTTCGGAGGCAACTGAGAAGCCGGGAGAGGGAGGCGCTCCTCCGCGAGCCGCTGGGCCTTGATGGTGGTGGGGCGAGGGGCCTCCGTAGCCTCTTGCGCCGCCGGCGCCTCGGCTGCTCGTTGCACTGCCTCCTGCACCACGTCGCGCTTCCGCTCCTCTTCTTCCTTGAGCTTCTTGGCCACCTGCAGACCCGCGTCGAGCCCTTGCACCTTCCCCTGCGCCATCAGCTGCAGGTTCTTGGCGTTCAGATGCAGGTTGGTCAGCGCCTGCGTGCCACGCTCGATGTACCTCTTGATGAGCGTCGCCGTCTCTAGCTCGAACTTCCCGTCCGAGATGTCCTTGTCAACGAGCGCGGCGAGGGCCGCCACAACCTCCGCCGACTTGGCGAACGCTGCGACGGCCCCTTCCATGCGTGAGACCTCCTTGTGTGCAGCCTCACGTACATCATCCAGGCGACAACCCAGTTCGTGTACCGTACCGAGCTTCACCTCCGACTTGTCCAGGCTCATTCAATCCTCACGTACTATCAAGAGTACGGCACCACGCAGATGACATCACCGACTTTCACCGTGTACTCGAATCGAAGCTGTCCGAGTGTCAGGCTGGTACCGGGGTAGTAGTCGTTGTTCGCCGAAAGGTCGGCACCCGGACGCTGCAGGTCCCCGTTCACGTACACATCGTAGTCCGTGAGGAAGTTCCCGCCGACCATGTTTGGCAACTGCGCATCCAGATTAGCCCCGCCACCGGTACCGCCCACGTCATTGTTCGCCGCGGTAGTGGCCGTCACGTTGGCGTAGACCTTGGTGCCGCGAGCGCCCATGTTCGCAGCCGAAACGATGGCCGATAGCAGGCTGACCTCACCCCCAAACTTGGTCTCGAAGGCGTCCCACTCCGCTGTGGTGTCCGACAGCTTGATGCCGTTGGTCTGAGCCCACGTGGAGCCGGTCTGATTCCCGTCGTCGAGATACAACTCACCGGCGCCCAAGAGGCGCAGGTCGTTGGTGGCGGTGCTCTCGATGGTGCCTGCGGTCTCGCCGACGTTGATGCGCTGTCCGCCCGTGTCGACCCGGATGCCCTGGTCGAAGTCGTTAACCACAGCACTGCTGTCGAACACGTCCACGTCCGAACCGAATAGGATGGTGCTCGTACCGCCAGCACTGCCCTCGGTAACCTGGAACAGAGTCGCTTCCAGGTCGTCGCGGATGCGCCAGTAGAACCCAGCTCCTTCGAGGTCCAGGGTGGCGTTCGTGCCGAGGTCGACCGGAACGATGCCCTGGTTGTTGTAGGCGTCCTGGAGGTCGACCGCGCCGCTGCCGGCATCGATGAAGTCCATGTCGCTGAGCCAGGAGTGCTCCGGGATGTCTTCCAGAGCCCACCGCTGCACGGCGCTGTAGTCGATGGTCTGGCCCCCGATGTACTGTGCATCCACCAGCACCAGGCCGTCATTGGTCGGGTTGTGCACAACGAACGACAGCTGCACCCGGTTCGGGGTGCTCGCCGTAATGGTCGTACCATCCGTTGCGAACTCAGACTGGAGCAGGGCGTGGATTTCGTTCCCCGAACCATCGACGATGACTTGGCCGGTGGCCGCGTCCGCAATCTTGACCAGGTTCTTCGGGGTCAGAGCATCGCCACCGGCCACTTCAGTCAGAGAGGCCGTACCGAAGAAGGACGAACCGTCTGCGACCACGGTGCCCAGCGTGGTGACGTTGCCCACCGCTGCTGTGGTGTTCCCAGGCAGTTCACCAGCCCCGAGGATGACGATGTCGCCCGCGCCACCCGAAAGCGTGCCACCACCCCACGCAGCCGCCGCAGCGGTGGTCGTGGTCGCGATGCCGTTGCCGCCAGTGCCGTACAGCAGAGCTCGAGCCACCAGGGTGGTGGCGTTCGAGGTGACGGCCTCCGCCGTCGGGTGCGCCGTCGTGGCCGCCGCGTACAGGGTACCGGCGCCCGCTTCGAGGTTGATGGCCGCCTTCAGGTTGGCCAGCGACGTCTGGAGGTCGACACCAATCTGGACGTTCCCGTCGACGTTCGTGAGCGTAGTCTGGAACGTGTAGGTCTTCGCGCCGAGGGTAACCGTCTCGGTGTTGAGGAAGTTGGTCGGACCAGCGGTCAGGGTTCCAGTGGCTCGCACCGCAGTCGGAACAACCACGTCCGCACCGACCACAGCCCGGAAGCGGAGGATGCGCTTACGCTCCAGGTCGTGCAGCTGCTGGTTGACCTCCTTCACGCCACGCGCCGTACCGTTCTCGAAGGTAACGGGAGCCGTAAGGTCATCCCACCAGTTCCCACTCGGGAAGCTGGCGCCGTTGCGGTTCAGGATGTTCTGCACCTGAGACCGCAGGCTGTTCAGGTCGTCCTCGATGTGGACCGTGTTCGTCTCGTAGTTCGCCAAAGATGGCGCCACATTGTCCGCGTAGACGTCGGACTTGCGAACCTGGGTGTCCTGCCGGATGAAGGTGCGAGCCATCTGAACTCCTATCGCTTGGTGTAATCGGCGGTCAGTTTGTCGCCCGGCTTGGGCGCGAAGAGTAAGGTAACGGTATCATATCCCGGACCAGAACCCCCACTCTCCGAAAGCGTGTAGTCGTCCACCTCGAGCAACCGCTGGCCGTTGTAGTAGAGCTGCAGCGTGTCCCCTCCGAGCTGGTTGACGAAGATGCCGGGCGTCATGAAGACCCGGTTGACGCCGTTCATCACCCCAAGTAGGCCCACGCCGTACAAGCGAGGCTTGTTGACGGCATCGAGGTCGCCCGTGAATGGGTTGAAGACGTACTTCGGGCTCACGTCCGCACCACGCTGGTGAGGTTCCCATCCCCGTCATATCCCAGCGTGAGGGTGGCGACCAGGGTGGCTCCGAGCCGGTACCGAACTACGGTCAGCTCGCCGGACGTGTAGCCTAGCTCGATGGTATCGTAGAACTCCGGCACCAGCTTGTTCACCACCTGGGCGGTCCACGGAGTAGTACCCTGGACCACCGTGACGGAGTCCAGGGCGCTGCTCAGTACACGCCCGATGGTGATGGTTGCCACTACTTCACCGAGTTGACGAGGACGGCGCCGACGGTGACCAGCGCTGAGGTACCGACCACCCCCAGCGCTACCCCAAAGGTTCGTGTCTCGTACCAGGGCGGGCCCTTCGAGAGCTCCCCCTGCAACTTGGTGTTCTCCTCCTCCAAGCGACGCACGCGCTGCTGTAGGTCTGCCCTGACCTCAGCGTTGGCCTCTCGCTCGAGCTTGAGCACCTCGACGTTGTAGGTGCGCTCGGCGTCACGCGTCTGCTCCCAGCTTCGGTAGCAGAGCTCCGCCTGCAGTCGGGACTGCTCGATGTAGTTCCCCCACCTCAGCGCGGTGGAGGGGTCGAAGAGCATCCCCGTGAAGGGCGCCTGCTGCCCCTTCTGGATGGAGGCGATGACGTCCTCCCCTGGCGGGATGGGCTCGAGCTTGAACTCAGGGACGTCCGGCAGCGCCTCCTGCGCGCAGAGGACAGGGGAGAAGAGAAGCACGGCAGCTAGTACGTACTTGTTCATCACCAGTCCTTCCCACTGCGGTCCGGTGCCCGCGCGGGAGCTGACGCGGGGGTCCCCAGCTCCTCGTAGTCCTTATTCCAACCCCCGGTGACTCTGTCCTCGAGCTGCATCACCTGCCGCTTCATCCGCTTGAGCTTCTCCGCATCCGCCCTCTGGCGCTGCGCGCGCACGTTCTCCAGCTCGTTGAGCGCGATGAGCCGCTTGTACTTCTGTAGGTACGCACCCCCCAAAATCCCCGGCACGGCGGACCCCACCGCCCCTGCCACGCTGGCTACCGCCGCAGCTGGGTGCTCCCTCTCCAGCGCTATGCCCGGGGCCGCACCAGCTAGACTCTGAACCCCGTGGTGGGCCAGGGACGTTCCCACGTCCTCCCAGTTCAGCTTGTGCGCGTTCTCCCGCAACTCGTTCTCGATGGCTGGGTTGGACACCGCCTTCCGCGCCAGGTCTCTGCCCTGCCTGACGAGCCCCGCACGCTCTACCTCAGCGGCCAGTAGCCCCAGACCCCCCAGCGCTGCGCCCCCAATGCCGGCGCCTATCAGCGCAGCATGAGGGTTGCCCCCGCCCCCGGCGGCCCCCATCACGCCCCCTAAGCTCGCACCAGTGGCCACCAGAGGAAGGGTGTAGGCTGCCTGCGAAGCCAGCCAGGGCTTCCAGCTCTTCATCAACTCCTTGGTGGCCTCCGTCTCCTTGGGAGTCCTGACCGCAGCGGACTTCTCCGCCGGGAGCAACGCCCGGAACTGGCTGATGAGGTCTTCCTTCTCCTTGCTGCGCTTGGCCAAGTACTCGTCCACGCCCTGGTCCGGCTCCCGCCCCAGGTACTTGTGCGCCAGCTGACTGGCCAACCCTTCAGGGCGCGTGGCGAAGTAGCGCTGAACCTGCAGCTTCCGCTCCTCCTCAGGCAGATGCGCGTGGCTCATATAGCGGGCGCCCCGACCTTCCACCTGCTTGAGCTTCTCGAGGTTCCAGTGCGGCTCGAGCACCTGCATCAGGCGCGTACCCTTGAGGTCGAGCCCCTCCCCACCGGCGGAGCTGAGTAGCAGGGTGCGAAGCTTGCCCTCGTTGTAGTCGCGCACCAGCTTGTTGCGCTCCTTCATCCCCATCTCGCCAGTGAACTCTCCGAAGGGTATGCCGGCCTCCGTCAAGCGCTTCTTGTACGGGTTGATGCCTGACTCGAGGAAGTTCGAGTAGACCACGGCCTTGGCGCGGTCGTTCTCGCTGAGGGCCTTCTGCAGCCGGGTGAACGCCTCCTGAATCTTGGGGTCCTCCGCCTCCGCCGGGTCCTTCACGAACGGGGCCGTCGTGTTGGACGCCTGGCGTACTCCAGCCAAGAACGAGTTGAGCTGCTGGGCTTCCTGCTTGGTTGGCGGCAGCCCCCGGCGAATCTTCGCCGCCACCCAAGGCGGTGCCTGCCCCATCAGCGTGTCGTACACCTTCAGCTGGTGCGCGCTCATAGGCACCCGCACATCCTCGTAGGAGACCGTTGGGTAGTTCTCGGTGCTGCCGGGGTGATAGTCGACCCACTTGCTGAACGCCGCTCGCAGCTCGGGTGCGTTTTTCTCGTACAACTTCGGAACGAACCCGGGCTTCACCCTGGCCTCCTCATCCCGAATGATGTTCAGCAGCTTCTGCGTCATCGGCAGCTTCTCCGGTTCCTGGGAGACGTACCGACGCTCGAACTCTTGCCTGTCGTAGGGCAGCACCGGGGCATCGGCTGCGATGTCCACCATCCCCGCCAGGTCCACGGGGTGGTTGTAGAAGGGGCTGCCGGACATCAGGAGGCGCTTGCCTGACGTGTTCCCCTTCAGCATCTGGAAGGTGGCGGTGCTGGGGTCACGTGCTCGGTGCGCCTCGTCTACGATGAGCAGTGGGGCGTCAGGCTTCAGCCCCTTCACCGCCATGTTCTGCATGGAGAGGAGCTCTGCCTTCTGCGACTTGCCCGTCAGATGCTTGGCGCGCTCCTTCTCGTAGTTGCCGAGCAGGGACGCCGGCGCCACCACCTGGGAGGGGAGGCCCAGCGCCTCCTGCGTCGCGATGGAGGTCAGGGTCTTCCCCGAACCGAGACCGTGGACCACGACCAGCCCAGGCTGGTCCTCCCGCTGCATACGCTCCACCACCCGCTGCTGGTGAGGCTGCAGCTTCGTCTTCACGTCCGCCGCCTTCACGAACTCATGGAGCATGGTGCGGTAGGCGGCCGTCTTCAGCTGCCGCTCTGGGTTCTTCCCGAGCATCGCGTGCATCATGTCGACGCGCATCGTCATCATCCCAGCGAAGAGCGACTTCGGGATGTGGGCGCGGTAGGCAGCGATGGCCTCGTCCCGATTGTCGAACCCGAGGAAGACTTTGTACTCGTCGAAGCTGCCGTCTGGCTTACGCTGCACGGCCCAGAACGCGTGCTGGGAGCTCTTCTTCGGACCGAGGAAGACGTCGAGTCCGTCGTTGTCCCCGCCCAGGGTCCGAGGTATGTGCCCGTAGTCGTACTTGTACCGACGGCTCCAGGGCTTTCCCTTGGCGTCGACCCCCATCATGACGAACCCGCGGGGGCGCTCCACCTGAATGGGAAGCCCCTGGAAGTCCACCTTGAACTTCACGCTGTCCGTCGGGGACGGCTCGCCTTTGTAGATACCGCGCGTGCTGCCCGCCTTGGCGAAGGGCTCGTTCATCTGCAACCTCTTGACGATAGCAGGGGGCACGTCCACCACAGCGTGCTGCAGCGTCCCCAGCAAGGACCCAGGACTGCTGGCGTCCTGATGAACTAGGTACACCGGCCCCTGCTGATGCGTGTGCAGCTCCCCTGAGCGCCAGCTCACTGTACCAGGGGCCTCCCCCGGCAGCGGGATAGCGAAGCGCGTTGGCTGAAAGCCCAGACCTTCTAGGTCCAGCTTCCGTACAGCCACCTGCGGGTGGGACCAGTCATCCTGGCTGCGAGCAATGGCGCTCTGCAAGCGAGCGCGCGCCTTGTCTGCATCTTTGGGGAGGCTTCGCAGGAGTGGGATGTCCTGCTTGAGCTGCCCACCAACAATGTCGCGGTATTCTGCGGCCGGCACCGCTCCAGCCTACCAGACAAGAGGCTGGAATGGGACTCAGTTGCGCGCCCGGGAGCCTACTTGTACCAGATAGCCGCGAAGAGCATCGGGGTCGTCGAGCAGCTCATCGGCACGGGCCCGCTGTTCCGCAGTGAGCGCGTTGATGGTCTCCACGTGCTCCTTCACAACCGACTCCGTGCGCTCGATGAGCGCCCGGTCGAGCTTCTCCACGGCAGCCTGCTTGCGCTCCTCGACCTTGCGCTCGAAGTCACGGGAAGCATCCGACTCCTTGCGCTCGTCGACGACCACTACCCTGCCGCGGTCCCTACCGAACAGAAAGGCGACCAGGGCGACCGGGAACAGAAGAACCCACATCCAGTTCTTCTTCGTCCATGGCCACCCCTTGGTTAGCCACCAGAGCCAAGCGCCGGTCATTTCACTCCTTCGGCGGGGCGGGGAGCACCTTGTCGTCGTCCTCGGCGGTCACCCCGAACAGCCCAGGCAGTGCCTTCTTGACCCCCTTGTAGATGGTGGCGCTGAAGGTGGCCACCAGCAGCGCGAAGAAGAGCCGACCGGAGTAAGTGTTGATGTCGCCGTAGATGAACGGCACCTTTACCGTAGCTACGACGGATGCGACCAGGTAGGGGAGCAGGTACAGCAGGAACTCGTTGTACCAGGTAGCCAAGGAGCCCGAGTAGATGGTCACCTTGGTCGTAGAGCCCTTGCGCTCGTCCTTCTTGAGCTCCGGGAGTGCCAACTCCACCACACGACGAACCAGCGTGGAGAGCACGACGATGACCACCGCCAGGGCGGAGATGCCGAGAAGACTGAAGTCCTTGAGCAGGTTGTCCATGTTCCTCCTATTGCAGCCTGGTGCGGTCACCACTGGGTGGACGTTGGAAGACCGTGAAGCCGAACGGAGACTCCGGAAACATCGCCAGGTTTCCGCCGGAGCCCCCCACGATGTCCAACCTGACGACGCCAGAGGAACCGTATGAGAAGGCCCCCCTTCCGTAGAAGTCACGGCCTGTGTTCAATGATACGGCGACGAACCCTACGTCGTTGTACATTAGGTGCGCGTAGTACACCCGCCTACCAGACGCCAAGCCACGGCGCACCTGCTTGAGGTCCGCGGTGTACCCTCCAGGAGTGGTCCTAACGACGGGTCTCTGCGTCCAGGTAGCGCCATCATCCACCGTGAACCACACGCGGCCAGAGTCCCCCACGGCCATGTCATAGGACACGTCCTGAACGATAGTGCTAACGGCACCATCACTCATCACCAGGGACCACACCCCGGAACCCGCTGCGGCCACGCTGCGCCGCCAGATACGACCGTGTAGGCTCCCATCGTGCCCAACAGCGATGAACTGCTTGTTGGTGCTGTTCACGTGTGTGATTGCCTTCAACCGGTCCGTAGCGAGAGGGAGGGTCTCGGCGAGCCATGTAGTACCGCCATCGGTGCTGACGAAGATACGGTCGTAGGCGTCCTTGCAGTACGCGATGAGCATGCGGGTGCTGCTGTTGTACCCACCGACTACGCCGTCTACGGTGCCCACAGCAATAGGCAGGTCTCCTGCCGCCGTCCAGATATCTCCTCCATCCGTGGTGACGAGAACCTTATCGGCCACGCCAGAAGAGGAGGACACCCCGGCCAGCCCATCAGAGGCGCTGTACATGTGGATTCCCATGATAACGCTGCTGGCAATCGAAGGTACGGCTGCGAAAGCCCACACCTGCGCCCCGTCGAAGTATCCGATGGCCAGACGACCAGAGAACGGGGAGAAGGCGGTGTACGACCCACCGATGATGGCTCGAGGGGAAGCGGTAGCGACGCTATCGATACGAGCTGCGCACCTTCCATCCAGCAGCGGGTACGAACCAGAGTTCACTGTAGTGACAGAGATTGGACGGTCCAAGCTGTCGATGATGTCCAGCGTGTTCCACTCGACGTCCAACCCGTACCGACCAACGACGCGGTAGGTGCCGTTGCTGTACCGAAGGCGGATGACCTCGTTGGCGAGACCCGGGGCCAGCGAGGGGTCTCCTGCGATAGTTCCCGTACACAGGCCCCCAGCACCAGAGGCGTCCACAGTGAGGGGACCTCCCCCGAAGTTCCGGTAGATGAGCTCGAGCTCCTCGTAAAAGGTCGGGATGTACCCCGCTGCCAACTTCAACTCGAGCGTGCCTGCCGCAGCGGTGTACGTGTAGTTGGTCAGGTCGACGTCCAAGCGCCCGCCGTACTCACGAGGGTCCCACGTGATGGTAGTGGTACCGCCCGCCCCTACTGCGTACGAGGTCGACCTCAGGTCCAGCCGGTCTCCGATGATGGGTCCACGGTGAAGCATCTCACGCTCCTATCAATAGTCCGTACGCGTCATGAGGCAGGTGTAGACACCGTTGTTCAAGACCACGACGCCCTCCCACTTGTACCACCCCGCCATGTAGGGCGGAATCTGGTCGTCGGTGCCGCTGAAGAGGAAGCCGCTACCGGCAGAGGCGGAGCTACCAGACCAGACCATAGTCACAGCCGTGCCCGAGGTGACGTTCATGGTGACCGTCAAGCGAGAGCCCAGCACAGGCACGAGGCTGTCGTGCATGTTGATGGTGATGGTCGTCGCCCCGGCGTGGGTGACCCTCAAGTGGAAGGTATCTGCAGACGACGTGATTCCAGCCGCGCCAATCGGATGGAAGTTGGCGGTGTATGTGGCCCCCGCAACGGTAATGGGCGTGTGCGGAGTGATTCGATTGCCCTGGTAGTACTTAGCTTGAACGCCTCCATCCCCCATCAGGTAGGAGGTTGCGGTGTCGAAGCCGGAGTCCTCGTCGAAGCCGCCCCACGCTAGAGCCCTGTCTTCTCGCTCTCCACTGAGCCCACTGTTCCTCCATATGGAGCCGGCAACAATCTTGGCCTGGCGCCCTCCTGGCGCCGCTGTGGCATCCGCACCGATGAGAGGGCGGGCGTAGTAGCGCAGACCGCCCTGACCCCATGCTGTGCCCTCCCCAATGAGGAGGTTGGGCTGCACCCACTCGACCGTCACCACCTCATTCGCTGGATACGACGTCGAGCCCGTCACCAGAGACGTGCTAACGGTGACGTCATCCACGAAGCCCGTGATGGTAGCCAGCTGCCTCTCCCCGCTCGAGCGGGTGATGAGCAGTAGGTCGACATCCAGCCGAACGGCGGTCTTCCCCGACGTGCGAAAGCGATGTCCCGCTGTGGTCAGCTTCACACGGGTGGCCCCTGCTCCCAACGGATTCAGCTGAGCTGCGGCCCCCAGCGGGATGCGGGTGAAGGTGGCCCCACTGCCTGCCACATCCACATCGACGTTCCGCCTGACCAGCCGAGCGAACCCTGCGTAGCTAGGCCCGGAGTCCCCCGCCTCGATACCGGAGATGGTGCTCGTCACCAGGTCCAGGAAGCCGACGGCTCCCCTTCTCGTAGCGTCTGCGGTGGCTCCCAAGGAGCCGCTCTTGGCAGCCTTGAACAGCGCCAGGTAGGGGTCTGGGCGACCCGGACCCGTCGTGTAGTCCTGGTCTGGCTCCCGAACCTCGAAGGCCTGCCCATCCCGAAGGATGGTGGCGCCGGAGCCCGCGGTGTCCACAGCCGCCCCCACCGACAGGCTGGAGAGCCCCGTCGCCCGCCGGTACACCTCGTTGAACCCGTGCGCCTCCAGCGACTTCGCCTTGACGGAGGTGTCTAACCCCTGAACGAACATCCGCCAGAGCGCCTCCCGCTCCTCCTCCACGATGCGGGCATTGCTCGTTCGCGCTCCGTAGGTGACCAGTACCGGCGAGGACACTGGGGTGTTGAAGCGGACGGTGGGGTTCGTGTACCAGCCCGTACCGATGACGCTGACGCCCGGCGTCCCCGTATCGATATCCGTCACGGCCACCTGCGTTGTGCCGTTGTACAAACGACGCCCCGTTGTACCGTGCGCAACCGACACCAGCACGGAGGCGGGGACCACGTTGTCCCCAACGAAGACGTCACCGCTCAGCAGTACGCTGTCCGTGCCCGGTGCTGACAGGGAAGCCGTGGCGTGCTTGGGCACCGACGTTCTGAGCAGGTCATCCAGGACGTCCGTATTCTGCGCTAGGGCCCTGAAGCCTCGGTTGGCGTCCGCGCTGGTGCCGTCCTCATTGAAGGCCACGAAGTACGTGTACTGATTGGGGCCCGACCCCTTCTGGTTGTCGACGTTCGCAGCCCCACCAGGGCCGCCCATCCCACCGCTGGTGACGTTCACCCGGTCGTAGGTGTGCGTGCCAACCGTACCGGTGCCCCCAGGGGACGCCGGGAAGCTCTCCCCGCCGAAGAGGTAGTACGTGGGGTCAACGAATCGATGGAAGTTGCCCATGGTTCATCCAATCCGCAGGGTCCAGACCACTTCGAGCTCGAAGGCCAGGGTCTTGCTCAAGGTATCGAAGGTATCGTACGCGACGACGTTGTTGTTGCGGAAGTTGGGGGGCACGTCGCTCAGGAAAAGCCCCACCTCGCTCAACGGCACGCTGCTGTACGGTGCGTAGCTAACCTCTTCCGACACGAAGAGGCGGCGGAAGGTAGCTGAAGTGGGGGTGTCGTGCGTGACGGGGGCCTGCACCTGACCCACCCACAGGTCGCCCGAGGTGGGCGCCCCTGACCCGCCAGAGACGCGTACCGGGCGCTCGAGCCCCACCACAGTGGGGTCCGTGTCCGTCTGCGTAAAGGAGCCGACGGGGGTGTAGTCCGTCAAGGGGGCCGTGTCGGCGAAGGCGGGGGCAATCTGCCGCGTTCCCCCGATGCCGAACCCCATGTACCTGATGCGGGCGTCGGTCTCCACCACATCCGGGCTGAAGGAGAGGTACGACATCAACTTGGTGAGCCACTCTCGTCCGTAGTCGACGAAGATGTTGTGCCCCTCTCGTCGGGCGACAATCTTCCCGCGCTCACGGGCCGTGATGAAGACATTGCTCTTCACCTGAATGTCGTCAACGACCCTGAAGGTAGCTCTCATCCGAACCTCACCTGCCAGATGAACTCCACGTCATCGATGGCTTCGAGCAGGATTGTATCAAAGGTGACGTAGGCCACCAGGTTGGCGTAGGGGGCAGAAGTACCCGCGGTGTTGAGGAACAAGCCCGCCTCGCTGACGGGCACGGTGGTGAAGGGGGCGTACACCACGTCCCCCGCTGTGGCATCTACCAGAGCGTGCACGGTCACGTCTTGAGTAGACAGATGCGTGAGGTACAAGGAAGGGGGGCCGACGCGCCAGACGTCCGTACCGGGGGCGCTGGCGTAGGGCAGCGACCCACCGGAGACGCGCACGGGGCGCTCGAGCGTCTTGATGAGCGGGCTCGTCGGGTTCGCGGTGTTGTACTCCGTCCCGTTCGAGTAGCCGTAGAGCCCGTAACTAGGAGCGTACGCGAGCTCGGCGAACCCAACCGGGTAGGAAGCAGAGAGAGGCGGAGAGCTGACGAGCGGGCTCGACTGCTTCGAGCCCCCCATCCCAAGCCCCATGTAGTAGAGCCGGTCAGAGCGCTCGACTATCACCGGGTCGGAGGGCAGAGGGTTCTCTGGGTCTCCTCCGAACCACGCCGCCCCGAGCATCTGCGTCAGGTACAGCTGCCCGTACCGGGTCCAGACGTTGTGCAGCTCCTGTCTACCTACGAGCTCCCCGCGCCGGCGGTGCTGGATGGTGACGTTGCTGCTCATGGGGAAATCTGCCTGGTGACCCGGTACGTGCCCGCTGGGTAACCCGGGGGCGACCCATAGTAGGGGTCCACGACCCCCATGTCGAACTTCCAGGAGAAGGCTGTGCTCACGGAGCACAAGAACTGCGTCCAGGCTGGGGAGGTGTTCGCGCCCACGGCTCGCACGGTGACGGTGACCGTATCACCGAGGGTGACTGCGAGCGAGACGTTTTCCGATATCTCGGTGTTGTTGCGGGCGGTGAAGGGGATGACCACGTCGACCGCCTGCGTCACGTTCCGAAGTACGAGCTCGAAGGCCTCCTCTCCTACAACTGGAGAGCCGAAAGCGATGAAGCGCACCCGACGCAAGGTGCCGGTCTGGGGCGCAGTACTGGGAGATAGCGTGAGGGCGTGCCCGGATGTCGTGATGGTCCCCGGAGGTACCTCATCGGCGCTGAACATGGAGCAGTCGCCGCTGCCCACCCCGTAGTAGGGGTCAACAACACCGGCGTCGAAGATGAGCCCGGCGTCGTACTTCAGCGTGGCCCCCACCGTCAGGCTGGAGGCGAACTCCACCACGTCCGACGGGCATAGGAACTCGCGGTCGAAGGCCCACTGGACCGGCTCCGGCGTGGGCCACACCGGCGTCGTAGACGGGTCGTCGTCCCCGTCGAACTGGTTACGGTACCCACCGCCCGCAGCTCGAGGCTCGTCGTAGACGGTGGAAGCCCCGAGGCGCGTTCGACAGACGGCGTCGTCCAGCTTCAGCGTGCCCCCGAAGGTCACGGTGTCGTTGAGGCTGATTTCGTCCCCGTCCTCATCCGAAGCGTAGAGCCGCACCACGAAGCGTGGGTTCGTGTACGTCGGCTTCACCTTCAGGATGAAGTTCCTCACCATCAACAGCGCGCTCAGGTTGAACGCCTGGCTGTCCACCCGCACCAGGAAGGAGTGGTACTTCTGCACCTCGTAGAAGACGCCCTGATTGAGCATCCCCTGGAACCAGGTGGGGTCCTTGACGTAGTCGAGAACTTCCGCTCCCTCCACCAGCGGAGCGAACCGGACTACCGCATCCCCCTCCACGTAGCGCTGCCCCGTCGTCGGGCTCACATCGAGCTCCAGCACCTTGGGGAAGGTGTAGGAGCGAACAATCTCCGGGTTCGCCTTGTCCCTAATGAGTAGGCGGCCCTTAGCCCCCAACAGGTCTCGCCGAATCTCGACGATGGTCCCGTCCTCCTCAGCGAAGGGCAGACCCAGTAGAATCTGGATGCCGATGCGCAGGTTGCTGAGCGTGGGGCCGTTGGTGAGCGCGTAGAGGAGCCCCCTGACGGCGCTGAGGTAGTCGACGTTCCCCGGAAGCTCCGACAGCTGGTCCCGGCGCAGTTCTACTGCCAGACCGAAGTTGTTCTCGATGGTGGGGTTGTTGTCGAGGTACGTGTACTCCGCCCAGAAGCGCTTGGGCGGGCGCTCACCCTCGAAGACGTCGGGTCCGCCCCCTTGCCCAGACGCGAAGCGGAGAGAGTTGCCGCCCCGGAACTCCTCGATGTAAAAGTCGAGGTTCCGCCGCAGGGTGGAGGTGTCCTCCTCGAGGACAATCTTCTCCTGCAGCGTCGGGATGTCGACGACGAGAGGGTCTACAGGTAGCCGACCACGCCGCACCAGCCCCGCAAGGCGAACAGCGAGGTGGGGCTGTACCAGGTAGGCGCTGAGGGGCCCGAAGTCCACGGGCAGCCTCGAGGGGAAGGACTCCGAGGCTCCGAAGGCTACGGTGTATACGGTGAGCGCCTCTTGCGCCGTGGACGCCACCGCGTCCGACTCGTCTACCACCTCGAAGTCGACGTGGTCCCCCTCTGTGACCAAGCCGTTCCAGAAGTCGAGCAGCTCTGACTGCACCCACCCCGTGATGCGGTAGGCGACGCTGGGGTTGCCAGGGTCACTCCCGTCCGGTAGCGACGCCGGCAGCTCCTCCCGCACCACCACCCTGGAGTAGGGGAGAGCGTCTGCCGAGTCCGACACCACCCGGTCCACCACGTAGGCCGTACCCTCCACCACCAGGAAAGCGTCGGCCAGCGACATCCCTTGCAGTGACACATCGACGCGCAGTGTGCGGAGACCAGGACCAACCCGAACCCCGTCGCCGGACAGTACGCCGTTGCTGCCCCCGGGCGTGAACAGGCTGGTGGTCGTGGCGTCGGTGATGGTGAAGGCGAACCCGGAGTCGATTCGTAGCACCCAGGTGCCCGGCGTCAGCTCGACGAGCACGACCCGGAAGCTGTCCTCGAGGGCGCGCAGCGTACGCTCTAGACCGGTCCTGAACTGCTCAGGGTCGATGGGGTCCAACGAGGTGAAGGTGATGACCTGGTCTTCCGCGAAGACAGCAGAGGACAGGCCCAGTCGGCGCGTGTGCACGCGCACCTCGGTGAAGGGGTTCGAGTACACTCCACCCCACACCGGGTGCAGCTTCGTGAGCTCGGGGATGGGCTCCCCCAACACCGTATCGTAGTGCAGCCACCGCCGAACGAACGTGCGCTGGACGTCCCGAACGCTCTTCGAGTACTCGTGCTGCCACAAGGTGAAGAGCTCCGTCGACGCCACCTGCGCCAGAGCGCTCCAGAAGACGGTCAGCTTCTCGTTGTCCTCGACCAGCTGCCAGAAGTCGGACAGGAAGTCGAAGAGGAAGGTGACGTTCGGGGTGCACCCTCGAGGGAGGGGATTCGACAGCACATTGACCAGCGTCGTGGTGCGCCCCAGCCCATCCGGGGTACTCCACAACGACCCATCGAACACCCGCAGGTCGAACAGATAGAAGCCAGCTACGTCAGGGTAGAAGGTCGGCTTCGCTGTATCCGCACCCGACAGCCCTGCCTGCCGCACGAGCTTGTAGGAAGCCGCCACCAAGTCGTCAGGAATCTGCCTGTGCTCTACGTTCACGTAGAAGGGGATGGTGTTCCCCGGCGGCACGTAGTTTACGGTGTACGCCGTGCCCCCCACCATGATGACGTCCCCCAACTGAATGGGTTCCGCCGTGTTCTGGAGGGCGAGCTCAGACGAGAAGAACTGGTCCGTGTACCCGGTGGGCGTCAGCTCGGGGAGCGTGTACCCATCGGCGCCAGCGAAGACGAACTGGCTGGTCTCTGGAGCGTCGATGAGGCGCCAGTCGTAGACGAGCGGTGCGCCCTCGGGGTCGAAGCTGCCCGACCCATCGAGCTGTACGATGGAGCAGAGGTGGGCCGCCTGGTCCCCTGCAACCACCGCCCGTGGGGGCAGGTTGGGGATGAGCGCCTTGTACGACTTGTTGTAGTAGAAGAGCTCGAGGTGCGACCCGTTCGTCACCGTCCCCCGCACCGACACCGCGATGCGGTCGATGGGCGGGTAGGTGGGGGGGTCCTGGATAGGAGGCAGCAGCGCGCGGAGAACTTGCCCGCTGCCCGCCTGAGAAGCAGGAGTGATGTAGAGGTAGACCAGCCCGTTCTCGTTGTCCGAGACGTACCGAACGACGAGCTCCTCGGTCGTCGACAGCCACTCGTCGCTGCCCGCGATGGGGAGCGTGGGGTGGTCGATGACGAGGTCGTTGCCGACGAAGTGGAACGCCCCCGTGTACGACACGCCTGCCTGCGAGAACAGGAAGGTGACGCAGGGACCCAAGGCGTTGTTCACCCCGACCAGGATGTGCTCGTTCTCTAGGTCGCCCCATCCTGGTGGGAGGTCAGCCAGCCGCAGCCTGAACTCGACGGTGAACGTCTCCTTGACGGTGACGTCGATGTCCAAGATGGCGGGGGTCGTCGGGTACACCCCACCCGACGCCATATTGAAGCTGGCCTCGAAGAACTGCTCGCTCTGGCCGGTGGCGGTGACCTCGATGAAGTCCCGCACGCGCTCCATGTCGTTGGGCTGCCGGACGCCCGACAGGTCGAAGGCATCCCAGACGTCGGAGGTGGGGATGTGCTCAGTAGCTCCTCCGCCCTCCTCATCCAGCTCTCCGCCCCAGGCTCCACCACCCCAAGGGCCGCCACCGTAGCCTTCGCCCGACATGCCTCAGTCTACCCCACGCTCCAGAACGTGTGGTCCAAGCTGGAGCGCAGCCGCAGGTGCCGCCCAGGAGACTGGTTCAATGCCTCCACCCCACGAGCTCGGGTGGCCCTGGTGGGGAAGCGGTACTCGGGCGCGGCGCCCTCCAGAACGTGGCAGCACCTGCCGCTTTGATGGAAGATGTAGCCGATGTACGGGTCGTCGTGCCAGCGACAGCAGGCCTGCCTGCCGAACTGCAGCACCGCCTCGGTGTCCAGCCAGCTCAGTGGGTAAGCCCAGCTGGTCTCCCCGTTCAGGAAGTTGCAGTCGCCACCGTCCCGGACGCGCTCGATGATGGGCTTGGTCGCCCGGAACCCGTTGAAGCCCACGGGGGAGGAGCTCCCCTCCAAGGCAGCCAGGAGCGTCGAGACGTGCCCCGGCGCGTAGATGACGTCGTCATCGAAGGTCACGATGACGTGCTCCCCTGGCTCCAGCACCACTCCAGCAAGGTGCTTGGTGCCGGGCCCGATGTCCTCCACCACCTGCATCTGGACGCCGAGCCCGTCGATGATTGGCTCCGCAGCCTCGTAGGTGAACCAGTCCCCCGGCAACAGGAGCACTTGGTCCAACCCCGACTGAGCGACGATGGACTCCAGCGTGTCCCTGATGTCGAACACCCGCTTCCTGTGCGTTGTCAGCACGCCCACCACGGTCATGAGTACATCCCTCCAGGTGCGGCGGCCACGTTGGTGGCGCCGATTCTGATGTCCCAGGAGCACCCCGGGATGAACCAACTGAACCCACTGTTGTCGTCGGTCACCGTCGCTCCTGTGCTGTCCAGCGACCTGACCGTGAAACTAGTGGGGCTCGTAGCCACAACAGCCAACGTACCCTGCGTCGTTCCAGACCCAGCGCCCTTCGTCACCATGGGCGGCCGAACATCTGCCCCCGGTACCGCTACGGTAGCCTCCCCCGAAGAGAGGGCACCTACGTCTGACTGGGCGCCAGAGCGATAGGACCCGCCCCAGCTAAGCCCGACGGCGTAGGGAGCTACGATGACCTCACCGACGGTAGTGCGCACAACATTCGGCTCGATGCTCCACGTGCAGCTAGAGCCGTCGCCAGCGACAGTGAGAGCTGCGTCAGCCACCTCGCCGGACACATCCTGCAGAAGCATCTCTGCGCCATACAGCCCAAAGCCAAGCCCCACACTAAAAGTCTGGGTATCGTAGAAGAGGGCTTTGCTCTTGTTGGTTACTTGAACACCCGGAGTTCCAACGACGTCGTTGAAGAGGACGGAGGTGAGGGTCGCTTGCGTGCCCGGTCCACTGACGACGCATTGCGCCTGGTTCATGAAGCAGCACTGCTCCAAGGACACGACCCCCTTCAGCTGCAACCCCACGAACTCGTCGTTCACGCCGCAGCCAAAGAGATAGACGCTGGTGGCATTGTACTTGTTGGTGACGGACGACTCTGTCCCATAGGGTGCGCCGAACAAGCAGCCCTCTATCTGCGTGGCGCCTTGAGCAGAGGGGTAGCAGACCACCTCCGTCAGAACGACGTCCTTCACCAGGAAGCTGAGATTGGTGTCCAGCGCGCACAGCTCCAGACTAGCGATGGCGGCGTTGAACGTCTCGATGGCGAACGGGTCCCCCGTGTTCACGAACCCCGGATTGACCCGAGCGCCGCCGCCACCCTCGTCCGAGTCCACCTGCGCCACCCACTTGTACCGCCCGTTGTTTGGGAAGCGCACGCGTAGGTACACGTGGGCTGTCCAATCGCTGAATCCATCGGCGGCCAAGAAGGGAGGGGCTGGAAGTGAGTGGTTGGCAGCGTGGTACCGGTCGACCGTGTCTGTGGCCACCGTCGTCATAGTCCCCAGGATGGTGAACGTACGCGCCTGGTTGCCACCATCGACCGCAATCCTAGCGGTGGTGAGGGTGTACGTGCCCACCAGATTCAAGGTCACGTCCTGCTTGATGGACCCCACGGACAGGCGCCGCATCACCTCGTCGACGGTCGCCAGCGGAGCACCGACGCCGCCGGCTGCCTCGTCGTTACCGGCAGCGGACACGTACCAAGCGGCCTGGCTAAGCCAACTCAAGGAGGTGGTCGGCACCAGCCGCTCCCAGCACCCACCGCCCACGGCGTTGATGACGGTGATGCCGTCGACCGAGAGGGTGGACGCCGGCTCCCGCCGCCAGAGGCACTTTAGGGACTGCACCCAGACCAGCGCCGGACCGTCAGCCGCCACGAGCGCTAGCGCGGTCAGGCTGGCCACCTCGGCCACGCCCGAACCGGTGCCCCCTGTGCCCCACACCAGCGCGCCGCTCTGGTACGTAAGAGCGCTACCATCCACCGGCGTGCCGGTGGCCAACTGACTCGCGGTAGGTCTCGTTGCCATGTTGCCCCTATATCGACTAAAAGACGACCTTCTTCGAACGCGTCACGACGATTGTACCAGGAACGAGGGAGCCGGGACCCCCGGGGGCGAGTGCCCCTGAAACGTCAGGTACCCTTGGGGAGTACCAGGACACGTAGCCCCCCAACAGGAGGGTAGCGCGCATCCAGTAGTTGACCTCGCCACCGCCTAGTACGAACGCGTCCTGTTGCGGGTACTCTGCCATCAGCACACCATAGGAACTTCGCCGGCCCAGGGCACGTTGTAGTACCCCAGCGACATCCTGGTTTTGCTATCAAACGTCTCGAACGGGGTGCGGTACGTCCCCGACCTTCGGAAGAAGTCCGACATCCCCTTGAACGCCCCGTTACGCAGAGCGACAAGTGAGGGCCATGACCACTCCTTCCCATCGCTAGCCTGCCCTGCGCTTCCACCGAACCAGCTAGCGTTGTTGGCTACCGGCATGCAGATGTTGTAGCTAGCGAACGCCCCGGTGGTCGGGGCTATGGAGCGTACAATCGTCGACGTCGTGCTCCCCGTGTAGGGGAAGGCGGACGCAAGGCTGGTGTTGCCGTTTAGCAAGAGCAGCGCGTAGTTGTGTGAATCCCCAGAGGGCACGTTGTACAGCGGCAGGAACCCGAGAGAGAAGTACGTGGTCTCCCGCGCCATCACGTTGTGCGTGTGCATGTACCAGGCGCAGGTCTGGAAGGTGTTCCCGTTCTCCGAAATGACGTGCACGCGGTCTAAGCTGCTTGAAGGCGTACCTGCGTTGTAGAGAACCTTGTCCGCACCAGACCCCGACGTCGGCCTGACGGTAGCACTCCCACCGCTGTAGTCCCCTGCAATATTAGACACGAAGCTCATCGACCCTGCGGACGCCTCCCGCCGGAGTAGCAGCTGGAACCCTCCTGGAGCTTGCAGCACAAGCCAGAAGTTGGCGTTGTTCATGTCGGTGTAGACGTTGAAGACGTCCATACCCATGCCGCCTGTGGTCCCATCCCCAGAACCCGCCACCGTCCAGTAGCTGTTGGAAGCGTTGCGCAGGAAGTCCACCAGCGCGTAGATGGCTGCATAACTCGAGGAAGTTGCCGCCGCGACCCCGACACCTGTCGTTGCTACAGCCATGGCTCATCCAGTCCCCGGCGTGCTGGTGCCATCCCAAGGGAACACCACGTTCCCCATCTGAATGTGCGCTCGCGTGTTCAACGTATCGAAGCTGGCTCGAGCGTACCCATTCCAACGCATGAAGTCGGAGAACCCCTTGAACCCATACTGAGCGGGTGACAGGCTCAGTGGCCTCCCCCAAGGAATGGGCACCACAACGTCAGAGGTCCCCGTCTGCAGCACCGACCCAGGAAAGATGTAGTTGCTGGCGAAGCTGGAGGAGGCGGATTGGTGGTACGAGAACGGGTAGAACTGCAGGAGCGCATTGTCCCTGTAGTCCAAACTGCGGCAGCCGGTGTTCGTGGCCGCATCTCCAGAGGTGGCGCTCAAGCTGGCCACGGTGAACAAGACCGCGTTAGCCGAGCGGTAGAACGCCCACGGATGAAGCTCAGCCGATGGGTAGCTGACCATCGGGATGAACGCGAAGCTGTGCCGAGCAGTGCCAAACGCACCCACGGCGTGCTGACCCACAGCGAAGCCGCAGGTGGCCAGCGTAGTGCCCGTCTCCACCAGCGCGTGCATGCGGGTGCTGCTACCACTAACCGCCATGTTGCCGGTGGAGATGGTTATGGCGGAAGCTGAGGTCGGTAGCGTGTTGTAGTTCCCTCCGGTGTACGCTCCAAGGGGGTCTACACGCACCTGCCACTCGTAACCGTTGGCACTGTAGCGGGTAAAGAGCATCTGCAGGTTGCTGTTCGGAGCCTGCATGCACATCCACGATGTGGACTGTGCGGCGTCAGCAGCTGACGCCCAATAGTAGCCCGGTCCTTGCCCCGGCCCTGTACCATTCCCACCGCCATACAGCGTCCAGTTCGAGCTCGTGCGCATAAGCGTCAAGAGCTCGTAGATGACGTAGTGCAAGGAACCAGACAGTATGCTGATACCCGCACCTGTAGTCGCCGCTGCCATACATCACTCAGAAGAGCGTGGGTACGCTCACCCCATCCCATGGCAAGCTGATGGAACCGAACGAGACTCGAGAGCGGCTATCCCACAGCGACAAGATTGCACGAGCCGTGCCCACCCTCTGCATGAACGTCGTCAGCCCCTTGTACTGACCGGTAGGCTTCATGACGACGCACGGCCACCTCCAGTCATCTCCGTTGCTCGCCTGCCCCAGGTCTTGGTTTGCCGAGTTGAGGCCTAACGTTGAAAGAGCGCGAGCACACCCATCTGCCAAGTAGTTGGTAGTCGTTGTCGGGTCGAACGGGTTCACGGAGTACAACGTACCGTTGCTGTAGTCCGAGTTGACGGTGGATTGATAGTAGTCGAACGACGTCATATCTTTACTGCCGCTGTACTGCACCGCTAACGCGTAGTCATGCAGGTCCGACGTCTGAGTATTCACTAGCGGAATGAACCCCATGCTGAAGCTGGAGCTACTACCTCCCGGGCTAATGTGCGTGAACGCGAACCACCCAGCGGTAGCTCTCGTGCTGCCGTCCTGGCAGAGGATGTGAATCCTGTTGCCAGCACTAGGCAGCGAACTTATGTCTGCACCGTTCAGCTTCCGGGCTGCTCCTGATACAGATGTAGGACGAACAGTGGCGCTACCACCGCTGTAATCGACAGCGATATTGGAGTAGATGCTGTATGCACCCGAGGCCGCTTCCCGCTGCAGCAACATCTGAATGGTGGTGCCCAACTGCCACACCAACCAGAAGTTGGCGTTGCTGAGGTCCGCCGACGAGTTGACGACATCGATGGGGCTACCGGGCGTCCCCATGCCCCCTGTAGTACCGTCACCAGAACCGATAATCTGCCACTGGCTGTTGGTGCGCAGGAAGTCGATTATCTGATACAGGCAGTCCACAGAAGACGCGATGTTGCTCCCTGCGCCATTGGTGATGATTGCCATAGCTAGCTCAACAGAATCCTGTAGGACGACACCACGGCCGTACCTGGAACGATGGCCTCGGGCGCGTAGGTACCAGCATCATCCGGCTCCCCATCAGCCTCCCACGCTACGTACTCCTCATCGTCCAGCGCGTCGGCCCGCATCACATACCGGTAGATGATACCTCCGAAAGAGAAGACGGGGACGGCGGCAACGCCCGACCCCGCGTCCGCCAAGGATAAGGATGGGGACACGTCCGCTGCGGTAAAGGGTACAGCTACAACCACCCCGTCCCCCATATCCGCCACCTGCAGAAGGGGCTGCACGTCCGTATCAGAGAAGGGCTGAGCAGAGTCGGTACCCACCCCCGAGTCAGAGGTGAGCGCCCACCAACTGGTGCCTGCGCTGTACACGTTGGCGGTACCGTCGGCCATGGTCAGCTCGGCAGAGGAACCGTGGTGCCATCCCAGGGGAACACTGCGTTCCCAAGCACAATCTTCGACTTGCTGCTGAGCACATTGAAGGAAGGCTGTGCATACCCGGCCCACTGCGCGAAGATGGACATGCCCTTGTAAAACGGCTGAACCGCGTCATCACTCAACAGCCGCCCCCACATGATGGGAAAGATGGGCACAGAGTTGGACTGCTGAGCCATCTTCTGCACGTATCCCGGAGCACCCTCATCCCTGGTGCTGGTGCCCCCACACCAGACAAGAGGAGCCGCCTGCCGAAGAGACCCGTTCTGTCTCGCCAGACTCTTGCAAGTGGCTGCAGCCGCCGTATCGGTCACCGTTGTGGCCACGGTGTACACGTTGAACACGTCCAGCTGTCGCCACATCACCCAGGGGTACGTCTCTCCGGGAGGCACCACAGACATGGGGATGAAGGCGAGGCACGCAGTACCTGAGCTCATGTCCCCCATACTATGCTGAGCCATCACGAAGCCGGCCGTGGCCAAGGTGCTCCCCGTCTCCACCAAGGCGTGATACCTGGTGTCGCTGTTGGGTGCCATAGAGCCCTCGTGCACCAGCACCGCCGACGCCGACGTGGGCAGCGTGTTGTACGTGCCGCCGGAGTACGCCCCCAGCGGGTCCACGTAGACTCTCCACTGGTAGATGGTGGAGTTGTACCGTGTGAACAGCAGCTGCAGCGGGTCTCCTGGACACTTCACGCACATCCACGATGTGGTGGTGTTCGCCTTCGCAGGGGTGTTCCAAGCGTCCACCGCAGGCCCGCCAACGGAGACTCCGTCCCCAGACCCGAACAACGTCCAGTTCGAGTTGTCCAAGAGCATACGCATCAGGTGGTAGATGACCTCGTACGTCGCCGCCTGAAGGATGGTGACCCCGGTACCTGTCGTGTACACAGCCATCAGTGCCTCACACAATCGTCCAGCGCGTAGCCGTCGAGTCGTACAGAACGTAGGCGGTACCACCCGCTGCGAGGGTGAAGGTCAAACCGTCCGGGGTGATGATGCGCTCCGTCGCCGCCGCACCCGCATCCTGATGCGTGAACAAGATGGGGTTGGCGCCGGTGTTCTCCAGCTTCTTCATCGTCGAGGACGCCACCAGCCCCCGCACGGTTCTGGAGGCGTCGGAGCTCATCTGCACCCAGGTAGCGTCATTCCAACCGGTTGGGTTGAATGACGCCACGTCGCCGGTGAGCTGTGGAGCGACGATGAGTGAAGCGGGTCTGCCCGCTACCTCGATGCCCGCCATCTTACAGGTGGCGGCCCCCACCACAGGCGCGGTCAGCCGCAGCTGCACCACGTAGATGCGCGCACCGGAGCCGAGAATGACGTCCGCTGAGAGCTCCACAGGACTCACGCTCGATGTGCTCAGCGTAGTGCCGTAGACGACCAAATCGTTCGTGACGTCGTAGAGGCGAATCTCAGCGGTGTGCCCCGGCGTCGCCTCCACAACTGACTGGAAGCGCCATGTGCCCTCGTACTTCGCCGGGTCGAATAGGATGGCGCCCACGTCCGTGAAGGTGTCCACCTCGACGGAGGCCACGCCCGCCACCCCCTGCATGAAGGCGTAGGCGGAGTAGACCACGGTTGGGGAGACGCCCCCACCAGCGCCCAGCCAGTAGTAGAAGGAGACGCCCTCCCCGCCCGACATGGGAACACCGCTGTAGTACACCACATCGGCCACGACGGTGAAGTCCGACGGCTTCTGCACGAAGCCGTTGACCGACATGATGACGATGCCGTTCAACGGAGCGTCGGGCAGCGGGAAGGTCGTCTGGCCACCGCCGGCGATGGCGTAGTGGAGCCTCGGCGAGCCGGAGGTGGTGACGATGCTGTCGAGGTACAGCAGCGCCTCGTTGAGCCCCCGCGCCGTCGGCTCATCGTCCCCCGCCCACCCGAACGGCTGCCCGTTGAAGTTGAACTCGTTCGGCTTGGCCCCCGTGCCCGTCATGGGCAGGGGCTTCGGGTCGAGCTGCGGGGAGTAGACCAGGAACTTCTGGTTCGGGGTGACCACCGCCACGTTGCGGATGTCGACGTCCCTAGTCCCCGTGTACCCCGGCCCCGAATACGTGGTCAGCCGGATGCGGTAGAGACCGTAGACGCCAGCGTCGGGGGTGAACACCCAGGTGGGCGCTGTTGCCCCACCCACCGCCACCGTCTGCGGCGTGAGCGTGAAGAGCACGCTCCCAGGAGGCGCGTACAGGAGCTCGATGGTCCAGCTCTGCAGGTCCACTGCCCCCGTGCTGTTCTCCACCGTGACAGCGGCCCCCGACGCCACCACCAACGAGCGCCCGTCGAGGCCGATGGTGAGGCCCTGCGTGAACTTCAACAGCGCGTTCAGTGCCATCCTGCTATCCTTTTCCCGTGGCCGTCTTCAAGGAACTGGACCCCGAACTTCACCTGAAGCTCATCGAGGGGTACGTGGACGAGCTGACGCCAGCTGCCCGAGTGCAGAACGCCTTCTACCAGGCGCACCGCAAGTGCAAGCGCTGCGGCAACGGCATGGTGAAGGAGATTGACCCCCGGGTGGCCTGGACCGCCGGCGGCCTTCTTCCACGAGCTCTGCTCCGCTGCCAAGAGTGCGGATTCCTCATTGACCCCGAGACCGGCGTGGTGCTGAACACCGGCAGCGCGGCGAAGATTCCGCAGCCCATTCTCCCTGCGTGGAAGGTGTAGCGTCATGTCACCTTCCTCTTCACGGTGATGACCTCCGGGATGAACGCGGTCAGCCGCCCCGCAGTCAGCTGGTTCTGCGACCTGGAGGCCCAGACGCTACGGTCGACGCCGTAAACCACCCCAATCAGGTCCAGCGGGTTCTGCACGTAGTTGGCGCCCCGGTCCGAGAGAAGCTTCTGCACGTCGCTCGCGTCCAACGTGTCGACTGGAGCGAGGTCGTTGATGTACCCAACCACGTCCTCGAGTACGACCGCTTCCCCAGACCCGCCCTGATAGTTGAGGTCCAAGCGGATGAACATCGGGATGAGATGGCGGCTCAGCGGGTTCGAGCAGACCACCCGCTCCGTCTCAGCAGCGATGTAGTTCTGGATGTCGCTCACCAGCTGCGAGCGGGCGTAGGTGACCTGAATGTTCTCCCCTGTAAGCTGGGTGGCGTTCACCGGGGAGTCGTCCACTCCGCGTTCCAGCACCGTCCTGCTGATGACTAGCTTGGGGCGCTCGAGCTCGCTGAAGGTGAGGTTCTCGTCGTCCGTCGTCAGGTAGTAGCCGTCGCTGCGGTACCCTGCCGGCATGAGCTGCAGCCCGCTGCTGATGTTGTACTGGTCCCCTGTGCCCTCGCTGATGAGCTCCACGTCGAAGTAGTACAGGCCTGCCTCGGCCTGGTTCTCCGCCATCTCCGTCGCCGAGATGCGCTGCACGCCCGTGCGCAGTACCTTGAAGCTCTGACTGGTGACGGTAGGTGCTGCGTACGGGTAGGAGTCCGGAAAGGGGTCCGTCGTGGTCAAGTCTTGTGGAGCAACGGCCGCGATGGTGTACGTACCAGCGAACGGGGACTCGTTAGTGACGTCCACTGCCGTGAAGTCTTCAGGCGGCGACGTCCCCGCGAGCGTGCCCAGCAGGAGCCCATTGGCGGTACCGCTGCGGCGAATCGCTAGCTTCTTCGTCGTAACCAGCCTCAAAGTGTCATCGGCCTCCGAGAGGGACGCGATGTCCTCCCCGAACGCTGCGTTGAGCTGCTCCAGCATCCCCGCTCTACTCACCGAATCGGTGGGCAGGGAGGCGTTGTCACGGATGAAGACGACGGAGCGGTTCTCCCCCTCATCCAGAGAAAACACCAGCGACTTCCCTGCGAGATTCGAGATGGGGTCGGTGAGCGCCACAGTCCCCTCCAGCGGCAGCACCTCCACCACCAGCTTGTCCCCCGCCTGAACACCCGCCAGCACGAAGTCCTGGCTCGAGGAGTGCCACACAGAAGCGCCGTACGTGCCCTTCCCATCTTGCGGGATGTCGTTCGCCGGCAGGGGCGGAATGCGCTGATGGTCCAGATTGGGGTCGGGGATGAACCGCAGCTCTCCGGTGTCTGTTGCCAACGTGAACACCGCCGTGGAGTCCACCTCGAAGCTCGTGGGCGCCAAGAAGTACACGCGGACGCTACCGAGAGAGCGGGCACCCACCTGTACCCGACGCCGCTGCTCGGGGGCGAAGGTGACCCGCGGGATGTAGTCCACCACATCGTTGTCCCCGAACCCGCCCACCAGGAGTGCGGAGCTCGGCGTAGACGCGTTGGGGAACTTCGCGGTGTTGAGATAGGAGTGCCGGAAGGGGCTGGCGTAAAAGCCTACGCTGCTGCCGTCGAGGACCTGCAGCACATCGAGGCTGAGCGTGAAGTCGATGGGCGGCGTGAGCGCGCCCCAGTTGGCCACGTCATCCGAACGCACGTCGCCGCTGGTGTAGAGCTCCGCCGATGTGCCGAAGAGCGCGCTGCACGCGGTACCTCCCGTTACGGCAACGTACCCCTGGGCGCCGACCGGACGAATGCCCAAACGGTCCGTCCCCAGCTTCACCACCACCTCCGGGAGTCCGAAGACCGCCAGGAACTGGGCGTTGAGGTCGTCCAGGGCGTCGTCCACCGTGGGCGAGGTCTCCGCCAGCACCAAGGTGCGCTCCGCTGGGCTGAGGCCCTCCACGTGCACCGTGAGGGTCTGCCCTGCCACGTACCCGAAGGTGGGGGCGGCGGCGCGCGTGACGAGGCCGAGGCGGGCGTTGCGGAGGTCGTGCTTCACTCCCCTCGCCGGGTTCTGGAAGGCGCGGGTTTGGACATCTACCGGCCGGGCGTACGGAATCTCCGTGCCCACCGGCTGCCTCGAGGAGTCGAGCAGCTCCACCTTCGTCACGCGTACGAAGGGCGGGGCCAGCTGGCCCCCGGTGTTGGCCCGGTAGATGCGGTACGAGAGGTTCGCCGCCGTGTGCTCGAGCACCTTGTCGACGCGCACGTCCGTCGGAATCACCGGGGTCTCGAGGACCGCGTAGACCCCCTTCGACGCCCCCGCCATGATTTCGAGCGCGTCCCCCTCACTCACCCCCAGCGTGATGAAGTCGGTCCCGGCGGGTACGCTGACGACGTCGGAGTTCTGCACCGTGACGAGGTCGGTCCCCGTGACCCTCGTCTCTCGGGGGTTCAAGAGGTCGACGTTGATGACGTCGAACAACCGCCACCGGCAAGGGGTGGTGTCCGGCGTGACCGGCACAGGGTCGACCTCCAAAAACAGCTCGGAGGCCCCAGTGAGCCCGTGCGCCACCACTCGGTAGTTGCCGGCGTTCACCCCCTCCTGAACCTGCAGCGTGTACCCGAAGCGTACCGCCTCATCGAGCTCGGCCTCCAGCTCGTCCGAGAAGGGGGAGATGCCCAGCTCCGCCAGGGCGAAGCCATCCACCAGACCCACCGTTGTGCGTACCGCCGCCACGCCGCTGAGCAGCGGCTCGTCGTCAGTGAGGCTGTCAATGACGAAGGTTTCCTCGCTCAGCGCGGAGCCCCGAACGTAGGTGTCGTACATCCCCCCGACGTGCACCTCATCGTCCGGTAGCGTCAGCGTGCCGTCTGGCGAGTTCGGGAAGAGGAGCCCGCCGGGTATGCTGCTCAAGGTCAGCTCGCGCCTGCGCAGCGTCCACCGGATGGCGCTGGTGCCAATCACCAGGACCTGCTCCTCCACGTCCAGCGTGTCGTCGTCCACCACACCGCGCACGGTCAGTTCGAGCATGACGGCTGCGGTGCCGAACGCGTCGAAGGCGGTCAGGACCCAACCCGTGACCGCCCCGGTCTGGCCGAACAGCGTGAGGAAGCCGGCGCCGGCGGCGTAGAACCTACGGCTGGTGGCCGCACCCTCACCGTCGGCGAGCACGCTCCCGGTGGTCCCGAAGGCGCGGACGACACCCAGACCGCCGCCGCGGAGGACATCTCGCTGCATCTCCTCGTCGCCCGCCCCCACCACGTTGAGGCGGTTCACCTCGGGGAAGTTGCCCACCAACTTGGCGGCGATACCCCGTAGGGTAACGAGGCTGCGCTCGCTGAGCTCCTGCTGCGAGCGGCTGATGTACTCCTGGGCCGACTCCTCCTGCTCCCCCAGCGTGAACCGCCGGATGTTGGTGACCCGGGTGGCACTGGAGACGTTGGCCACGCTGATGAGCGAGTCCGGCTCGATGTTGTAGCTGGAGCCGGCGGCCTCGGCGATGAGGTTGACGTCGAAGTAGTAGAGCCCATCCGTGGTGACGTTCAGCAGCATCTCCTCGAGGCGGATGCTCTGTGTCTCCGTGGGGAAGAAGTGGAGGCCGCCCTTCGAGGTGAAGAAGTTCGCCGGGCTGATGGAGATGTTCTGCGGGTTCTGGAACAGGATGCGCCCGGGGCCCTTGGCGAACTGCCCACGCTTCCGCGCGTTGAAGAAGTTGGCGCCCAGCGCATCTGCCTCGTCGGTCGTCATCTGCGTCGGGTCGGCGAACGACAGGTTCTTCCGCACCCGGCCAACCTCACGAACGATGGGGTCCCACAGCAGCGTGACGGGCTTGTTGAGCAAGTCCGTGATGGCGTCATCGTCTTGATTGGCGATGTCGGGGAAGGCCTGCACCATCCGGTCGGCGATGAACGTCGTGAGGTCCACGGTGAAGGGGTCGGTGCCCAAGCGACGGAGCAGAGGCTGAATCACCTGTACGTCGAACGGGCTCCCCGGGGCCACGTCCATGTTCCCGTCGTAGAGCTGCGCGCGCTCGCGCATGAAGGCTTCGATGTCGCGGATGGCCATTCAGAGCTCCAGGTTCGTGATGGCGGTTCGCCCAGCCTGAGAGACAAGCTCCAGCCTCACGTAGAAGGCGCTCTGCAGCTTGTCGAAGTTGGCACTGACTACCCGAGCGCTGAGCAACCGCTCGTCTCTTGGAGAACGCTGGTCTCTGCTCTGCGACGCGATGAGCTGCCGTTGCGTTCGGTTGATAGCGATGACTATGTCGGAAACCAGGTTGTCCCCCTCGTCCTGCCCAAAGGTCATCCCCACACTCCTCAGCAGCCCACCGCCCGAGTTGGGGCGGAAGATGTCGCTGCCCGGAGAGGTGAACAAGACCTTGAGGAAGAGCTGAACAAGCCGGAGGATGCCCCGTACCTTCCCCGGCGACTTCCCGATGCGGAAGCGGATGAGGCTGCGAGGGCTCAGCGTCATCTGCTTGCTCAGCACCATGACGCTCCGCACCTCAGGCATCGCCTGATACAGGTCCGGCAGCTGCGCCGTCAGCAGCGTCTTCGACAGCACGATGACGTCGGGGCTCGCTACGTCGTTGATGACCACCTCATCGACCGAGCGGAAGTCATCCCCCTCAACCCGTACCGCCCAGAGGCCGCCGTACTTCACGACACGGACGTCGTTTAGGGTAATCGACTCCTGTGGGAAGCAGGTCTGTAGGTCTACTGCCACGGGGTCGATTCTACCACTGCCTACCCAGGGCTAAAAAGAGAGCGCCCACCGAGGTGGGGCTCCCGGTGGGCGCGCGCTGCAGAGTGGACCGCCGCTCCATGGTGGCGGACTTCAACCACAGCGTCAAGCTCCCCAATCCAGCGACCGTCCCTTAGCGGCCAGCGCCTTCTCGAGCGCGGGCACGGTGTAGCTGTCCGGAGTGCCGTCGCACTTCTCCGGAGGAACACCGGCCTTCTTCTCGAAGGCGAGCAGCGCCGCCTTGCTCCTAGTACCGAAGACCCCGTCTGCTCCCTTCGGGCCGAGGTCGTACCCGAGGTCGAGCAGCGCCGACTGCAGCGCCGTCGGGGACAGCTGGTCCTTGAACTTGTGCTCCTTCAACCAGAGGCCCAGACCTCCGTTGAAGTCGGGCAGGTCGACGCCGTAGAGGTCCTCGAGCACCGGCCGAATCTTGTCGTACCGGTGAGGGTAGATAGCGATGCCGGGCTTGAACGTCAGGGAGTGGAGCACGTCGACCAGCCACTCGTCCGTGAAGTGCACGCCCACCCTATCCACCACCGACGACAGAGCGTCAGCCGCTCTCCTCGGATTGTTGGCGGCGAAGGAGAGGAAGGCAGCGATGAACGCCTTCGCGGTAGCGCTCCCCACCCGCTGTGCTGCTAGGAGCACTACCTGCACTGACGGAAGGACGAAGCCGTGGAGCCGAGAGGCAGTGAACTCCCGCTGGATATCGCGAGCTCGCTGCTCCTGCCACACGTTCGAGCAGGCGGCCGCCCACTCCCTGGCGTGCCACTTGTGACCCTCAACCCACTTTCCCTTCAACCCCGACGACCCGTCCAAGTAGAGGAGCTGCTGCTTCTCTGGGTTGTCCACCTCCACCCCTCCGGGGTCGATGAACCGCCACGCCTTCATGTCAGCTCGGTACTCGAAGGTGTACCCGTGTCGGTCGAGGAACTCGTCGACGGGGGCCAGTAGGGCCCTATCCGCAGCGGCCACCGTACCCAGGAGCTTGGTGACCAGGAACATAGGGGCCCGGTCGCACCACTGGATGAGACCTGAGGTGCAGATGCACTTGTCGTACCCGTTGTACGCGTCGTAGGCCCCACCCTCGGTGGTGGTGATGACGCTGATGATGTCGTCCGCGTCCGACACGATGGGCTCACCCTTCTTCCGCCGCTTGTGCTTCTGCACACCCCAGAAGAGAGGCCCCTCGAACTCGTTGTAGCTTCCCCACCCGATGTCTTTCACGGTGACCATGGCTGCATCTCCAGTACGGCAATCGCCCTATCGAGCAGCTGTAGCACGTGGGCGTGGTGGCAGTAGTCGTTCATCTCGTCGACCGACTCGTGAGTGATGCTAGGGCACAGGAGCTCGTCCAGCTCCTGCTCCCGGGCGCTCACCGGGTTCATCACGCGTCGCAGCAGCCCCATCTCGAAGGCCAGCACATCAAGGATGCGCAGGAAGTAGGGGGGCACCAGCCCCTGTGGATTCGAAGCCACGGCGATGGCGCCGGTGAGGCTCCAGCAGCAGGCGTTGGGGTGATTGGGGGGCACAGCCCGCCCACTCTCATCCCGTGCTCGAGCTCCCTGGGACCAAAGCAGGATGTCGCTGAGCAGAATGCGGGCGATGCGGAGAATCTGGTTTGGCGGGCGGCACATGAGCCGCTGGTCGAGCTTGTAGATGGGTATCATCGCCCATCTTATCCCGCGTAGCTTCCCCAGCTGTCGTCCTCCCCACCCGCCGGCGAGTTCGCGCGCTCGTCCACACGCACATCCTGGAAGGTCTCGGGCGGCAGCTTCTTCAGCTCATCCACCGCCCGCTCGATGTCACCCCGCAACGCCGCCACCCGGTTGAGGTAGTTCGGGTGGGCCTGCGTATCATCGCCCTCGATGAGCTCAATCTGCGCGTCGGCCGCCTCCTCAAAGGTGAAGGCAGCGAAGGCGCTGGCTATCTTCCGCCCCTCCAGGGCCGAGTACGCGCTGTTGACCGCGCGACGCTGGCGCAGGTGAAGCGCCTCCTCGAGCTCCTTCTCCGCCTGCTCCCTTCGGTCTTCCGCCATGCGCCCAGCCTACCACCAGAAGAAAGTGGGGGCCCGCCGGCGGTAGGAGGGGGGAAGGGAGGGACTACCGCCGGCGGCCCCCGTGAGCCTTCATTGTCAAGCCAGGACCTAGCGTTCGTCAACCTAAGCGTCAACCCAGGGCTAAAAGATGACGCTCCCCCGTCGCCGAAGCGCACAATGTGAAGGGAGCGTCGGGCACTGCGGGGGGTGTCACCCTCCCGCAGCGCTACTCCGGACTAAGCGGTACGTCCCCTGATGGAGGACACCAAATTTGGTCAACATCAAGTGACCTCGGCCAGCGCGGCTGCCATTTCGCCAAGAGAGCATGAGGGCAGTTTTGTGACTTGCCCCAGGTCAGCTCGTCGGCGGGCGGTTTACAGCACCACGCCCCGAAATTTCTTCCCGCTGTTACGCAGGTCAACCAATCCTTGTTGTATAGGCCGCTGCTTGCATCTCACAGCGGCAGACACGTTCACCTGCTGCACGACCAGGCGCCAGGAGCCTGCGCAGCTAGTCTAGTCGTAGAGGAGCCCGTGTAGAGCTCCGGGGGCGACCGGGCAGCATGCTCCGGTTGCTCTCCACCACTTCCCCGGTTACCCGGGAGAAGACTCTCGGCCGTCCTCCGCCAGCGCAGCAGTGACACCACTAGGAAGAGTGTCAGGAGGACTGCCAGCACAGTCGTGAGGGCACGAACCATTTCCATCCAGCTCACTGCCGCACCCTCCGCAACGACACGGGCAGTCCCGCCTATCGCTGCCGTGAAAGTCCTCGCACAGGTTGCAGTACATGGCCTTCATGCTGCCAGGGCTCCCTCAATCAACGCCTTCGCCTTGAACGCGTCGTCGCGGGAGGCCGCGAGGAAGCACCGGTCCGAGGTTGGGTTGTAGCCCTCGAAGGAAACGACCCACTCCACCCCGTCCTCGTTGTGCTGCTCGATGACTACCACCATCTCTCCTCCATTCGTGGAGCTGCCGGGTATCGAACCCGGGTCCTAGCCGCTTCACTTCTTCCTTCGTTCACGTGCGTAGTCGGTGCAAGACGCCGACACCTTCCTGGGGTCTGTTCCGGTGACCCAGGCTCCGAGCACCCTATCGTGTCCCCAGCTCGCCGGATGCGAGGCGGCTGTATGGCCCGTGTGGGGTTGACACCGGTGATGAGCTACCCGGACTTCTCGCCCAGCCGATGGCTACTCACGCCGCGATGGGCAGAGCAGCGGTCGCGTTGTCGTTCGCAGTTACTACGGCTCGTTGAAGGGACGAGCGCCCTTGCACGCAAGAAGAACCTCCACGACCAGTCGAAACCATTCAGCCCCGAATCGAAGAGCACCTTGCCCTTCAAGGTAGTTATCCCCTATCCTGCCGCGTTTTGCAACGGGGCCGGGGATAAGTACAACGGAGGAAAGAAGCGCATGGCATTGAAGCAACTGGTGCGAGACCTGAAGGAGCTCGAGGAAGCGGAAGCGAAGTTCCTGAAGGCCACCGGCTGGGAGAAACGGGAGGGCGGGTGGACTTGTCCACAACGAACCCCCAACGTCATCCTGGCCCAAGAGGGGGCGGTGAAGCTACAACGTCAGCTCATCGCCCGCTCGCACCTCATCCACCTCACGGGACCGGAGGCTACACGTGACTGAACCACAGGACTTCGAGAAGCTCGCCGATGAACTACGCAAGGAGATGAACGAGCTGCTGCAGGAGGCGGTGCGCGAGCCGATGACGGCCGCCATCGCCCAGATTCCCAACCTGCTCCAGCGTCAAGACTGGCCTATGGAGACCCGGGTGACTGCCGTGCGCACGCTGCAGGTGGCCATCTCCTCCCCGTTCCTCAACGCGGCGGTCAACTCCGCCCACGCCAGCGGCATGGACCTCGGCACCTTCCTCAACTACGTCGGGTCCGCCTGGGAGGAGATTCGGTCCCAGCACATGGCCCGCATGGCCGCCGACATGTTGAACCCCAAGGAGCCCGGTGCCTGACCAGCGACAGAGGTGGTTCTACCTGTCGGCCTCGGCAGCCAGCTCGATATCCGGCAGGGCGCACCACCTGACCCTCAAGCGAACCAAGACGGCCTGCGGGATGAAGCTGCCGGACATCTACGCCCGCTGGTGGAAGACGCCTGCCGAGATGAAGCCGGACCGCTGCCCCGACTGCCTCCTAGCGCTCAAGAGAAGGAAGAAGTCCAGTGCCTAGCGAAGAGGACTACGTCGTAGAACAACGACGAGCCGTTCGAGAGATGCAGCACAAGGGCTGGGTACGCTGCGACACCTACCTCGGCAACATGCTGAGGATGAACGACTTACCCTTCGAGGAGAAGCCAGCCGCGCTGGGTACCGCCTACTGGATACCCGTCTGGCTGGAGTGGCACATGCTGCGGTTCCGGGAGGGGGTGCTGAAGGACGTGCCGATGCGGGAGCGCCTCGCCCAGGCGCGGGCGCTCCTCGAGGACAAGCAGGCGCAGCTCGACCTCCTCTGCGAGGCCCAGCTCGCCGGCGGTACGCTGAACGACCCTGATGGGGACCTCAGCACCATGCACGCCATCGCACGCCTACAGGAGGAGCTCGGTGCCTGAGCCTACCCAGGTGACGTCACGCATCTGCATGAAGCCAGTACTCTGCGGCGGGCAGTGGTACGTAGACATCCTACCAGTGCTGCCCTTCTCCAACGAGAAGCCGTTCTGGTTGGCCGACAGAAAGCGCGTGCAGAGGGCGTGGAACAAGGTCATCCGCAAGCACTACCCATTCCGCACTCAGCAGGAAGCCGAGGACGTCATCTACGCGTTCATGCTGACGCTGAACAACGGGGGCTTGCGCCCCAAGCCCAGGTAGGGGAAGATGGGCGGGTCCGCTTGGTGCGGGCCCGCCTTCCCCAGTGACGAAAACGGGATACCTACCCGACAGCGGCGAAGGGCGCGGGAAGCGCCCGGGGTTGTACAGCCCCAGCCGGACTCCCCGACCCAACCCCGCTTGCTGTTCCCCCTCGGGGGGACCTGTCCGCCGGGACGCGAGCGAACGATACGGGAGCTAGTCACCCGACGGGCCCCACCAGGCGGACATTCTTCTAGCGTCGAAATCCATGACGTCCTGGGGCATAACAACCCCGGAGGTACCTCCGTCATGCAACCGAACGCTCGCGTCGTTGTTCTGACCTTAGGCAAGGTCAGCCCCGCCCAGCTGATGAAGCGCGCGCTGCTCCTGGCACGCTTACCCCGTGGGGCGCGCATCCTCGGTGTGAACGCCCTGCCCAACATCCTGGAGCTGATGGGCATGCCCAGCGGGGGCGGGCCGCCTGGCTTCAGCGTACTGCTGCCCCCCGTAACCCCTGAGGAACCGAAGTACCCGCTGACCAACGTCCTCATCGCTGGGTACCCACCCGGGGCCATGGTTGCAGCAATCCGTCCAGCATCGATTCTAGGCGCCCACATCGGAGCGTGCACCAGTGCAGGACTGCTCCTCAACTACTTCGAGCTGGTGATGTCGAACGACACGTTCCAGTTCACCGAACCGGGCGAGCTCATCAAGATGCTAGCGGAGCTGAACCTGACGGTGCTCCCGCTTGAGGAGTACAAGGTGCCCCCGGAGCTCGAGCAGGCCCTCATGTCGCAGGCAGTGAAGGGGTGACCACCGACTACCGGGAAGCGCTTCATCGAGTTCTGCCTGCCGCCTTCATCGCCTCTCTGGACCCCATCTACGTCAACAGCCTCACGGAGCTGCTGCGGCAGAAGGACGACACTGTAGACCTTCTGCAGCGAACCCTGGAGGGCCAAGAGCGAAAGATTGAGCGGCTCACCCTCATGCTGCAGCGCTCACATGCGGCGCTGAAGGACCTCTGCCGCTCCCAGGAGGCGCTCGATGCCCTACCCGACGAGCTGCGGGAGCGGGTTTACTCCGTCGGCGACGACCTCCTCATCCAGGAGTACGCCGACGAGCTCTCCTCTTCGGGGAGTGAGATGGCTCCGACGATGTTCGAGATGGCAGACCCGCCCTTCTCCCTCCTAACCCTGCGCCCGAAGCTAGCGCTGGCTGCAGCACAGGAGGTGCAGAGGGAAGGGGGAGAGTACGTCGGCATCGCGTGTGAAGCGCAGGGCTTCTGTATCAAAGCCACGCTGCGGGTGAAGGCAAAGCCCGGGTGGCAGCTAGACCGCCCGCGCATGCAGAGCGCGCTACGCCGACACATCCCCAACAACATCCAGCTGAACGTCAAGCTGGAGGTGGAGGTCCCCCTATGAAGTACATGCTCTACCACGCGATGCTCGGGCCTCTCGAGAGTGAGGAGCAGCCCACGGGGGTACTGCGCGATGTGGGCCCTGTGACGGTGATAAAGAAGAACGGAGAGGGGAGAACGCGCTACCGCGTGCTCTTCGAAGAAGGAACCAAGCGCGTATGGGCGCTACCGGAGGAACATGTCGAAGCGAACGAAGATGTGGACGCTGGCTGAGCTCAAGGCGAGGGCAACCGCCGAGGTGGACGAGGGCCTCACCGAAGTATTCGGCAACGTGGGTACGCTGGCCAAAGAGCTGCTCTTGACTGTCCTGGGGGTGAAGCACGACGGCTGGGGTAGGTACGAGGTGCTGCCCTACTCCCACCTGAACGCCATCCTCAAGGAGAAAGCTGCGGTAGCCGCGCGGTTGCTACTCGAGGAGCCCTACACGCTAACGGTGAAGGAGCAGCAGAGCATCCGTAAGGCTGCGCGGGACACCTACCTGGATACGCTGGAGCGCCTGGTCGAAGAGAAGGCGCGGGAGAAGGCGGTAGCAGCAGCGGACAGCATCGCCCAGACGCTACTGGAGGAGCTAATCGTGAAGGAGGAGCAGGATGACACCTGAAAAGCTGAAGAAGATTCTCGCTGAGTACGCAGCGCTGCTGCACCCCGGCGAGCGCATGCCCGAGTCGGGCTACCCGGTGCGCGCCTTCCTCGAGGGGTGGCGGAGGACCCTGGTCGAAGGCCACCTCCACTGGATGTGCCAGGAAGCCCAAGCCTTCCCGGAGAAGAACAAGGTCGAGAAGGCCATGCGCTGGCTCGGCTTCGTCCAGGGAGTGCTGTGGTGCCTGGGCGACAAGAGCCTCGACGACCTACGCGACGACAGCAAGCCGGACGAAGAGCAGTTCCTCACCACCAAGGTGAAAGAGGAGTTCGCGGAGGCTGCCAGCAAGATACCGCCTGAGGCCTTCGAGAAGCTCATTCAGAACGACGGCGCTAAGACCGGGCGCTTCAACAGCGTGGTGGAGAACAAGAACAACCACCCGAACAGTAAGGAGGTCAAGTGACCAGCACTGAATCCTATCGCAAGGTAGGGCACATGCAGCACCTGCTGCGGTGCTACGGGTTCATCATCAAGGATACCGTCAATGAAATCCTCACGGTCGCCGTCGACAACAAGAAGTACCCAGGATACGTAGAGAATGCAGTCCTTGGCCGCTTCAATACGGTTGAGGAGGTCATCGCCTTTCTCAACGGGTGGGGTCGCCATGTCGAGTACGTGGACCTTGGTGGCCGGTACACGAAGAAAGGGGAGTCATGCCCACCTGCCAAGCCTGCTTCGAAGACGTCGAAGAAGAACTCGACGACGAAGGATACTGCCCGGAATGCGGGGAGTACTTCGACTCCGAGGACGCGCAGCGCGCGAACGAGTTCACGCAGAGCCTAGAGGCTGAGCTCTGCGAGGGCGACGATGCCGACCCCGACTGACTGGGGCGGCACCAAGGGGGGCATCACCACTGAGAAGACCGTCTGGTGCGGCATCTGCAACCAATGGGAGCAGGCGGGCGCCGGCGGCCACGTCAAGCGGTTCAAGCACGAGGGGTGGAGACGGTCGAAGAAGTACGGCTGGCTCTGCCCCGTATGCGCGCCTAAGTACGGAAGGAGGAAGTGATGGGGAGTGACCTGTACATGAACCCACCAGGGCAGCTCGAACGTGACAGGGTAGTCCGCGCGGCCGTGGAAGTAGTGAAGAGTGCAGACGACGTAACCGGGCCCTGCGACAAGAAGGCACGCCTTCGGGTACCGAAGAAGACCTGGGAAGTCCTGGTCAAGTGTGTAGAGAACCTCAAAGGAGTGCGGTAGATGTCACAGGTCAGCGGCGGCACGACCGTCGGTTCGTTCTTCTTGAAGTGGGAGCACGAGAGCTACAACGGTTTCGTCCGAGAGTACGAGGGGAGGTTCCTAGTGTGCCTCCCCACCCTGCTCTTCTCGGCAGCGGCGGATGACCGGCTCTACGAGGTGGTAGCCGATTGCCGCGACCGGGAACTGGCGGACTTGGTACTGGCGCGCGTACAGGAGAAGGAGCATGCCAAAGCTGGTACATGACGAGCTGAGGTGTGGTGAGTGCGGAGGCGTCAGCTTCCACCTTCACCACGAAAGTACAAAGGCGGAGCGCGTCGGTGGGCAGGGCTCAGGTGGCTTTGAGGGCTGCATCGTTGCCACCTGCTGTCTCTGCAAGCGCAGAAGCAAGATTCTCGTTGTGCCCGCGCAGCTAACGACGAGCGGGCCCTTGTGTGGTGGGTGGGGGTAGTGCTCCCCCTTTACCGGGTGACGGTCTACCCCAATGAGGTCGACGCGGAAGGCATGGACAAGGACGAGTGGTTCTACTCCCTTGATGCGGCGCGTAGACGGCGGCGCGAGCTGATTAAGGAGGGAGACGACTACAAGTATGGCCAGAACTTCCGCATCGACCGGGTGCGCCTGAAAGACCTGCCACCCAAAGCGCTGATACTGGCCTGCCTCCACGGAGACGCCGTCGAATCCGTGGAGGAGGTCGTTGCCGCATACCGCCCGAAAGGGAGGTACAAGGAGCTCCCATGAAGTACATCGTCAAGTTCTACGGCTGCCCCAAGGGGCGGCTCAACACCGCCATGAAGGAGCGGGTGGCCAAACTGGTCGAGGCTGAGAGCGTGGAGGACGCAGAGCTGAAGCCCTACGACACGCACGACCACCTGCTCCCGTCACAGACCCGGGTGAGCCGAGCCATCTCTACTGGCGAGCTCAGCTACATAGAAATCAAAGCGGCCGATGCTGCAGATGCCCTGTACGTCACTGAGGACGGCCTGGGCTGGGTCGATGAGTCTTGGCTTCAACGATGGCGCTTGCGCCTAGAAGAGGAGAAAGAGCGTGGCTGATAACTACATCCTGGGCAGCTTCATGCTGCCCCTGCGAACCGAAGAAGAGCTGGAGTGGGTGAGGGTCTTTCTGGAGGAGGTTGACGAGCAACTCGCAAACTATGGCGAGCCGGAGAACCCAGTAGGGTCGCACATCTACCATGGTGGGGGCAGCGCCCTCGGCAATGGCTACGTTCGTGGTTCAAGGAACGACGACCGCCACCTGTGGGTGTACTCGGATGAGCAGTTCGACGTAGAAGAAGCTGCGCTTGTGGTGCAGGCATACCTGAAGAAGTGGGCGCCCGAGGCCTGCTTCATCTTCACCTACGCTGAGACCTGCTCGAAGCCACGTCCAGGAGAGTTCTCTGGGGGCTCCGTTCTAGTGACCATCAAGGACTGGTGGGTAGTGGGACCTCAAATGCAGCGGCAGTACTTGCTAGAGGAGCACGGCGAAGGGCTGGAGGTGCTCGGTGGCGGGTAAGTACAAGAAGTTCAAGACGCCCATATACTGCCCGAATGCTTCGGACCTGGGGTACTGCCGGTACAAGGTGGTCATCGGTGACTTCATCAGCTGGCGGTACCCGTCCGAGAATGGGCCTGAGTTCGGTCCTTACTACGGCCGTGTACTTGGGGAGGCTACTCACAACGGACTCGGCCAACCCTACCCCAAGAAGTCAAGGGTACTCGCGGTGCTCATGCTCGGTGAGCAACTGAACCATGGGTATGTCGAGCACGTCAACATCGAGTACGTGCGCTTCATTCGCACACCAGGCGCCTTCCTGAAGTGGGCGCTCTTCGGAGATATGCTGGACATCGAGACCACCGACCGACTGGCGCAGTACGGCGCACTCAGCGACGGGCACATCGACAAGCTGCTCGACGAGTCGGGCACCAAGATTGTGAGGATGCCATGGGACAAGACGACAAGGGGCTGAAGCCCTCCGAGTCCTTCAAGGAGCTGCTGACCCGCGTGGACTGCATCCGGGACAACTCGTCCGTATGTGGCGAGTACACAGACGAGCAGGCCCACGAGCTAGCAGGCCTATGCACTCAGCTGGTCGACACGTTCAACCACGTCGTCATCAGCCTGGAGAACGAGTGCGACCGACTGCGCGATGGTCCCCGTTCTATGGTCGAGGGGGACTACATCTACTACCGAGATTCGTCCGTAGTGCCCCTGACCACGACAGAGACGCGCGTGTGTATCCAAAGCCTCGACGGAGAGGGCAAGCTGCGCTTCACGGAGCTACGCGGCGACACCTTCCGCGTTGAGCAACGCCTGCTGGATGACGGAGGCTGCTACTACAGCATCGAGCTAGTGCAGGACGCGAAGACGGCTGTTGACCCAGAGCTGCTGAAGGGGCTGCCCTAGAGTGTCACGGTGAAGCGCCACCTGCAAAACGGACTGCCTGGACTAACACGTGGTACGGTAGAGATGCGCAAAATCGACAATCTAATCACCCAGAACGGCATGGGGCCTAAGGACCCAGTGGATGGGCTGCTGGAACGGATGTACAAGGACTAGAGCGCGGCTCCCCCGCCGCGTGTAGAGGAAAGAGGCCCCCTGCCAGGGGCTCTGCGTGCGTTGACGCGCACGTCCTTTCCTAGCTACGAAATCCTGCCACGTTCTCGGTATAACAGTGTTGGCAACCATGACAGACCCCATTACAGAAGACGAGCTACTGCGCTTCTTGGGTAAGGCTACGCTGGAAGAGCAGCAAGCGTTCCGCCCCTTCATAGCTCTATGCATCTCCAACGCAGAACTGATTCAAGGGTACGACAGGCTCGCCAAAACTGACATCTGTACTCCACTCACGCCCATCGAGCGCATGGTGGATAACGCAACAGGAAAGACAGCAGCAGACCTGCTGGGGTTCATGCGCTTTTGCCTGGACATCTGGCACCGGGTACCGACGGAAGAGAGGGAAGTAGATGGCCACAGCGACGAGTAAGAGCAGCCCACTCGATACATTCCTTGACGTCAAGTGGAAGAAGGTGAGCGAAGAAGAGCGCCGCTACCGTAAGTGGCGGTTGTCCGCCTGGTACGACAGCGGGACTTGGACGGTGACGCTGTCCTGGGACGTGAACCCCAAGTACAACAGCCAACTTGATGTGACGGGGTTTGGAAGCACGCTCAAGAGCGCCCTGAAGGACCTGGAGAAGCAGCTCGGCCGCGTCGTCGGGCTCATGCAGCCGTGAAGGAGTAGGCATGGAGCACACCAAGAGCAATCTGACCCTACCGCAGAACGGGGGCGATATGAGCGTCACGTGCCACGATGGAAAGGTCATCGTCATGGATGCGCACGGCTCCGTGAGCGTGCCCATCGACACCGTGAAGAACTGCATTCAGGTGTACGAGAAAGAGAATGGCATCCTGTCTGTAGACTGCCCCACTTGCGCTCAAATGGCTGCGGATGCGAAGGCCGCTCAGGACCCTATAATCAGTGAGGTTAAAGCAGGAAAGAGGTGCCCAGACTGTGGGCGACCTTGGGACCGTTGGGAGACTTGCCCAAGATGCGGCATGAAGAAGGACAGCCCCCGCTACCTCGAGTTCCTGGAGGAGTTCAATAGGGAATACCCATGATTGTCACCATCGGAAAGCACATCCGAGTCGAGTGCGGGCAGGGGTCTCAAGGCAGCTTCCTGATTCACCGCAGCGCGGAGACCCCGGGCCTCATCACAATCACCGGCAGGAACGGAAGCAAGCTGAAGGTTTCTCCACACGACGTGGAGAGCCTGTGCGCTGGCCTTCGTCGAGCTGCCAAGGAAGACATCGGCTACCGGTCCATGGAGCACGAAAGCGAGAAGGAGGGAGGATGAGGGGGGCCATCGACTACGAGAATCGGTTCCGAGACCCTGCCTTCCTAGAGGTTTGGGACCGGTGGCAGAAGGCGCGCGGAGCTTGGAGCTCCCCCAGCGGCCGTGGTGCTTTCAATGGGTGCACCATCACCATGGGTGTGTACAACCCAGACCCGACCCAGCTCACGGGGGCGACCAAGGAGGCGGCAGAAGAGTTCTTGGCCGCCAGAACCGCGTACCTGACGTTCTTGCAGCGGTACGCGCGGTAGAAAGACATGAAGGCTCAGAATCAGTGCAACCAACAATGAGAACCGGGCGCTGAAGAGGATGGAGGCGCGGGGGTTGGTTCGCTCCATTCTGGGTGGATGGCAGCGCACCGCCAAAGGGGAGTCTTTGCTTCGATGGTTCGACATAAAGGAACGGACATGAAGACTGTACAGCCCTGCTACGAAATCATGGGGATGTACCCCGACGACGCTAACGTCCTCACGTGGCTCGAGCGCATCGGGCGCAAGTGCTACAAGTCTGAGACGTGCATCACCCCCGACAGCGCTAGGGGGTTCGTGCGCAGCATCCTTAAGCTCGACCGCATGGAGCAGCTACGACAGCGGTTCAGCATAATCCTTGATACCTTCGATGTAGATAACGAGCAGAAGGTAGACAGCCTCCTGGCCGCTGTGGAATCTATGCTCGAGGACCCGCCCCACGAGAGCGTCATCGAGCACACCATGATGACGGTGTGCTTCGTATTCGACCGAGGCGTGAGTCACGAGATGGTCCGTCACCGCCTCGCTGCCTTCACGCAGGAGAGCACGAGGTACTGCAACTACAGCAAGGGCAAGTTCGGCAACGAGATTGCAGTCATCGAGCCCTCATTCTGGGCTCCCCCACCATCAGAGCTCCAAGAGCCGCGGCCAGAGTGGAAGGGACACGAGAAGTACGAGATTTGGCGGTCAGCCATGAAGTTTGCCGAGAGCGTCTACATGGACCTCGTCGCTGCAGGCGCCAAGCCGCAGGAGGCCCGCTCGGTGCTACCCAACAGCCTGAAGACCGAGATTGTGGTCTCGGCCAACTTCCGAGAGTGGCGGCACATCTTCAAGATGCGAACCAGCACCAAGGCTCACCCGCAGATGCGTGAGGTAATGGTGCCCTTGCTTCGAGACATTCAAGCCCTGCCCAATCTTGGGCTCCTGTTCGAAGACATCCACGTGAGAGAGGTATCACCATGAAATCCAGCGAACTGGTCAAGTACCGGAAGAAGCACGGCCTCAGCCAAAAGGACCTGGCCCAGAAGCTGAAGGTGTCCCGGGGTGCGGTGGCGCACTGGGAGCACGCGGAGGAGCTGCCGGAGAAGATGGTCGACTGGTTGGACGACCAGCACGAGACCGAGGGGGCAGCTGGGGACAAGGCAAGGGCTGCGGCGGCGGAGACGCCAGTCCCCCGAGGACGAGGCGCACCGCAACACGCAAGACCGGCCCTCGGGTATTCGTCCACAGCCTCGGGGGTGCCCCCCCTATTGGTAGGTCTGTCCCCAGCAAAGCAGCGGCTGGGGAAGGCGATGGCAGACGGCATCCGGGCGGAGCTGAACCGGCCCTCGATGCCAGAGCCCCTCCCAGAGCCCCTCCCAGAGCCCCCGCCGAAGAAGTGCCTCTTCGACCGCAAGCTCGAGGCGCTCCAGCTGGGTACGGCCATCGACGAGTTCGTGGAGGAGCTCAGGGGGCTCACCCTAGAGGTCGCGCGGAAGGGGCTGGGCCTCTGCTGAGCAGGTACAGCCTGGAGGTCCTGATGCGCGCCCATGACGACGAGACGGGGGACTACATCGAGGTCGGTGAGGACAACGACATCGACAAACCCAAGCTCTCGGTGGAAGAGACGAATAGTACTGAGGAGGCGGTGGCGCTCCTGGAGAAGTCAGGTGAAGCGTCGCAAGGGTGAGGTCCTCCTACAGGACTGGTTCGTGCGCTTCCTCCACCTCGACGACGTCTACGTGGCTCCCGAGTGTAGGCACGCGGTGCTGGCGGGGGAGGTTTATGGCCACCCCCGCTTCCCCGACGGGTACCCCGTCAAGACGAGTGCAGTAGAGAAAGTGGAAGGCCGTCTCATCACCACGCGTGGTGGGACAGTCTACCGCCTCGGCCGCATTTCGAAGAAGTACAGGGCGTGGTTGAAGAAGGAGGGGCGGGTATACAACCCCAGGCAGCCGATAACCATAAAGGACTGCGAGGATAAGAAGGGCGAGGAACATGGAGACATCTGAGAAGCCGGAACCCAGCATCGACTACTACACGTGCGCCGACCCAGACGAGCTCACTCACGATGACCCGGACGAGGCTGTTGAGGAATACCTCGACGGCTTCTACGGGATGGAGCTGCCGGAGACCGTAGAGGTGAAGAGGTACTGCCGCCGCGTCATCGGCGAGCGGCAGGTAAGGGCTGAGGCAGAGTACGCTCTGGGGGGGCTCATGGAGCGGCTCGACGAAGAGTACGGAAGCCCCGACAACGCCACGGACATCACCGCCGAGATGCGCACCGTCATGCTGGAGGCGGTGCAGAAGGTCGTCGGCATGTACAGCGTGTGGACCTGCGAGGAGGTCAAGCCCCCGCTCGAGGTGAGCACCGCCGAGTGGATTCGCAAGAACGCCCCTGAATGGCTCGAGAACCCGAAGCTCAGAGCAGAGGTGGAGCAGCTGGAGAAGGACGATGAAGAACCCGGTCACTGAAGTGCGTATCGCCCTGGAGCTGGTGGTCAACGTCGGCTCTAGCTGGGGCCCTGACTGCACCCTGAAGCAGGTGGAGGAGCAGGCCACAGAGGCCGCCATCAGGGTGATAGAGCGGATGATGGGCGGGCCCGCCCTAACGTCCGACAACGTGGCCCTATCCAGCACGAAGGTCTCCAGCATCACCACCAAGGAGGGCAGATGAGCGGTACTAGCGCATCCAGGGCCATTCAGCGTGCGTCTGGGTGGCCCTACCAGAAATGTCTCCAATGGTGGAGAGCGCACTGCACCGAACTACCGCAAGGACCAGGTACACGGTCTGAGAGAGCCGTGGCCCTGTGGCAGCAGAAGGAGACGGAGTACGTCATAAAGCCCGGCGCTGTGGCCTTTCCCATCGGCAACACGAGCTTCGTGGCTCAAGAGGTCACCCCCATCCCCAAGATGAAGGACCCACCTATCGTACTCACGCGCCTTCAGCACAACCTGCTCTACGACCTGGCGCAGTCTCCCCGGGGAGGGGAGTACGTGAAGACCAACTACAACCCCTGCAAGAGGCTGGCGGAGCTCGGCTTCATAGAGCACGGGGAACGCGATGCCTCCTGGTGGCGCATCACGGAGGCAGGCAAGAAGTACCTGGTCAGCCCCGACAACAACCAGAGGAAGTACAACCCCAAGCTGCCCCCGTGGGCGGAGTAGGAGGATAGTCATGGGAGAACCCGTATTCCTGACCCAGGAGCTGACGACGCTCACATGCTGGGCCCGAGAGGGGTGCGGCATCCAGTTCGCCATCCCATCTGCGTTCTACAAAGTGTGCAAGGAGCAGGGGGCCACCTTCTACTGCCCTCGCGGACACGTTCTCCGCGTTGGGGAGAGCGATGTGGAAAGGCTCACCAAGGAGCGTGGCCGCGCTATCAAGGAGAAGGAGTGGGCTCAGCAGGAAGCCAAGTGGGCGGATGCGCGTGCGAGTACAGCCAGACGCGCCGAGAAGCTCGCCAAGGGCAAGCTGCGGAACCAATCCGAGCGCGTGAAGAACGGTGTGTGCCCCTGCTGCAAGCGCACCTTCAAGCAGCTGGCCTCGCACATGAAGTGCAAGCATCCGGATTGGAATGGGGAGGCGGACGGTGAGAAGACCAACTGCTAAGGAAGAGGCCGTTTGGGGCCGCTGCCTCGAGGGGCTCAAAGAAGACTTGGCGGCCGTCTGCAATGACGGGCCCACGAACGACATCCTCGGCACCATGGGTACCAACGTCGAGGTGCTACGAACCATCTACAAGCGGCTGTTGGAGGAAGATGACCGTCCACGGAAACACAGAGAAGATTGAGTGCCGCATCTGCGGGCGGCGCATCTCCAAGACCAACTTCTCCAAGCACGCCCTTACCTGCACCACGCTCACGAAGAACGAGCTCTGCGCAGCCGCCTGGGAACGGGCGGCTGACGTGCTTCAGGCGGACACCAATAACCGCGTGCCAGCTCGCTTCAGAGAGCCGGTACAAGAGGCGGCCATCAACGGGCACATCAAGAAGGTCGTCATACCGTTCCTCGAGAAGAAGGCCCGGGACATCGCTGCGAGGGGGAGGAAATAGTGGCGCACCAGATGGATAAGAAGTTCGACAGGTACCGGCGTAAATTAGAGATGTCTGAAGCGCCGGTGTCACCCCCAGGCTCCAGAAATGGCGGGTGGATGGACAACTGCCCAAAGCACGGGCGCACGCCGTTCAACACCATCGTCGATGGCTGCGAACAATGCGCTCGCGAACGACTGGAGGAAAAGTGAGGCTACCCACTGAAGCCGAAGCTAGTCTTCTTACCGCCTACGCCGAATACCTAACCGCGGCGGTGGCCGCCATGGTCAGCCTACGGGACGAGGTAGGCTGGGACGCAGGGAGAAGGCTGCCCGCTGCCCTAGATGAAGTGGCGATAGACCTTCGTCTACTATCAGACCTACTAATCGAGCTGCGCGAACAAGAGACGGCACCAATAACGTCTGGAGAGCTGGTATGAAACCTGGCTACGACATCGAGGACGTCCGGTGCATCGCCGAGTCCAAGAACGGCAAGTCACTCCTCATGCAGAAGACGTGTGAGGAGTTCGACGGCGAGGATGAGGCTGGGAAGTGCTGGGTCCCCCAGAGCCAAATCACCGACGACAGCGAGGTCTACAAGAAGGGCCACGTCGGCACCCTCTGCGTCACCGAGTGGTGGGCACAGAAGAAAGGATGGCTATGAAGAAGAGGGCCAAGGGAACCAAGAAGCCCAAGTACCCCATGCGGGGGACCGGGTGGGTAGAGAGCTCTGAGGGCGCGCCCATCAAGGTCTCGTACATCAAGACGGGCGTCGGCGGTCGCTTCCGTGTACTACGCCCCGCCAGCTCGATAGTGGATGACTGGTACAGCATCGTCCACTCCTCGAGGGCTGCCTGCCTTCGTAGGATGGTGAAGAAGACGAAGGAGACCATCCGCACGGTGGAGGGGCTCATCGTCAAGTACCAGACGGCGCGCACCAACCACATGATGCACCTCTCTCACCTCAAGGAGGAGCTGAAGCGTGCGCGCGGATAAGCCCACCATCGCCTCCATCCTACGAGGGGCTGCCGAGCTCCTAGACAAGTACGGGGAGGAGCCCCTCGAAGGGGTCATCATCGGCGAGCTGACGCGCAAAGCCACAGCCGAGATACAAGCGGAAGAGGACGGGAAGTACTACGACCACGTGTGGGGAGCGACCATGAAAGCACTGAAGAACCTGACCAAGGCGCAGCTCATCACGATGGTGAAGGAGCTGAACGAGAAGGTGCAAAAGCTGAGCAGCACAAGGGAGGCCGCAGTCAGCGCCGTCGTGTTCAACCAAGTGTGCCAGAGGCGGGCGGAGCTGGAGGAAGAGGTGAACAAGCTCCGCGCAGAGAACGAGCGGTTGGGCAACGATGTGGACGAGCTCAGCAGGTCCTATGAACGAGAGGGGCGCATCGTCAACAAGCTAGTGGGTTTTAACAGAGGGGAGCAAGAATGAGCCCCCGGAAGGAGACGTACAGGCAAGGAGAGCCCGATGACCCCAACAAGCCGCGCCCTCCTTCCGGGATGGTGCGCTGGGAGGCCAGGGACAAGCAGACCGGGGAGCGCCTGGGCGAGTTCGTCTGGGCGCAATCCTGGTTCGTGGCCAGGAACAAGTTCTTCGAGGAGCACCAGCTAGAGTGCGACCCCATTCAGTGCGACGAACCGCCTAAGGCGGCCCAACCAAAGGAGAAGGAGTGCCCCGCACCCGCATCGACATCGACGAAGCAGCAGAAGGCGCCTCGAGCGCCATCCTCCAAGAGCTCGCGCGCCAAGGCCTCGAAGAAGAGACTGAAGTCCGCGAGTTCCTCAGCTCCCTCTCGAAGAAGGTCCTGACCCGCGTCGCCGCCAACGCAGGTCGGGAGAGCAGCTTCGAAGTTCCGGGCGCTTGAGGTGATAAGAGGCTCGGAGGAGTAGATGAACGACAGCCGAGACGACATGGTCCTGGTTCTGTGCACTGCCCGCGCGCTTCGGAAGGAGCTGCTAGCGCGCGGCCTAACCCACGTGAACGTCCGCTGGGTGGGCAAGCGCCAGGCCTACCGAGTTTCCCTGCGCCGTAAGCGAGGTCGGACCTTCACCGCTGAGCACCCCGACATGCTGCAGGCCCTGTACGTGGCGTCCATACGAGCGGCAGCCGATGTGCCGTGCATCACCCCGAAGGTCTAGGAGGAGTGCGGGTGCCCGCCCGCCCTCTTCCTAGCCCACAAGAGAGCGCGTTCTTCGGTGATAAGATGAGTAGAAGGGAGACACACCATGACCAAGTTCGTAGCTGTTGTTCTACTGGCCGCCATCGGATGCGGGCGCAACGACGAGGAGACCCTGCCGCTCCCGCCGCCCGTGGGGACGGACACCACCACGGTGGGAGGGCTCACGCCCCAGGCCGACGCATGCACCTGCGTCGGTGACCCTGGAGCCCCAGGAGCTGATGGAGCTGATGGGGACTCCTGCAGCGTCACGCCCACCGCCACGGGGGCCATCGTCAGCTGTACCGACGGTACTGCTGCCGCCGTGGCGAACGGGGTGAACGGAGCCGACGGTGCCGTGGGCTCCCCCGGGAGCTCGTGCAGCGTCGAGCAGAACGCCTCGGGTGCCCTCGTCAGCTGCACCGATGGCACCTCGGCCCAGCTCCTCAACGGCGCCCAGGGCGCCCCCGGTGCTGCCAGCACGGTGCCGGGGCCCATGGGCCCAGCCGGGCCGGCGAGCACCGTCCCAGGGCCCGCCGGAGCTCAGGGCGAGAGGGGCGAACGCGGTGAGGTTGGCCCCACCGGGCCCGCCAGTACCGTACCCGGACCCCAGGGTGAGCCTGGCCCACAGGGAGAGCCCGGCGTCTGCGACGCCTCCTCATGCGTCGGGGAGCCTGGCCCAACTGGACCTCAGGGGCCAGCTGGGCCTTCTGGCGCCGAAGGTCCTCAAGGCGTCCCCGGGCCCGCTGGCCCTGCCGGGTTCCTCGACGTCAGCCGCACCTACTTGCAGGCGAATTACACTGAATGGCCGGAGAACACCGCCCTAATCCAGGCAAGAAGCACAGTGGCGCATTGCAACACCGGAGACATCGTGCTCTCCGGTGGTTGCGCCTTCGGCGCTAGCACCAACGCCCGGGTCTACTTGCAACAAGCTATCGGTGTAGGCGCCGCCCAGTGGCGGTGCGATTACAGCTACGAGGGGGGCGCGGTTGCGGGCAGCACTATATCGTACGCAGCGACTGCACTGTGCCTCAATCTCACCGACTGAGGAAACACCGGCACGCTAACCGAGAGGGAGAGCGCTGCCGCATGGTGGCGCTCTCCTTCAAGGCACCGGGACGTTTCTGCGCACCTTCGTGAAAGCGGCCATCACGAAAGGAGTTAGTTCCATGAATGTCCTCAACCGCAACACCTACGAGAGCCTCTACTTCCTTCTACTAGAACACGGATACCCGCTGAAAAGGAAGGCGGCGGTGCTCAAGCAACGCCAGCAGGAGGAGACTGCGGACCAGCACTTTGTGCTCCTGCTCCTCCAAACGTGCATCGACGAACTCAAGGTTGACTCACCAACCAAGAGCACCCTGCAGGACGCGATGAAGTACGTTCAGGGTGGTCTCACCGACACCGAGATGCACGTCAGCTTCTCGAAGCAAGCGGGCGTCCTCTGAACAGGTAGGGAGAAGCGCCGCCCGTGGGCGCTTCTTCCTAGCCCTAATCACCAGGCCCGGCTATCTCCGGAACCGAAGCCTGAAGTACTGCGCCACGAGCCAGGCAACAACGAAGCTGCCACCTAGTGCGTACAGCAGCGCGTCTCCATGGTGCAGCGCCACACCCAAGAACGCGCAGCCGGGTACGAGCAGAGCGGTGATGTCGAAGATGACCGTCTCGGTTTCTACTCGAGCCATTCTGGATGGAACTCCAGGTAGGTGCAGTGGGCCAACGTACCCTCGTCGCTGATGAGCGGTGCGAGCTCCTTGTTCTGTAGCACGGCGCTCACCGACGTCGTCACCCCGTCGACGAGCATGTCCTTGTGGATGAAGCGGATGCACTGCGAGTAGTCCGTGTAGGTCCACTCGTGCGAGCCCCAGTTCACCGTCGGACCCTGGATGGCCTTGCCCTTCTCGTCGAACCAGCCGTAGATGCCGATGTTCTCCCCCCGCTTGGCGGCGAGACCGGCGCCCACCACCACGTTTTTGGCGTGCCCCTCCCAGAGCTCCCCGCGCCCGTACATGGCGTCTGAGGCCTGCTCGTTGACCTTCTTGTCCTGCCGCCGCCAGCGGCTGGTAGCCATCATGCTCCTGTCGTAGGGCGCTCCCCAGGGCTGAGCTGATAGCTTCCTCGAGGCGGCGTAGATGAGGTCGACCATCTTCTTGGTGGGCAACACCGCCCCAATGGCTCTGCCGATGAGCTCGGCCGTTGCTCCGTTGATGCGTGCGCGCACGAAGTCGAGGTCGTCCCCGATGCTGAGAAAGTCAGGGCTACAGTAGAACGTCCCGGTGTGCAGCCCCTGCCTCGTGGACACTGGACACCAGGTCTGCACGTAGGCGGGGACGTCGCCGCGCAGGGCGAAGTCCCGCACCATTCGTTCTCGATTCTCCCCGGGTGAGTCCGGTAGCTGCTTCAGCAGCTCCGTAGCCGGTACCTTGACGTACGACGTGCTCGTTCCCCAGTGGAGGCCGGTCATGACCGGCTACTTTACCAAAGCCACCCGCGAATCCCCAGTGCGGGTCAACACCGCCGTGGCCCAGTCGGGCAGCCTCTCTCCATCGGGCCAGCGGCTCATGCACGCCTTGTACGTGTCCTCCCGCTGGGCTGCCCAGTCCTTCTGCCTCGGCTTCAGCTTCACGTCGGGGTCGAGCACGACCATGCCGTTGGCATCCAGCTTCTCATCCTCAACCACCCCTCGAGGGGTGGCGGTGCATCTTCCTCCAGTGCCGTACATGGAATACATCGAGTAGGTCCAAGAGGTGCCTCTACAGGTGTGCGAAGCAGCCCCTCTGAACTTGGCCAGCATCCTGCCTCCTGCTTCGTAGCAGCGCTCGAGCGAAGCCTGGTCGGTGCCCAGAACTCTCTGCACGATTTCTTCGGGCGTGAGCTTCACCCGCTCCTCGTCGGTGAGCCAGCTCACGTTGTTGGCGATGTGCTGCGGCATGACCTGCATCACACAGCCCTCCCCGTCAGGCCCCCGCCCCGACGGGGGCGCCCCGACCATGATGTCCTCCCGGTAGCCTGACTCCCAGATGGAGCTCGAGAGCATTGCGCAGGCAGCGCTGTGCGGCCCTTCTGGCCAGCGAATGGGCGTGCACTCCTCGAGCACGCTGCCTGCTTCGTCCTTGCATCGGGTGAGGTAGGTGGCCGTGCGGGCCAAGGCCTCCGCCGCATTGTAGTAGCGCCGCGCCGCTGTCTCCTTCGTCTCGACTCTTGCCCACCCGCCCCGGAAAGCGCTCCACCGAGGAGCAGCGCAGAGGGGGGATTCGCCAGGGCACACAGGCGTGAGCTCGCACGCCGGCGCGTCCTTGCTCGTTCCACACGTTGGCACCAGCTCCATCGAGTAGACGGAGTTGCCTGGGCCCGTGTGGTTGACCAGGAACATGAAGATGTACTTTGCGAGAGGCGACATGTGACCTTTCTACCACGGGGGTTCTACAAGACGTCAAGCGTCACAGCTCTTGTACCGGCCGGCCGCAAGAAGTTGCGCCACCACGGGATAAGAAAGGTGAAGGGAGAACAACCATGACGACCGCCCAACGAAGCGTACAAAAGCTCCTCGAGCAAGCCGCCCGCCCATTCCTCGTGCTCGAGAATGCAGTCTCGTACTTCACCGCTACCTGCGAGAACCTGCCGACGTGCGGGCACCCCCACATGTCTGGAGGACGCGCTGGTGGAAACCGAGGAGATGGCAGCGAGAGTGCAGGGACTCGCTGGCCACATTGAGGACATGCTTCGGGCCCTCCAGGCTGCTGTGCGTAGTGACGCGCGCTGCGGGGAGCTGCCAGAGCTGCTCTCCATGAGGCAACGCATGGACGACCTGCGGGAGAAGTATGGGCGTGCGCTCGCCCAATACAGACGTACCCAGCAGGGATACCTGCAGGGGATGAACTGAGGCTAGAGAAGCGCGCCCCCGACCGGGCGCTCTTCTCTTAGCTCTTCTTCCGACTGCGGCACGCTCTGCAGCAGGGCTGGTCGCGTACCTGCACGTCTATGCCCTCGCCCATGTTGCGGAGCTCCAGCACCTGCTCACCGGTGCCACAGCAAGGCTGACCGCCACGTCCTGGACAGGGGCGAACGTACTCGCCCTCGCTGATGACGACGCTGCCTACTTCAACCTTGCCATCTGGTCCTGGCGTTCTGCGACTCAGCTCCAGGAATGCGGTCGTGGGAATCCTCAGCGGGAGCCTGAAGCTCGGTGCTCCTCTTCTAGCCATGTGACACCTCCGTTGTTCTTGTCGCCGCAAAGAGCGAGGATTTTACGGAATAAGAGAAGTGCAGGGAGTCAACTACAAGGCCGAGACCGGCTAACAAGGAGCAAACCAATGCAGTTCCAGAACCTGACCAAGTCGCAGAAGGCACACGTGCGCTCGCTGTTCAGTAAGAAGTACCTGCCGGACACGGCGGACGTACTGAGGCTCAATACCGGGGAGTTCATCGTCGTCATCGAGGGTGTAGACGCTGCGCTAGCGACGACGCTGCTGGACCGCCTCCACCCCAACCAGCGCGGGCACCGACATGCCGACTCCTCCAGCATCGCCGTCGACATGGCAGCGGGGAGGTTCGTGTTCGTAGGGGACACTGTGAAGTTCGACCTCTTCCTCCGCCTCGTGGACGGACAGCACCGACTACAGGCCGTCGTGGAGTCGGACACCGTCCAGCGCATCCTATTCGTGCTCAACCTGAGCGAGGAAGCGCTAGGCACCATCGACGGGGGGCACAGCAGAACAGACGTAGACCACGCCACCATCTCAGGCATGAAGCCTCTGTACAAGCGGGGGCAGTACCAGGGGCTGCTGCGGGGTCTGTACCTTCTCCAGGGGTACACCAAGGACCAGCCGGCTCGCGCGTCCTTCGCCACCCGCAACGTAGTCGTGGCCAAGGACTACGAGAAGGCGTTGGTGGACCTCGCCCCGCTGCGGCAGAAGTACGCAAGCCGCATGACCCTCCCCGTCTGGAGTGCGCTCCACTACGCCTACCTCATCAGCCCCCGTAAAGTGAGGCAGTTCATCATCCTCATCGGAGAGGGCGCGGGTTGGAGCAAGGGTAGCGCCGCCCATGCCTTCGCCGAGTTCCTCCGTGCGTGGGAGCTGAGGTGCAGGACCAGTGGCGCCACCAAAGGCGGGGTGCCCAATCAGCTGCAGCTGCACTTGGCAACCCTGCGGGCTATCCGGGCGCACATCATGAACGAGCACGTAGACTTCGTAGATGGGAAGCTCCCCGTCTTCAACGCCCGCGCTGTCCGGGAGGATGAGGTTGTGCAGTGGGCGGCGAAAGAGGTCACGAAGAAGCTGCAGCGTCAGCTCGCAGCTGCGTGACCAGCTGAAGTAGGACCCCACAGGGGCTGCTTCACTAGCTACAAAACGCTACGCGCGCGACTACGTCGAGGGCGCCCTGGAGGCCCGTCAAGTACAGCATCGCAAACGTGCTGATGCGGAGGCGCTGACCGGTAGAGCTTGAGCCCCTCGGGGTTCGCTCTTCTAGCCCTGAAAGGGCATAAGAGACACGAGCGCATGACCTACACCAAAGAGCAGTGGCAAGAGTATCAGAGGCTGCTGGAATACGCTGAGGCGCACCGCACACACGCCCTCAACGCATCCGTGAGCTTACTTCGAGGGGGTAGCCACAAGAAGCAGATGCGAGAGCAGAAACGAGTACACCGTCACATGAAAAGGGCAGAGCAGATTGACGCGCAGGTAGCCGCGCTCGCCACTCAAATGGCGCTGCCGCCCCCGTGCTCGTACGTGTCCCCAGGGGGCGACACTTCCTCCACCCCGTCCGTGTCGCTGGTGTCGAACTCGAAGTCGGGCTCCTCATAGCTGTCGATGAGCTCGCCGCCCTTGTACCTGCGCATCTTGTTCTGCGGCAGGTCCTCCACGTTCACATCCCTCAGCGCCTTCTGGACGGAGCCGGGGTAGCTGACGTCGTCCTGGTCGAGTCCGAAGAAGGCGCTGAACCGACCCTGAACCAGGGTATCGACAGCGCGTCGGGCACCCTGCTGCAGATACGTATCGAGTAGCGCATCGACTTGCTCAACACGCCGCGCGCTGTACGCCACGAGGAGCTCGGTGAGCACACCCAGGTGTGTCTGAAGCGCATAGAGGTAGTTCACCGCATCTCCGATGGCTGCTGCCGTCGGGTTGTTGTTCACGAGGATGGGGTTCAGTAGCCGGCGGAAGCCAGCCAGGTAACGCTCCACGTTGCTGAGCGAGGCTGCGAGCCAGCCCTCGAGGCCGCTCTGCAGCTGCTCGTAGTTGTCGTGCCGTCGCTTTCGTACCCTGCCCCAGGGAGCCGGGGCGTCCTGAACCATGCTCCAGCTGGGCATGTTCACGTACAAGATGTCGTTGAGCTTCAGGACGCTGGGCGAGGCATTAACCTCCAACACCTCGAAGCGCTCCATCGTAGCCTGCGCCGGCGTGTCGTTGAGCTCGAGGTAGTCCCCCACCTCCACCTGGAGTGGGGCCGAGGGCAGCCCGAAGTAGCTGGTCTCGCCCATCACCTCGAGGGGCAGACTGGTGAAAAAGATGACGCCCGCCGGCGTGTTCAATACCTCGAAGGCGCTATCGAGCAGCACGCTCTTGCTCTCGAAGCGCAGGTGGTCGTACCCGAAGGCCCCGGTGAAGGGCGCGGCAAGGCCCCCCGGGGCTGCGTGGTCGATGAGTGGTCGGGAGAGCACCACGGCCACCGGAGCGAGTGAGTAGTCGATGATGGTCACCGTCCCATCCAGCCCCCGCACTTCGTAAGTGCCGTCGTTGACCGAAGGCGGGGTGTTCTGGATGCGCAGCGCCCCTGGGAACGTGAAGGTGCTGAGGTCGGGGCAGAGCTCAACCCCCACAGCCAGTTCGGTGGCCGGGATGGGGGCGTACATGGTGGCCTGAACCACCCCACCCGCGTTGCCGGTGATGAAGCCCCAGTTGTCGACCTGCCCCGTCTGGGCGGTGGTGCGAATCACGATGACCTGCCCCAGCCCGGTGGGGTCGGCGCTGAAGTTCTCGAAGACGGCGTTGATGCCCGCCGTGGTGATGTCGCAGGTGGCCTCGAGGTCGGTGAAGACGACCAGGGTGGCGTCGGTGGGCTCGCTCCTCATGCTGGTGGTGAGGGCGGCCTTGAACTCGGAGGAGGCCTGCACCCGTAGCACCCCGGCCGGTGCGATGGCCGGATTGCCGTTGATGAAGGTGACGCAGGAGGCCGTGCTGGTGGGCTCGCAGTACATGGTCGCCCCGTAAGGCAGCCCCAGCGTCGTCTGAGCGCGCTCGACCACCAGGTCGTCCCCGATGGGCGCCCCCAGACGCCAGCGCCCGTCCACGGCGGCCTGGCGCTGGGCGCTGAGGAGGGTGACTCGCAGGGCCCGCCCCGCTCGGTTGAGGTCGGCTACGGCCGTGGCCCCGAGCTCGCTGGTGGGGGAGCCCGTCTCTTTCGAGGCCTCGAATCCCAGAGGGAGACCGGTCACGTCGGTGACCTGGTACCACCCCTCGTTCCCCGAGGTGGACTCGGTCACATGGACCCAGTCCCCCAGCGCTACCCCCGACCAGGGCTGCGGGTTGAGGTAGAGGTCCAGCGTCCGAGCGAAACTGGCCACAGCTCCGCCCAAAGCCGTGATGAGCACCGGCTCCCCCCGCAGGTAGAGCTGAGGCCCGTAGGGCTCAGCCAAGAGGGGCTCGGTAGTGATGGCGGCCGTGACATCGTCCGCCACCTGCTGAGCCGTGCGGGTGGTGCCGGCGGTCAGGGGCACGGTGAGACGTGGGTAGCCCGTCACCTCGAGGTAGAGTTGGTTGTTCTCCGACCCCGGGGTGGTCGTGATGTTGTACGGCTCGACGATGAACCCTTCGATGGCCGCCACGTAGCTCGATGGCACATCCACGCTGATGGGCGTGTCGCCGTCCACCACCAAGTCGAGGCGGGTGTCGTCGAGGATGGTGTACGGCCCACCGAGGGACGCCGTCAGCCCAGCTGGGACGCAGGGATAGTCGGATGAGGCGTAGGGCCCGCCGGCGCCGTTGAAGTAGAGGTACGACACGCTGGGGTTGAGCGACCCGAACCCCTTCACGGTCGACCGAGCGGCGAGTACATCCAGCACCACCTCCCGCAACTTGGTCGCCCGCTCTTTGGGGCTGAGCGCGCTGAGCTCGTCGTACCAACCCCCGATGGTCCCCTCGGCGTTCGAGATGACGTAGTTCGCCAACCGAGCGCCAAGGTCGAGGTTGTCGAAGTCCTCGAGGGCCACGCTGAGGTACTGCGCTCGGTCCAGCACCTCGGTGTACTGCTCGCCCATCGCCGTGACCAACCCAGCAAGACGAGACCGTGCCTCCTCCGCCGTCTGCACCACTTCGCCCGCAGACCGGATGCCCTTCCCCTCGTCGTTCAAGAAGCGGGCGGTGCTCTGCTCGAACCGCTGATACGCCGGAACGTCCTCGATACGCGTGAGGGACCTGTCACGCGCTGCCGTGGCAGACGACAGAGATGCAAGAGCGCTCCTCGCATTCGCCAAGCTGCTCAACCCCTCCACGGGCCTCGTTCTCCTCCCCGTGGCCTGCACCGTATCCACGAGGTCTACCAGGGTTTCCTCGAGGGTTTGCCCCTTCTCCCGTAGTACATCCCTCCCTAGGGCTACCACGTAGTAGGGGGCGCTTGGGTAGTTGATGAACACCCCTGCCGACGCATCTTGAATGTCCCCGAAGGACAAGTCCGTGCGCCGGTTCGCCAGTACACCATAAGTTCGCCGCACCTGGGTGCGTACGAGCTTGGCTACGGCTTGCTGGAGTTCTTCGCTGGTGTAGTCACGCGCCATGGGGGGTCCTTGTTAACGTAGAAGACCGTACCCCACACGTGGAGGAGGTCTCCCCGATGGGTCTGGTGGTTGCCCTCGTGATGGTTGTCCATCTCGCAGCGCAGGCCGTCGTACTCAGCGGTACAGCGCTCTTCGCAGGATGCCTCTACGCGCCTCAGGGCAGCGTGCGCCGCCTTCAGGTGACGCAGGAGCTCCCCGAAGGCCTCGAGGTCGGGCTTCGGCCCCAACTTGTAGGGCTCGTCGTACATCGGACTCTGGAGGAAGCTGACCAGCAGGGCCTCCATGTCGTGCACTAGACCCAGGTTCTCGTCGGCGTCTCCTCTGAACTTCTCGAAGTTCTCGTCCTCGTTTGGGTACCTCACGTAGTCGGTCACGAGTCCTCCTCGTCGAACGGGGGCAGGTCGATGGTCTGCCCCTTCAGCGCGTGCGTACAGTCCCCCAGGTACTGGATGCGTCCGTCGGTCACGAAGTTGTGGCACACGTGCTCAACTCCCGCTAGCCGGACGCGCGCCAGCATGGAGGGGGTGAACGTGGGCTTGTGGACGTCGCCGTTGAAGGTCCAGCCAGGGGAGCCGTTGCTCATCTTCAGGTAGAAGAGGTGAAGGCTTCCCACGTTATCTGCCTCGCAGGCAGGGCAGCGGACGGCGTGGCCCACCAGCTGCCCCCCTTCCTGTACGGCCAGGACTCTAGGGTGCAGGCTCATCCTTCACCTCCGGTGCTTGAGCGGCCAGCCTTCGGTACAGCGTAGCTCTGCCGATACCGAGGACGCGGGCGGCCTTCGCCACGCTGCCGTGGGTCTTCTCCAACGCCTGCTTGATGGCCATGCGCTCGAGCTCGTCGAGCTTGAGGGTAGGTAGCTCCATGCGCTCGAGCTTATCACGAGCTCGGCGTCGGAACCGGGACAAAAAGTCGTCTGGTTCGTGGATAAGAAGAGTGGAAGGAGACACCAATGCTACAGCGTGCGACCGTTTGGGGAGTGGTGGCCTACTGCGTGACGTTCACCATCGCAGTGATAATAGACGCACTGCCGGGCAGTGCGCCGTACCGCGAGTTCTGGGGCGAGTACTACCGCCTGGCGGTGATTCTCGCTCCCTTGCCGGCGGCCATCAGTTGGGGGTGGTTGGCCACCCGCCTCCCAGGGTGAAGAGGGTGAAGAGGATGAGACCACCGTTGGGGCAAGAAACCCATGGTGGTTGACCCGTAAAGCCTCGGTTGAAGACGGCGCTGCGCAAGCAGCGTAGACCTTCGGGTCCTTCAGCTAACTATGCAAAAACAGCAGCATCCCTGGGATAAGAATAGTGAAGGGAAGCACCCCTTCCAACAACCAGAGGAGATACCAATGCGCAACAACAACCAGTGGGCAGAGGACTTGATGGTAGCGATGAGGGAGGACATGCGGCGGGGGACGACGCAGGGCCACCGGATGGGCCTCCCCACGGAGGACGAGCAGCACCGGGCGGCGTACCAGAGGCGCGAGGGCCATCCGGTGGCCCTGCGATGGTACGAAGAACCAGAACCCTACTACTTCTAGAGGGTCGGTACAAGATGAGCCTTCGGGTGTTCTCTTGTAGCCCTCAATACCGGGCCCTATTCGGGGATAAGAAGGATGAAGGAGGCAACATGACCAACAAGACCAAGCGGAAGAGGCACTTCGAGGATGAATCGACGGAGACACTGCAGCGTTGGCTGCAGCACACCTCCGGCAGCGCGGCGTTCGACCTAGTGAATCGAGAGCTGCAGGAGGAGCTAGCGCTTCGTCGGGGCAAGAGAGAGGAGGAGGTGGGGCGTGAAGACCCCGACTCGGCACCGGAGGCGTAGCCCCGTCCCCCTCCCTCAAGCGCAGATGGCCCACGCCCGCGAGCGGGCCAAGCTGCGGTACGGCATCGACCTCACCCCCGAGCTGCACCGGTTGCTAGTGCAGCGCATCCGTGGGGGTGAGGCGAAGCTCATACGGGAACACCCCCGAAAGTACGACCACGGGAGCAACGACGGGCGCTGCCTCGTGTATGAGCTCGAGCATGAGGGCGTGCTGCTGCACGTCGTCTTCGATGAAAAGACGCAATGCTTAGTCACGTTCCTCTACACCGACCCAACGAGGTACCTGTACGAAATGTGCGGGTACTGAAGGAGGCGCGTGACCTTAGAGGAGAGCGCGCCTACGGGTGCGTTCTTCGCTAGCCCTACAAAACGTGCAGGAATCAGGGATAAGAAAAGTGAAGAGACTCACCTCTTCCAACAGCCAGGAGAAACCAATGTCCCACCTTCGTCACCCCAAGACCCGTGGGTCGCAGCGCGCCTACGGGTGCGTGGTCGTCGATATGCGCACGGACGGCGTGCGCATCAACACCCGGGCGCCGACCCGGGTCACCGCGTGGGATGACATCCCGCGCGCCCGCCGTGGGCGCGGTAAGAAGAACCACCGGCGGTAACAGCACAACCGACAGGAGAACGTATGAGAAGCGTAGAACGGAGAAACGTGGTAGGTAGCTACCATGTATTTGGGTCTGGTACCTCCGGCGTGTACTGGACCGCCGAGGACTACTCGACGGAAAGGCTCCTCGCGGCACGCGAGGAGGCGCTGGAGATCCGGACCGATGACGGGGACAATGGCTTCGTCGGTACATACAGTGTACCAGACGAGTTCTGGACCCGGCATCCGGGTGTGCATGCCCACTGGTATGCACACCCGCCAATGGATGAGGTCCCTGCTCGATGGGTCGAGCAGGACATCGGACTAGAGGACCTACGGACGGCGGTTAAGCTGGGCATCAAGGATACCCGGCACGCCGCCGCCTGGGCAGAGGCACGCCACTGCCTCGGGCACCGGTGGGCCTCCTTTGACCATGAGGTCAAAGACCTGCTGGACCCGAGGTGGCCGGCAGCCGAGCCACACAAAGTGTGGCTGCGGCTGTTGGCCTCGCAGCTGCCCCCCGGAGAGGAGCTTGCCTCCGTGGCCTTCTCCCTAACAAATGGGGGAAGGTCATGGTGGAGTCCCGTCACCCCACCCGAGGGGTGGACGAGGGAGAGCATCCTCTCTGCGGTGAAGGATAAGGCGACCCGCCTGCTTGACCAGCAGGCGTAAAACTAACCTCCTGGAAATGGCCCGCACCCAGGTTGTATTCAGGGCGTTCGGCTGGGGCCCCACACTCGAAAGAGGGCGTCCAGCGGGGCCGTTTGGAGTGGACTTGCCGGAGCGACATCGGCAGGTTGTAAGTGAGGTTCGGCCCTCACCACTCCACTAAGGGAATCATTCCATCGCCCGAGCGTGGTGCTCGAAAGGATGGCGTTACTCCGGAGGCTTTGCCCCATGAAAAGAGTGTACCTGTACCAGCTGGCCGAGGGCCAGCTGGTCAACCCCCGGCTGGATGGAATCCAGCTGGGGCCCGCGTCCAGCTACACGGACGCGGAGCTAAATAAGCTCGTGGCGGAGCGGAACCGCCACGAGTCAAAACTGGAGTGGGCCTGGTGCCTCCTTCGGGATGACTACTAGCCCGCGGTAGAGCCACAGAAGAGATGAGCCCTCGGGTGTTCTCTCTTCTTAGCTATGGAAACGGCCCCGAGGGTCCCGTCTCCGACAGCTCACGCTGCCTTGCGTGCGCCGTTGGGCAGCTCGTCCCACCGCTTGGTGGCCGCGTCCACGCCCGCCCACTTCTGCAGCACGGGGGCGATGGGGTCGGCGAAGTACGCGAGCAGGATGGCGTTGCGGCCGTTAGGCATCGACCACCCGCTCCGCCAGTTCTGGACGGTCTTGGTGCACACGTCGAGCAACCACGCCAACCCCGCATCGTCGAGACCGTGTTCCTTCATCCACCGCTCCAAGACAATGGTGAACTTCTTCCTGATGAGCTCTTCGTTCATGCGTGCCTCCACACCTCTTATCCCTGGTGTGTGGGTACTCCTTGCAGACGGATGTACCTGCTGAGCAGCTCGCTGCGGGTGTCCCAGTCGTGCAACGCCGCCTCCGCCTTTCGGCAGAAGTCGTTGCACTCGTTCCACACTTCCTCGGAGGGGCGGCTGTCGGAGACGCCTGGGTTCTGCGTCTTGTCGAGGGCAGCGCGCAGCCCCATGATGAGGGAGCTGGCGCCCTCCAGGTGCGCCCCGAGGTGAGCCACCAGCTTGATGATGAACTCGTCGTCGCGCTGCGCGCTCACGGCTTCCAGCCCTTGGGTGGGAGCCACCCCGCCGCACTCGCCTTCTGCGCCCATTCGGGGAGGGGGCGCTGCTCCCGCTGGTAGTGGAGGGCGACGTTGATGGCGCGCAGCGCCGCCTTCGCCATCGACATGCTCTCGAACTCGAAGTCATGACCCTGGAGAGGCATCTCCAGCTTGTGCTCCTTGAAGAACTTCTTGAGTACTTCGATGGCGTTGTTGGTCTCGTCCCCGTCCGTACTCGGCATCCGCTCGTTGCTCAGGTACAGCCCAAACTCGCCTTCATCGGGCAGGTACCAGCCAATCTTCACGATGTAGTCGCCGACGTGCTCATCGATGTCCAGGTACTGCCCCTCGGCATCCTTGTACCTCGGTATGCGCTCCGCCTTCTTCGTGGCCTTGAGCAGAACCTTCTTCTTAGCCTTCTTCGCAGCCATCAAGTCCTCCGTTTGTAGCTGACGCCCCTACGAGCTGGGGGCCAGCACCACCCCCGGCACGCTGGAATAAAACCTGGGACCTTCTTACTCATACTCCCCCGTGTACCCGAGGTACTTATCGATGTCCGCCTCGGACTCCAGATGCTCAGGTTTCACCACCTCGATGCTGGTGTCCCTGTCGAGAGCCTTGCTGCGTAGCGTCTCCAGCAAGTGCTCTGGGACGTACGCATAGGAGACCTCCACGCCTTCGTCGATGTCCCACAAGCGCACCAGCGCCTTACCTTCCTCGGACATCTCGAAGCTCCTCCTGGCACTTGGCGATGCTGATGACGCCTTGGATGCGGGCGTTGGTGGACTCCTTGAGCTCGCGCTGAAGCTGTGCGTTCTCTTTTGAGGTGTGCACCTGCAACGTGGCGCAGAACGAGAGGATGAAGCAGAGGGTGACGACCAAGCTCCACGCCACCTTCTCTGCTGTCCTCACGGCACCCCTCGCTCTGGGTACTTCTTCCAGTCGCGCTTGCCCACCACCTCCCACGTCTTCTCGACCTCGTCCTCCAGCGTGGTGTACCCAAGCGTGTTCTGGCAGGTGAAGTGTAGGAACATACAGATATACTCGAGCGTCTCGGTGATGCAGTCGTTGTGCAGCTCCTTGAGCCGGATGTTCTGCTCCAGCTTCAGCTGATGGTGTGCCAACCGCCGCATCAGGGAAGGGATGCGATGGACGATGTACGTCTTGGGCAGATTCGCTACGCTGCCCAGCTTGCGGTCGGTGCGGTAGCAGAAGTCCGCCATGTAGATGACGGTGTCAGCCATCGCGTCACATACGGCCTCGAGGTACTCGCGGGACTCGGAGTCGGAGGAAGCATTGGCTCGACGAAACAGCGCGTCGTCCAACTCCCCGAGCTCCTCAATCATGCCGAGGATTTGTCGGTAGGAGGCCTGGTCGCCGAAGTTGTACTGCACCCACTCACCCACTTCTTTCTGCAGCTTGTCCCAGTCCATCAGTCAGCTCCTCTTCCGCACTGTGGGCAGGCCCCCGCTCCCGTGAAGTACATTCCGTGCTCGCAGCGGTCGGTCTCCTCGATGGGGCGATGAACCGCTGCGAACGTGGGTTCGAACTCGATGACCCCTACGTGCCAGCGGGTGAGCACCCCATCTTCATCTCGCACGTGGACGGGATGCCCGTCTCTGGTGATGTTGTCGAGCGGCATGCCGCCCTCTTTGGTGTACAGCCCACTTGCCTGACCATCGACGTCCTCCTCGACGTACATGATGGCCGCTTCCATCTCATCGTCTGCCTCCAGCTCCATAGCGGTTTCTTCGCTGCAGTTGATGACGTCCCACACCTTGTACTTCGCCATGCTACCCCTTCAGTCGCTGTAGAAGCTCCTTCGCCTTGTCCATCTGTCCGTGGACGAACTTGCCTGAGGACATGTCCGTCATGAAGGAGACCAGCTCGGCGTGCAGGTCCCCGGTCAGCTGAAGCTGTTGTTGCTGTAGCGCTGCCTGCTCGGAGTCCACCGTCAGGGCCACCGACCCGCAGGTGGCACAGGTCCACTCGCTGTTCATGCTGGGGTGGCTGATGACGGTGCCATCCCCATCCTGATTGTTGACGTAGTTGCCTCGCTCGTCCACTACCCAGATTTCCCTGATGGTGGCGGCGGTGTGGAACGTCTTGTGGCTGCTGTCTGCGGGACATACCTTGTAGAGCATCTTTCCTCCTATGCGCGTGAGCGCTCCAGGTGCGCGATGGTAACAGCCGCGCCGTCCATGTCTCCACCCAGAAGGGAGTCGACCGTCTCGAACAACTCGCGCCGTTCTTCCGCGTCTGGAAGCGCCTCGTTTTCTTGAGCTCGAATCTTGTCGCGAAGAAGCGTGCTTGGGCAGCATGAGCAGCGGTACACGATGGCGAGGTTGGACCCAAACTCCCAGCCTCGTGCTTTGAACTGCTCTCGCCAGAATGGGGTGAGCTTACCCTCCCAGGGCTCCCCCTTGTACTGAGGCTCGGGTTTGGGGCAAGCGCGAAGGGCCGCCTCTCGTGACAGCCCGCCGTACTTGCACATCTCCTTGTCCCAATCCTCCTCGTTGAGGCGGTCGTCAATCATCTCGAGACCGGCGGCGGTCTCATGCACTTCGTCGTTGCGTAGATGGAACAAGTCCCAGGGCTCTCCACAGTTTGCGCAATAGACGTCCATTACTTCTCCTTCGCTGGGTAGATTGTGCACCACGCCAGCTTCAGCTCCCGCGTGGTGTGCTTCAGCTGATACTCGAGCTCCATCGCCCTGACTCGGTCAAGGCGGCGCTTCAAACCGACGAGGCGCCAGGGACCCCTACCTCGAGTCCGCTTGGCGCCTCTGCCCGCGTTGTGCGCCTTCAGGCGCTTGTAGGGGTCCGTGCTGATACCCGTGTACAGCGAGTAGTCAGCTTCGGACTTGATAACGTAGACGAACCAGACGTCACTCTTCTTTGCAGCCACGCCAGTCCCTCAAAGCGCGTATTTGCTGAAGGGCTACGCCGCGGGCTTCGTCTACGTCCTCGTCGTCGGTCTTGGGTAGTACGCTCTCAATCAGCTCGAAGCAGCTGAACGCTGTTCCTAGAAGCTCCACCATCTCCGCCAGGTCGATGGTGCGGATGCGAGCAAACTCGCCGACCAGCGGCTTGTGCTCCTCTATAGATTCTGCGAGGGCCTTGCCCGTCAAGTTCGTGAAGTCGACGTCCATGTTCTCAGCCTCCTCTTGTTTCGGCGCTACCCACCCACACTGCGGGCACGTGTCCTTCCAAAAGGGCTTTCCTAGGAAGGGGTGGAACACCAAGTGGCACACAGGAGTGGCCTCCCGTTCCTTCTTACCCGCAGCCTTCCGCTCCCGCATGAGCTGATGCAGACGCATGCTCATCTCCATGCCGAGCTGCTTTGCTAGCTGGTCGAACCGCGCGTTGTCCAAGACCTTCGGTACGTCTAATGGTGAGTGCTCCACCTTCACGGCAGCGTTCTCCCCGTAATCTACGTCGTGCGCTGTGACCACGGCCAACCCGTCCCTCAGCGCCTCTACAGCCTCCGGTGGTAGGGACTGCTCTATGGCGTCCGCGAGGGCCTCCACGTGCTCATCAGCGGTCATCTCGGCAACTTTGCACCCCATGGACACCTGCTTGAAGTGGCCCGACATGGCTCTCGCCAGCTCAGGTCGCCCCGGCTCTCCCTGCGTCAACATCTCGAAGGCGCACGAGGAGCAGAAGCAGTCCCCATTCGCGTTCGGGGCGGTGAGCTCGACTTCACCGTGCTTCGAACAGTTAGCTTTCATGTACCCTCGCTTGCTGCACGCACTTGTCCGTCCGTAGGTACCCGTTGTGCCTGCACCGCTTGTCCCACTTCAGCTTGATGTTGAACAAGTTACAGCGGGCCTGGTAGGTGCCGTCCTCTAGCTTCTCGATGTTCATGAGCTGGGGGCAATCGTTGTTGCAGTGTGCAGGTCCCTGCGTCACCACTTCTTCATGCCTGACCACGAACAGCTCTACGCGTTCCCTGCTCATGTGCCCTCCTCCCTGAAGTACATCCCGACGGGGAACTGAGGAAGCCCATCGTTCGTGTACGCAAAGAAGCGCACGTTGAGCTTTCTACCGTCGTAGTAGCCCGTCATCGCCTTGCACAGCATCTCGTAGCGCTCCTGCTCGGTGCCCTTGGGAACGACGTCGAACTTCTTGCCGTCCTTCGTCACGCACGCGAAGATGGGGACGTTGGCGAACTTGCCCTTCCCCGGCTGCACGCCGATGACCGCGAACTCGTCGTCCTGGAAGGCCTTGAGCTTCAGGAGCTCGCTCGAGCGGTAGCCGAAGCGGTAAAGCCCCTCGGGCAGGCGGATGATGGCCCCTTCGTAGCCCAGCTTCACGAACTCGTCGTGGTAGTACCGGACCTCCTCCTCGCTCTGCACGGTCACCGTCTGCACCATCTGGATGAACGATGGGAGTCCCTGCGGGCGGCTGATGTCGAACCACTGGTGCAGGCGCGCGCAGCGCTGCCTCCATTCCTGGAGCTGGATACCGCGCATGCTGATGGTGTCGTAGACGCAGTACGTGAGGTTCTTGCTCCCCTCCTGAGGTCGCTTCACTAGGCTGACGATGTCCTGCAGCTTCATGCCGTGGATGTAGAGCTCGCCGTCGAGCACCTCATCCCCACCCAAGTAATCATCCAGCGCCTCGGCGATGTGAGCTACGTCGTAGGGGTCCTTGCCCCTGCTCATCAGCCGCACGTTACCCTCCGCATCTCGATGGACCAGGCAGCGCACGCCGTCGAACTTGGGCTGCACGTCGACGGGATACTTGACCTTGCCCTTTCGGTCCTCGAAGCTCTTGGCCAGCATGGGAGCGAAGTTCAGCTCCTTCGTCTCCTCTGCCGTCATGCTGTACTTCTTCTTCAGCTGCTTCTTCCACTTGGAGATGGCCTCGAGGCGAGCCTGCTCCTCCGCTGTGGTGGCGTTGCTGCGGCCCGTGTTCTTGGGGGCGCAGGCAAAGCTGCCCTGCTGCATGGCTCCATCGAGCTGGCCCCACTCTACGTGGACGTAGGCGCCCTGCACCCAGCACCGCCACACGTTGGTGGCTCCTGTTCCTGTCCTAGAGTAAAGCGTGGGCATGGGGGCGCTCCCATCCCATTCATCCGGGTTGTAGGTCATGGTGTCTCCTCACCCTTCTTGTCACCGTTTTCCACGACTTTTTGGTCGAACACCGTGACGTCGGGGACGCTGCCGTCGTTGATGCTGTACTGACTCCACGCCCTTCTCGTAGCTCTCTCAGCGATGGAGGCAGCGGCCTCTTTTCCCACCGCGCCGGCTAGGACCGCCTGCATCGCACGGACGGACAGCATCACGGCTACAAAAACGTCCTCGGCTGCCATCTCCATGGACAAGCGTCCGTAGAGGTCCGTGGCCCTACCAGCCGCACGAAGGATGGGGTCGTCACTCGTGAGCTGCTGGGCTCTACGCGCGATGAACGTCCCCACGACCTTCCGCTCGTCTGTCACTGCAGCGCCTCCTTCAGGTTCTCGGAGAGGGCTTGGTGCGCCAGCTTCACGAACCGCAGGGTGCTGCACCTTTCCTTCTCGTCGCACGACTCCTCGTGCTTGGTGAGGAAGGCCTGCAGGTTGTTCAGGAGCCCCTGCAGCACATCTCCACTGTCGCCCCGGAAGATGCTGCGCAGGTGCGCTCGAAGCTCTCGAAGCTCTGCCGGTGAGCCCTCCACGAGATGCGTGCTCCGGGCCTTGTGCAGGAAGGAGCCCAGCGCCTGCTGCATCCGCTCGTCGAGCTCTACCGCATCTTCCTGCTTGCCCCCCTCAATCGCGTCTCGCAGCGACTGCGGGATGATGCTGAGGAAGGTGGGGCGCTGGGTGTCGACCACGAGCACGGCCCCATGCCCCTCGATAAACTGGAACTGCAGCACGGAGAGGCCGCGGTTGCTGACCTCGTTCAGGATGTACTCGCATCCATCAGCGAACTCCTGAAGTCCGCCACGCCTCGTCAGGGTGACAGCGTGCACCTCGAACCGCCGCGGAAGAACGACGTCCTTTCCACTCTTTCGTCGTGTCATTGAAGTCCTTTCTGCCTCGGTGAACACTACGCCCCGAGACAGATGGTTGGCCATGTAGTTCTGCCGGGGTTGTTATTCCCCAGGCTACACGACGGATTGTCAGCTGAGCGCGAAGCGCTCTTCGTAGATGGAGGCTTCGCAGTACAAGTGCTCGTCGAGCACGCGCGGGCTCTCGTAGTCCTCGATGCCCTCGTCCGAGCGGTTCCTCCGGTTCTCCGCCGGGCGCCCCGCCGTCATGATGTCACGTATGGTCATCTTCCGGATGCGGGCACGGACGTACTCGGGGTCGAGGTCGAGCAGCTCGCAGATGTTCAAGAAGGCCAGGAGGGGTTCCCCCTCCCGCTGCCGCACCTCCCACCAGGGATGGCCGGGCTCCTCCTCGAAGAGCCAGACGTAGGCGTTCCGGGCGTAGACGCGCTCCGGGCGCCGGGTGGAGCGGTACAGCACCCAGTCGTGTGCGGCCCGCCGTACGACCTCCAGGAGGAGCGCACGGCACTTGCTGGCCTCGATGAGGACGTCGGCGTCGTCGGGCTCCCAGGCGTCGCAGCAGGGCACCTCCGCTGGCTCAGGAGGGGCTACCTTGGGGGCCGTCGGCTCCGGGAGGGGTTCTGGGGAAAGGGCCGCCAGCTGCTGCTGGAGGGCGCTCTGCGTGCGGTCTACGAGGGACTCGACCGGAGCCCCCAGGCTCAGGGCCTGCACCTGAAGAAGCAACACCGTACCCAGGACCGAAATCGAGCTCATCTCCCCTCCCTGCTCCACTCAGACCACCGTTACGCTCACGGGCACCCCCATGATGCCCGTGTCCGGTATGCGGATGATTGTCTTGTCTTTCCGCGTGGCTAAGAGGTTCGTGACCCCCGCCTTGAGTCCCTTCAGAATGAGGTAGGTCTGGCCGACGGTCAGGGCCACCACGCTCGGGTCCTCCATCGACCAGGTGACGTCCCCGTAGGCTGTACCCGGGATGGGAACGCCGGCAGTGTCGAGCACGACCGGGTAGACCTGACGCTCCTCGTTCACAGCGAGGGGGGCCACCACGAGCTGGACCGCGCCCACGACCGGGAAGAGGAGGTCGGGGAGGTTGCAGCTGGCGGAATCCGGCACCCGAATGGTTCGGGGCTGGTCTTCGAAGGCCTCGATGGTGACGGTGTACTCGGCGCAGCGGATGAGGTCGACGCAGGCGTACCCGTTCTTGTCCGTCTTCACCTGCCGACGCTCGTCCATCACCAGCGCTCCCTCGAGGAGGACCGGCTCGAACTTGCCGATGAAGTGCAGGTCGAGCTGGGGCCGGGGAGCGCCGGTCACATCCCGGAAGTAGCCGCTCGCCCTACATAGGCGGGGGTCGGTAGCCATCGGGGGGACGAAGGCAGAGCCGTAGACGTTGAACGCGTTCGGCGTCGTGCCCGGGGTGGCGGGGGCGCTCAACACCTCGATGAGCTGCGGCTGCTGAAAGCTCGTGGCGAAGCGGTAGAAGCGCAGGGAGTACGTCTGGCTCCACAGGAGGAAGCCCGCCTTCCCCTGGGCGTCCGTCGTGCTCTCCGTGAAGAACGTACGGCCGGCGGCGTCGTAAACGCGCACCAACACCCCAGGAAGGGGGGGAGAACCAGTACGCTCGTCGAGGACGTAGACGTCGACTTGTTCGTACGCCATCAGGCTTTCACCGTTGTATCACCGACTCCGGATGAAAACCACAACTTCGCCGGGAGCCACAACGTCATTCAGACGCAGACGTACACCCGTTCTGGTGTACACCCTCCACTTGTGGTGCACCTTCGTCTGCAACCCGTAGGTCCGCAGCGGGGGGTTGGACAGATAGTGCTTCAGCGGAAGTCCCGTATGGGGGAGCAGTACCTGTCCGGTTACTTGGCCCCCAGGACCGGGGAAGATGATGGTGACCTCAGAGGGTGCGGCGCTGTGCGTACTCGATGTTGGGGACGCGCACCTTGAAGTAGTCATCGGGGCCGAGGTTGGGGTCCAGGAGGTTGAAGACCTTCGTATCCTGGTCTGCGGGCACCTGAATGTCACGGACGATGTCCGTCCCGTCAATACTGACGGTGACCTCCGACCCGCGCACTAGGAAGAACTCGACCTTCCCCTCCATGCTGCTCAGCCGCTCGAGGCCGGGGCCCGCTACGAGGAACCCCTCTACCTGCTGCGTCTTGTACCGGTTGAACACCCGCACGAGCTGGTTGCGGAAGGGCTTGCCCTCCAGGGTCACCATCTTCAGCTGCCCGCAGACGATGTTCTCCCCGCTGATGCCGATGCTCTGGTTGGCGGGGGAGGGCTTCGAGAACTCGCTGAAGGTGCTCTGCAGCCGAGCGCGGAAGCGGGTACGATAGTAGTAGGTGCTGTTGCCTCGGATGTCGTTGAACGAGTACTTCTCCCGCCCCTTGATGAGCTGAATGCGCCCGTCCTGACCGAAGGCTAAAGAAGAGGGCTCCGTGGTGGGGAGCCCGAGCTTGGGGGCGGCGTCACCCCCAAGCACGCGCAGTACGGCGCCCGTACCAGGCTCCGTCGTCTCCAGCACCAACTTCCAGTCCTCGTCCACCCACGCCCGTAGCCGCCCCGCCGCCTGCGTCTGAATCTGCGCTGCGCAGGCGGCGTAGGTGAGGGGGTCGGTACCGGTGAAGATGATGGTCAGCTCGTCCTTCTCGTTGAGCTTGAGCTGCAGCTCATCATCGACGATGACCACGCTGGGCCCGGTGGGCTGAGGGGATACGGGGTCGCCGCCGTCCTTGGGGACACGAGCGCACCGCCAGGTATCGGAGGTCAGCTCCTCGTAGGGACCCGTGGACAGCGACCGGCTCCGCCACACCTCGACCTCATCGAAGGTGCCGAACCAGTCCTCCTCCCGAACGAAGATGTGGAGCTGGACGAGCTCCGTGGCCTCATCGGCGGCTACGGCGGTGCTGGAGATGGTGATGCCCATGGCGTGATTCTACTAGACGGGAGGGGGCGGGCGCACGTTGTGCCGGATGACGCCTGTCCCCGCCTCCATCTCATCAGTGAGCGGGTTGAACCTGTACTTGGCCCCGAGCTCGGCGAGCATGGTGCTGTAGGCATGATGCAGCTCCGCTAACTGCACCTCAGCATCTCGTGCCTCGCGCAGCATCGCATCCCGGCGCCGGCTGGCGTTCATCGCGCGCAGCTGCAGGTTCTCCAACCGCAGCCTGTCCACCTCCTCCATGACGTCCACCAGAGGAAGTTCGCGAGGGGGGTCTTCCATATCACTCTCCTGTCAGAAACTGGTCTAGTTCATCCACGAGCAGGTCGGTCGCCGCCTGCGTGGACGCGTTGTTGAGCCGCTCCTGCCCCGTACGCCCTTTCAGGATTTTCTTCAAGAGGGACGACTCCTTCTTCAGGCGCTCCTCTTCCTTGTTGGCCCAAGCGACGGTGGCGCTCTTGAGCTTGTCCAGGCGGGCGTTGCGTTCTTCTTGGCTGGCCACGGAACTAGCGTAGCAGGAACGCGAGCGCACCACTACGCGTACATGCCCAGCCCCCTGGTTGTCGTCTTAGGGGGGATGCCCAGCTTGAACCTTCTTTCGCGCACAGCAGACCTAGAAATCCGTAGCTTCACGGCCACGGCTCCGTCTGCTGCAGAACCCAGTAGCCTATCCATAGAGGGTGTCCACTCGACGACGTTGTACGTCGTGCCCCCTCTGCCTTCGAGAATGCGCTTCTTGAACTGGGCTAGGGTCATCCCCTCCCCCCTATACGTCACCTTCTTGCTGTAAGGCTTCTGGTTCTCTCTTCGGAGAAGAAAGGCGACCTCCACCTCACGCTCAGAGAACGCACAGCGGGGGGAGCGCCTAGCACGACTACGGAGGTACTCCAGAGCCAGCCGTACCTGCCCCTTCTTTATCCGGATGTAGGGCTCGAGCTGAGGAAGAATCCGAAGCAGTTCGTGATTGGCCCCCGACTGCAGTCTCCAGCATACCTGACGTCTTGTACCGCCGTCGGTAGCCTTCACGATTGTCCCTACACGTAGCTCCTTCTGACACCACTCCAGGACTGGCTTGCAGGTATTCGTTATGACCAGAACAAGCCCCAGCGTGATGATTTTACTTCCGGGACGTGGCTTCAGGCTCAAACTCAAGCAGCCCTCACCATCGAGGAGTCCCGCAATATAAGCGGCGTTCACAGCAGACAAGCCCATTACCTTTGCGTACCATACAACCAGGGCGGCGTCAAACACCTGCTCTAGTAGAATGCCTTCACCGGTTTGTAGCTACGCCTGTGTAGAGGACAGGGGCCGTATCGACGCAACCCGTCTACGTGAGAGGGCACCCCGTACCCCATATTTCGCTCGAAGGCGTAGCCTGGATAGAGCTTGGACTGCGCCACCATGAACTCGTCTCGGCATACCTTGGCTAGGATGCTGGCGGCGGACACCGCCGGCACCAGAGCGTCCGCCTTCGCCATCCAGACCATGTTCTGCGGGCGCCCTCCGATGACCACGGGTATATCACCGTCTTGCACGATGAGGGCATCGGGGAAGTGCTCCAGGAGCAGCAGCGCCACCTGCTCCGTGAGCCTCTCCCGAGCGTGATGAACGCCCTCCGTGTCCACCTCCACGTTGCTCGCCGAGAGGATGGCGAAGGAAAGCGCCTGCGACTTGATGGTCTCCTCTGCCCGCTTGCGCTGTTTGGGCGAGAGTGCCTTCGAGTCCTTCACCCCCTCTGCGTCCCAGCGCGCCGGAACAACGACGCCGGCGACGGTCACGGGCCCCGCCCAACACCCCATGCCCACTTCATCGATGCCGATGACGGTGGGGGAGGTCGAGGCCTGAATCTTCTCGAGCGCGCGCTGCTGCTCTGGGGTAGCGAGCGTCACCCCTTCTTCTCACTAGCGGAGCGGATGTCGTGGGCCAGCCACTCCATGAGCCGCTCCGTACCCTCATTGGGGTCCCACCCCTTGCGCATCTGCGCGTAGAGGTCATCCAGCGCGGCCTTCTTGGCCTTCAGGGTCAGTCGGGGCTTCTTGTCGTCCACGGTTGTACGCGTGCCTTTCTGGTTGTCGTCGGGGAACAGGCTGAGTTGCACCATAGTACCTACTCCTTCCCCTCAATCAAGTACCAGGGGATGGGGTGCGTCTCCAGTTGAACTTCGGTGTGCTTCACGAGACAGGACCAGAGCACACCGCAGCGGTCGATGATGCAGGTCTCCCACTCCACGCGCAGCATCTCTCCCACCGGCGCGCGGAAGGGGGCGGGGTCCTGCAGCAGGTAGTTCGTATCCACGAGCGTGGCCAGCTCGGGGTCGCTGAAGGACTCCACCCAATCCACGTTGTCGGCATAGTCCATGTACACCAGCTCAGGTTCGTAGGCCAGAATACCCAGGAACAGAGCGCGGCGGCGTAGTAGTTGCTCGCGGTCCTTCTTGTGGAGTACGACCACCGCTCCCTGTGCGAACTTGGTGTCGCTGCCCCCTTGAACGCTCAGTACGAACCTCATGCACCCGCCTCCTTCTTCAGCGTAGCCTCGTCCATGTTCAGCCCCGTGATGGCGCTGGTGTTGTACCCGTGCAGCAGCTGGACCAACCCACACCGGTACACGGTCGCGGTCAAAGGCTGCTGGGCTCTCTCGTGCTGCTTGATGAGCGCCCTGAACCGGGCCTGCGCCCGCTTGGGGTCGGTGAACCACTCCTGCTCTAGCTCGGGCAGTACGAGGAACGCAGGTCTGCACTCCTTAGGCATGTAGTACCTCCACCCTTGTTATTCCGGAGCTAACCCAGGAATGGCGGGTTTCCCCGCCACCCTGGTTTCGTCACTTCTTCGTCTTGCCGACCGTCTTGCCGGCTAGCTCCTGAATCGCCTTCTTCCTCTCTGCATCGGGCTCCCTTTCTGCCAACTGCCCCAGCGCTGCGGCCGCCCACCAACGGGTGGCCTTCGGGTCGTCGGCGTCGTCGAACTCGACCGGGGGAAGAGCCTCGAACCCCTGCTGGGAGCTGTCCAACAGCGCCCCACGCAAGGCCTCGAGCTCGTTCTTCTGGAGGAGGCTGCCCAACTCCGCCCGTAGACGGTGCCACGGAATGGACTCCTCCTGTGCGAGGCGCACGACCTCGCAGAGCTTGTTCACGTTGTCGGGGGTCACCTGCCCCACCACGGCGTCCTTGATGGCACGCCGCTGAGCCTCGAGCTCAGCCTGTACCGTCTCCGTGCTCATCTCGATGTCCGACTCTTCGATGACCGGACCGATGTGTACTTCACTGATAGCGTCGTCGAGCACGAGGGACGCCACGCCGTTCACCCGCCGGGCGAACATGCTCACCTTCATACGCCCGCCCCCGAAGTCGGAGTTCGACCAGGCTACCCCGGCCACGAGAAACTCCCCCTCGAAGGGCTCGAACACGTGGGGCAGGACGCACTGCAGATTCACACGCACGGGGCTGGCGTGGGCGTCGATGGGCACAAGCCCCACCTGGTCGCAGGCGGCGATGAAGGCCCTCAACAAGGGCTTCGACGCCAGGTGGCGCTTGAACGAGCGGCTCAGGAAGCCGCGGAGCTCGTTGTCGACGTAGCGGCAGAGGTACTTGGCCGGATTGCCCTTCCGGTCCTTGAGCACTGCCCTCGACGCGTGCCAGTTGAGGTCAGTGGTCAACTTGTCCCGGCAGACGCTGACGGGGATGCCGGCCAGCCCCGTGGACAGGCGCTTGAGGTAGATGAGGGGGTACTCGAACACACCCCCAATCTGCGCGAGGGCGTGGGCGTGCACGCCCAGGGTGGCCTTGCCGTCCAGAGACACCTGCACGTCTCTGCCTTTCAGGGAGAACACCATGCGGGACGGCAGCACGAGCGCGTCGGTGATGACCATCCGGCTCACCAGGTCTACGATTTGGTCCCTCTTGTCCCTTCCGTTGGCGAACTGCGCCTCGAGGCGCTGCTTGGCCATGGCGGCCTTGTTGGACTGACCTGCGACGTTGAAGTCCATACTCTCTCCACAAACGAAAGCGGCGCCGGGTGGTGCCCGACGCCGCAGAAAGGGGGCAGCGCTGCTCAGATATACTTCTTGTACTCAGTAGCGATGCTGGTCTTGAGCCTCGAAATCTGACTGGGGCTCTTCCCCAACCGAGCCGCCAAGGCGCTGGTGCTGGTAATGCGCGGTGCCCCATTCATCCCGTAGATGTGGTTGAACACCTGCTGCTGGGCTGGATTGAGGGCTGCGTGCATCAGCCCCAGTACCGCCTCATTACGCGAGGGGGCTACCTCCACCCCACCTTCCATGGATGAGCTGACGACGTCCTTGCGGCGCCCGCCCTGGATTCTGGAGACCATGGAGGGCGTCAGGGGCTTCTTCGCCCCCAGCATATCGGGGCGCTGATTCACGAACGTGGCCAGCTGCGCATGGCTGGGCTCCTCCCCCGTCTCCTCCAGCAGTTCGTCCCGCGCCCGGTCGAGGGCGCCGATGTACGCCACCTGCCCTTCAGGTATGTAGGCGTAGTTCTGTTGCTGCACGTTGAAGCGCATCGACCTGCGCAGGTGGTTCTCAACGTGGGTGCGTAGGGACGCTCGGGAAGGGTCGAACGTCTCGAACGCGTTCAGAGCGTGCATCTTCAGGTTGGTCTTGAACGCCGCCGGGTTGACTGTGGGCGCCCGGTACTGCTGCAGCTTGGCGTTCAGCAGGGGTTCGAAGCGACGAAGTAGCGGGCGGAGGGTCTGCGGGTTCGGGTCTACCTTCCACTGCTCCCACAGAGCATGGTCCTCCGCCCGCCGCTCAGCGGCGAGCTTCTCCTTCGAGTTGAGGGCGGCGTCGAGAGGGTTCACGCGTTTCCTTCGTGGGGCCTTCTTCTTGGTGGCCATGTCTGCCTCCGTCGGCCTTATACCGGCGGGGGCGGGCGGATTGCTCAGCCCCCAGCCAAGAAGTCGGTGAGCTCCCGAAGGGTACGGTCACTCGAGGTCTTCGCCTCGAGGAGGGGTGCGCGCGTCTCGTACTCCCCCGGGCCCCCATGCTCGAGGTACCCATCCACCAGCGCCTGCTCCGCCTTGGCTGCGGGGGCCTTGGTGTCGAACAGCTCGTCGAGCATCTGCTGCCGGCTCTGGATGAACGCTTGCGAGACCGCGTCGCTGAAGTGCATCGGCGACTCCCCGGGCTTCGTGCTCGGCTCACTCCAGGGGGCGTCCATGTTCCCCTTCGTGCCCACACGGCCTTCCGGGTCCGGCTGCTGGTCGGGGTTCACCCCCACCACGGAGCGGGTCTCATCGTTCGGCGTCGACTCCCCCTCCTTGACCAGGAGGTCGTACATCACCCGCGTGTGTCTCTCGGTCGCGTTGTAGTCCATGGGGAGAGTCTACACCACAGTTCGAGGAAAGGGAGCCGGCCAGCTTGCTCAGCTCCTCGAAGAGCTCCTTGTCCTGCCGCTCCTTGGCCTCGTAGAAGCTGAGACGTTGCTGGGCCCGCTCGAGCTTCTCTCGGAGCGCTGCCACCTCTCGAGCGTGCCCCTCCTTGGCCTCCTTGTTCTCCTCCTGCAGCACCTCAATCATCGCTGTCGTGAGGTCGGCCACTGTGTAGACGCGGAGGTTGTTGAGCTTCGTCAGCACCTCCTGCCAGAGGTCGGGGTCGTTGACCGTAGCGTCGAGGACGACCGACCCTATGCGCTCCTTTAGGGACGAGCGCATGACGTAGAACGTCACGCCTGGGATGTTCTCGTTAGGTTCCATGGTTGCGGTCCGTTCTGTAGGTTGATGCGTAGAAGAACGCGTGCGTACTCGAAGCAGTCCTCCACCGTGAGTGCTGCCTTCTGACAAGCCAGCGCGAACTGCGTACCGAGCCGCGCCCACTTTACTTCTCCCCCCTTCAGCGCCACTTCGAGGTAGGCGGCGGCGTAGATGGTGGAGGTCAGGATGTGGTCCCACGGCCCCCGCTGCTCCCGAGCCCAAGCTCGGGTGCCCTCCACCCCGAGATTCGCGAGCTCTGCGGCGTAGTCCGCAACCTCCGTATCGTCCCGTAGCTCATCCAGGTGAGCGATGAGCTCCCGCATCCCCTCTACGCTGCGGGGGAAGCGCTGCCTCGGCATCCCCGCTGCGAAGGGCACGGTTCGCGCCGCGTTGGGCAGCAGTTCATAGTAGAGGAGCTCCAACGTGTACAGCCCCCGCAGCCGCAGCGCGGACTCGTCGGGGTAGTTCTCCGCTGCGAGCTCCTTGAGCTCCTCGAGCGTATCGGACAGGTCGTCGAACAGCGAGGGCTCGCCTCGCATGCGCTCTCCGACCTCCTGTAGGAACGCCCCCACGAGGGGGCAGGGTTGTAGGGCCATTCGACCTCCACAACCGTTATGCCAGATTCAGCGCTGGCTCTGCCTTACTCGTTCAGCCATGTCCGCCTCAGTCCGAGCTAGGGTCGCGTAGGTACCTCGAAGAGGGCGGAGTCCATCCGTCCTAATGAACTTAGCCCCAGCCGTAGGCGTCTCCACCCTACTTGCAAACCTACGCAGCTCCTCAGGAGACTTGGTACGGAGAAGGGCCGCGAGGCGAGCCGGTGATGGTGCAGCTCTCTTCTCCCACGTACCTACAGCACTGCAGGCGAAATGCGCCGCCTTCCAAAGGGAGGCCCGCTTCTCGTCCTTGCTGGGGTAGCGCTCAGGCTCCCCATCCTCTTCCTCTGGGTCGGGGCCGGCGTACTTGTTGGGGTTGCCGGGCAGCGAGGACTGAAACGACGGGTTCCGCATGATGAAGGGGTGGTACGGCCCCAGGCCACCCGAGAACTCCGACTCGGTGAACGCCAGCTTCATCGCCGGCGGCTTGAACGTCTGCAGCTTGGCCACGTCCTTCGGCTGCACCGAGTCGACACGACCCACCTCCTGCGTCTGCTTCAGGCGCTGAGCTGGTGTGAGCTCGGCAGCTGCTTTCTCCTCCCCCTTCATGCCCCGATAGATTGCCTTCCCACCGATACCAAGCCCGGTGCCAGCCACCCCAGCTCCTACTGCAGCAAGAGACCTACCACCGTACGTTCCAAAGGCGTTCTTCAGCACTCTCGAGGCATGCTGTAGCTGCTCCGGAGTGGCCCCCGCCTCTCGCAGACGTCGCAGGCCCTTGAAGGACGCCAGCCCCTCGTAGCCCAAGCCGGGCAGCGTCAAGGCCGCTCCACCCAATGCTCCTGCGGCCTGTACCCTGGGGTCGTCTGAGGCAAGCGCAGTGCCTAGCCCCACTACCCCAGCTATGGGTTTACCCACCTCATGCGCGAACGACGTCACCCTGTTCTGTAGAAGGCGCCCAACGCCCCTGTTGAGCTCCGAGTGCCCCAACTCATGAGACAGGATACTGGGCTGCTTAAACCCTGAGCCCATCATAATGTTCGGCTGTTCTATGTTCACTCCCGCAGCCCTAGCAGCAGTCTGTGCCTGCCCTATGGGTGTTTGACTTGCCACCTCCCTCGCCGCCTCCCTCACCTTTTCACCAAATATACCGCCCAGCCTCTCCGCTTTATCTACAACACTCCCACCGGGATTGAACATAGCGTTGTGAAAGTTAGGTACCTCTGCCACCGGCACCGGAGAAGCTGCGCGAACTCGCTCGTATAGTTGTTCCGCACCAGGCAGCGCTCCTTCAGCCGCCATCGCCCCATGTAGCTTTGAGTAGTTATGGCTGCCCAGCCTACTCCCAGCCCTTTCTCCTATCATGCCCCCCAGCGTAAGACCGGCGCCCAACCCCAGCGCTTCCTCATTCTTGTCCGCCCACTTCTCCAGCCCCCCCAGCATGAAGTAGTAGGGGTCGGCTTGCGCCATCTTGGGAGCTGAGGCGGGCATGGACGGCATCTTCTTCCTGGCGCGGATGGCGCGGATGACCTCAGGCATCGCGCCCAAGGAGGCGCCGAGCACTTCTCCGGTGATGGGGTCCATCCCCAGGCCACCGGCGGCGACCGCTCCCAGCACGCCCCCTAGCGCCGGTAGGCCAGCAACCCGGAGCCCGTGCATGGCGCCTTCGGTGTCGAAGGCGAGCTTGGGGCTCGCCAACTTGCCAGGGTTCGCCTTCGACTCGTAGGACCGCTTGGGCTTGTCGTACTTCACCTTGGCTTCCCTTCGACCTTGCTTCGTACCGTACCCCTTGGGGGACTTCCCTTTGGCGTGCGACTGCTGCGTAGCCACCGCCCATGCAGTGCCCTCTTGCAAGTTCGGATTACGGCTGAGGATATGCTCCGCTCTATCATGTATCCAGTGGGGCACGGGCCCTCCTTCCTTGCACCGGCATGTCATACTCCTGTGTACTGCGAGACCGCCTTGCGCAGGCGGCTACGGGGGTTCTCCTCCACGTAGTCCCTGAGCCTGGCCATCTCCGCCCGTCGGTTGATTTCCCCACCCACGAGCGGGAGTGCTGCGCCGAAGACGGCGCTACCCGCAGCGCCACCCGCCATCGAGCGCCCGAGGTCCAGTGTGCCCTTCCCCAGCCCCAGGAGCTTCCCCTTCACCCCAGGAGCGGCCTCCCCCAACGCCTTAGCGTACGTCTTGACGAGGTCACCGGACACGAGCTTGTTGGCCAAAGTGGAACCCGTTCCCACGATGGCGCCGGCGGTGGCGCCCCTACCGAGCTGAGCTAGGGTTGGCCGCTTCTCCTCTAGCTCCTTCAGCTTCTCCGCTGCGTGAAGCGCCTGCTCGTAGCTGCCTGCCGGCCCGGCCTCCTCAGCCAGGAGGTCGGCGTGCTTGACCAGCTGCTCCTCCCGAACGCAGCAGAGCTTCTGCAGCTCGTCACGCATCGCCCGCTGCACGTGGGCCTTCTTCTTCCAGTCCGGGTTGTAGCCCGGCACCGGCGTGTCGGACGAGTGCTGGTAGCCGTACATCTCCACGCGCCGGGAGCTCGCTGGGTCCTGCTCCGGCCCATCCTCCCGAGTGGGGAACTCGTTCTCGTCCGCGGAGATGGTGGCCACCTTGGGGGCCAAGTCGAGGCTCTGACTGCCGAGACGCGACTCCACCCCATGGGACCGGTACTCCGGGGCCTCGTCACGCGTGGGAGAGTCCCCCGGCTTGTTCTTCGAGGTAGCGGGACGACCGCTAATCTCGGGGTCCTCCAGGATGAAGTGGTCGATGCCGCGGGAGGCGCCCTCCCCCTGCATGCGCTGCATGGTGCCTCCCGAGTTGGCCACCTTCCGCAGCTTGCGCTGGTCCAGCTCGCGCCCGATGGCGGTGCCGCCCTCAAGGCCCACACCGGTGCCCAGCAGCGTCCCGCCGATGGCCCCCAACGTCTTGTACTTGGCGGGCACAAGATGGCTTCCCGCCATCGCACCAGCCGTGCCCATACCGGCGGTGGTGTACCAGGGCAGCTTGTTCTCCATGGGCCCCACCTCGGCGACCTTCGCCGAGGCCAGGCGCGCGAAGTCGTCGTCGCTGAAGCCGTAGTCCCGCGGGTTGACGCTGGTGACGCTGCCTCGTGTGACCGACGGCTTGGCGCGTACTGACTGCAGTGCGCGCTTGCCCGTCGTCTTCAACGCCTCGTCTGCCTCCCCCATGAGGAGCCGAGGAGTACCAGGGATGGGAGCGGTAAGTACTTCCCCGATGCGCTGGAGAACCCCCGCTTCCTTCTTCGCCTCGAGCTCCTCCTCCATCTTGTCCAGGGCGGTGTAATAGTCGGGGAACTCCTCGAGGTGGTCCATGGCGATTTCCTTCGCCAAGGAGTCGTCGTCGGTGTGCTCCCGCTCTACCTTCACCCCCTTCGCAAGCTGCTTGGGGGGGAAGTCCTCTGGCTCCGCATCATCAGCGAAGCCGCCAGGTATCTGGTCCTCATGCTCCGCCCCCAGCTTCACCCCAAGAGAGCCGAGCTCGTTCTGCACCTTGCCCATCACCTCTTGGCCCAACGTACGACGCTGCAGTAGGTTCCGCACTTTCATCCCCAGAGTGCTGTCCGCTGCCCGCTCGACCGACTTGAGCCCCCGCTTGAGCTTACGCTCCAAGCGCTTCTCCTTGGAGAAGAGCGCGGAGGCCTTGTACAACGAGCCGTCCTTCTCCTTGCGGAGGAAGGTCTCCACGCTCATCGGACGCCGCCCCTTCCTGCTCTGCGCGATACGAAGACGCCCCCAGGAGATGGCGGTTTTGTCGAGCTCGGACATAGACCAGTTATACCACCAGCCCGCCGCCCATCGGAAGCTTACCCGACCCGAGCCGTCCCGGAGTTCAGGGAGGATACGAGCTTCATGACGCGCTCGAGCTTCCGCTTTCTGGTGTCCGCATGCTGAGCCGACGGTGAGCCCCGCTCGAGCCCGAGCACGCTCTCTATCTCCGGTGTCACAAGCCCGAACACGTCGTCGTAGGGACCAAAGGCTCGAGAGTGGAACCCCTCGACCGCCCCTGGTGAGACGACGTTGACGCCGTCCTCGCTGTAGGCAAGGTCCTCGCTACCGAAGAGGTCGAGCATGGTGGCGATGGGCCGCCAGGTGTACGCCCGGATGAACTCGTCAGCATCAGCGCCTGCCAGCTTCACGTAGGAGTACGTGAGCGTGAGGAACTCCACCGCTTGCTGGATGCTCGAGCCCTCGGCGAGCGCGGTGACTACAGGAGCAGAGGCGCAGGCGTCCTCCATGTCCTCTGCGGTCTTCGCCTCAGCCACTGCCTGCTGAAACCTCTCGTTGGAGGAGCCGAACTGCCCAGACTTGGCGTCGAGAATGGCGGTAGTCTCGGTGATGGCCCCCACACCGAAGAAGTCCTTGTAGACGGCGCTGATTTTCGACGGGGACCAGATGTCGCCATACCAACCCGGCCGGATGATTTCCTCCGCCGGGATGTCGACCTCCTCGAGCCTGTAGCGAGGCACCTCCTCCTCGACGCTCCATGCCTGGAAGGTCACGGAAGTGGTGTCTGTGCCCAAGAACTCTAGCAGCTTCGGCCAATACACCGGCCCCATGTTGTCGAGGCTCACCGGCACCCCTACCGGCACCTGAAGGTCTGGCGCCTTGCTGCCGCCAGACCTACGAGCTCCGCCGTAGTAGACGGGGATACGCCTCCCCGCAGAGAGCGCTAGTGGGTCTTCGTCGCTGCCCGACGCTCCCTGAAGATAGCGCTCAGTCACGTTGGTGACAGCGGTGAGACGGCCCTGATTGGGGCCGATGGACCCCACCTTAGGCGCGTCTACGGCGGCGACCACTGTGCCTCGCACGGCGTCCCCCTCCTGGCGCTTCTGTACCGTCTGCACGCGCTCGGCCACGCCGAGGAACTCGACGCTCTCCTCCACCTGCCTGGCGTACTGACAGCGTATTTCCGTGTTGCCCCGTAGCTGCTCCTGCGAGAGGGAGTGGGTGACCTCCACGAAGTTGGCGAGGAAGTTGGTGCCCAGAAGCTCTGCCGCGTACTTGGGCAGCAGCATGTTTCGGTTCTCAGGGTCCGCCTCGATGTACTGGTCCCGGATACTGCGGATGACGTCGGCGGTGTACTGGTCAATCCACCTGTCGAGGATGAGGCCTGGGAAGCCCACAGCCACGTAGGGCGTGAAGCGCGCGGACACCTGGAACTGGCGGGCGTTGAACCGGTGCTTGAAGTAGAGGAAGTTGGCGCTGCGCTGGGCGAAGCTCACCTTCATCGGCTGGCCCTGCGTGCCACTGTTGTCCCGCGCGGCGAAGATGTTGAACTCCCCCATCTTCTCGAACACTGGAAGAATGCCGGTGAAGAGCTCGTGGTCCAGCAGGTCGTTGCGCAACATGCTCTGCATGTTGGCCTGGTCCTTGCGCAGCGACCCTGCCTGCGGGGCGAAGTAGAACTTGTCGAAGAGGAAGTCCTCGCCGAAGAACTCGTCGTTGGTCTTCAGCAGGAAGCGGGTGGGCTCCTGCAGGAACATCGTCTGGTAGGTAATCTGCTCGTACATGTCCGGGAAGAGGACGTTGCAACGAGGGGGCGCACCGAACCAGATGTCGGGGCGCATGATTTGCTGGTTCAGCCTGGGAGGGTTTCGCTCCGCCAGGTTGACGGTGTTGACGGTGAGGTTCGGCACCCGCTTGAGCTGCGTGATGGCCTCGTCGAGCTTCGTCTCGAAGTTCTTGTTGGCTGGTGCTGCCGAGTTAGACGGGCGCCACTGCTCCGCAGAGTAGATACACACCTGCAACGCTCTCGCCACCATTTGGTATATGGAGAGAAGCACGTCAGGCGCGCGCAGTCCTATTGCAGTAGAGTAGCCGTTGAGGAGGCCAGAACGGATGGAGGTCAGCTGTACCTTGACCCCCCTCATCGACTTCCGCACTGCTTGCTGGAACGTGCGCTCCGACAGCAGCGGGTCTTCCTTGTACTCTGTCAACTGCGCCTTGATTCCCTCGAGCGTGCGCAGATACCCCTTCGCCTGCACAGCGAAGAAGGCCATGTTCGGGTCGTCCTTCAGCTTCACCCGACGAGTACCCGAGGCGTCCGTTCCCGTACCCTGCTTGTAGTAGGGGCAGGGCTGCGGGTACGTCTCGTGGAACATGACCTTGCTGATGGCCGTGATAGCCTGGCGCATGCTCACCTGTTCGCCGAGGCCACCAATGGCTCTACCGAAGAGGCCGTCGTACCCTCCGCGCGAGAGCAGGCGCTTCGAAGTCGGGTCGTCCTCGTAGGCAGCCACCATCTGCGTGATGTGCAGCCGCAGCTCCGCCATGGAGAAGAAGATGTTCTGCCCGCTGAACTTACGGATGGCGTTGCCCTTCGCGTCCTTCGCAGGGGTGTAGTAGCTGCCACCGATGGCCTCGATGAGGCGAATCATTCCCGCTGCCAGCCCCTGCAGCTTGGGGAAGGAGTTGCACTTCCCCTGCAGCACGATGGCCACCAGCACATTCCCCTTCTCCTGCAAGAAGTCGGTGAAGAGGTTGGTGGCGCCGCCGCTGAAGATGGCCTTCATCCCCGGACCGAAGATGCTGGTGTTGCTCCACTGGTAGGCATAGTCCCAGTAGTTCGACCAGTCCTCGCACTGCAGCACCAATGAGCGGCTGAGCGGCGTCTTGGTCCACTGGAATCCCACCACCTCGCCGCCGAAGCACATCTTGTAGCGTCGGTTGCTCCACTTCGGGCGGGTGTCCCCGCATGGTGTGGCAGAGAGCGTCAGCAGCTCGGGGTAGCGCTCGACGATTTGGGCGTCGATGTCCTTGGCGGAGGGGCCCTCCGGGGAAGCTGTGTTGCCCGCAGTCGACGAGTCGAGGATGTAGGGGTTGGCCGTCTCGTAGCTGTCGAGGAAGAAGAGGTGGACCAGCGTCCTCGGCATGAGGCGCGTGCCCTCCACCAGCGGGGGTATCTGGATGGAGCAAGTCGCCGGGCTGTTGGGGGCCGCGGCGATGTTGGCCGAGATGACGGGCAGCTCCACCCCCTCGAGGAAGAGCCGGATGCGGATGCGCTGCGCGAAGGAGAGGAAGCTGGTCTCGAGGGACATCAGACCCCCACCGCTACCCCAGCGCGCGCAGAGGCACGAGCTCGAACCCCGGCGCTGAGGGACGCCCCCACGCTGGCGGAGAAGCCCGCCGAGACCGAGAAGCCGACGCTGGCGCTGACGCCCGCCCCCGCGCCCAGCGACCCGTAGCCTGCACCAGGCCTGGCGCAGGAGACCCCCGAGATGTTGTCCCGCTGGAACCCGCTGCCCAGCCTGGCCCGCCGGTCAGACAGCGCCTGCGGGCTGTCCAGGTAGGAGCCGCTGGTGTCGAGCTCCCCCGACACGCTTACCAGGGCGAAGGCGCTCACCTTGCCCCCCACCTCCACCGAGGCGCCGCCCACCAGGACCCCGCGCCCCGCCCGAGGGCCCGAGGTGAGGGCGGTGGTGTCCTGCCTGGCCCGCATGAAGCGCTCGACCGCCCCCTCGTTCTCCGCCACGCCGGCGAAGGTGAAGCGGTTGGGGCTGATGAAGCCCGGGTCGCCCTCGCTGAGCCCCGAGCCGAACCCGTTGCCCCCAAAGTCCCCGAACCCGGCTCGCCCGAACCCCGGTCGGTTCTCGTACGCGCTGTCGTACCCGTAGTTGAAGTCGATGCCCGTCTCGTGGAGCCGCTGGTAGTCGCTGCTGAACCTGCGGGTCTTCCTCGAGCGGCCGTACACCGCACCCAGGGAGTCCGTCTGGAAGGGGGAGTAGGTGGCGTAGGCGGAGAAGGAGGAGCTGGAGCCCCCGGTGCGCGTCTGGGTGACGGTGCGCGTGCGGTACCCACCGCCGGCGACGGCGCCCAGACCCACCCCAGCACCGGCGGAGAAGCTGGCGCCGGCGTAGACGCCCCCACCGATGGCCGCCCCGAAGCTGGCGCCAGCGGAGACGCCAGCGGAGAAGTTGGGGCCCAGCCCCATGGAGCGGTGGGTGCTGGGGCTGTTGATGTCGGCGCCGAAGCAGCTCAGCATCTCCGTCGCCTGCCGGAACAGGTCGGCGGACTCCTGCGCCGTTCGCGTCTGGCGCATGAGCATGGTCTCCCCATCGAGAGCCAGCTTGTTGCTGTCGATGGTGTACGGGCCGACCGGCTCGTTCTTGATGTACCCCACGAACTCGTCGATGTTGGAGGCGATGAGCCCGCGGATGGGGTTGCCGGCGCGCGTGACCAGGTTCATGAGCCCCGCCTGATTCCCCGGACCCCTCGAGGTGAGGGCCGGCCACCAATCGGCGGACACGGCGAAGCTGGGCGGAGCCTCCCGCAGCAGCTGGGACATGGTCCGGTACGTCCCCGGAATCTCGTTCCGGGCGGGGATGGAAGCAATCTGCCCTGCCGTGTCGAACTGTCGGAGCTCGGCCAACCCGAGCGCGGTGTCCGCCAGGTTGCTCACGAGCATCGCCCCCGCATCCTTGCTGGTGAGGCTGATACTCGGCGGCAGCATCACGCTCGACCGAATCGGGAAGTTGGGGTCCCCCACCATCGAGACGTTGAAGCAGTTGGTGACGAAGAACTGGAACTGTATCTGCACGTGGTGGGGCTCCATCGAGGTCTTCGAGCCCGCGCACTGGGTGATGTACCCCTCGACCACGCTGTCGTCGTAGGAGAGGTAGCAGCGCGCCCCCATCTCCACGAGCTTCGTACCCCGGAGGTACGTGTTGTAGTTCGCCCACCACTCGGCTTCCCAGTTGAAGTCGTTGGTGTTCAGCACGATGGCGCTCACCTGCAAGAAGCGTGGCTGCTCACCGAAGAAGAAGATGTACGAAGCTCCGAAGGTCTCGATGATTTGCTGCTTCTCCACCCGCTGCTCCTGCACGCTCTGCAGCAGGAAGTTGGCGTACCCCGAGGTGTTGCTGCCGTCGGGGGTGGAGGAATCCAGAAGGGGTAGGATGGAGCCGTCGGACTTGACCACCTTCAGCGTGGCGTACGTATCCTCCTTGATTTCGATGCCGCGGGTGGGTCGACGCGCCATGGTGCGCCCCGCTCGCCCCGTGCCTGGGTCCTGCTTGCCGCGAAGACGTCGGTAGTTCGCATCGAGGGGGTTGGTGGTGAGCTCTACGAAAACTGCGATGTGGCTACCCTCCCTTCTACGTTAGGCCATAGCTTACCGCTCACGATTCGGCCCACGGTAACCTTACTGATACCGTACTCTCGAGCCAAATCGGCCTTTCGGCGACCTTGCTTAAAGTGAGCCTGAAGAAGGTTGCGGACGTCTCCCTCCCGCAGCTTCGCTCTTCCGTTGTTCTCCCCCTGTGACAACTCCGGATGTATCCGTCGTCCATTCCTTACGCCGACGGCATGATTGCCCCTACACCTCTCCTCTCTGTCGCGGGCGTTGTCCTTTTTGGTGCCGAGGTACAAGTGGTCGGGTCTTACACAGCGAGGGTTGTCGCACTTATGCAAAACGCACAATCCATTCGGGATAGCCCCGTTGTTAACACGCCAAGAAACGCGGTGAGCTCTATCGCTACCGAATCTGCCGTAGCCGTCGGGGTGGCAGGACGCGACCCATTCCCAGCACCCAGCCCCCTTTCGCACCTTGTCCCAGAACCGGTCCACGACTACTTCTCCTCTGGACTAACGGCAGCCATTCCTTGAGGAAGGGTATCATGGTAGTCGGTTACCTCAATGAGTGGGTGCGAGCGCAGCGCTGCCCGATAGCGGTCAAGAGCCTGCTGCAGCCACTCCGCCCTCACCTGCTCCGGCATCTCCCGCGCGTTGTTCATCACCACCTGAACCCGGGGCAAGACGTCGTCGGCGTCAGCGCGCAACGTCAGCGACTTGAGGAGGCCGATGACGACCCCGTCAATGCTGACGGTCACCCGACCGTCCTTCGCTACTTCGACGATGAGGCTCATATCACCACGTTGTTCTTGACGAGGAAGTCTCGGATGGAACGCTCGGGAGCTCTACCGGAGTAGGGCTCGTTCATCTGGATGGCGAAGGCGACCGCGCGCACGAGCACCAAGTAGGGGTCCTCGGGTACCACCTTGTCCCTCAGCACGAAGGTGTAGAGGCGCCCGTCCTTGCGGATGCTGATGGGCACCTCGGTTCGACAGGGGATGGCCCCGCAACCTGCGGGCTCGGTGAGTGGTGTAGCGCCAGTTTGGAAGAGTAGTGACTTCATGTGCTGCCCTACCTGGACGGTTCCTCTTTGGCCGCTTTGGCTGCCGCGGCAATCTCGTCTGCATTAGCGACACGCGTCACGAGTATTGTCTTACCCAAGCTAGTTACGGCATTCTTCACGTCCAGCAGTGCACGATAACTCGGGTCGTTGGCCTCAGCTGCTGCTTCCTGCTTGGCCTGCTGCGCCTTGCGAACAACGTCCATCTCCTGGATGCCCTTGGTGGCCTCCTGAGCGGCGCTCGTGTCCCTAGTCTTCCGCGCCTTGTCGAGGTCCGCTACAAGCTTCTTCAACTTCGCGGTGTCCTCCCCACCGATGTCCGCACCCCCAGTGAGCGCTCTGAATACCTCATTCTCCATATCCTTGTCTTCGTTGCCCTTAGTAACGATGTCCTCCGGCTTTAGGCCGAGCTCCTTCCCCACCGTGTCGTAGAAGCTCCTCTTGGTGTACGCCCCCGTCGCCTTCCCCGTCTTGGCGTCGTAGTCCTTGGCGAAGCCCTTCTCCATCCTAGCCCTGACGGCGTCATCGCTATCCAGCTGGTTTGCCAGTGCATCCCTGCCAGCACCCCGCAGCTCCTTCTGAAACGCTTTTCTGGACTCCACGTCCATCTCTCCATAGCGCCGCTCGAACTCAGCCTGACTGGCCATAGCCAGCTTCTCGAGCCTTCTCGTCTGTTCCACGCCCCCGCGAGCCCCGGTCATGCCAGCGCGTGCAGCGTCCGCTGCGACCAGAGACTCCATCGCCAGCTCCCCCAAGGACTTCTCCTTCGCGTCCTTACCCTCCCCCACCTTAACCTTCTTCCCAACCTTCGACAGCCCCTCACGGAAGGTTTTGGAGAGCTCCTCGCCCTCAACTACCCCCAGGTCTCGGTACGACTTCATGCGCTCCCGAGAGATGGTGCCCGCCCTCTCTCCGTACTGCATCGTCGCCTCCTCCTGCTTCTCCTTCACGGAGCCAGCGATGCTACCCACCCGGGCCAGCAGCTCCTCCTTCGTGGCCGCGCCGTGCTGCTTCATCAGCTCCTTCCAGGTTTCTTCCGTTACCTTACCTACCCCACCCGCCTTCTGAACGGCGGCGTTCACCCCCGCGGTGGTCATCAACGACCGGTTGAACTGATACTGGGCCATCTCGGCGTCTGTCAGCTCCTCGAGGGGTCTGCCTTTACGGAGCTCCTCCTGCTGCCTGGCTATGTCCTGCATCGCAGCATCCCGGGTACTCTCATCCCGGGAGAGGACCATCTCGGACATCTTCCTGCCCTCCTCACTATCAACGAGGCGCCCGTAGGCCTCGTTGGTAGCTCGGACGTTTCGACCAGGCCCCTCACTGAAGAGGTTCGAGATGAGCTGCGTGCCACCCGCCGCCAACCCAACAGCCCCCGCCACTCCTTGCACAGCCTGCCCGAATAGACCCAGCCCCCGCACCGCCTTCGTAGCAGCGCCCAGCGCCGTGGTGTCAGCGCCAACCTCTTTTATGCCCTTGAGCGCGTACTCGCCAATGGCACGGTGGCGGTCTGACACGGTGGCGAACTTACCGCTCTCGAAAGCGCCGATGTCCTCAGGCCTCACCAACTCGGGTCTCGTCAGCCCCGCCCCCTCGAACATAGAGCCGCGAATCTTGGCCTGCTCCGCAGAGTCTGCCTTCCTGTACCGGTCCCACATAGCGCGGGCTGCCTCATCCACCTTTCCATCTGGACCGGGCTTCGCCCACTCCCGGAGCGTTCGCTCGAACTTGTTGACTCCCGCCTCCCCCGTCCCAATGTCCCCATGAACGGCGAGCTGACGCATGCGCATCTGAAGCGCGCCCCCAGCAGCGAGCGCCTCCTTATCTGTCTGTCCGCCCCCCGAGATGATTGCGTCCATGCGGTTCAGTCGAGCTTGTAGCGTCAACCCCACCGCACCACGCCGCATGCCGGCCTTGGACCACGCTGCCCCCGTCCGGTCGTCCTCCGCACGCATGGCGGCATCGTCCATGAGGTTCCAGCCCTTCTTCTGGTACGCCGCCGCGTTGTTGAACATGAAGTCCACGTTGTGCTGCGCTAGCGCCTCCGTGCCCCCTGCTCTGCCGAAGATGGCCGCCTGCCCACGTGAAGCAAGCGCGGTGTCGACCAGCCCTAGTCCCTGATTACCCGCACTGGTGATGCCCAACCGTGTGGCAGCCTCTGCGCGTCCAGCAGCTCCTCCCTTCATCACCTCATGCACCGTCTTCGTCAGGTCTCGGTCGATGGTAGCGACGTACCGACCGGTGATGCGATTGATGAACCCCTCCACCATGTTCGTGCCCTCGCTGTAGAAGTCAGCGCCGGCCTGCTGCAGCTTGTCGTTGATTTGCTTGCGCGCGTCCTCGAGCTTGCGCTTCACACCCTGAATGCCCTTGTAGCGCTCGGACTGCTCCACCTTGCGCATGAAGGAGTCCTCCTCCATCGACTGCTCGCGCTGCTCCTGAATGCGCGGCATGTTCTGCAGCATCTTGAGCTGGTTGTCCGCCTCCTCTCGGTCCATGCCCATCTGCCGCTGGTACAGGAGCATGTTGCGGTCGTTCATCTGGTTCATCTGCAGACCGCGCGACTCCAACCAGCCCTTCATGGTCATCGCCCCACCCATGCCGCCGAATGCGGCCGCGGCCTCGCCACGGAGGGCGCCTTCGTACCTAATGAAGTTGGCGCGACCGACACGGGCGAGGTTCTGCTGCCCCATCTGCTGCACCTGCGCGGTGGTCAGCTTGCCGCTCATGAACCTGGCGACGGCGTCCTTGTCCAGGCGCCCGTCCTTCCCCGCCAGCCCCGCCAGCATGTAGCGCCCCTTGGTCCCCTTGTAGAAGTCCAGGTCTCGCTGCACCATGCCGACGGCCATAGCCTGCATACCAGCGGCCCCCGTCTGCCCCGTCTGATTGTAGATGTCCTCCTCGCTGAGGACGCCGGCTTTGACCGCAGCCCCCACTCGCGTGAGTGCTTCCGCAGCGGCGTTAGCACCAGCACGCCCGCGACCCCCAACAGCTCGCGACAGCTGGGAGCCGATGTTCATCACCTGCGACATCTCCGTCATCGTACGGCCACCCGCTACGACGCCTTGCCGCATCATCCCGGCGGCTTGCTTCTGCGCTGCCGCACCGAAGATGCCTGACCCCACCATGGCGGACATCGTCTTCTGCGCTTCCTCGAGGGAAGTGCTGAGAGAAGTCGCCACCTCCTTCACGGTCTTCAGCATCTGCTGGAACTGGCGCTGGAAGTCGCGCGCGTTCTTCACCCCTTGGGTCATGCCCATGCGGCCCATGTTCGCCGCCAGGCGCCCGAGCTCGTCCATGGTGGCGAACTCCCCACCCGGGCCCCGCTGGGACGACATCTGGCGCATCATCTGCCCGATGTCCCGCATCTCCCCAGAGTTGAACCCTCGCCCCCCGTACTGGTTGGCGAAGCGGAAGGTGCTGTTCAGCTGGCCGCTGAGGACCTGCTGCTGCTGAGCTCCCCGGAACATCTGGGTACCGGCGTACTGGGCCGCCCCTAGCCCCACAGCGGCGAGGCCGCCCGTAGCGGCCCCCGCGACACCACCAAGAGCGAAGCCGCCGTAGCGGGCGGCGCCCATGCCTGCCCGCAGCCCCAGACCGATGGGGTCCATGCCGGCGAGCGCCATGCCACCCATCATCAGGGGCTTCCCAATCGCCGCCCCCGTGTTCATTGCCCCGCCCATCATCTGGCCCGGGTCGAAGTGCCCGCCGTTGCCGGAGTACTGGCTCAGCATGCCGGCGTACTGCATCTGACCCATCGCCTGCTGCTGGAACGCACCCACCTGGGCAGCAATCTGCTGCGAGGTCATCACCATGGTGACCCCACTTTACCACGAGCAAAGCGAGGCTGGTTGCGGGGATAAGAAAGGTAGAAAGGAGCACAAACAATGAGCATTTTCGCTTGGCTGCTCGGGACGGATAAGGTGCTGGGCACGCTGGAGCAGGCGGCCATGAAGCTCGCGCTCCCCAAGAAGCTCAAGTGCATCGAGCGAAAGCGTGGGACTTGCACCAACCCCCGACTCGTGCGGTTGGACGTACTGTTCACGGACGAAGCGCTCCATAAGCTCGAGGCCACAGGGGCGCTCGAGGTGCTAGCTCAGATGAAGGAGGACGGAGAGTTCCTCCGAGGAGGCACACCATGAAGGATAAGGAGCCCCTAACGTACACGGTGGGGGACACGGCGTTCGGTCAAGTGCTGCAGAAGGCAGCGCAAAAAGCCCGCGCAGTAGGGGATAAGAAGAGTGAAGGGAGACACCATCCTCCCAGAAAGGCTATGAGACCAATGGCAACGCAGACCCAGCAGAACGACGTCCAGAGCAAGAGCGACGTAACACCCTCGGGGGGGCCGTCCAAGGCGCGCGCCGCCCTCGAGACCAGCAAGGGCATCGCCATCGACACGGCCGCCCTCGCGGGAAAGACTGTAGTAGTGGCGGCCGTGGGGACCGCCACTGGGGCGCTGACGTACTGGGGGCTCAAGTCCCTCGGCGTCCCCCTGCCCTGACCAGCAGGGAACAAGGCGGCGGGGCTCTCCCCGCCGCCCGGAGAAGGTCACCGGACCGCCTTCTCTTAGCCTCAAAGTGGTTTGTACACCCGGGGGACAGCAGAAGAACCAATCGGTTGTTGCACTTTCTACTTGTCAAGAGGGGGAAGAACCACCATCTTTCTACTAGTTCAGTCATGAACCCCCACCTCCAACCCGTCGGTGACCCTGTGATTTTCGAGAACGCTACCATCTGCCTTGAGGCAGCCGTGGCGGTGCTTGAGCGCGAGGGCCACGTCGAGGAGGCTCGGAAGCTGCGGGGACTCGAAGTCGTCAGCCCTGACAGCGCCGAGGTTGCACTCGATGCCCTCCGCTCCATCACCGCGAGCACGCCCGATAGCCAGGACGCGATTGCGTTCGCGCGCACCGTGCTGGCAAGGACGTACCGGGTGGCGATGTCACCCGTAGCCGCAGCTGCGGCCTGAACACGCAGAAACCAGCCTTCTTTTCAGGGATAAGAGTCCTGATGGGAACTCTTCCCTCTGTTGAAAGGAGGCTGCAGATGCGGCTGTTCAAAGTCGAGAGCGCCTGGGAGAACAACGCCGAGCTGACCGAAGACAAGCTGGTCTTCGTCAGCCCTGAGGACCCGCACGTGCGGGTGGGGGAGCACTCCATCCCCCTCAGCAAGGGGCTGGTGGAGGACATGAAGGGCCCCGGGCCTCACCCGCTGTTGGTGGTGGGGCTGACGCCGGCGCCCGAGCCCCCTCCTCCCATCGAGGGGGAGCCCCCCCGCCCCTTGCTACCCCTGTCCACCCCGCCGCCACCAGAGCGGAAGCTCATCCGGCCCAAGGCGGGTGAGCTCGAGCGCGCCCGGGAGGGGAGGGACTACGGTCCCGCTTTGGTACACGTCCGGGTACCCCCCTACCCGGGCGGGCGACTGCGCTTCCGCTCCACGATGTTCGTGGAGAAGGTGGTCCCAGGGAACCACTGCGAGCACATCGAACGGGAGTACCTGTGGCTCCACGAGGGGGAGGGGCTGCGGGTGGTGGCCATGCGGGGGGACGAGCAGGAGGCGCTCATCGAGTTCCTGCCGAACGCCGCCCTCCGGGTGGAGCATGAGGACGCGTTCGTCCCACCAGGCGAGAGCCCCGTCCTCATCATCACTTGGAGCGGGAAGGAGCTTCGGGTCTTCCGGCCCCAGAAGTTCCAGAAGACACCGCTGAGGTCGTACCGAAGGTAGGCCTCGCCGGCGGGGTAGGAGATGGGGAGGTGGGCGCTGCGGCGCCCGCCGGCTCCTCTCCCTTAGCCCCGCGTTTGGGAGAGCTCTTCTTCATCTCCTTGACGATGCTGTTGACGTAGTTCGCGCAGGAGCTCGAGCAGCTCTCGCACAGCACGTCGTAGCTCGCCTCCTCCGCAACCTGGCCATCAGCCCCCATCAGCTTGACGGAAAGGGATGGCGTGACGTTCTTGTCCGCGTCCGCGTACCAGGTGCGCCCACAGCGGTCGCACTCGAACTCAACTACTGCCTTCTTCGGCATGCTTCTCCTGTTCCTGTCCTGGAGCCAAGCCAAGGTCCCAGGTGATGTAGGTGGCGAGAATGGCCCGCTCCGGACGAGATAGTGGCTCGTTGCGGAGCAGCTCCACGAAGAACCTCTCGAACTCTTGGAGGCGGGCCTCAACACGGTGCTTCTTCTCTTCGGGAGACATGAGGTACCCTTCTGGGAATGTTACGCGAGGTCAGCGCCTACGACACTCACCTACTCGCAGAGGTGGAGGAGCTGGAGAACCAGCTCTTCGACAACTCGTTCAACGCCACCACCCTGGCTCGGGAGCTGACGACGGGCGCCAAGTTGTGGGTGGCGGAGGGGACCACGGGCCTCGAGGGGTACATGTTGCTCAGGTCCGAGAAAGGACTGACCGACATCCTACGGATAGGGGTGCGGGCTGCCTTCCAGGCCCGAGGTATTGGCTCCTCGCTGCTACGCGCAGCCAAGCAGGAGTTCGGGCGCCTGATGCTCTCGGTGAGGAAGTCGAACACCCGCGCCATCCAGCTGTACCAACGGCACGGGTTCGACATCACGGGAGACTTGGGAGGCAGTTGGGTGATGGAGCTACATGGACTGCAGCGTGAAGGACGCCCCGCAGCTGCTGCACTGGGTGACCTCCTTGCCGTTCGGTAGCCGGGTGGGCTCCGCCATTCCGTGACAGCGCGGACACCGCAGCTGCCGCATGCCGTGCTTCGTGGTGTTCTTCACCACGATGGTCCCGTTAGGGAGCTGCTGAACTTGCCTCGGCTGATTGGGGGGTCGCATAGTCTCCTCCGAACTCGATGGGGGTTTCGTCGTCCAGGCGCTCGATGATGCGCTTCTCTGGCTCCGTTGCCTTCTGCTCCCGCGCGTCGTTCATCGCCTTCTCGATGACGGCGCTCGCCTTGTTCCAGTAGTGCTTCCAGTTGAGCCCCACGGTCTCGGCTGTCTGCCCAAGGGCCACGTCGGGGTCACCGAACACCACGCAGTTCTTCACCAGGTCCTCGAGCACGAGCTTGAAGGTCTCCAGCCAGATGTCGTTCTTGTAGAACCCCATCTGAACCACCTCGGCGTTGTGCTGGAACACCTTGACCAGCCCCTGGATGTGCTGGTCGACCTGCGCGAACGCCTTCCGGACCTGAGCCGCGTCAGCGACCTCGACGCCTCTTTCGGCGGCCTTTCGCTGAACCCGCTTCTCCACTGTCTTCGCTACCTTCTTCTCTCGTCGTGCTGCTGAGGAGGCCATCCGATTCCTTCCTGGTGAACGTGAACTTCAGTAGCTCGAGCTTGAGGTTCGCTGCTTCGAGCTCGAGCTCCTGCATGACGTCGGCCAACTCCTCCTGTGGCACCGTAGACTCCTCTCGGAAGACGTCATCGCAGATGATGGCCTTCTTGGGGACGGTGCCGCTCAACGTCATGTAGCTATCCCGCAGGTCCTGCACCAGCTGCACCACGATGGCTCGTCGGTACGCGATGTGGGCGAAAGCGGGGTTCGTCTTGATTATGGGTGACATATCATGCTCGCAGGAAGGCCAGTATGCGCCCCCGAAGGTCCGCGCCGGCGCTCGTGTCCTTGATGATGTTCTTCAGGGAGTAAATATACACCGAGCGCTTGTCGAAGCTCCTAGCCTTCTCCAGAAGCTCCCCCCGCAGCTTCCTTTCTGCCTCCATCGTCTGCGCATCCCGGATGCTCATCCGCCCGTACTTGATGCGGATGTCCGCCTTCAGGTCCAGTCTGGTGTACCAGCTGAGCAGCACGTCTGCCCACTTCTCTAGGGGCAGCCGGTAGAAAATCTCACCCACCAGATGCTCCGGCTTCCACAGCCGCAGGCAGTGGGGGCAGACGATGCGGCTGAGCCCAAGGGAGACGTCGGGGATGAACTTCTTGCATCCCAGGCCCTCCATCTCGGGTACGCTGTTGTCGCAGAGGTACATCTTGGCGTCACCCCCGCCGTGCAGCTTGGTCCCGCTCTCCCACCAGGTCACGGTCCCCGGCGTAGGCGACCGCGCGGTGTGTCGGTGGCTGAACATCACCTCGAGCTTGTACTTGGCGATGTTCTCGTCCTCGAGGAGCTTGTCGAGCGCTGCCTTGCGCTGCTCCACCGCATGCGCTTCCTCAGGAGACAGCGCCAGGTCCGGGGCTGCGAACAGCTCCGAAGCGGACAGGGGTGAAGCTGCGCCCTTCATGCTCCCGTCTTCCTCTGCACGAGCAACGGCGGGGTTCCCGCCGGCGCTGCCCCCTTGCCACCCGAGGTCATCATGGTGCGCTGTCCGGTCACCCCGGGGAGCGCCTGCTCCTCCACCTCGAAGCGAGCCCTGGGGGCGTTGCTGATGGTGGCGATGATGTCCGCGCACATCCCAGCGATGTCCTCGTGCTGGAAGATGAGGCGCCACCCCCACACGACCACGCCGTTGCGCAGGAAGTACTGCCGGGAGATGTCCACGCTCCAGGGTCGGTTCTGCTCCTGGGAGAGCAGATGTTGGATGCCCACGACCCAGTTGCGGCGGTACTCCGGAGCAATCCTACCGACCACGCGCACCTGGCGCTGCCCCACGTTCTGGTTGACGGTCTCGAAGCCGAAGCGCGTGTGCAGCGCCTCCAGCAGCATCTCTGGGGTGCTCACTTTTCCTCCAGGGTACTGGGAGTGCAGACGACGAACGCCTTTCGACTCCCGAAGAAGACCTCGCGCACGCCGCTGAAGTAGATGTCCTTCTTCCCTTCGGCGCTGTCCCACTTGAGATGGGACTCCCCGTTGGCCAGGACCTCTGGGGTTTCGTCGTCCGTCCAGGGGATTGCGTACTCCCCCAGGCTGGTCAGACAGAAGGAGATGGGAGCCGTCGTGTGGCTCTTCCCCTCCTTGATAATCAACCGCCCCTGCAGCTGGTGCTTGGGGTTCAGGTAGCGCTGCAGCAAGTCGAGGTCCGTCTCGTCGACGCGCACCTGCTCGTCGCTCTCCAAGGCCTGCATCAGGTGCAGCGCCACCGCCTGCGGGTTGTCGAGCTCGGGCTTACGCTGCGCCGTGATGTGCACGCCCCAGCGGGCTAGCTCGTCGAGCGCGGTGTCAGGCACCAACCCCGCCTCCACCACAGCGTCGATGATGGGTCGTCCACTCATAGCAGTACCTCCACGGTAGCTTCCGGAATCTTGTACGTAGGAATCTCAATCTTGAAGGCGTTGCGCGTGTCCACGAGTGCGGCGTCACGCCCGAAGCCAGCAGCTAGAACGAGTGCAGTGTCCGGCAACCCCCGGTCGGTGTAGAGGGGGAGGCCGTACAGCGTCTCCCTACTCTTCAGCGACACGCCGGTGCTGATGCGATGCCACTCCCACACCGCTGAGGCTACCCCCGTCAGGAACGCCAGCGGCTTCAGGTGAGCCACGGCCACTAGGTCCAGCAGGCTGCCAAGGACCGCGGCGGCGTTGGCACTCCCCAAGACAGTCACCTCCTCCACGTGGGCGTTGCGCACGATGGCTACCGGCTGCAGCTCTGTGAAGTCGATGCCGACGTTGCGCTCAGCGTCGTCCTCCTGCACGAAGCGGCGGACGGACACCTTGCCTCGGGAGTCGATGAGGATGGACTGTACCCGCGGCTTCCTAAGGTAGAAGCGGATGGTGTGCAGGAAGCCATCTATCCCAGCGTTGCTGGGCACCTCGATGACGTCTGTGACTTCCCTGAACTCCGACATCAGAAGACCTTCTTCGCTGCCTCGTTCTCCTTGGCCAACATCTCCTTGCGCTCGTGCTCTAGCAGGTTCTCGAAGAACCGAATGACGACGTCACTGAGCGTCGTGTTGCGGCGCTTCGCCCAGCTCTCCGCCTTACGCTTGAGCTCCCCGTGGATGCGCAGGTACAGCCTCTCATCCTTGGTCTTCTTGGGCATCGACCGCTCCAACGGACATGAGGCCGTTCAGGTAACTTTCCAGGCCGCTGATGACGGGAAAGCGGGCGCACAGGAACGAGACTACCTCGTGGTGCAACCACTGTAGCGTCTCGTCCGTTAGTGCCTGGCCCACTGCCCTATCTCGAACGTGCGCCTCTACCTCACGCAGCAGCGCGCTGTTCATCCCAATCCAGGCGGGGAGCCACATGTAGTTCACCTCCACCACCCCCGGAGCTGTACGCACTACGGCCAGCATGCGCCCTCTTCAGTTGACGGTAGGGTCCTCGGTGAGCCACGCCTCGAAGGCGTTCACGGCCGGGGAGTCCGGCTCGTCCATCTCCGACATGCGCGAGTTGGTGGGGCGGACGCTCTTGTTCCGAGGCGCTCGGGCTATCCGCTGCTCCATGACAGGGGTCTTCGAGTAGAGCTTCTCCGGATTCAGCGGACCGTGAATCACTCGAGCAATCCGAGACGCCACGAGCATGAAAGACGTGGCCGCCCAGTGACGAAACACGTAGATGTTCATACCGATACCTTCAACCCTTCCCCCTCGTAGACACACAGCACATCCTCCTCCCGGATGAGCACCTCATCGTCGCTGAGGAACTGCGTAGGGAGTCGGTCCTTCTTCGAGTTCGCGGCGGCGGCGAAGAACACCACGGTCTCCCCCTCCTTCAGCTGCATGGGGATGAAAACGGTGTCCTCCTTCCCCGCCTGCTTCCGCTTCCGCCTTCCCGGACCCACGCGCAGAACCGTCCCCGTGCGTACCGGCGGGCGGTCCTCGTTGGGCGTGAAGAGCACGGAGCTCGGGTTGTCTGGTGGGTGCACACGCACCAACACCAAGTCGTTCATGGGGCGGACCTTCATACCCCCGCCTTGGCCGTCTCCTCGCTCACGACGTCGACGGTGTCCGTAGCCGGCACCGCCTCCGACGACCCGCGCACCGCCTCCAGCAGATTGTAGGCCTGCTTGGCGTAGGTCTCCTTGATGGCGTGGAGCCGACCCGTGAACATCTCCGAGTCGGGGTGAACGTAGAACTCGCTCCCCGCGCGGTACCAAATCTCCTTGATGATGCTGCCATCCTCCTTGGCGTACCGCACACCCACCGGCTCCAACGCCACGGCGCTGAACACCTTACCGGGCGTGCCACGCTCGGCCTCACGGAGCTGACTGGTGGGGACAACAACCCCCTGCTGCTTTCCTAGCATGGCTTCTCTCTTTCTTTTCTGAACCTCTCGAGACGCTGCTGTAGGTCTCGACGAGAAATCCACTGTTGCTCGTTCCACTGACGAGGTAAGAAGAACCTGTTGGCGGGCATGCTGAGGAGGTCTTCAACAAGACAGGAAGCCCAGCGCGCCCCAGCCATCAGCTCCCCCAACTTCTGCGCCGCTGCCTGCGGGTTGGTCTCCAGAAAGGTGTCGTCGACGCTGCCGCCGAGGTTCTCCACTTGGATGGGCAGCCACTTCAGGTAGCTGTTGCCCTCCCCACGGATTCTCCAGCCGCTCTTCGGTCCGTAGGCGAGGGAGAGGAAGGCGCCCGTGAGCGGGTCCTCGACACAGCCGCTCTGCATCCGCAAGTACACCCGCTCCCCGAACGCTTCCGCGAGGGTGTCCACGCCACTTCGAATGACGGGACCCTGCACGGGCATTCTAGGGGGGCTGGTGTGCCCGCGCGGGTCCATTGCTCTGATGGCGGCGACGGGGTCGTCCCTTAGCAGCTCGCGCAGCTGCTCCACCAACTGAACGGGAACCATACCTGGCTGGTCGAACCGCTGCAGAGCGACCTTGACCTCCGGGGTATCCCGAAGCCACCGGGACACCAGGGTCATCATCTGGTGAAATGGCAGGCCTAGGAAGTGGTGCGTGTTGAGCACCGTTCCAGCCCCGTCCTGACGTTCCAAGCGCCCATGGAACAGGTGCTCGTCGTTCACGAGCTCGGGCCTGCGCGCGTAGTGGAGAACGATTACCTCAGCCACCGGCCCCCCTCGTGTAGCTGTGTGGAGCCTGCACTCGGTAGACGCTGGCACCGTGCGTACTGGCGCCGAGGTACAGCTTCGTTCCGTCCTCGAGCTCGATGCTGTCCAGCGCGCAACGACTGGTGCCCTGAATGTGCCGAGTGGTCACGTCCTTGACGCGCGCGCCCTTGAGCAGCTGCGCCACGCGTGCCGCGCTGCACTCTGACTCCTCCGGCAGACCGCCGCCGGCGAAGGCCACGAAGGCCTCCTGCGGAGTCAGGTAGACCCGCTCCCGCCGGTCATCCAGCAGCTTGGTGCTGATGGCACAGGCCTCCCCGCACATCGGGCAAGGGTATTTGTCCGGGTACCAGTCGCACTGGGGCCCGATGAGGTGCGCAGCCTCCGCATCATCCGTAGCGTGCACTGCCACGACGAAGAGGCAGGACGTACTGGTGCAGGAGAAGAAGACCATCACGCCTGCCCTATGCCGTCCTCGTCGTAGTCGTCACCCCCGCCAATCACCGCGTCGGGGTCCACCCCCGCCCCACGAACGATGGGGTACCCCATGTCGTCCTTGGGCACGGTGCGCGCGGGGCGGGACTGAGGCAGAACGGGGGCACCGTCACTCCAGGTGACCTGCCCTACGGGGGGTCGGGGAGGAGCGGGTTGCACAGGCGCAGGTGGCGGAGCTGGTGAGGGCGGGGGTACGCCTGCCTGACGCACGTAGGCCTGGTTCACCTCCGTCCAGTCTTCCTCGGTGAACTCCTCCTGTATGCCCTTGACGAGCTCGCGCAGCTCGGGCGCCAGGACCTCATTCGGCACCCCGAGTACCGTGAGCGCACGCTTCAGCTGCGAGCCAAGTATCGCATCGGGCAGCGAGGCCCAGTTCACCACCGCCGACACGTCCTCCACAGGGACTGGGGTAGCTGACTCCTCCGCCTTCTCGAACAGTGCCTTGCGGGGTACGCCAGAGGGATGCAGGTCCTCCTCCCTATCCTGAGCGGCCGCCTTCCCCATCCTCGAGTTGAACAGCAGCTCGAACTCCTCCAGCGTGATGGGGAGTTCGTGCACCCGGTTCAGGAAACGGATGGAGGCGAAGTTCTCCAGCTCCCCCGTCTCGAAGCTCAGCCGCTGCGCTGCTCCCACCACCTGCACCAGTACTTCATTCATCCTTCTTCCCTCCGAAAGGTGAGCGCGTTGCGGGTGCGAACTGCCCACGTTGCCTCTTGTCCGCCTCCGCCAGCTGCCGCTTCTTCTCCGCCCTGGCCTCCATCTCCGTGAGGATGGTCAGGTTCCTGCCCAGGCGCTCCACTCCTACGATGAGAGAGCAGTGCGCCGACTGCTCGTTGAGCTCGCTGACGGCAGACCTTCTGGGGAAGGTCACGTACGCCATGCAGTTGGCTCCGCAAGGACGGGCGAGGTCGAACGGGCACATCAGTCCGGTATACGCAGGACGAATGTTCGGCTCGAACGCCTGCTCATCCTTGTCGTCTTGCTCCTCCGAAGGAGGTAGCTCCTCTTCAGCTGTCGCGTTCACGTCCGTGTTTCTCCTGCTCGATTCTGTCGCGCTCTTCGATGAAGGCGGTGAGCGTAGCGCGGACCACCGCTGCTAGGTACCGAGCCGCCGCCTTCTCCAGCCCGGGACCTTTGGTCAGGAATCCCCACTTCAAGAGCAGCGTGATGTAGAGCTTGCTGGAGGCGGCAACCACCACCCGCATGTCCGAGACCAGCTGATGTATCGACGACTCCCCCGACAGGAAGTCGTGCTTGAAGGGGTACGCTACGCGCTCGTGAAGGTGCCCCTTCCAGCCACAGGTGCGGCAGGAGGCGCCCCCCGCCAACTCCGAGAAGTCGAGGGACGCCCCGCCACAGGTGGGGCAGAAGTAGACTACCGACTCGTTCGCTTCTGCCATTTCTTCGTGACCTCGTCGTAGAGCTGGTTGTCCTCTCGCTTAGCCAAGCGAGCAGCCACACGCTGCTTCAGACGGCTGTGCGCCGTAGGCATGGCCAGCGGGGTGACCTTGAGTGGCCCGGAGCCCACCCAAGCGTGCAGTGCCTTCTTGGCGTCGTCCGCCTTCTCCTTCTTCCGTGACTCGAGCGCCGGGAATGCCAAGCGCATGTAGTCCTCGAAGGCTTCGATGCCCTTCTCCTTGCTGACGATGAGCTGAGCCAGCGCGCGGAACCTGGCGTGCTCGACATCCTCCAGTCGATACATCGTCAGGATGATGACCCACTCCTGTAGCGACCCAACTCTGGGCGGCGCGCGCATGGTCTTGAGCAGCATCTGCGCCCAAGCCCAACCTACAGAAGTGGTCAGCCATTTTTTACTCGCTCCGCAACCATCAGCTTGCGCACCCGCATCTCGAACCAGGTGTGGTTCGCCCCCATGCTGGCAAGCACATGGATGCCGCGCTTGAGCAGCCAGCCGAACTTCAGCCAGAACTGCTTCTCGTCGAACTCCCCCTCCTTGTCGTAGCAGCGGTAGGGAACCGGGTTCCCGTTGATGGCTACGACCCCCGCTGCGAGAGTCATCAGCGCGAACTTGTCGAGCAGGTAGCGGTCCGTGACCTCCACACTCTTGCTCTCCTGCATGAGCAGGCGCTTGAGCGCGAGGTCGTCGACCCCCGTCATGCTCTCGTAGGTCACCTCGAACTTCACCGGGATGATGGGAACGCGCTGCTGCACCCGGTCTTTGAGGATGAGCTCCTCGAGGCTGAGTGGACTCAGGCGCTCTTCGATGATGGCGCGCTGCTCAGGATTGTTGAGCGCGTCCTTGTTCATCTGCTGGCGGAGCTCGTCGTAGTCGAAGTCGTCGAGCTGCTCGATGGCCTTGCGTACCCGGGCTTCCTCGTCCGCCGCTTCACCAGGAGGCTTCCCCACATTCTGGGAGGCGCCGGCGGCCGAGCGCGCCACCTGCTCCGCCGCCTCGCGGTCATCCTTCGGCACCGTCGATGGGGGAGTGGTGGCCGCGGCCACCATCTGCATGTCCCGGATGGTCTCCTGCACGGACCTCCGGCCGGGGGCGCGCTGCCCGCCCTGCAGCGCCGAGGGCGGGATGCGCTGCCCGCCCCGGATGACGCCGTACTTGGCCGCCAGGTGCGGCTGATTCACCGCCATCATGGACCCTTGGCCAGGACGGAAGGCGGGGTCCTCGGTCACCTCGGGGGGTAGCCCGTCCGACATCTGGAGCCCCAGCCCCTGCTGCTCCGACTGCGGCGCGCGGGTGGGGCCCTCGATGATGGAGTCGCCAGGAGCTTGGGCCAGCAGCTCGTCCGCTCGAGGGCCGAACATCCCCGCCTGCGCGGCGATGGTCATGCCCGAGTGGTGCTCCGCCTCCAGCGGAGGCATCGCCGGCCCGGGCCCGGGGCGCGGCTCCGTGTACTTCGGCACGCCCGCTTTCCTGGCGAGCCGAGCCTGCACCCCCACCTGATAGGCGAGCGCCTCCGGGGAAGCCGCTACGGCGGGGTGGATGAAGGGAGCGTCACCACCGACCCCTACCACCTCTGCTGGGCTGGGGGTCATGTGGGTCACTTTCGGGTTGGGTCCGGCCATAGTCCTCCAGCAGGTGTACGACTGTACACCTAGTCGACTCAGGTGAAAAGGCCCCGCGTCAAGAATGAGACGGCGGGGCGTGAGCTAGGTCGAAGAGCGCCCGCTGAGTCATCGGCAGGGGGCTCTCCAGGAGCTCGGCTAGTCGCAGCCCGCTTGCCCCGGGCACGGGGGAGTAGAAGGGCAGGAACTCCCCGCCCAGCACGACGTAGCGGCTCCCCAGGAGCTGCTGAAGGGAGGCGCCCTGCAGCATCTTGAAGGCGCACGCGCGCCGCCAGCACAGCAGAGGGATGTGGAGCTCGCGCCACTGCACCCCGCCCAGGTTGCGGTGGCGGGTGTAAATGACACCCTTCACCTCAGCCAGCACCACCCCGGCGTAGTAGAGCCGGGTCACTCCGTCGGAATCTTCCAGAAGCCTTTCGGGGACGGTGGCACCGGCGGCTCCGGCGTCTTGGTGATGACCAGATTGGGCCGCTTGCACTTCAAGCATCCGCTGGCTCCGTGTGATGTATCTCGGTAGGCGGTGTCCCCGACGTTGAGCCCGCAGCCGGTGTGGAGCTGTAGCTTGGTTGTCCACCCGCAACTGGGACATCGAGCCTCGTACTCGTCCTCGAGCTTCTCCCTGTACTTCTCGACGGTGGCGTAGGGCACGGCTCGGACTCCTTCTGTCGTTGGGCTAACTCCACAACGGCTTCGACGACGGTACGTGCTCCGCTTGGAGTGGGGTTGGCAGCAGGGGACAAGTTGAGCTCACCACGGACGATGGCCAACCTGATGAGCTCCTTCAGCGTGAGCAGTAGGTGCTGAAGCTCGCGCTGGCCCTGTTGCATCGTGCGCTCAGCCACCGTGAAGCAGGTGGGGCACAGGAAGCACTCCGCGAAGAACTTGGCGGAGTCATCCGCCACGTCCTGGTGACAGTTCATGCAGGGGAAGCCCACAGCACCTCTCCTCCCACCTCGATGGTCTTGATGATGCGAAACGGGATAGTGAGCACCGCCACACTGGCGTTCGCCATCATCAGCGAGGGCATGCTAGCCAGGAGCCGCCCGCTCTCGGGCAACACCTTTCGCAGCTCCCCCTCCGCCATGTCCGGGAAGACGTAGCGCGCCCCTTCTCTGGTCGTGACGACGACCTCCACCAACTTTCCGCCACCGAACGCCGTAGCTACTCGGTCGGGGCTGCGCTCACCGGAAGAAGTCATCAATCTCTGTCCAGCCGAAGAGCGCCCCGGGGTCCCGCGTGACCAGGACGCTGGTGGGATTCTTCGCGTTCGCGTTCAGCACCTCGTCGACGTCGACCCGAGAGATGCGGCGGGTGACGTACTCCAAAAGGATGCGCTTCTCCGGCGGCCACTTGTCAGGGAAGCGAGTACCCGGAGGTAGAGGTTCATCGAGCTCCTGCCACTGCACCCACAGCACGTCGCGCGTGATGCCGCTCCGCTTTTCGATGCTAACAAGAAAGTCGTTGAGAACGACTGCCTTGTCGTGAACGGGGGCACCGTTCACATCTTTGGTGCCCTCACGGGCTAGAGCTACGAGAGCCTCGTACTCTTCGGTCGTGAGAGTGAACTCGGTCTGCGCCATGCCTCAGACTTTACCACGCAGGACGTTCAACGCCTGCTGGGTCTGTGTGATGAGGGCGTCCACCCCCTCGAAGTTGTAGATGACATCGTCCCAGAGGGGGTCGTCTGGGCTGTACTTGTTGAGGTCGACCTCGCTCTGGTGGCTAAGGTCCGGGCCTTCGGGTAGCGCCTCGACCTTCCGATACACGAGGAGAATCTTCCCCTCGTGCTTCTTGATGTACCTGACCTCGTCCTCGAACCGAACATCACTGATGACCAAGCCCTTGATGCGGTCACCATGCTCGCCGCTCATCTCTCCACGGTCCACCAGCCCCAATGCTGGGAGGTAGGACACCCTTCGGTACTTGTCGTATGTCCGGTCGAAGCTCACATCCACCAGCAGCTGTGGAGCGATATCCTCCAACACGCGCCGCGCCCAGGTATCTCGGAAGCAGAACTTGCCCCACTCGGTCCCCAACAGCTGCAGCGCATAGCGCGGGGTCAAGTAGCACTGCGTCGGCGACCACCCTCGCTCCTCGTAGTACACCGCGCCGCAGCAGGAGCACTTCCCGTCGCGGTTGAGGACGTGCCACTCCCGCGGGTATCGCGTGTCCACAGCGTTGCGTAACTGGCTGGGGCCCCACATCTGCTCGTAGCTGAACTTGTAGAGGGTGGCGCAGATGCGCTTCATCTCATCTGCCAGCGCCACCTTCACGAACTCGTGGTTGGACACCAGTAGGTCCGCCACGGTGTCCTTGCCCGTGCCCAGCGAACAGAGGTTGCCCTCCTCGTCCTCGGTGCGCCCTACGATACCGACAATCATGACTCCTCCTTCGCCGTGTCAACGTCCTTCACCAACCGGTACACGGTGCTCCCCAGCAGCCGCTCCACCACCTCTTCCATCGTCGTACCGTAGCACCCGCTGCGAAGTAGCACACGCAGACGGTTGCGGATGGGCCGAGGCAGCGCCACCCGCACGAGGTTTGGCAGCGAACCTTTCACCGCGAGCTCGTTGCGAATGGCCCGCAGGTGAGCCGTGAGCTCGTTGTCCCCCTTGTTCAAGATGGCGTTCGTTGCCGACATCGCCGAGGTGTGGTCCTTGTACCCGACCTTCGCCGCTATCTCAGGGTAACTGCACCCCTGCTCTCGCAAGAAGTACGCGAGCACCTGCCTAGCGCGCACGATGCTCTTGCTCTTGCTGCCCCCGAACAGGCTGCTTGCCGTGACGTGCAGCTCCTTGGCTACTACTTCAGCAAGGCGCATCACGTCATCCGATTCCTCTGGCATGAAGTACCCTCCGAATGAAGTCGTCCCTGAACCTGCAGACCCGTTGGTGGGGCTGCTGCTGTAGAGGAGGGCGAGCGATGTACTTGCCCAGCACGAGCTGCCGGGTGAAGCGCTGCTCCTCCTTGCCCCCCTTCCAGTGAGCCACGAGAGTAAACTCCCCATGCTCCTGGTCCACTACCTCCAATCGCTCGAGGTAGGCGACTCGTCTGATGTGGTCGGCCCAGCTAAGCAACTCGTGCTTGAACCGAAGCATGACCTTGTTCATGCTTCCGCCATGAACCGATTGGAGCTGCTGGAGCGGGCTGAGGCCATCCACTTCGAGGAGCTCTGCAAGGACGTCGAGGTCGCCATCCGCCCCATCCACCAACTGTGGGCGAGAGACGGCACCATCGACCCCTTCATCATCATGTGGCCCAGCGCACCCATCCCGCTGACGGACGGCTCCGCGAAGACGGGCCCCCAACTCCGCCAGCTACCGAAGAACCAGAAGGAGTGGGGGCGCATCATCGAGGAGACCGCTACGTCGTTGAGGGCGGACGCTATCTGCTTCGCGCACCCCACCGCCACCGGCGCCCGAGTAGTCTTCGAGACGCCACGCGGCACTCGGTGCTGGCAGTACACGCGAGAGCTACGCGGTGACGTGTGGCGTCTCGGAGACGCTCAGGTATCGGACAACCAGGAGTACCTCGGGGTGCTCTGGTCCCCCGCAGCCAAGCACTAGACGATGGACTGCGAGGCGTTGTTGCCGCCCGGCGGGGGGACCGCGGGGGCGGCCTGCGCGAAGAGCGCCTGCTGCTCCTGCGTGCTCAGGGGGCCGACGATGATGCGGTCCAGCTGCTGCATGAGGCGGGTGGCCGTGGCCGCGATTTGCCGCAGGCCTTCCGTGACGTCGACGTTGGTGCCGTGCTCCTTGATTTGCTGCAGGATGCTCGTGCCCTCCTTCAGCATCCCCATGGCGTTGGCCGTGGCGGTCATCCGCTCGCTCACGCTCTCGCCGGCTGCCGTCGGGGCGCGCTTCGCCCTCTTACCCGGGACCGGCTTGGAGGCCGCCTTCTTCTTCCGCCCACGACCCGGACCCACGACGGCGGGCGCCGCTTCCGCAGCGACGGGCGCCGC